TTAATTTTTCACACTCTTATTTCTATGCACCCACAGTATTCTTTATGAAATTTATAGCCTGTAAAAAAACCTTTTCTCCCTCTCTTTCCGGAGGCTAAATTTGAGCCTATTTCTAAGGGCCTCCGGACGCCGCAGAATCGGTCGCTTTTTTTTACGACGCGACGCTCTTTTAGAGCGAGGTAACGAGGGCTCCGGCTTACGCATCAAATGCTTCTCGGCGCGCGTTCTCTCCCGCGGCCGCGCACGCGTCCGTCACGAAGGCGACTCGATGGGCTAGCGTCCTTCGCTAACGTTTAAAAAGGAGGTTGGATTTAGCTAGCCGCGCGCGATGGCGCTAGGCTTGTCCGGCAGAACCTAGAGCCGAAGCCCGGCAGGTCCGAGCTCGCGCCGAAACCATGCGGCAGCCGCGACGTTCGAGCTTAGCGCGCGCAAAACTCGTCGAGGGCTTCGCGCGAGCCGCCATCACCCTTCGCGCCTCGATGCTTTCTTACGCCGAGACGTTCGCGTTAAGCGCCGAGATAATTAACGACTCTCGAGACCGCGTCGAGTGGGTTTCGCTCGCGCTACAGGCCGGATCTGCCGGCGCGTGGGCCGCCGCAGCCGGCGAGAACTGGCTGAACTATTTTCCGTGAGCGCGCTGGCGTCGCTCGCGTCTATTTTTCTTCTTTCTTTTTTGTTCGGCGTGCAGCCGCATCGTTACGAGCTCGCGAGCATCGCACGCCTCTCCTCGGTTCCCTTTTCCCGCGAGCGAGGACGGGAAGGCGGAGGGAGGAGGCGCCGAGCGAGCGACGCCGGGCGAACGGAGGCGAAGGCGCGGGAGGCGGTCGCGCGCGCCTCTCCTCGGTTCCCTTTTCCCGCGAGCGAGGACGGGAAGGCGGAGGGAGGAGGCGCCGAGCGAGCGACGCCGGGCGAACGGAGGCGAAGGCGCGGGAGGCGGTCGCGCGCGCCTCTCCTCGGTTCCCTTTTCCCGCGAGCGAGGACGGGAAGGCGGAGGGAGGAGGCGCCGAGCGAGCGACGAGATCGCGGGCGAGAGGCGCTAGCGGCGGAACGGAGGCGAGCGACGCTAAGCGAGCGAACGGAGGGGGTTTTAAGAAAAAAAGGAGGAGCGAACGTGAGAAGGCGGTCCGGCGGAGGCGACCGGAACGCGGAACCTCTTCGCTTCTCGTCGCGCTAGAGCGGGGAGCGGGATCGAGAACGAGAGCGAGAACGGGCGCGAAGCCGGTCGCGGTCGCGGCGCGCGGCCGCCGGCGCGGCCGCGGCGACGGCGGCGGACGCGTCGGAAGCGGCGGCGACGACGGCGGCGGCGTCGGCGTCGACGGCGAGGAGGAGGCGGCGCGCGGGCGAGATCGGCGCGAAGGAGGAGAGCGAGAAGGAGAAGGACGGCAGCGAGGAGGAGGAGGAGGAAGCCGGGTTCGAGGGGGAGCGCGGCGGCGAGCGGCCGGGCGATCCCGAGGACGAGGTCGAGAGCGACGACGACGACGACGAGCGCGAGGAGGAAGACGAGGAAGACGAGCGAGAGCGGGAGCGGCGAGCGGCGGCCGGCGCGGCCGCGGAAGACGAGAGCGCGCGCGAGGGAGCAGAGGAAGAGGAAGACGAAGAAGGCGCGCGCGGCGGCCGCGGCAGCCGCAGGCGCGCGAGCGGGAGCCCGGCCGCGGCGGACCCGGGCGCGGCGGCCGGCGAGAGCGCGGCCTCGAGCGCGGCGCGCAGCGCGGGGCGGCGGCGCGGCACGACGTAGCACGCGAAGGCCGGCGGGGAAGCAGGAAACGAAGAAAAACAGACAAAAACAAATGTGTTCGCATCTAAAAACAACGCTAGATAAAGCTGCCGAGAGTCTAATTAATTAGAGAGGCGAGCGGGAGCGGGTTCGCTCGCGGTGGAATCGGCGAGCGGACGGCGCCTGTAGAACCGGCGAGCGAGACGACCGCAACGGAGGCGGCGAGATGAACGACGGCGAAAGAGGCGAGCGGGGCGGCGAGCTGGGTGGCGAGTGGTCGGGTAAGGCCGAACGAGAAGGAGACGGCGGCGAAGACGCGCTATCCGAAAGCCACGTTTCGGATAGAGTTAAACTCGCGTCATCTCGAGACCAAGATGTAAACTCTGGCCACGATTGTGGAGGATATACGAACGCAGCATTGTCAGCTGAAAGCTCATCGTCCGACGCGATAGGTGGAGATTCCGAAAATAAAAGCGCTACGGCTGCGTCACCGTTGCCTGCTAAGGCGGCGTTCAATAAAGCTTCTCGGCGTTTGCGTTTCGGCGATGAGTCCGGAGACGATGGCGGCGTAATAATAGTTTGTATCATGACCTATTTAGAAAGCTGCCTCTTTTAACCTGATATGATTTTTCAGTTTATTAACCTCGTTAAACTACTATTCTGGTAGAAGACCATAGCATCATTCTCAGAGTATCCGGCAACTGAGGCGGTCCGGTTACCATAGTGGCGCATTTCAAACGGATTTCAAAATTGTGGTCGTTATACAATTCGATCATGACTCTATCTACGCATGTATCTTTGAAGTTGTCCGGCGACACGTGGATAATTACGCAGCATTTTTCGTATCCGTCTAGATCGACGCAGGTACCTGGGTAATACAGCTCTAAACTTTTACTCATCTTTCCGTCGACTCTTAGGAAGGTTAACTTGATGCGGGAATCACCGTTTTCTGACGGTATATCCCCTCGAGATTCAAGAGCGACCCGGTCCGGTCGAATAGGGGATCTTTCGCGTCGAGGTTCCCGATCATTGTTAGGCGCCGCATCGCGACGTCTAATCGCGCAACGACAAGTTTCAGACGAATCAAAGCTAAAGTCGACAACTTTAGACGATTCGCTTGCTCCGTCTGGATGAAACCGTGTCCACGAACCCCAAAGATAGACATACTGATTCTTTAACTCCGACGCGAGAAGATACGTGCGTCTATAATTATTTTGATCGTTGCTTTCCCATTTCAAAAAGCTCATTGCTGCACACTGAGCGGTTGCGGGTAATACAAAAAGGCTATCCAAAGCTAGAAGCGCATCTGGAATGAATAAATCGCCCTAATTTTTGGATCATTTTTCAGCTTGACAGCATACAGCGGTACAATACAAAACGGTACAAAACAATATAAACCGATTACAAAAGATTAGAATACTGTGTCGCAAGCGCGTGATTTGAAATGTACGGGCCGATTGCTTTTTTTGAGCTGTTAGATTTCCAGCTTAATTGTAGGCGCCGCGTTAGCGGTATCGTCGGTCGGATCTCTTAGTCGACGAGCGAGAATCATGCCGCACATGGAGTTGCCGTGATCGCTGTTTTGAGACTCGATCACGAGTTTCGCGAAGTCCGGGCGACAAAAGTTCCAAGGTCCGACCTCTATAAACAGACTGCATTCGCGAGCCCCCATAGCGTACATGGAGAACCCGGGATGCTCGAGCACCACGCGCTTCCCGAGCCTTCCGTCCGCGTTGTAGAATTTTAGATAGACGGTCGGCGGTACGGCGGCACAAACTCCCGATTGCGGATCGACGTACCACGGACTCCAATTTCCCATTAAGTACAAGTAGTGCTCGCCTATGGCCGAACACGGCAAGGTCAAAACCTGACAGTTGCTTCCTCGGTTAACCCATTTAAAAGTTGGTATGACGAACGTTTCGCCCAGACGGCCGACATCGTAATCACTAGCGTAGCACTCCAGCATTTTCGGAGCGTGCTTTCTAGCCGCCTTGGCCGCAGGTTCCATGCGTTGCTTAAGCTCGATTAATTTTCGCTAGCAGCTAATTAACTATCAAACGCTCTATTTGTCATGTGACGATAGCTTATTTTATCAATTTTGGGTTAAAAGGACCGTTACAAAAACACGGCCGCCAGCGCCGAGTTTTAAAAGGCGCCAGAGACGTCGCGACGTTACTCGTCGGCGTCGGTGCAAGATGCCGGGTTTGACGCCCGGCGAGACATGCAGATAGCCGATACTCTAGACTCCTCGTCAGTGCTGTTATCAGTTACTCGATCTTCCGAGTATCTAGCTAGGCGAAACGCGAGCCGCGAAGACATCTCTTCTATGCGATGACGACGACGGCGCCGCCGTTTACGGATCGCGTTTTGCTGTTCGACCGGTTTATCGTGGTAGGAAGCGAGCTTAGGCAGTTTGATCATGACGGATGACGGGCACAACTTAGAATTGCAACTGTCGACGGCTGGCCTTTTAACGGCTTCGCCGCTAGCTTTTTCGCGGACTGCTTCCGTTTCAAAAACTGCCGCAGCGGGCGACGACTGTACCACCTTTCGCATTTTTTTCGCATCGATTTTACGCGACGACGAATCGTCGACGGAAACCGATGTCTTCTGATGCGGCGTCTTGCTCGAAGAGGATGTTTTACGATTGTCCAGCGTCGGGTCTACGTCCAGCGTCAAGTCTACGGCCTCCGCCACCCGTTTCCTGACGCGAGATCCCGCGATAGTAACGACCGAGCAGTTGTCAGAGTTGCACTTCGAAAAAGAACAGTACCGAGGGCAATTTTCGAGCGGCGGGAAACTGGCCACGACGGACGCGATCGGCTTAGCTTGACAGATTCGAATAGGACGCTCGGTACGTCTCGGCAACGGCTTGCCGCCGGCTTGATCGCGGCAACCGATCGACAAAGGTAAGTTCGTTCCGGATATTTGCACCGGGACGGCCACCGGAATCGGCTGAATGGTCGTCGAAACAGGCCACGTCATCGGATAGCTATCGGCCGATGCCACGTACGAGCTGCTCTGCGGCAAGATTAAGGCTTGCTGCACTTGCGGCAACAACACTTGTTGCGCAGGCCAGACGTTCGATGCCGGGCAGTACGGAGTGGTTACGGGATGGGTGAAGGAATAGTAAGCTATTTGTATCGGATTTGGCGCTGAAGAAACTTGTGCGATTTGGAGAGCTTGAGAGGTTTGGTCCACGCTCGGCATCGAGGCGACGAAAGTTTTGGAAGCCGTTGCTTCTGGGAAAAACGGCGCGCGCGCGGACTGCGCGACGCGCAACACGTTTGATTCGTCGTTACCGAGTTGCGGCGTCGCGGGACCAAGGCGTCGGATAGAAGCGTGCCCGACGTCGACTTTATTAGATGCTAGCCTATCGGGCGATATCGTTTCGAGTTGAACAAATTCTTTAGTCGCAGAAATGGGTACTCCGTCGCCGGCCTCGATGGCGAGGCTCGGCGAGTCATCGCACGAGACGGGCAACGCTATATTCTGTTGAGACTCTAAACCTTGCAACTCGTTTAAACTGCTTAAAAACGCGTCCAATACTTCGAGGCTCGGATCGACGTCTGCCAAGGCTTGACCGATATCGCACGAGACGTGCCGAAGCGCCGTTTCTATTTCGGACTCGACTAAATTGGGGAGCGGAGACGGATCGATGAAGAAGTCGACGTCGAGTCCCAGGTCCAGCGGAGAATAGTCATCGGAGCGTTCGGTCGCGACGCGGATCGCGCTAGGCGACAGTGATTCCGGATCAGATTTCCAAGGCGTTTGCGATTCCGCGAGAAACGCCGACGCGACGCAGTTTTTATCGGTATCCAAGATCAGCGTTTCGGTGCACTTCGTTTCGAGCTCCAATAATTCCAGCGCCAAGTCGTTTAGCTCGTTCTTCAGTTCGACCATCTCGGAAGATTTGATGAAAGGCGCTGACGTTTGCTTTCTACTCGAAACGCTGTCCGCGACGACATCGTTCGGCTCCTCGCAACCGTTTCCGACGTCCTTAGTTTTGAGAGAATCTATTCCGGCGGACGAGGAGCTTGGTTCGCTCCTGAAACGAGGCCGAAGGTCATACTTGTTTGATTTTTCGGCGCCGGATCGCGGCTGGCGCATAGCGCCCGGGTGAAAAAGAGCGCGCGTCTCTATATTCGGCCGTTCCTTTTTCAACGTTTACGCAGAGCAGCGATTGCATTGATACTGTAACGGACGGTATTGAGAAAAACGAAGCACTGACCGATAGCGCCGATATTGTGCGTTGAAGAAGTGATGACAGCGTTTAGCAAGCAGCCGAAGATGTAAATGAGCGACGGTAGCGCTGATGGAGCGGCGGGACTCTGGCTTTAGATCGATCCGGTTCTTACTGGCCGATGATTACCAAGAAGTTGCGCGAGCTTGGCGAGCGCGAGCCGAAGGTATCCACGGACGATAGCTTTCGCTTACCGAGCAAATTTGCCCGGAGAATACTCGAGGTTCAAAAATCACAGTTGAGGTTTAAAATGTGGTTGTGTCTCTAGTCGGTTTAATCCATAAATGTCGAGGCGGGCAAGGTGTTTCGACCCGAAGGCGCGCGATGGCTAACCTTCGCCGTCGGCGCGATTTAGCGAGCATTGGCCAGCTCGGCCCTTCGATGACTTACGGCCATTGCCGGTGGACGGGTTTCCCAAATATGCCATGATTCGCAAGCCTTTTAGCTAGCGGGTTAGATTTTCATTTCGTGTGTCCGAAGCAGACGGCGCAACCTTTTTAGTCGGCGGCGGAGACGACGACCGGCGACGCGCTCGCTTCGGCCGTTGCCGACTTAGCGTCGCTCAAAATCGTGACCCGGAAACGGAACGGCGTCAGCCACTCGCTGCCGCCGACCGAAAGATCGATGTAGTGACAAAGCGAGCTAGGGTCGACCTTGCGCTCCGCTCCGTCGCGGCCGGGCGCAGAACCCAGTCCGACGAGAATCGACGAGGAGAACGAAGCGCTGGACCGAAACATCGTGCGGTTGTCCGTCGTCTTCGAGACGGTGACGAGCCGATGGTCGCGCCTCGACGACCCAAGCACCTCGGCGCGAAACACGCAGTTTCCCTTGCGGCGCAGCAGACTTAGTCGGCAGACGCGGTCCGTCTCGCCGGAGTACTCGCGTCGAACAACTTTCGATACCAAGTCGTTCAGATCGTACGGGAGGTGCGGAGGAGCTCCGAGACGCGGTTTAACGCACGCCGAAAAGTAGTAGTCGTGTCGTCCGCGTTCGACGATCACGGCGGACCGGTCGCTGCTGTAGACGAGCGGGTTGGACCGAATCACTATCGGGCGGATGTCCAGACGATCCTCCGGCGCCTCGATGCGGATGCAAATGCGGTGGCCGACCGGCGCCGTGCCGTTCGCCGCCGCGGCGTTCACCGTCGGTGGAAGGTTGATCCAGTTCGCGCTCGACACGGATCGTACGCGCCGCGTCCAGAAATATCTCGAACAGAGCGTCTCGCACCAGCGACGACACACGTCGCAGCACACGCAGACGTCGCGGTCGGCTAAATACGAAAACACTCGTTGCAGCAATTCTACGGGTAGGATATCCATAGCTGCGTTCAGCCGCCGCCATACGCGGTTACTATTTCATTTCGTCGTTCGATGCGCGTACGTTGCCGCGGCGCGGCAATGAAAATAAAAAGGGTCGAGCCCGCCATCGAGCTCGGCTTGAAATGTAATGGATTAACTACGGTTGTTACCACGTGATCGTGAGCACCGGAGTCGTTCACCGCTATAGTTACCGCGCACGACCTGCAGACCGGTTTGCTAAACCCGTGGAGCCGAGCTCGCTCGCGGCTCAACCGACGAATCGCGAAACCGCTACGATGCGGCTCTTGGGCAATTGCACAAGCACGATCCGGCTGTGAAGCTGAGGGGCCGACAGACGGTAATAGCGGAGCATCGAGCACCTGACTTGAACGCGGGCATTGGATAGAAACGGGATCACCATGCTTAGACCGACGTTGCTAAGCTAGCCCTCTCTTTTCATTTTGGGTTCGAAGGGCCTAGTTATCTCGACACGACCCACCGAACGGTGCGCCGCGCCCCGCTGACCGAGCGGTACGCGGCGGCCGCGGCTTCCAAGCTTCGCGACGAACTGCAAGTCGCGACTTCAAACCTCGTCCGCTTTACGTCGCACCGGCAAAATATCTCCATCTTCTCCGTCTTTGCTAAGATCCCGACGGGGAAGACGATCTGGAGGTGCGTGTCCTCCGTGACTCGCAAATCGTTCACGACGAGCTCTTCCGGAAAGTCTTCCTCACTAAAGCTAGACAGCGCCAGCCACACGACGTCGTCGTGCCCTTCGTAGTTTTCGTCAGTTGCTCGCCAAGTCATCGAGACGCTCAAAAACCGGTATTCGGAGGAGGACGTTCGGTCTAGGTTGACAAAAGGAGGCGAGTAAACAACGCAGTCTTCGCTCGGCGGCGCGTCTAGCGCGACGTGATCCGCGCCGCGTTCACGTGTTATCGAGCGTAATATAAAAACGTCCAGGTAGATGGCTAACAAAGCTAAAAGCAACGAGCAGGAGGCGATGAGACGCCTATCGCTCGCGAAGAGACAATAGATAACGAAAACCATGATTTCGTAGTACCAGCACTAAAATTTCAACTCTGGCACACGATACAAAACTAAGCGCTAGCTCTGTCATAATTCCTGGTGCGTCGGTATGTTCAGCACGCCGCGCTGGGTCTCGGTATCGGATTCCTCGCTGCCCACGTACGCGTAGTGTTTGTCGTGCTCGCCGTCGTTCGAAAAGCCGGATGCGGCATACGGATCTCCTAGCGTCGAAGACCGGAGACGTTTGGTGGAATCGTCGTAGATGGCTTGCAAGATCATACGACGTCCAATTTTGAGTCGAAGGTCTTCGAGGTAGGAGATCATAGCTTCTACGTTAGGGCACGAAATTACCTGGAGGAAATACATAGTGGGCTGGGTCGCGACGGTGAAGGCGTAGTAATTCTCGAAATCTGGACGTCGAAGGCTTACGATTTGATAGTGCCCCAACGGACTGGGAGGGCGTTGAAGACGTACGGTACTGCTCGGAGCGTTAAAGGACGCGTTGGGATACAGGCGAATCATGAGCTCGCTTCCTTTGTCGTGCGGGTCCCACCTGGTCACCACCGAGAGCACGTCCCCGACGACGTAGAGCAAGTCCATAGGCATGTGCTTGTACAGCCAGCATCCGCTCGGCTGGATTTTGATCGGGCAGCGGGCGCGCTGCTCGTCGCTACAGCAGGCGTCGCGGGTTTTTTCTTGGCTCACGTCTCGGCACGGCAGGCTAACTAGGTAATACACGATGGCCAGCTCGACGGCGAACGCCGCCAAATGAAATAGCGTCCGCGACAGCATGGTTTCCGAGTCCTTGCCGTCAACGGAGGATGCTATTGCTAGCGACTCTTATTTCAATTTTGACCCGCTACGAGACGCCGCTCAAAACATGCTGAGCGGTTTTAATAAAAATACAAAAGCCATGCAAAGCGAAGCCGGTTCGGTTAAAATAACGCGATAACGATTATTATATGATTCGCATCGATTATACGATTCGCATCGATTATACAGTCAAAGTCACGCTTTGGAACTAGCCGTAGTCACGTAACCCAACGTCGAAATGTTTACGGTCCACACAATTAGTTAGTCGAGGTGCTATTGTCATTTCCGTCCCCAAAGCCGTCCTCGCCATCTTCACCTTCACTTCCGTGTTGATTATCGCCGTTTCTTGATCTTGTCGTGTTTCTATGCGTAAACGAGCTACGTCCGGACGTAGGGAAACAACTGCACACACAAGCCATATTTCGCGGCGTCGGGCATTGATGGTGATGGCCACTAGTAGTCGAATTATGATCATCGGTTTCCGTGCTGTTAACTTGAGCCGTAGTAGTTTCAGGCGATTCAACATCAGTGGCGATAACAGCAGCAACCGTCAGGACGACCAGCGCCGCTGAAAAACATACTAAATACTTCATCTTTTTAACGTTAGATTTTGTGCAAAACTTATCCGGTCTCCAAAGTAACGACTCAAATTTCAGTTATAAGCGAAAATCAATTTGAGCGGTCGCTGGAAACAGCCTTGAATTGCCATAGCCAGATGCGGCAATGCGCCTATACCCAAATATTGGAGCGCCGGATACGTAGCGTCCGCGACGCCCTGTCGCCGGGACGTTCCCTCTTTCGGCGCGACGGCCGGCGCAGCCCGACGCACCGGCGATCCGCGCTGCGTTCCTTCGGCCTGGCGCCGAGCTCTAATCCGGTGGAAGATCTGCCGTTCAAAGGCAAAGGCATCGTTTCGGTCGACGCGTCGACCGATGATACCCGGTCCCGTCCGTCCGGAGTTCTAAGTTCTACGGTTTCTTCCACCGACTCGGTTAGCAAAACGGAGCAAGTGGCGTTACTCGTCGCGTCCTCGACATAAGGAACGGTCACTCGGACGTCTTCTCTCAAAAGACAATCGATCATTTCCATGAAGTGATTTCTTAAATCCTCGACGTCGCTGCACGCCTTTTGCAAAGATCGAGAGAGCGGACTGTCGGGTCGCGATTGCTCCGGCGAAAAAGGGGAGCTTGGACGAGTCACCGCTAGGCTCATCAGCTGCACGTCTAACACCGCGTCATCCAGGCTGTCCGCCGAAAAGTCCCCGTCGCTCAATTCGTCACCGACTCCTGCCCCGTCAAAGCACGGCGCTTCGGTGCCCGCAGACGCGAATCGCGTCGCGTCGATGTCGCTCCAGTTTCGGCGTCTCGGGGGATCGAGTCTTGCGCACGGAGAGCCGGGCGCAGGCCCGTTCTGATGAGCGACGTCGCTCGCGTCAAACGGTCCTTCGGTGTTCGGCAGCGGTAGCGGCAAGACGCAGCTTTCTGTCCGGCCGTTGACCAAATTCACGTTCCCCAGCAAACAGATTTTATAAGACGGCCAAGCGCCGCCGCTGGCGGCGGGCCAGGTAACTTCGCCGAATCCGTTCGACGGCCCGCTGGAGCCATTCGACAATTTGACGGTACCCGAGTCCGAGGTGTTCTTGTTTTTCGGCGAGTCGGCGAAAAGGCGCCTCTTGTAACAGCCGCCATGGGATGGGGATCGGGATCGAGATCTGGAACGCCAGTCGTTTCGATCGTTGCGTTCGCGAGCCCGTCCCCGAAACCGGGCGTCTCCCGAGTTCGAGCGGCGACGCGAGATTGCCGACCGGCGCTCGTCGAGCGCGGGGAGAGAGCCGCGTCTAGGGGTACACACGACCGACGGAAGCGGTGATTCGTCTCGACGAGTGTCATCGTCGGACTCGGTAATTCGCGGGCAGCTGGAAGCGCCACCGTCGTCGCCGGGTCCGGGTCCGCGACGGTCATTTTCCACGGAGCAAGACGAAGAGTCGCCGGGCGTTTCGCGATCGGCGTCGACCGCGGTTTTGCGACACGAAGCTAATAGAAACGGACGGGCCCGCACGGCTCGACGCCCGAACAACAATCTCGCAACGACGTTCCAGAGCGATCGATAGATTAAAAGCAAAGTTAGAACAAGGGCCAAGCAGGCGACAGCCGCGGATAACATTTCGGTCGCTACCGACTGATGTCACTATCTGGCGATTATAATTCATTTTTTTAAAAACAGGCCTTTCGCGCTTGCCTGGCGCGTTTGCGCGCATCGATTCGCTGTTCGCGACAGCATTGTTGGATCAGCTCCGCGGTTTTAACGATTCCTACGGCAACGGCCATCCTCCGGCGGCGCTTCCGCTCGGCCTCGATAAAACGCTGGGCGTTTTGAAACCTTTTGCGCAAATACTCTAAGACCCGAATCAAAAATCGAAGGCACCGGATTAGCAGATCGGTAGCCGCGGTCAGGTACTCTATGATGAGCAGGCGGAGCTCGAGTAAAGCAATGCCCGGATGCATAGTTGCGGCGTATCGGTACTAATTACCGGTACGCGTAGCGATATAAATAACGATTTGTATTCAATATTTGAAAAAGTCGCTTTCAGATCTCTTCGATCAGGACGGCTGTCAAATCGTCGCCGCCGCCTTGGCTGCGGAGACAGCGGTATCCGTGCTCCGACAGCACAGCGAAGCGCAAGTAGTCCCGGTCGTCGCAATGATAGTGGATCTCCAGGCGACTTGCACCCGCGACGGACTGGGGGCGGACGACGATCCGGTGATCGCAGAACGGCTGCTCGGTTTCCGGGTATCCGCCCAGACGAACCTCGCTCAGCAAGTTGTCGTTCCCGTCGATAAACATCACGACAAGCACCGGACACCTCACTTGTTTTACCCAGAGGTCTCGGATACAAAAATAAGCGTTCGACCAATCGACCGCGACCCTAGTCCGGAAGCAGTTGGCGTACTTGACCCAAGTCGAGCGAAGGGTTCTAGCGCACGCCATAAAAGAACACAATGCGCGCGATGGACCGGCCGCGCCACCGCGACTCGCCGACTCCGTCAGACTCGTTAGCTCCGCCGTCCGCGTCGACGGCCGGCGTATCAGGATCTAAAACGTTACCTATATTACTGGCTTTGTTTTCAACGATCGGGAGGTCGGAAGCCCGGGAACAAACGGTCTCGTGTCGGCATCGCGTCACGAGGACGCTTTTGAAACGGACCTCTGGGCACGAGCGCGGCGCTCGAGGCAGCGCCCAGCAGTCGAACGCACGCTCGTCGCCTGCCGCGGACGGCAGCGGAGAATCCACGCGGTCGATCACGATGTCGACGAACACGGCCAGGTTGATCCCGGAACACGCCGGCGCCCGAGCAGACATTTGCCGGCTCGCTCGCGACAGGAGCCATCGAGCCAGGTGGCGGGCCACGGGCTCAATAGCTCGCGCGTCCAGGATCACCTCGCCGGTTCCCCACGTTTCTAAGCGGATCGTTACGCGGGCGGAAGCCGAACAACGATCGGCGCGCTCGCACACGCGAGACCACTCGGTCGAATTTCGGCGAGCCGGCGAGGCGTCTTCCTCGCGGTCTTCCGAGATCTTGGGCAGGCGAGCGATGGACGCGAACAGGCTGCGTCCTTTGGCGCAGAAGCTCACCGCCGCCTTGGCGGCGGCTCGACGAAGCGTCGTCGCTGCCGCGGCGGTGGTCAAGACGGGCCCGCGGTCGGGTGAGCAAGCTTTTGACCACATGACTCGCACCTCGATCGTAAGCAGCTAGCTTTTCAATCTATCTAAAAAATCTGGTGTTTTCCGGACCGATCAGAAAAGGAGCAGGTAGCATCCGCGGTGCATGACGTAGATCGCCTCGGCCGCGTCCGGATCGAAGTAGCGCAGCTCGGGACGGAAAATGGCCACCGAGTTTCCGCAGTGGCACGCCCTCGCGTAACTGTTGTAAACGCAAACGGGATCCTCCCAGTAGTCGTCCAGCGTCACGACGGGGTACTCCACGTTCTCGATCACCATGAGCACCGTGCCGCAGCGCGCGCGCGTGACCGTGAACCTGCACTGAGTGAGCCCGAAGTCCAGCAGGGTATCGTGGGTCGGGTTGACGAGCGACCCATAGTCGAACAGCACCCGCACGTCCATGCCGGTTAAGCAGAAGCCTGGGGGCTTCGGTTTCTCGCACCTACAATTTCCTCTTTTTAATGACGCATACCGTCGCGTGGCTATTGCTGCACGGCTCCGCCAACGGCTTGGGAGCCCAGACCGCGCAAAACGGGTGCTTGTGGATGTCACCCCGAGATCGCACAGTCATGGACAAAGATCTTACGGTGACGTTAGTGTAGATATCTCGCCAGATCAAGCCGTCAAACTTATAACTGTATTTTATCCAGTAAGGTGCATTCGAAAGGTCCGTTAACACATTGGAGACCCAGTCGGTTTCAGGCGTTCCGGGCAGCGCTCCGCCCATACTTCGGCACTTGGTTTGTGCATTAAGCGCACTCATTTTAACCTCGTTAAAGTAGTAGCACTTGGCTCGGACGGAGACGGCTCGGTCACCGCAATCGATTGCTTCTGGCACTTGCTGTAACAGAAAAAAATACACGCTAAGCAAAGCGGCGATAGACCCTAAGGAGATAGTGGTAGTGACTCCTAGGATAACCTTGCACAGCATTTAAAGGTACACGCGCTAGTTGACTAAGCGCTGGTCAATATCGACAAAACATAAAGTGGCTGTCTGAGCAATTGGCCTCGATTATTTTGTTTTGGCCCCCGCTCGGATTGCGCGTGCTACACGACCCATTGGTATGATTCGAGTCCGGTATCCAGGCGATCGACCCGACCATGTGCTGCGCGTCGAGAGGTGGCATGACCGGGAACCCGCCCGACCCGATACATTCTCGGGTTGCATTATCGTACGGACTATCGGCAGTCAGACCATAGCAAACGTTGTTCCACAACATCTTGTTGCGGCACCTCACCATCGCTAGGTGAAGTAAGACGATCGCTACGAGGAGACATACGCACAAGAATATGCTGAGAACTATGTTCACCAGACGGAAGCATTGGCTCGTGGTAATCTGGCGAACCGTTTTTTTGGTCATCGCACTTTGCGATGAGGTAGCGATACAACGCTTCACACGCCTTTTCCTTGCACTCCTTTTTCGATTTGTCAGACGTGCGGTAAATGCATACGTTGTCGTAGGCGATCTCGGCCGTGAAGGTGTGCTCTTCGCTGAAACGGATCTCCGGGAAGCGTTCGCCGCGCTTCTGCAAGAGACGGTTCAGAGCAGACACGTGACTCATTATTAGAATTTAAAAGTACGATTTCAATTCGCGAGCGGCTCGAGAACGAGCGATGCGAAGGCACGAAAGAGAAAAAGCGATCCGTCCAAAATTCGCCGGCGATGCCGGGCGCGATGCAAACATTTTTCCACCACCGGTAAACAGCAAATAATAAATACGCGAACGCCGCAGCGACGCGAAAGGCGAGCGTCGCGAGCGACGCCGAGAGAAGAGGTCAATCGGTAAGACGGCCGTGGCGGTCCTGCCGACGAGCGGTCTGTAAGGTAGGTAAATCGGTCGTGAGGTTTTTTGAAGTGGTTGACCAATAACCACGGGCCTGTAAGGCGGGCCCCGCCTTTGGACGGCTAGTGGCTCGGCGGCCACGAGCCGTCCGCGGGGTTTCCGCCACCCCAAGGAAGATGCTGCGTCCACGCACCAGGGGACGCGAAGAGGGCTTTGACGCACTGGCTCATGTTCAGGAGGCATTGATAGTCGATGTTGGCGGCGAGGGCCAAGCTGTACATGCGCTTGACCGCCTCCACCACGGTTTCCATCTGGCCGTGATTGGAGTGGTCCTCCATCCGGTACGCCCAGAGCCAAAGCTCGAGCGTCGGCTGCGGGTTCCGCTCCAGCACGCACGCCAGGCCGTCGATGATGGCCTCGATGAGATCGCCGGCCGGCATGGCGTCTCGCCAGAACTCCCGGTGGTGCGGGTTCCGGGACCGGTGCAGGTCGACGCCGCGCGCGACCAGCGTGTGCGCGGCGAGGGGCGGATTCTCCATCTGCTGCATCTTGTGCATGAGGCCGTACACGGCCCGCTCGTCGGGCTGCAGCTTGGACGTGTCGTGGTCGAACATGCGCCGCATGGCGTCCGGGCGGTTGAAGTTCAGCCCGAGGAGGTAGCGCGCGGTAAGGATGACGTGCATCTTGTGCGACCCCACGGCGGCCATGTGCTCGGCATCGAGTCCTGGAATCAGGTCCTCGCACGACCCGTCGCAAATCCGGGTGGCGTTGAGCAGATACTCGGTGAACGACGGAGATTGCATTTTGGCCGGTGAGGACCAACACTAGTATAAATGATAGTTTTTCATTTTTAAAATGGTGTCGCGTATCGAGGAGGTGCGCTTCGACCGGAATTCGCTGCTGGCCGACGACTTCCGACTGGTCTTCCTGGGCGGCAGCGGCAGCGGCAAGACGGTCTACCTGCTCTCGCTGCTGCGCGGGATGGTGCGCAAGTTCCGGCACGTGTTCCTGATGCTGCCGGTCCCGAACTCGGCCTACGACGGCTACGTCTGGCCGGACCACATCACCACGGTGGCCAACGAGCACCAGCTGGACTACGCGCTGCTGCGCTACAAGGCCTTCGCCGAGGAGCTGGCCAAGAGCGCCAGCCGCCGCAAGGCCGTGCTCCTCGTCCTCGACGACCTCGGGGACCTGCAGTACCGCTCGCGCGAGCTCGCGCCCATCTTCAACCACGGGCGTCACGTCAACATCTCCGTGGCGGTGCTGTGCCAGACCTTCCGCCACATTCCGCACAGCTGCAAGACTAGCATCACTCACCTCGTCTGCTGCAGCGTGGTCATGAACGATCTCGAGAATCTGCTCAAGTACATGTCCGTGGCGGTAGAGAAGAAAAAGCTGCTGAGGTTTGTGGACATGTTCTGTTCCAACAACAAGAAGCGGAAAGTGCTCATCGTCGAGAACAGCCTGTTCTCGGGCGGGCGCGCGCGCGTCTGCACGGACGTCGTCGACAAGCGGGTGCTGGCCGGCGAGCTGGACCTCGACGTGCTGCGGGCGCAGTTCTCGCGCATGCGGGCTAACTTGAAAGAAGCGATAGAAGAGCCTTAGCGAAGTCCGCCGTCGGCATGGAGTCCCTGTCCCCGAAGACGACGCGGAGGTTTTCTCGCGGCACCGGGATGTCCAGCACCGTCTCGAAATCCTTCGGCGAAACGGTGCTCAGCACGTCGACTCCCGCGAGCGCGAGAAAGGCCTCCACGTCGTCGGGCGTCAGCGTGATCCGGTACCGCTCTATCTGCTCCCTGCTGATCGCGGTCGCGTTGTTGAGCTGGCGCTTGACCTCCGCCAGCGTGATCGAGGGGTTCAGCCACCTCACCAGCGCGAGCGCATCCTCCGGCGCGATGCTGCCGGACGCGCGCAGCCGACGGAGGACCTCCATCGACCGGCTTATTTGAGGGTCGACAATTTCAGCAGGCGCAGCCGCGCCACGCGCCGTCCCAGGTAGTACGCGCTCCCGTTCTCGCACACGCCGTAGTAGCCCATATTGATATAGATCAAGAGCATACAAATACCGGAAATCACGATCTCGCCCAGCGCGTAGAAGTCGCGGTGGCGCAGCTGCGTCTGCGAGAGGTACCGCTGCACCAGGTCGTCGTCCGGGGCGAAGAAGCGGTAGACGCATCCGTTGTGCACGGCCACGCGCGCGCGGCGCCCGCAGATCGTGTGCGTGGGGTTGTAGTAGAACGTGGTCTCGCGGTCGGTCAGCTTCTCGATGATCTCCATGGCGCCGCTCGCGGTCCTCTCGAGAGCGCGCAACAAGTGCCGGCTCTACCGCCTAGCGATCCTCGTCAAAATCGCAAAGTACTTTTTCCATTTTACTAAATGAACGGTCACGACATCGACGAGCGCGCGCTGATGAACCTCGTCGAGAACCTGGTCGGCGGCAACGAGGAATACAACGATATCGCCAAAATGTTTAGTCAACTTATCAACGAGATAAATACAAAGATCCTAGAGCTAAATAAAAAAAACCTAAAAAGGACGCCCGTCGATCAGGGAAATGCCGCACCTCCGGTCCGAGACGCCTCTGCGAGCTGACGTGGACCCGAACGCCGGGTCCCTGGTCAAACGCTACATCAACGAGCGCCTGCTCGTGCCGACGCTCGCCCGCGCGGTGGTGATGGCCAACACGACGCGCTTTACCAACGAGGAGTGGATCACGGCCGTGGCCTTCACGCCGCTGCTCAAGACCTTCCGCGAGCACGTCCCGCGTCTGGTCGCCGGGGAGATCAACGTCGCCGTCTACCTCAGCAAGACGCAGACGGCCGACGTCGAGTACGTCTCTTTGTTCGATTTCGAGTATTTAGTGATCGACAAAAGGGGCAAGGTCTCGCGCGTCAAGAAGGCGCCCGAGCTCAAGGAGACGCTGATCCACACGTTCCTGCCGTTCAACAAGGGCAAAAAGACGCTTGTCAGGATCGAGCTCGTCGCCTTCGACGCGTTCGCGCAGATCACGCCGGAACTGATCAAGGAAATGAGCTTCCTGGACGCCGAGGTCTTCAACCGCGAGCACGCCAACATCAAGTCCACTTACGAGGAGCGGCGCATCTATCTTTACAAGGCCATCTGCTGCGGCGGCCGGTTTGCGCTCTTCACCGAGTCGTATTCGTGGTTCGATTCGCGCAAGTGCCTTGTCGAGTGCCTCCGCCACGTGCGGCGAAAACTTCTCGACGACATTTCGTCGCTGGAGATCGCCGCCGTGTCCGAGTTCGACTTCGATCTGAACGTCTCGCAGTACAACGAAAAAACCGGGTCGGTGCTCGTGAAGGACTTCGTCATCCTCTTCCTGCTCAACTTCTGCGGCTACGACGTGCGCCTCAACACATACCACCGCGTCGACCTGAAAAAGATCGACACGACCAAGTTCGTCAAAGAGATCGAAGCGACGTTCGACGCAATTGAGGGTAAGTAAATGAACGCCCTGTCGGCCTTTCTGCTCGTCGTGGCGACCTGCGCCGTGTGCGTTTTTCTCTTCCAGCTCTACACCGTGTACGAGAACTACGGCAACATCGTGGAGTTCAACGACGAGTACCGGTCGCTCGAGTACGCCAAGACGATCGGCGGATCGTACGTAGACCGGACGGTCTACGACCCCAACGACTCGGTCCTGGACCCGAAGGAGAAGTGGCGGTGCGTGATCCGGAACGGGAAATACATCTCCGTATCCAAGTTCGGGTTTAAGTACGACAGCGTGCTGGGTAGAACCCTGGAGTTTCCCACGATGGAGGACTGCATTAACTTTAATTACGGGAGTATCTTCACGGGGGACATTTACAACCCGTGTACGGATCCCAAGTCCGAAGAATGTTTATTCTTAAAATCAGTGTTATAAATGGCGGGAGCAGAACCGGAGTGGAGCGAATTGCGAGAGCTAATATACGATCTCTGGCAAGTGAAACCTGAGGATTACCTGTTTACCAGGCGCGATGCAAAGATTATTCGAAACTACTTTATTAAGGTTATGGACAGTGTAGAAGATCCAAAAAAATTGTTAATGTCGGGTGAAAACAGATTAAACAATTACATTAACAATACGATATTTACAACAGATGCAAACAGCGACTTGTATAAAAAGCAGATGGCGTTGCAGAATGTAAAGCGAGATACTTGCACAGCCGGTCAATTTATACTAAAGTGCGTTTATTATCTAGTGAGGTTGAATAATGCCAACAACTCATTGACAGCTACGTCAACGGATGATGCGTTTACGGCATTTTGTCGAGAATTTATAGTAGATTATTATAATATCGTTAATGATTTTAAGAGTGCAAAAAACAACATAGTAATCAATGTGCCTTGTTATTTTTGGTACAAAGATGTTCAACCAAATCACATAATAAATTCCGTGACCATGTACCTCCAGTATCTAACAGAAGAATTGAGATTCCTTTATGGCTTAGCTGATCATTTCCCGCTCCACGACGGGGAAGATAACAACGCGCCCCTCACTATAAGGCATAATGGATACGCTATGAAATTTAAGACTAATGTCAGTGAACTGCTTATGAACGGCTTGGGGTTCACCTGCAAAGATAAGTTTTCTCTTAAGCCTCAATACGAGATTAACGTGTTTGTTCAACACAGACTGTTTTTAGGGGATGAGACATATTACGCTATAGTTAGCGGTAGCGAAGAATTAAAAGACGTCGCCATAGACAATACAGATAGCGTATCGATGACGTCAGACATATCAGCTATCGTTTTAAAGAAATCGGACGCTAAAGAGAAGTCTACTTCTTTTAGATTGTACGTCGAGCGCAGATCGCTGTTTTTTCCTATGACAGTCCGTGGAAACATTTTAGAATTAACCGATCACGCGAGGTCCTCCTTAATAGGGTATAACGGAGCTACTATCATTGCTAGCAATAAGATCAGCTATCCGGACGTGCTACCAGAGCCCGAAAAGATACCGACGATCGACAAGGGCTTGTCGATGGTCGTGGCCGAGAACGAGGGGATCACCGAGACGGAGTTAGCCATGCTGTACCAGTCCTTCGACGAGGACATCAACGAAGTGCTCGACAAGGTCGTCCAAGTCGCAGACACGCACGAGAACAGCACGAACGCGAACGTCCGGCAGGACGGCCATCTGGAAACGATCAGGAAGATCCTGGTGGCGCTGAACAACAAAATCGACCGCGTGGCCGCGAGCCGGTTTGTTACCATCATGTGATCGGTCGGCGGTCCGAAGCGTATCGGTGACAGACAAAAAGTCGCCTTTGACGAAAGGCAAATTTTTCTTTACTCGTCGTAGTAGAGCGGTTCGTTGCTCTCGAAGTCGAGCTTGATCTGGATGCCGCGCGCGTTCATCTGGGTCAGGAACACTTTGGAGACGTGAGTCGTGCTCACTTTGACGAGGTTGGGGGAGAGGTTGAGCTTGCTGCAGCGGATGCAGAAGTACACGGAGTCGCGGTGCGTCGCGATGTCGCCGCAGTTCTCGCAGACGTAGACGTCCACCTGGTCCTCCTCGGAGTCGCGCAGGATCTCGGTGATGGTGTTGGTCGCGCCGTGCGCGATCAGGCAGTCGCGCTCCATTTCGCCCACCTTGATGCCGCCGCCCTTCTTGCGCCCCTCGTTGGCCTGCCGGATCAGCTTGGTCTTCTTGCCGCGGCAGCGCACGGTGGCCTTGTCGAGGGTCAGGTGGCGCAGCCGCAGGTAGTAGATGGGGCCCATCAGCACCTTGGCCGAGTAGGTCCGGTCGGTCTCGGGCTCGTAGAGCGTGCGCTCGCAGTACGCGAGGTCCTCCAGCGCGGGGTCGGAGAGGTCGGGCCGCACGGACCGGTAGCATTCTTTGGCGAACTGCAGGTAGGTCGAGATGTCGGTCTCGTTGCTGCTGGGGAAGCAGACCGGCCGGTTCTGGCCGCGGTTGTTGAACGGCTTGGCGGCGTAGGCCGCCGTCAGAATGATCTCGATAAGCATGGAGATGGTCTTGCGCGAGTAGATGGACGTGGAGTTGACGATGATGTCCGGCGAGATGCCGTCCTCGTCGTACGGCAGGTCCTTCTCGTCCTCGATGTAGGCGACCGTCCCCTTCTGGCTCGTGCGGCTCGTGAACTTGTCGCCCATGATGGGCTTGCGCTCCTTGATGGTCAGCGCGCGCACGCGGACCTTGTCGGTGAAATTGGCCTGCACGCGCTCCACGCGCGAGCTGTAGATCTCGGTGTAGATCTCCGAGATGTCGAAGCTGATCTGGTTGTCGGTGACGAATTCGTCCTCCAGGTTGCGCGACGAGATGTTCTTGGCGATAGAGTCGCCGTGCTCCAGGAAGGAGTTGATGCGCACGAGCCCGTTGCAGTCCAGCTTCGAGTACGCCGTGGACTTGACGCTCTCCTGGTTGTTGAAGTTCTCCAGCGGGATCTCGACCTGGATCTTCTTGGCCGTGATGATGTCCAGCCCGCCGCGCTCGACGAACTCGCGCTTGATGACGATGCCGTCCTCCTGGTTGATGCCCTTGTAGGACATCAGCGCGATGACGACGTGGTGCCCGAAGCAGTTGAAGGCGATCTTGGACGTCTCTAGCGCCTTGCTCAGGACCACGGGTCGCTCGGGGAAGAGCAGGTGGATCCCGTTGTCGATCTTGTTGCGGATGTCGGAGCTCAGGCACGAGATGGCCTGCTTGGCCTGCGCGCAGCCCAGGATCGACCGCGGCCCCGAGTTGTGGTTGATGCCCGTCAGCGTGGCCGCCACGTACCCGTCGCGGAACTCCACCGGGAAGTCGCAGTAGTGCAGGCGGCGCCGCTGGTCCGGGCTCAGGCCGTCGAACTTGGACACGGACTCGCAGACGTTGCTAAAGTGGAACTGCTCCAGGTCTACCATCTCCACCACGTGCGGGAACCGCGCCTGCAGGTCCGAGAAGGTCAGCTCGTCCAGCAGCGGCTCCAGGCGCTCGGCCTCGCGGTGCATGACGAGCTCGCCGTCCTCGACGACCAGCAGCGGGCGCACCAACCGCCCCGACCCGATGTTGATGCGCACCTCGTTCATGCGGTCGCGCACCAGCGTGACGCCGAACTCGAGGTTGCCGAAGTAGCCCAGGCGCTTGCGCCGCTTGAGGTCGTCCACGACTTCGTCCACGCGGGCCGGGTTCAGCGACGCCACGAAGCAGTTTTCGATCGTGACGGCGAAGCCGTTCGCGTAGTAGGACACGTCCTGCTTGTCGTACGAGTACAGGTGCTTGACGAGCGCGTCGTGCAGCTGCAGGTAGGCCTTGGTGGTGATGGTGGTGATGGAGGTGTGCACGGAGAGCTGCGAGATGAGCCCGACCTGCGTGCCGTGGTCCGGGATGTCGGACGGGCAGAAGTACCCGTACTGGCTCGAGTGGTAGTTGCGGATGGAGAACATCTTCGAGATGCGCACCTGGTCGGGGTAGTACCCGATGCTGCGCGGGATGGAGATGTTCTGGATCCACGAGTAATGCGTGTGCGTGCGGAAACTGCCGTCCGTCTTCTTGAACTTGCCGGCCAGCAGGTTGGAGAAGGCCTGGTTGAAGCCCGGCGTCGTGAGGATGTGCGTGCTCACGTTGTAGACGCTCTTGTTCTTGATGTTGTTCATCAGGTCCATCTTGATGTTGTTGATGTAGTTCTCCAGCTCCTCGATGGCCAGGATCTCGAAGTACTTCCCGTAGGTCATCACGCGGTGGCAGACCATGGAGTCGCGGTCCGGGTAGCGCGACGTGAAGTACTGCGCGAAGATGAACTTGCGCAGCAGGTGCAGCAGGTACAGCCCCTTCATGAGATTGCTGCTGGTGTGCATGTGCGGCAGGAAGTTGGCCATCATGTCGTCGCGGAACTCCTCCAGCGAGAGCGTGGACTTCTGCTTGGCGTACTCCTGCTGGATCAGCGACTCGACGTAGTTGTGCACGGAGAACTGTTTTCGCGCGCTGGACTTGCAGTCCGTGATCAGCTTGGTGCTCTCCAGCAGGCAGTTCACCAGGTAGGAGACCTCGGTCGGCATGTCGTACGTCAGGTTGGCGCGCACGAACTCCAGGTCCGCGTTGACCATGTACTGGATCAGCAGGACGATGTTGACCGTGATGAAGGTCTTGGAGGAGGAAATGTTGCAGTTCTCCAGCTGCGAGATGTCCATCGTGATCTTGTAGTGGCGGTACTTGATGGGCACCACGTCCACGGGCGACACGGACGAGAACGAGAAGGACATCACGTTGGGCTTGACCACCTTGAACTTGGGCCAGGTGGTGATCTTCTCCACCAGGTTGATACCGATCTTCTCGATGGACTGCTTGTTGATGAAGTGTCCGCCGATGATGTTGGGCGAGAGGTACTTCATGCTGTCGATGGCGTTCTTGTTGCCGTAGCCTACCAGCAGGGGGATCTTGATGAGCTGCGAGTCGTTGCCCTCGTAGCTGATGATCTTGGACTGCTGGATGCCGTCCTTGGTCATGACCTCCTTGTAGATGTTCACCGTGAACGTGACCAGCGCGTCGTAGCCCTTGCCCTTCAGGCTGGCGATGATGGGCGAGTACTTGGGCGGCGTGACGATGATGTCCGTGATCTCCAGCGTGACCTGCTCGGTGTTGTTCTTGAGCGAGAGCAGCTGCCGCTTGACCGAGAGGATCTCGTGCAGGCGGTGCCGGATGAAGTTGCTGTAGGACTCGTACTGGAAGTGGAGCGGACGATAAAAAACCCCTTGCTTGGGGTCGGGCTCAAGGAACTTGTACCCGATTTTCTGTTCCATTTTTATATGTAATTATTTTTCATTTTAGAGCAGGATGGACTTGATTTCGTCCACGGAGAGCTTCTCCACCGCGACGGATTCCAGGACGCGGCTCTTGCGCGCGAATTCGTCCAGCAGGCGCTCGGCCTCCGCGACCTGGCGCGCGCAGTCCTCGGGCGAGGTCAGCGCCACCAGGTTCAGCTTGCGCCCCTTGAAGAACTTGACCTTGGTGCCGGGCCGCACGGCCGCCGGGAAGATGGTGCAGCCCAGCGGCGCCGCGCGCATCAGGTTGAAGATGCCCACGCCGAAGTTGCGGACGCCGTAGTTCTCGCGGTGCCGCGCCACGGCCGCCAGCTTCTCGCGCAGCGTGCCCGCCGCCATCACGCGCGCCGCGTCCGCGGCGTGGCGCGGGAAGCGCGGGTCGCCCGTCACCGCGTGCGCGATGCCGTACAGCACGCGCAGCGTGCGGAAGCACTTGTCTACCAGGCCCGCGACGTCGGTCTCGTCGTCGTCCTTGGAGAGGATGACGTGCACGGTGGAGTTCTTGAAAATCTTGACGCAGGTCTTGTCCTTGAGCGCGACCTCGATGGTCTGGAGGATGGAGCTCTTGCCGCGCGTCAGGATGGACTCGTCCAGCACGCGCACGACCAGCTCCTTGCGCACCGACTTGATCCAGGGCTTGTCGCGTTGGCACGAGACCGTCGTGGAGCAGAACCCGTCGGATTTGCGCCCCGAGTAGAAGCGGTACCCGGAGTTGGTCAGGGAGCGCTTGATCTCCCCGTAGTTGATCTTGGGTTTTTTTTCGATGGTCTTGACGTACGAGAAGAGCGAGGAGGCGTCGCTGAGGAAGAGATCGCGCGTGCGCTCGGCGCCGCGGCCCGAGGCCTCGTCGATGATTACGCGGAAGAAGCGGCGCTCCTTGCGCGGCTTGCCGACGCAGTCGCCGCCGCCGGACGCGTCGCAGGCCGTGTTCAGGATGTGTTTGGTGAGGCTGATGTCGCAGTAGATGTACTTCTTGACGGCGGCGGCCACGTCCGGGTCATCCACGACCTCGGCGAAGCGCGTCGACGCCACGATGCGGTCGCGCAGCGCCGGGTACAGGGTCGCGACCTCGGGGGCGTGCCGCACGTAGAAGTTGAAGATCGTGCGCACGTAGCGCGGGTGCACGGCGTCCAGGCGCTCGAAGAGGCTCTCCATTTCGTCAGACGCTGTCGAATTTCAGTTCGGCCGCGGCGGCCAGGGCCAGGTTGAGGCTGTCGGCGAGGTCGTCGAGCTTTCCGGTGAGCGCCGTGGCCGGCACGCCCAGCAGCGCGGCGCGGCGGCGGAACAGCCGCACCGAGCGCGCCTTGCGGTCGGCGTAGCGCCCGCCGCGGAAGCTTGGGTTTCGAACCGCCGCCCGCGGCCAGACGAGGCCCTGCACGAAGTAGACGATGCGCGCGAGCCGCGAGCCGCGACCCTGTTTCTCCACCACCACCAGGTCCGGCCGCGGGGCGCGCGCGGGGTCCAGGAGGTCGGCGGCGACGCGGCGCTGCCAGTCGCGGCCCGACCAGTCGCAGCGCCGCAGCGCGCGCAGGCGGACGCGCGCGGCGGCGGCGGTCCCGACGCCGTCGCCGGCCCCCGGGACGACCTCAATCCAGGCGACGGCCGGGTTCCGCGTCCCGGGGTCGATCGCGGCTATGATCATGGGCCGAGGACGACTGGCGCAGGTCCTCGAAGAAGTTGAAGGCTTTTACGAATTTGTCGAAGTTTGAATACACGACGCGCACCGCGGCGTCGGAGGGCGCGCCGGCCGTCACCTCGTAGCTCTCGATGCGCGCGCCGTCCAGCGAGAAGGCCACGGCGTTGACGGCGCGCGTGGCCGTCTCGACGTCGAGGCCGTTGTAGTAGCAGGCGAGCTCGAAGCTGGACCGCGACAGCAGCGAGCGGAGCACGTCGTCCGGCGCGTACGCCAGCTGCTCGAGCGACGTCAGGTACTCGGGCAGGCCGGTGCGCACGGCCAGGTTGTCGAGCTGGTGGTCGCCGACGCGGTACAGGTACTTGCCGCAGCGCGCGTAGCAGAAGTCGAAGTACGCGATCATCAGGTCCGGGCTGCGCGCCACGCGCGAGACGTCGAGCATGTTCCCGACGAAGACGTTGACGCGCTCGAGCCGCTTGAAGACCACGTACGAGCCCACGAAGGCCACCTCGCGCTCCATGGCGCCGGCGTCGGCCACGACCTCGTACCCGCGCCGCGTGAGCATCACCGGCACGTACCGGCCGCGCGCGCCGCCGACGCCCACGTCGCAGAGCCGGAGCGTCACCTCCTCGACGTGGTCGCTCTCGGTGGCCGCCAGGTCGAGCACGAACAGGCGGTCGACGCCGGCCTTGACGGTCACCGAGAGCAGGCTCTCGCCGGCGAGGGCGAAGCGCGCGGCCAGCGCGGCGTACTCGCGCGCGCCCAGTCGCGCGGCGCGCTCGACGCGCGTGGCCACGCACGGCGCGGCGCGCAGGCCGGCCTCCGCGGCGAGCGCGTGCGCGGAGGCGACCCGCGGCGAGAACGCGTCCTCGAAGATCAGGCCGCCGCCGGCCAGCGCCACGAACCGCGCCGCGCGCAGGTCGGGCACGGCCGCGCAGAAGCGCGCCAGCGCCTCGAGCGTCGCCGAGCCGGCGGCCACCTCGGCGCGCCCCGACTCGCAGACGAACGCGCTCGCGCCCGGCGTGTACAGCAGGCGGTCCCCGTAGTAGTTCGGGTAGACGTGGTACTCGCCCGGGCCCAGCGCCAGCTTGCGCCCGACGCCGGTGACCGAGACGTCGAAGAAATCGTCCCACTCGCCGCCGAAATCGTGGACCGGCTTGAACTCCGCGGCCACGTGCCAGTACCGGTCCTTTATCGTGCGTAATAAATCGTTGAAGACCTGCGCGGACTCCGAGTCCGACTCCTTCTTGAGGCGGTTCAGCGTCTTCAGCCAGGCGAGGTACGGCATGCTGGTCCTGTTTCTGATCCTTTCTTACTTTATACTCATTTTTAATATCTTGGTGCCGGGGATCCTCGAGAAGCTGCGGGTCGAGCACCGCGCCTTCGTGAACTTCGCCAACAACGGCGGGGACAAGTCGGTGTGCGTAGACGGGCGCGTGGTGCGGTTCGTCTTCGGGCCCACCGGCCTGCGCGCCGTGCGTCCCGTGGACGCGCGCGGCGTGCCGCTTCCGTGCTCGGCGGCCGTCGAGGGCGACGCCCGCACGATCGGCTGCGGACCGGACTGCCTGCGCGCGTACGAGGAGCTATTTCTGGCTCTCTAAATGGACGCCGGGGCCAAGCAGAAACGTCGGCGCAAGCGCGCGCGCACCACGGTGGAGGACGAGGCGACGACGGCGTCCGGGACCGGGCGCAAGACCACGTGCTCGCTGTGCGACTCGAAGCTGCTGACCTTCTCGTCGCTGAGCAACAGCTCCTTCAGAAAAATCCAGCCTTGCGGGGGGGTCGCGGGCGCCGGCACGGCGCTGCGGTGCTCGGCCTGCAACTCCGTGCTGACGACGCTGCGCCCTACCCAAACCCCAGCTGTCTAGCGACGTGCTCGACGCGCGCCGTGTGCCCCTCCAGGCACCCGGCGAGCCGCCGCACGGAGGTGACGGGGAACACGAAGAGGTACCGGTCCTTGCGCGGGCCGTCGCGCAGGATGCGCCCCAGCGCCTGCTCGATGTTGCGGCTGTTGGAGACGGCCACCGTGTAGAACAGCGCGTCGAGCCCCGGCAGGTTCATCCCCGTGCCCGAGTAGCTCAGCGTGGAGACCAGCACGAAGCGCTCGCGCGTCTGCAGGGCCTGGAGCGTCTCGGCCGTCTCGCGCTTCTCGGCGTCGCCCACGAAGACGCTCGCGGGGTCCACGAGCGCCGCGATGCCGTCGCGCAGGCGGAACATGTGCTCGCGCGTGCGCGTGATGACGAGCACCGCGTCCACGGAGCCCGCGGCGTAGTGCTCGGCCAGCGTCTTGACGATCGTCTCGTTGCGGTAGCGGTCCTCGGCGATGGCCTTCTCGGTGATGACGTGGTACTTGTTGGCCGGCGAGTCCAGGCGCGCCAGGTACGCGGCCATCTTGGGCGTGCGGTACTCGCGGCAGTAGTACTCCTTGACGACGCGCAGGTGCCGGCGCAGCGAGGACGCGACCGTCACGTTCACGCGCTCGTTGCAGAAGAGCGCGTTCGACTGGCGCGGCGTCGCCGTCAGGAAGTAGGCGATGCGGGGCGGGTAGAAGGTCAGGAAGCGCGTCATGGCCGTGTTGCGCATGAGGTCGTAGGTGTGCGACTCGTCCAGCACGAACACGTCGTAGCGCTCGTGCACGAGCCGGCAGAACTCCTTGTTGGTGAAGTGCCGGTCGATGACCAGCAGCACGGCGTAGTCGCGGTCGCGCAGGCGGGGCAGCAGCTTCGAGACGCCCTCGTACGAGGCCGCGTACGGCACGCCGAGCCGCGCGACGACCTCCTCCCACTGCGCCGACAGGAGCTTGTTGGGCAGCACCACGACGGCGCGCTTGGCGTGGGACCCGATCAGGAAGCTGGCCGTGACGGTCTTGCCGAAGCCGCACGCCAGGTGCAGGAGCGTGTACAGCGGGCGCCGCTCCAGGCGCTTGAGCTTCTCGAGCCGCGCGATCTCCGCGACGACGCGGCGCTGCGCCGGCCGGAGCTCCGGCAGGCGCGGCCGCTGGTCGGGCGGCAGGTCGTTGTCGCCGTAGTCGTACTCGCGGTCCGCGGGCACCGCGAGACTGGTGTAGTACCCGACCGGGATCAGAAACCGGAACCCCGACCTTTTGTGAACTTCGACGAAGTCCCCGTCGGAATTAAATAAATAGAGTTCTTTGATCCCGATCAGCGATCTTATCGCCGAATATAATTTATCGTCGATTACGACGTAGCGAGACATTTTTGGCATATAAATGGCCTCCTATTTAAAATATTACACGACTCTTTTAGATGACTACGCGGCGGGCGGCGTCCCGGACGAAGAGCTTTTTACCAAGGAGGAATACGACCAGTTTTACCACGACGCGCACGGCACGCCGACGACGCCCGACGGATCGCTGGACATCCGCGCCGGCGTGGACTTTATCTGGCGCAACCCCTCGCTGCCGCTGCTGATCGTCTTCGTGCTGTTCGTGCTCTCGCTGCGGATGGGCGCGCTCGTCAGCCTGATCGTGCTGATTATCTCCGGGCTGATGCTCTCCACGTACACCGGCGTGAGTATCCTCACGTGCGCGTACGTTATTTATTGGTACAAAGAAATCAACAGCAAATTGCTGGGCCTGATCGCGGTGATATTTTCTATCACTCAAATCATCCTCTCCGGCCAGGCCGGGTGGTCGGGTCTCAGCCTGATCCTGCTCATTTGTCAGTTTATCGTGCTGGGGCTGGTCGTCTACAACGTCCAGGGGCGCCAGCGCGCGTTCGCCGTCGAGCCCTTCTAGGCGGCGCGCCGTTCCGCCATGGGGCAGGCGCTCACCGGGCTGAAGGTCTACTCCGACGAGAAGAACGCGCGCGGCGAGAAGACGCTCAGCGTGGAGTACGCCTCCTCCAGGGAGTACGTATACTTCAAGGAGGAGGACCGCACGTTCGACGACCTGACGCTGCCGCGCCTCGACCTCGACTTCTGCCTGCCGGCCGCGCTCTCGCCGGACTTCTGCGCGGGGTTCCTCTCGCCGCGCGCGCGAGCGCTCTACGTGATGCAGGACGGCGGGCCGTGCCTCTCGCTGAGCTTCCGCCCGGGCTCGCTCATCACCACGCCCGGCGACCGGCTCCCGGCGGCGCTGACGCCCTACGTGTCGCCGGGCCGCCGCTGCGCCTTCGTCAACCGCGACTACCAGTACGACGACGCGCTCGCGGCGCGCTGCTGCACGACGGACGACGCGCTCAACTGCCCCGCGGAGCTGCGCGACGGCTACCGCAGCGACCGCTGCGACCGCTTCATGGTCGACTTCTGCCGCCGCGACCCGGCGCACCGCAAGTGCGCGGCCTGGCTGTCGGGCCGCCGCGAGATCGCCATGGCCACGTACTCGGAGCTCTGCGCGGACGCGCTCGACCAGAACTACTGCTCCTACTTCGTGCTCTACTCGCGACCCGAGCACTTCCGGTACTCGGACGTGGCCATCGAGCGCTTCTGCGGCGCGCGCCGCGACGACCCCCGGTGCTGGTGCGTGTTCCCGCCGGCAGCCGCCGCCGCGCGCGTCCGCGAGATCGAGCGGTACCTGGGCCCGAAGGTGTGCTGGCTGCACTACTGCACGGACCGCAGCCGCGACCCCAAGTACCTGCTCTTCGACCAGACCGTCCAACGCGCCAAGTGCCGCTACGTGGGCTGCGGCGTGACCGTCGACCAGATGGACCTGCGCAACTCCACGGTCAGCATCGTCAGCGACTGCCTGACGACCGGCGAGATCCGCGACGCCGGCGTGGAGGGGGGCTACCGCCGCGAGGCGCCGGCGCTCGTCGTCCACCACCTGCCGGCGATCCCGCTGATCGCGCTCGCCGCGGTCGCGCTCTTCTACCTGCTGCGCCTGTATTCCGCCCCGCTAAATGCGGGTTCCTCCCCACACGGCCGTCCTGGTCACGCAGACCGACCTCCGCGCGCACGCCACGCGCCTGGCGCTGCCGGGTAACCGCCACTTCGGGCTCGCGGGCCGCGAGCTGCCCTTCTCGCTCGCCGAGCACGACATCCACTTTTCGCACCCGGCGGCGCCGCGCGTGCCCGAGACCGCGCGCGCGGTCCTCCTGGTAAATCCCAACTTCTGCGCGCTGCGCAAATTCGGGCTGGCCCTCGCGGGGACCTCCGTGGGGCTCCGCTGTTTTTTTGCTAGTAAATGATCGCCGCCTACCAGCCCTTCCTGCTGGGCGGCTGTTTGATCGCGGCGCTCGCGCTGAACTTCGTCTTCTCCCGCGACGACAAGATCGACGCCCTTTTCATCCTTTCGGTGATCGTTTTCCTGTGGTATATTTATCACATTTTCCTGTACATCGTATAACATTTTCATGTAGTTAAATGGGCATGTTGGAATTCATTGTTCGGAATTACTCCACTATCTTTTACGTGGGGCTGGGTTTGCTCATTCTGGCGATAATCTTCGCCTTCTTCGAGTTCTCTAGGTCGGGACCTTCCGAGAAACCCTGGAAAGCCGCGTCGATCGTCTGCTTCATCCTGGGCATGGCCGCCATCCTGTCGACGGTCCTCGGAGACACTTACTACCGACGCTGCCGCATCACCACCAGCTCGAAAGAGGATCTCTCCGAGCGGCTAAACAACCTGTCCGAATTTCAACTTAATTCTTCTTAAATGAAGGGAGGGGAAGTAACGGTCCTCGTGATCGTCATCGTCGTCATCGTTCTGGTCTTCGGCTACCTCTACAGGAAGAACGTCAGCGCGCAGCCCGAGGTCACGCTCGAAAAGCTGGTCCGGGACGATCAGATCTTCAACCAGGAGCTGACCGCCGCCCAGCGCGCCGCTATCTACCGATACCTGGGCGCCGCCGCCACGTGATCGATCGAGACGCGGTATGCAAATCACGCGCGCGACTCTAAATGACGCTCGGCCTAGACGCCCCCGCCTCGTCTCGGCGCGCCGGCGCGTTCGCGTCGTCCGAGCGGGACGGTTCGGACGCGGCGATCGCCGAGCAAGTCTCGCGCATCGCCGTCGGCATAGTACCGATCGTCTTCTCGTTGTTCTCCTCGCTCTGGCAGGACGTGGTCGCCGCCGTCGAAGAGACCGAGTCGGCGGCCGGCCGGAGCGCGGAGCCGCCGCGCCTCGACGCGCGCGCCGAGGCTGCTAGCGCGCGCGCAGCGGGGCACGTCGATCGGCTGTTCCGGTTCCTGGTCGGGGAGGTCGCGACGTGCCACGCTAGCCTCCGCCGGCGGGCGGGGACGCGCGCGGCGGCACCGACCCCGTCGCGCGAGACCGCGATCTAAAACGCGACCGCCGCCGGCAACGGCGGCGGGGCCGCGCAGTCGCCGAGCGCGCAGCTCAAAGCCGCCACGCGGTCTTGGAGCTGCTCGGCGTACCGGCGGCGCGCGGCGACGCGCGCGGAGGTCGCGTCCAGCGCGTCGCGGTACCGCCGGCGCTGCGCCTCCAGGTCGGCCGTCGACAGGTACGCCGGCGGCGGCGGAGTCGCGTCCGAGGCGCCGGCGGCGGTCACCGCCGGCCCCTTCGCGGCCAGATAAAGCAGAATCGCGGCGACCAGCAGCACCGCCGCGTACATTTTTCTTCGTTTTAAATGGCCGAAAAAAAGAACGCTAAGAGCAGCTACGAAGACTACATGGACGCCCTCAATAAGATTACTCCCCAGATCAAGGAGTTACTGCAGATCGCGGCCGGTGGGGAAGGCGCGCAGGCCGGCGCCGCGCCCAAAAAGCGCCGAACCCGGCGCACGGTGCCGCTGAGCAACTACATGCAGGCTGTCAACAACACGGGCAAGATCCTGGTGGGCACGACCGACTCGGAGGGCAAGTTCCACGCCAAAGGCGAGATCGGCCAGGTCTCCGAGGACCTGTTGGGCGTCGACGACGTCAACACGGCCGGGCGCCGAGTCACGCGGCGCAAGCGGCGCGCGGTGTCGCCGACGCGGCGCACGCGCACCCCGAGCCCCCGCAGCCCGCGCACTCCTCGCGGTCGCACGCCCATGATAGACGACTACTAGGCGTCGTCGCACCTTTTACTCTGATCTCTTTCCTTTAGGCGCGACGCGCTATGCTGCCGGCCGTTAGAAGCGCACGCGCCTGACCAAGTGCTTCACGAGAAAAAAGGCGATGTTGACGAGCGGGTAGTTGCCGATGCCTAGCGACGTGGCCACCTGCTCGCAGTCCTCGCCGATCTCCAGGTCGATGAGCTCCGAGCTGATCTCCGCGCTCATGCCGCGCGCCTCGGCCAGGCCCACGCGCACCAGCACCTGCTCGAGCAAGTTCACGAAGATGATAATGGCGTTCGATACCAGCACCTTTTTCTTGAGCCCGTCGTGCAGCTGCCGGATCGCCGAGTACATTTCGTCGATCTCGCCCTCCGAGCAGTTATCCAAGTCCTCCAGCGTCAGCGCCGCGTTGTTCAGGCTGGCGTGGTGGACGATGACGATGCGCTTGTTGACGTTGTTCTGCCGGCTGGCGCGGTTGAACAGGACGGACGTGAAGTTCTTCAGGTTGCTGTTCGCGTGCGGCGGCGCGGCCGCGAGCTTTTTGACCTCGTCCTCCAGGTAGCGGATGCGCTCGTCCTTATTGTACGCGACCGAGATCGACGGGGTCTCGGTGACGAAGTCGTCGTCGTCCAGTCGGAACGGCCGGCCGCCGCCCGCCGCTCCGGCGCGCGGCGGGATCTCGCGCGGCGGCGACGCGACCGGCCGGCCGGTCGTGGACGTCAGCGGCAGCGCCGGCTCCGCGCCGGCAGCGGACGCGGGGCCGACCGCGCTCGGCTCGCCGTCGTCATCGTCGTCGCGGTCGACGACGACGCCGTCCTCGACGACGACGCCGTCCTCGACGATGGCGGCAAAGGCGGCCGTGGCCGCGCGCGCCGCCTCGCGATCCTGGCAGTTCAGCAGGCTTTTCAGCACCGAACGCTGACCCACGGTAATTTCAAAATCCTGATTATCCGGGTAGTCCATTCCCGAAAACGTCGAAACTTCATAATCGTCGGCGATATTTGTAATCGCTACATTCGTCATTTAATATATAATAAATGAACCCCTCAAAATCTTTGATTACTTTGGATCAGCTTGAAAACGCCGATTATTTATTTAAACTCGTGACGACGGTGGTGCCGGTCATCTGTTTGGATTATGAGGTCCCCGAAGCTCTCAAACACGCGTACGTGCACCCGCTCGACGCCGTGTTCAAGCACGTTCCGGCGACCGTCTACAAGGAGGAGGAGTTCGAGGCGCACTACTCGCAGGTCGGCATCAACTACGCCATCAGCCGCTTCGACGGGTCGCTGCGCCGCTACTTCCCGCTCGACATGACGCCCGGCGCGGTGATCGCCGACGGCGAAGAGGTTCTGGCCTCGCGCAAGAGCAACCCGATCCTGTGCACGCAGAGCTTCAACGACCTTCCGGCCTTCACGCGCATGCTGATGAAGATCCGGACGTCCTGCACCGAGCAGCACGCCCGCTTCTTCGGCGGCTACGTGCACCGCAACGAAGTTTTCGAGGTCGGCGCGCCTTTCAAGTACCCGCACATCGAGTTCCAGAACCAGATCGTCTCCTCGCTGCTCTGGGACGACGTCGTCGTCCCGAGCTCGGCCGAGGTAGAATGGCGCATCCAGCGCGTGGACGGCAAGTCGGTCCTGGACGACGTCGAGGCCCTGTACGGCGTCCACCAGCTGCTGATGCCGGCCTCCCAAGACGAGCTCGACCGGATGTACGGCCTTGGGGACCTGATGGCCGAACATAACCTGCGCCTGCCGGCTCGCGCCGCCGCGCGCCCCGTGCACGACCTGACCACCATGGACCTCGAGCCACTCCTGCTGTACTTCCGGTACTTCGTGAGCTACGAAGAGGACGGCACCTACGACCCCATCCTCGAGCTCGGGACGATCCTCTATAACGGCATTCCGGTGGCCAAACGCTCGGAGGTGTACCGCTACGCGCTCTCGATGTTCTACCAGGAGGACCTGCCGGCCTACGCGGTCGTTCGAGGCCTGACGCTCGCCAACGCCATTGCGCTGCCGGGCGTCGCGGGGCAGATGGTAGCGGTTCAGGGCCCGGCCGGCACGCGTTACCTGCCTGAGAACGTCAACGTGCGCGACGCGGCGCAGATCCTGGAGCTGATCAAGGACGAGCGGCTGGGCTTCGAGCTCCCGGAGTTCCCGTCGCTGTTCTGGGACGGCATCCCGTTCGACGACTACAAGAACCTGGGCTTCCGCGACGCGACGTTTCGCAACTCGACCTGCTACGTGCTCGGGCTGTACCAGCGCGACGACGTGATCTACTGCTCCATGCTGCAGGACGTCCTGGCGGCCGGCGAGCTGCCGTTCCGCGTGTGCTTCCTGCCGCGGCTCATGGGCAGCCGGACGCTGCCCCAGCTGACGGACGAGATCCTGCGCAGCCTCAACTCGGCCACGGCGCGCGAGTTTCCGTACCGGCAGGCGCAGTCGCAGCACCTGGGCCTGTCCAGCAAGAGTTTCTTCCGCTTCCTCGGATTCTTGCGGATGGTGTCCACGCAGAACCCGGCCGAGGCCACCAAGGAGGTCATGATCACCTACGCCGGCATGAAGACGCTGGAGGACAAGGGAGTGCTCCCCTTCCAGCTGAACAGCGAGATGTACAAGCAGGTGCTCTGGATGGTGCTCACGGCCATGGGGTTCCGCCTGACCATCTCGGAGCGCGTCCGCGGGAGCTTCGCCTACACGCGCTACTTCGTGCGGCCCAGCCTGACCAAGAACGAGATCCGGAAGCGGCTCTCGGGCTTCTGCAAGGAGATCGACGTCGAGAAGATCATGTCGGCGTGCACGGACCTGCTGAGCTTCCTGCTGTCGGCCACCTACACGCGTTACGGGCGCCAGGGTCAGGGACAGGGCCAAGACGGCGCGCTCCGCGACGGGATGCGCGGGCCCTTCCGCTACGGGCCGCTCGGGCCGTTCCGGTGCGGGGACGCCGCGGAGTTCGTGGACCGGCTGGGCGTGCTGGAGCGCGTCAACGTGAGCGGGATCATGAGCGCCAACGCCGTGAACGAGTACCTGGACGTGGACGTGTTCCGGCCCGAGAACGCGGCGTTCCGCGCCAACCTGCGCGAGCTGCTCGAGCGCGAGAGCTGCGTCACCGGCGAGGACGTCGTGGAGCTGATGCCGCTGAGCGCGCTGGACAAGTACACGTTCCGCGGGGGCGACAACGGCGTCTCGGTGAGCGCGCTGCTCGACAACATCAACGACCCGCAGACGCAGGGCAACATCACGGACGACGTCATCGAGATCGTGAACGCGGCGCTCAAGGAGACGTACCTGCGCGACGCGTACCGGAACGTGGCCGGCATCTTCAACCAGACGGTGGCCAAGGCGGAGGGCGCGCTGAACCGCGTGCAGGGCGCGACCTGCAATATGCACCTGGTGTTCAAGGAGATCGCCAAGTCGGTGTACACGCTCGAGCGCCTGACGAGCGTGCGGCTCGACGACGACTTCAAGGCGCGCCTGCTGGAGATGTACAACGAGTACTACAAGATGTCGGTGGCGCTGTACCAGGACCTGATCTCGCTGGACAGCCTGAAGAACATCGTCCTCTTCATCCGGCGCAACGGCCAGAGCATCTCGGACTACGAGATCACCGAGGACGACCTCCGCAAGTCCTTCGACGTCGTCAAGCACAAGATCGGCTGGCTGACCTCCCGGTACACCGAACTGTGCCGGATCTATTTCGACGAGATGAAGAAGAACTTGTCGGCGGTCGACTCCGACGTGTTTTTTGAGGAGGAATAAATACCCGGCCGTCCAGCATGTCGCACATCGCGGTCCTCACTTCCGTGGGGACGCTCTCCCTCTTCCAGGCCGCGAACAGCTGCCTGGACCTGTTCAAGCACTGCACGTTCTACGTGTACGACAAGAAGCTGCGCTCGAACTCGTTCGGTTACGTCATGATAAAAATCGTGGTCAACATCCTGCTGTACCTGGTGCTGGGCGTCGCGATCGCGTACCTAGCGTCGTATCTTAAGCCGGCTTAGCAGGATGTCGTTGGCGCGCACGCGGCGGTGCGCGCGCAGCTCCCCGACGAGCCGCTCGTAGGCGGGAAAGAGGCGCCCGCGGAGGTCGCTCAGCGCCGCCGGCGCCGACTCGCCGCCGAGCTCGCACTCGAGCTCGCAGCCGCGCTCGCGGCAGTAGCGCAGCATCTCGAAGACGGCGTAGAGCACGGAGCCGACGAGCTTGTTGACCACGGCGCCGACGCTGACGCTGAGCACCGCGGCGCCCGCCTTGATCTGCAGCAGGAACACGCGGTAGGTGACCAGCGCGAAGAAGTCGGCGACGTGCCGCAGCGCCTCCACGCTGAAGACGGCCACGGGACGCAGGTCCGCGTAGCGCTGCAGGACGAGGCACAGCGCGGCGTAGTAGCGCTCGAACTCGTAGGTGCAGTACTCGGCGGGCGGCAGCCCGAGGCGCGCGCGGATGGCGGCGATCTGGTTGCGGAACCGGAAGGTCTTGCTGCGCTCGCCGATGAGTTCCGGGAAGTAGATGCCGATGAGCGACTCGATGAACTTGAAGCCGCGCTCGTCGAGCAGCACGAAGACCACGTAGACGGGCACGATGACGTTGTTCTTCTTGGAGAGCTTGACCTCCTTGATGCTGTCCAGGTACTGGAAGCAGTGGTTGATCTCCTTGTAGTTGAGGAAGACGAAGCGCGGGGTGAAGAACCCGAACGAGAGCTTTCGCTCCTCGTCGCGCGTCTTGCTGACGAAGATGCGGCGCTTGTAGGACACGTAGGTCTGCACCGCCTCGCGCGGGTTGATGCTGCCCAGCTCGACGTCGCCGATTTCCAGGGTGGAGTCCGAGCGGAACTCATCGATGGCCTCGTACGACATATTAAAACCGGTCGAATAAAATTTCAATTATAAATAATCGATCATGTACAAGGTCAGCCCGCAGCTCGTGATCCTGGCGGGCCCCGATCAGCGGATCGAGCGGGTGCTCTACCTGACGCTCTACGACGCGATCGACGAAACCGCTCCGCTATTTTACTTTGTCAAGAATTTTTTGAAAGCGGAGAACGTGGAGGTGCACCGCCGGCACGTCCTGCTTACGCTTAAGATCAGCCAGCTCAAGGGCTACGTGCGCGACCTGCTGGGCCTGGAGGAGATCATCATCTACTCGCACAAGAACAACCTCGAGTACAGCTACGTGGACAACACGATTTTCAACCCGTTCACGCTCACGCAGAAGAAAACGCTCATCAAGCTGGACAGCTTCCTGTACAACGTGTACCTGGACGCCTGCGACTTCCTGGTGATCTGGGCCGCGCGCGCCGCGGATACGGCCTTCGCGGAGCTGGGCTCCTACGACGAGGTGGACAAGAACATCCTCAAGTTCGAGGAGCGCCTGATCGGGACCTTCGACCAGCTGAACCTGAACTTCTCGATCACGTCGCGCTTCAACAACATCTTCAAGACCAACATCCACGCCACCGGCCTCAAGCGTTTCATCGCCAACAACGTGGACCGGCGCATGCTGCTGCTGCGCTCGGACGAGTACTTCATCAAGCTCTCGGGGAACAACTTCGTGCTGAACAACGAACGCCTGAACCTCTCGATCTGGGACGACAACGATCAGCTGCTGATCGTCAGCGACGGGGAGTCCATCGTGATCAACGACGTCGAGCTCTTCACCGAGATCTCGGACGAGGACGTGCAGCTGGAGCGCATCAAGAGCGACATCACCTACAAGATCTCGCTCACCTCGCCGATCACCTCGAAGCTCAAGCTGGACATCGAGACCAACTTCGTCTTCGTGGAGACGGCCACCAACAACATCCTGCTGTCGGGCGACAAGAAGATCTCGATCATCCTGGCGCGCAACCACATCTCGATCAAGGTCAAGAACAACATCCCCAACATCGAGAAGTACTTCACGTTCCTGATCATCTTCCTGAACCGCGTCTTCAACGTCTCGCAGGTGAGCAAGGACTTCACCAAGATCGAGACCATCTACTGGTCGCGCATCTGCCAGAACACCAAGACCAAGAACCGCAAGCCGGTGGTGGTGGGGTCCCTGGACGGCGACATGGACCGCGTCGCCGAGAACTTCTACGAGGGCGGCGGCCGCGAGGTCTTCGTCAACGACCACGACGTGATGTTCTCGTGCATCGACCCCCACCAGCGTTACATGCACCTGGGCTTCCTGAACATCTTCTACAAGCTGAGCGGGCTGTGCATCCCCTGCTGCTTCCTGGAGGCGCAGAAGCACTCCGAAACGTTCCGCGCATGCGTCTTCAAGACGCTGCCGCTGGAGACCTGCGTGAGCCCCTACATCCTCAACTTCGGCAAGATCCTCACGCCCACCAAGATCTCCTTCCTGCCGATCCTGTACAACAACTACTTCAACAAGGAGAACGCTATCTGCTTCGAGGTGGACAACAAGCGCCTGCGCTCTACCGAGGGCTACTACGTGGTCAAGGCGCTGGACGACAGCGTCATCCACCGCCTGAAGACGGAGTCGAACATCATCAGCTTCGTCGACGCGAGCTGCTCGGTGATGATCGTCAACGACCTGGTGTACTACCCCTCCGACGTCGACAAGATCAACAACCGCATCCACATCCTCATCCAGGAGATCGTGCACGAGGTGGTGCTGGTGCGCAAGCAGCTGCGCTCCGACCGGATCGCGTTCCTGGAGCCCGCGGAGAACAAGCTGCTGCGCTTCTACCCGTACATCACCGACGAGGTCACGATCTTCGAGGGCGAGGGCCTGCGCCTGACGACGAAGAACTTCTACGTGGACGGCGAGCCCTTCACGGAGCCGCTCTCCACCAAGTACACGGTGTACATCGTGAACGTCAACCCGCTCAACACCCAGGTGTACAAGTACTTTTCGCGTTTTTTTAAGTTCGTCGTGACCAACAACCTCGAAATCTTCATCAAAACCTGGGTCATCAACATCCTGCTGCGTCTGGGCGCGCCTCCCACCGTCGGCCGCTCCACGCTGGAGAAATACTACAAATTAAATTACTGACCCGCAGCTTAAATGGAAAAATTCCGCCGCGTCTACCGGGACTTCGTCGAGATCAGCTGTCGGCACCTGGAGCGCAGCGGCGAGCGCACCGCCGACCCGGACCCCGAGTCGGACGTGCAGACGCTGGTGTCGGCGCTGGCCGCGGTGGAGAGCCGGCTCGGCCGGCGCGTCGACGCGGACCTGTCGGACGACGACGTGGTGCGCTGCATGAAGATGATCTCCTACCGCGTGCTCTCGTTCTGGTTCCTGCGCTCGCCGGCCGTCGTCAAGTCCGTGTACAAGAGCCTGCCGGACGCGGAGCGCGCCCGGTTCCTGGCGCTCTTCCGCGACCTGCTGGTGGCCACGCAGACCATCGGCAACCTAAACGCGCTCTACAGCAACATCAAGCAGGACGCCAGCGAGATCATCGACGACTCCAAGAAGCTGCTGGAGATCCTGCAGAAGGTCAAGGCCGCCGCCAACGACAACCAGGCGTTCTCGGTGCTCAACGCCAACGCGACCTTCATCAGCACGCTGATCAACCACGCGCTCTCCGACGAGAACTACCTGGTCAAGATCATCGCCATTTTCTACGACGACCTGGTCACCGACCGGGAGAAGCTCGAGTTCTACAAGGAGATCTTCAGCCTCTCGACCGAGAACGTGCTGGACGCGGTCGGCCACCTGATGAAGCTCGAGGTGGGCTCCTGCGTCAACGCGCCCTCGCAGAACAGCCGCTACGTGAAGTTCGTCAAGAAGATCCTCTGCAAGGTCTCGGTTCTGCAGAACCACAACATCGACTCGCACGCGTTGCTGGTGAAGGTCCTGCGCCTGTACGCCGTGGTGCGGGACGAGATCACGAGCAACGACGAGCTCATCGCGCTGGGCCGCGGCGCGCTCGACGAGTTCCGCGCCAAGCTGGACCTCGACGGCCTCAAGCAGGAGCGCATCTCCAGCCTGCGCTCGATGCTGGGCTACATCAACTCGAACCGTTCGTTCTACCGCGAGGTGGTCGTCAAGACGTTCCGGAAGTTCCAGGCCGAGTCGACGCGGCTGCTGCGCTGCGTCATCGCGCGCCACGCGCTCAAGTACGACGGCCGCGCGGTGGACCTGGACGCCTTCGTCTCCACCGTCTACGATAAGTACGTCCGGCGGCTCGTGGAGGAGTCTCCCGAGGAGAGCGAGGAGGCGGCCCGCGAACTCGGCGAGCGCCTGGCGGCGTGGCCGCCCGGCCCGCCGGGGCAGCGCCGGGACGGGGGCGCGGAGCCCGCGGCGGGGGGACCGAGAAAAAAGGAAGGGGGCGCGTGCGAGGCGAAAGCGAAGGAGGCGGAGGAGCCGCGGCGCGGCCGGTTGTCGACCCGGGGCCGCGGGAAGGCCATCAGCGACTCCGAGAGCGACGGGTCCTCGAGCGCCGAGGAGGTCTGCAGCAGCTGCGAGCGGCGCCGGCGGCTCTCGTCGTTCTCGTCATCGTCTTCATCGTCGTCGAGCGACTCGCGCGCGTCGTCGTCGTCGTCGTCTTTGTCCTCCTCTTCTCCCTCGAGCAAAGCCCCGAGCTCTTCGGATTTGGAGACGTCGCCGGGCCGCGTGTTGATCGACGCGGTCGCGGAATCGGAGACCTCCGTTTAGGCGGGCGGATCGGCCGGCCGGCCGGTCCCGTTACAGCTTGCGCTGCTGCTTCCAGAGGCTCTTAATGTAGTCGAGGTGGTAGCGCACGCCGTCCGGATCGAAGTCTTTCAGCGACATGAGCCGGCCGTTCTTGCACACCACGACGGGGCAGTTGTCCTCCTCGATCTCCTGGATGAAGATTTGCAGCAGCGACTTACGGAACGTCGCCTCCGAAAGGTCGTTGACGAGCGGCAGCCGGCCGCGCTGCAGCAAGTTGTAGCTCTCGGCGAGAATACCCGTGAGCTCCAGCAGGCTGATGCGCCGAGTATAGTTGCGCTTGATCTCCAGGATCTTTTCGCTGACGTTCTCGATACCCGAGGTTTCCTCGCGGATAAAGTTACGCGTGGCGCTGGGCTCCGTGAGCTGCGAAACGTCCTCGCTGGGCGTGACCTCGAGCTCGTCGGCCGACTCGGTGTAGCTATCGGGATCGTCGGAGGCGTAGTCGTCGAATTCGCTGAAGTTCTCCATCCTATTTTATTTAGGTCCTGTCAAATTTCAATCTTTTAAATGGATATGCTCAGCAAGTACAAGGAGCACCTGGAATCGCTCCAGGCGCGCTCGCGGCGAAAGCGCCAGACGCGCCGCGTCTGCCCGGAGCCCGCGGAGGTGATCTCGCCTCCGGAGCCCGACCTGGACCAGTCGCGCACCTTTCTCCTGCCCAAGCCGGAAGCGTCCGCGCCAACGCCAGCCGCCCGCGAATTGGCGCCCGAAACCCAGTCGGTGCAAAAATTGGTAAATATCAAAGAAATAATGCAACGCCTGACGAAAACGGAAGTTTAAAAATTTGCCCCCGCCGCGGCGGAGGTATAGAAATTTTTCACTATAAATGGCCGATAGCACCGATATCGCTAGCGGAAGCGCCACAAACACTTTGGGTCTGCCGGCCTACAACGCGGACAGCGAGGATGACGGCTTATCGCTCAGGCCGGAAACGCGATTCGCGACCGTCTGCCAGACGCCGTACACCGATCTGCTTCCGGACCACGTGCACAACCGGAGCACCGGGTTTTCGTGCAGCGTCTGCATGTCTCTGCAGGAAATCTGCGCGGGCGGCATACGGGCCGGCGCGAAGTCGTCGCGCTCCGCGCAGCGCCGGGGGGCGCAGGCCCCGCAGCCTAGCGCGCGCCGCAGCGGCGGCGGTGGCGGCGCCGACGACCGCGACGTGAGCCTGGACGAGATCTCGATGGCGCAGGATTGGAACGTGCGGCTGCGAGCGGACGGCAACGCCATCATCAAGTACATCAACAACCGCAAGATGCGAGTGGAGGACTTCAGCATCCAGGACCTGATGACCGCCATGAAGGAGCTGGGCATCTACCGGACCCAGAAGAACGAGCTGTTCGAGCTGTTCAACTACATCAAGGGGTACATCAACACCGCCAACGTCTCGGTCAAGACGACGCACCCGCTGATGGTCGTGCGGAACGCCTCGAGTCCGATGGTGGAGGAGCAGTTCCGCACGCTGGACCGCGTCTACAACACGGCCAACTACTACCATCTGATGAACGTGTCGCGGCTGCAGTCCCAGTTCTTCGTCGACATGGCCAGCTCCTCCGACATCCTCTTCGACTACGGCGGCTGCGGCAAGACGTCGTTTGTGCACCCGATCTTGGTGGCGCTCTTCGGCACCAAGCTGCCGGCGTTGGAGAACACGGTCGTGTACGGCGACACCTACTCGCTGCTGAAGCAGTTCCGCATGCGGCAGAAGGTGAAGCCCGAGAATTTCCTGCTGCTCATCAACCGGCTCACGGAGACGTCTCCCATCCTGATCAGCGGCATCACCGACACGCTCTCCACCGAGATCCAGCGCGCCAACATCCACATGCTGATCCGGAAGCTGATCGTGCAGCTGCGCATGGGCTGCTTCAACTGCGACGAGGCCGACGCCATCGAGAACTACCTGCTGAAGATCATCCACCCGATGACCTCGCAGGCCATGGCCGACGAGGAGCAGATGCTGCACTCCGTGCTGTCGATCTTCGGGTTCCGCCCGGCGCTGGTCTCGGTGCCGCGCGTCGCCACCGGGTCCTTCGACTACGTGCTGCAGGCCGTGCCCTACATCGTGGTCAACCCGGCCAAGATGATCACCACGGTCGAGAACCCCATCTCCATCAACGCGCGCTCGCTGTACTGCCTGTCCTACGACAGTCTCAGCGGCCGCGTGATGTACACGCCGCAGAGCATGCCCTACCCCAACCAGGCCTTCGCGCCCGGCGCCGACGTGCTGCCCGCGCTGCAGGGCGTGGCCTTCAACCGGCCCTACGGGTCCCCGGTCATCGTGCACGGCACGCTCATCTACTTCGTGGAGCGTCGCCAGAACAAGGGCATCATCTCCGGCGAGTGCCTCGGCGGGTTCCGCTCGATCATCAGCGACAAGGCCGTCAACGTCGAGCAGGAGATGTTCATCAACGGCATCCTGTACCGGCTGCGCTCGGCCGTCTGCTACAAGGTCAGCGACGCGCTCTCCGGCGACCGCTGCGACGGCAACAACCTCTTCCTGCAGGGCTACTACACGATCGTCTTCACCGAGGAGGGCCCCTGGGTCTACGACCCCTACTCCATCTACACCAAGGAGGGCCGGGAGAGCCGGCTCACGCGCGCCATGCGCAACTACTTCGGCCGCGAGCAGGGCGAGGTCGGCGAGTATATGGACTGGATGAAGACCGAGGACGCGGCGCGCGTCTTCGAGGAAAAGCGCGCCTACATGAACTCGCGGCAGTACAGCTTCTACGACGAGGTCATCTCCATGCCCGAGGCCATGTCCCTGGTGTCCAAGTACGCCTGCATCCTCACGTACTCGGAGGACTACGACAACTACGTCGCCGCGAAAAGCATCAGCGATATTTTCGTGTAATAAATGTACCGCTTCGAGCTGAAGCGGCACCAGCCGTGCACGGCCTGTCAGGCCGACATCTTCGAGGTGCTGAAGCACGATCGCGACGCGCTTAAAATGATGATCCTTAAAAGCCCGTACGCGGAAAAGATAATTAAATTTTTGCGGTCGTATATGAATAAAACGCTAGACGTTTCGCTGCTGGACGGGGAGCTGCGACGCGCGCTGCTATGAACTCGCTCAAGTGCTGCAACAGCTGCAAACACAACGGCCTCGTCACCGAGTACGACTACGAGTTCTGCGTCTTCTGCGAGTCGATCTTCACGATCCACGTGAAGACCGTCAAGAAGTCCAGCTTCCACGTCTCCAACAAGCTCATCCACCTGCGGAACGTGCTCCGGCGTCTGCTCTCGCGCCAGTGCTCCTCGCACATCATCGACGAGATCATGACCGACATCGAGCGCTACAACATCTCGTCCCAGGACGTCGACGCCAACTTTGTGTCCAACTTCCTCAAGGAGAAGGACAAGATCAACAAGAAAGACTACAAGCTGGTGTTCGAGATCATCAACCACGTGCGCAACGACACGCTCAACCTGACCACCGAGAAGATCAACGAGATCGTCGAGATCTTCAAGCTGCTGGTCTTCTTCACGCAGGAGAACACCGAGTCCAAGACCATCAACTACTCCTTCTTCCTGGACAAGATCTTCAACGTGATCGGCGTCACCGCCAACCTCAAGCCGCAGACCGTCAAGAACTACGCCAAGAACAACTACAACCAGCTGACCTGGGAGAAGTTCCTGCGCTTCCTCGACGGCAAGTGCCTGGCCAACAACGTGGTCGATTACGGCCACGAGTACGTCTTCGGGACCTACGACCACAGCCCGTGCTCGCTCGAGGTGTGAAAAAGCGCGCGGACCCGGAATTTAAAATGCCGGCAAGCACTAAATGCAGAGGCTGGCGCCGATTTCGGTCTCGGATCCGAAGGCGGCGGCCAAGTCCGGCGGCGGGTACGTGGTGTCCAACATCCTACCGAACTACTTCGCGGTCCTGGCCTCCGAGCGGCAGGACGTCAGCGAGGACGGGTCGGCGTGCTGGTTCTGCCGGCAGCCCCTCGAGCCCGACGGCGCGCGGCGCATCGAGACGCTCTTCAGCCGGAGCTTCGGGTACTTCTGCTCGCGCATCTGCGCCGACTCCTTCGCGGCCGGCGTCAAGCACATCATCCCGCTGCGCGAGGACCCCAAGGTCTCGCTGCTGCCGCTCGTCTGCTACCGGCACCCCGAGCGCGTGCTCGCCGTCATCAACGGCCTGCGCGACACGGCCGGCGTGTACGGCGGCGTCCTTTTCGCCAAGAACCGCATCGACATCGAATTAAAGTCCTTTATTTAATACGCTCTCCGCCCTATAAATGAACACGTCGATCGTCAACTCCTTCCTCGGCTCGCGGAGGGCCGAGGCCGCCAAGTCCAAGAACGTCTTCGGCGTCGACCCGCAGGAGACCACGTACTACATGCCGCAGTACATCACGGTCAGCGGCATCCGCTGCGACGACGTGGTCCGGTACGAGGTCAAGGACCAGTACATCAACGCCGCGAACTACTTCGTGCTGACCGTGCCGCTGCCGGAGATCAAGGGCGTCGGCAGCTTCGCGTACGCGCCCCACGTGGGCTACAAGTGCATCAAGCGTGTCCAGTTCTCCTCGCAGCGGGGGCTCATCTGGGAGATCGAGGGGGAGGAGCTCTTCGCCGCGTCGCGCGGCAGCAACATCGCCGCCTGCTCCGGCTACAGCGAGAAGCTGTGCTCCATGTCCACGGGCCACACGCCGAACGACGTCATCAAGGAAAGCGAGCTGATCTACGTGTACCTGCGCACGCCTTTCGACGACGAGTCCACCATCAGCAGCCTGAAGATCCCGGCCAACGACAAGATCGTCATCGAGGTCGCCTTCAACCGCATCTCGGACGTCGTCATCTACGACGCGGCGTTCAACATCGACGCGTTCGCGCACGGCTTCGTCTACCAGCCCGACCTCAGCTTCATCGGCTACACGGTCAAGGGCCTGCAGGCCAAGCCCGCGTACCTGCAGATCCCGCGCCGCGTCGTCGGCAGCCTCAACATCACGTCCAACTCGCTCGGCGAGGTCTACTCCATCACCTCGCTCTCCGTCTACGTCAAGCCCTGCTACGGCATAGAAAACAAGTTCATCGCGTACCCGGGCTTCGACCAGACGCCCGCGGCCTACGTGAAGGCGTACGTGGAGCGCCTGCTCTTCGACCTGCTCACGGTCAGCGCCGAGCGCCCGAGCAACTTCCCGCCCGAGTCCGACATCGTGCGCATCGCCTCCAGCGATATCGTGACCATCCAGGACATCGACGTGTCCGTGTGCATCGACGGCGTGCCCGCCGGCAAGTCGCTCTACTTCCACCGGAACCTGCTGGTGTTCGGCACGCGGCGCAACGGCGCGGCCTACAACATCTCCAAGAAGTTCTCCAAGATCTGCGGCTTCTACAACGACGTCAACGACACCATCATCTACACGGAGGTCCTGCACACGGTCGACATGCTGGACGTTTCGATCCCCGTCAAGCTCTGGAACTCGGAGCGCAACATCCAGGCCGGCGACAACCGCTCCGCCGCCTCCAAGGCCAAGGACGTCTACATCAACGACCCCTTCCTCAAGGGCATCGACCTCCTGGGCAGCTTCGACCCCGTCGAGCGCATGGAGGTCCGCTTCGGCCACGAGCTCATGTACTCGGAGGACTTTCCCATCTCGCGCATCTACAACCGCCTGCTCACGTCCGCGATCGCCGCGGAGCGGAAGCTCATCTTCAACTACACGCAGTGCTGCCTCTTCAAGCCCACCATCCTGCAGGCCGACCACAGCCGCGGAAAAGACAAGCTGCACGTCAAGGTCGGCTACAAGCGCCTGGACGTCGACAACCCCATCCACTACGTCGACCGGCAGCTGGTCCTGGCGTGCAACGACCTCTACCGCATCAGCTACGACAACAGTGAAGTAAAAGTTAGCAAGATAAATGACTGAGGAGGAGCAGATTATTCGGAGCGGCTTCGGCGTGACCTTCCCCCACTACCCGGCCCTGCCCAGCCTGGACCTCGTCTTCGGCAAGAACCACCTGCCCAGTCTCGAGTACGGCGCGGACTATTTCCTGTGCTTGTCCAAGGTCAACGACCTCAACCGCATCTCCACCGAGACGCTCAGCCTGTACACGCACGGCCTCATGGCGGCCGAGGACGACCTAGAGCGCGCCTACGCCTCGCTGGGCGTCAAGACCGTCAAGACGCACGGGAAGACCATCCACGCCGACGCCGTCGTCCTGGACATGAGCGCCTACCGCAAACTCTACAAGACCGAGCGCGCCGCCATCAAGTCCAACAACGAGCTCAACTTCAACAACCTCTTCTGCTCCAACTACGACATGCTCACCTTCAAGGTCTTCCGGCCGCTGTTCTTCATCGGGACCGAAAAGTACTGCGTCGTCAAGCTGCCCACGCTGTTCGGGCGCACCGTCGCCAACGCGGTCCGCGTATACTGCAGCGTTTTCAAGTGCGTCCGCCTCTTCAAGAGCCCCCACGACAGCTGGTTCAAGGACAGCGCGCTGATGATCTGCAGCGGGCTGGACGCCGGCAACCTCGCGCGCCTGCTGACCTACCTCAAAAAGGCCACGCGGTCTAACGCCTGGAAGGACGAGAACGACTTCAAGAACTACGTGCTCGTCCGCCCCAGCGTCGAGCCGCAGTTCCTGCAGGTCTACGTCGGCTTCGCCAACCCGGTGTACAGGGCCATCTTTCTGGTGCACACCTACCTCTACGAAAGCATCAACTCCGAGGCCAAAAGCGTCCAGAACGAGCATCAGGAAAAGCTATTAAAAATACTTTATAAATAATGGACCAATTTTCGGCGTATTTGCACTACGCGCTTAAAAGAACGGAGTATTTTCCGACCGAGCTGGCCGGGCTGGACAAATTGACGCTCAAAAGCCACCAGCTTTTCGTCGCGCGGATTTTTTTGGGCATCGATACGATGAACTCGCTGCTGCTTTTCCAGGAGACGGGCGTCGGGAAAACCGTGACGGTGGTCTACATCCTTAAGCAGCTCAAAAAGATCTATCCCTACTGGACCGTGATCATCCTGCTGAAGAAGGCGCTGGTCGAGGACCCCTGGATGAAGACGCTGCTGAATTTTGCGCCCGAGATGGTGGCCGACTGCATCATCCTCAACTACGACGACCCCTTTTTTCCCAACAAGTTCTTTGCGGGCATCACGGGCATCAGTCGCAACAACCGCATCTGCCTGGTGATCGACGAGTCGCACAACTTCATCTCGCGCGCCATCGTCAAGGCGGACGGCAAGGAACGGCGCATGCGCCGCGTCTACAACTACGTGGCCAAGAACATCAACCAGCGCAACAACAAGATCCTCTGCCTGAGCGCCACGCCGGTCGTCAACGAGATGAAAGAGTTCAAGATGCTCGTCGGCCTGCTGCGGCCCAACGTGCTTCCGGAGCAGAGCATCTTCGCCAGCGGCCGCCTCATCGACGCCGACGAGGTCGTCGACAAGCTCGCCTGCATCTGCTCGTACGTCGTCAACAACGAGTCTTCTATCTTCGAGCCCGTGGAGGCCAGCGGCTTTTTTGTAAAAAAATCCGTCTTCTTCGACTACGTCCCCATGTCGGAGGACCAGGAGGCGCTCTACCGCAAAGCGCGCGAGGTCGAGCTCAAAATGGGCAGCGCCGGGTTCCGCATCTTGCGGCGCCTGGCGAGCACGCTCGCCTACAAGGAGATCGTCAGCCGTCGCAAGATGACCAACGAGGAGTACTCGCGGTTCCTGGACCAGCTGGGGCGCGACTTCCGCACCGAGTTTGAGGACCGCCGGTTCTCCGCGGGGGGGCTGGCGCTGCTGACGCGCGGCGAGCCGCTCGCGGACGCCGGCGACCTGGAGCTCTACAACTCGCTTTACGCCTACAGCTGCAAGTTCGTCCGGGCCTGCGTGATCATCAAGCGCTCGGCCGGCAAGTGCCTGGTCTTCGAGCCCTTCGTCAAGTTCTCGGGCATCAGCGTGCTGCTCGAGTACTTCCGCCTGTTCGAGATCTCCCACGTCGAGTTCTCGTCCCGCACGCGCGAGACGCGCACGCAGCTGGTCGCCGAGTTCAACGCGCCCGAGAACACAAACGGCGAGCTCATCAAGGCGTGCGTCTTTTCCGCGAGCGGCAACGAGGGCATTAGCTTCATGTCGATCAACGACATCCTCATCCTCGACATGACCTGGAACGAGTCCTCGCTCAAGCAGATCATCGGGCGGGCCCTCCGGCTGAACAGCCACGTCAACAACGTCTCGGACCGGCGCTACCTCAACGTCCACTTCATCGTGGCCACGCTCGCCGACGGCCTCTCCGTCGACCAGGAGCTGCTGGACATCATCCAGCAGAAGTCGCGGGAGTTCAACCAGCTCTACAGCGTGCTCAAGCGCGCGTCGATCGAGTACATCTACGCTAACTACCCGCCGCCGGCGGTCGCCCTGGAGAACGAAAAAAATTTCCAAAAACTGATTTCGCGACCCGTCGAGTTCAGCGCGAGGCGGACGCAGGCCGTGGTCGTTTCCGGGGAGAGCGTCTGGTACAGTTTCAGCTCGCTCATGACCTCGATCCACAAGGGCTTTAAGCACGAGAACCGGATCTACGACACGGACGGCAACTACGTCGCGACCCTCGAGGAGGACCCCACCGTGCGCGTGTCCGGGTGCAAGCTGGTCTACATCGTCGGCTAGCCGAACAGCGCGTAGGCCACGATGCGGTTGATGAGCGGGTGCTCGCGCCGGTTCTTCTTCGTCAGGAAGACCACCTCGGAAACCTCGCTGTTGGGCACGAAGTTGTCGCGCACCTCCCAGCTGAAGAGGCGGACCGCGGCCACCAGCAGGATGCTGTCGAAGTAGCGCCACAGCAGCTTGTCGTAGATGTTGCGGTACACGAACACCTCCTTGTAGATCGACACGTGGCGCCGGTCGATGTTGAGCTCCTCCTGGATCTCGCGCAGCAGGCAGTCCTCGACGCTCTCGTCGCGCTTGGCGCGCCCCCCGGGAAAGATGATGTCGCGCCCGCCGGCGCTCGCGGCCGTCGCTGCCGCCGCCGTCAACCGGCGTTCGCCGTCCGTAGCGGACGTTTCGTCCGCCGCACCGGAGCGCTGGCGCGGCGCCGCCTCGCGGTCGCGGCAGCCACGGCCGCGGAGTGCCTCCGCCTCGTTAGGGGCCAGGTACGCGTACGCGTTGCGCGCCACGCGCTTCTTGGAGCCCGTGATAGCCGAGTACACGAACGTGTGCCGGCGGCGGCACAGCACCACGCAGTTGTCGAGCGTTCTCAGGATGCACCCGAACGACAGGTCTCGGTAGGCCGGGATCTCGTTCTGGTACTTAAACTTGATGAGGTTGGACTCCTCCTTGTCGTTTCGGACGGTGATTTCCCGGCAGGCCACGGGGTTATGCTTTAGCAGGCTCAGGTACAGGAAGCTGTTGACCACCATCGCCGAGCGGCGGGGCGTCGAGGGCCAGGCCCTCGACGAGCTGCTCGTAGATGTGATTGAGGTAGGCGAACTTCTCGTTGCCGCTCTTCTCCAGCAGGGAGCACAGGTACTCCACTTCCATGTTATACAAGCTGTCTTTCGGAACGTCCGAGTAGGGCTGATTTAACAAACATAAAATGCAATAGCCGCGAAACGTCTTTCCGGTGCTTTTGTCCAGAATGTCGATCGCGCACGCGACGTCGGTGATGGTCCCGATGCGCAGCGAGTCGTCGGTCTCCTCGGCTATTTCACGATGGATGCATTTTTCAATTGTCTCCCGGCGGTTACGCACCGAGCCGCCCAGCAGCGTGAGCTCCTCGAAGCCGTCGTTGCTGGGCAGCTCGGCGGCGGTCGCGAGGCGCGCGCGGATGTCCTTGATCTCCTTGGGGTAGACGTACTTGAAGTCGATGTATTTCATCACCAGCTGCTCGCCGCGCCGGCGCGAGAGCCACTTGTTCTGGTACGTGAACGAGGTGCGGCGCACGCCGACGATGGGCACGCGATCGGTGGTGAGGCAGAGGCCAAAAAGATGAAGGTTGTGGAAGCGATCGCAGTCGGCGATCTCCGCGATGGTGGCGCGGCGTACGGTAACGGCCTCGCGCGGTGTTTCGAACATAGCTCAACCGTGATATTTCCCGCCTCTATTTTCATTTTGCGCCCGGCCGGTTGATGACGCCGGTGAACGAGAACTTCGAGCTGCCCGAGGAGGAGTTGGCCTCCTTCAGCGTCACGGTCACGGTGTCTCCGGCGTTGTACACGTGCCGGTCCTTGGTGAAGCAGTACTTGGAGTCCGCGAAGGAGACGGTGCCGTCGTCCTTGTTGATGTGGCAGACCAGGTCGGGGCAGTTGACCGCAATGTCCGACTCGCTGTTGATCTCCATGGTGCCCTCGACGACGTCGCCGATCCGGTAGTATTTGTAGGTGGCCAGGCACGGCACCATGACGGTGATGACGTTGTTGGTGATGCGGCCCAGCGGGAGTCGGTACTCCTCGAGGATCTCGATCTTGGTGCACATGATGCCGGCGCGCTCCTTGTGCAGGTACTCGCGCATGACCTTGCGGCGGATGTTCTGCCGCACGTCGAGGTTCAGCTCCCCGGGGTCGAGCTCGACGTCCAGGAACAGCTTCTGGCTAAACGAAGACATTCTTGTCCTTTCTAAAATTTATTTGAAGCGTGTATTTATTGTATTTCAGAGAAAAAGGCACGACTATGATGTCACTTTTCACGCGGTAGAGCAGGCACTTCTTAAGGTGCTTGTTCGAGACGAAGAAGTGGTCTTCGACGAGGCGCGACAGGTACGCCTCGACGCGGTCCTCGTCGGGCAGCACCTCGCGGAACTTCTTCCGGAGCGCGTTGTCCCGGTAGTTGACGCGCAGGTGGTGGTAGAAGAACTGGCGCGTCATCTCCCCCAGGATCACGTCGACGAGGTAGGGGTGCGGCGGCAGGCTGTAGACCACGGAGATCTCCTGCAGGATGGAGTAGATGCGCAGCGTCTCCTTGGTCTTGAACTTGAGGTACATGAGCTTCTTGATGTCGAAGGGCAGCGAGTTGATCTCCTCCAGCTGGAACTGCTCGAGCGAGTCGATCTCGTCGTCGAAGTCTCCGTAGACCGTGGCGAGCAGGTACACGTTCACCGGCACCTGCAGGTTGGCGTACGAGAACTTGCGGATGGAGCGGCCCAGGATCTGGTTGTACTGCGAGAACGTGTCCGGGATGGTCAGGAACCAGATGTGGCGGACCTCCTTGAGCGTGTAGCTCTCGGACATGATGTTGGACGAGAATAAAAACATGATCTCGTGGCCCTCGGCGTTCTCCGGCGAGTTGTACACCTCCAGCAGGTCCTCGAGCGAGGACTTCATCTTGCTGGTGACGACCGCGAAGCGCTTGACGCGGTCGTCGATCATCTTGGGGTTGGAGACGCGCGAGCCGTTGTAGTCGGAGTAGCCGTTGCTGAGCATGACGTTGCGGATGACGAAGCCGCCGTACGTGGAGTTCGAGAAGTAGATGAAGTGCTTGCCCTTGAGCCGCTGGATGGTGCGCACGAAGTACTTGAGCTTGGAGCTGATGTTGAGCGTGACCAGCTCGTCGCCGTACAGGAAGCCGTTGTTGATCTTCAGGTTCGGGTACAGCTCTTTCTCCTGATCCTGGAACAGGATGTCGAGGCTGTTGATGAGGTTGAGCTGCCCGAGCACGGCCAGCGAGACGTTGGTCATGTTTTTCTCGAACATCTCGTTGCTGCACATCTTGCGGATGTTGATGTAGTCGCGCTCCTGCAGCGGGTGCATCGGGCAGTACACCACCTTGGTGTCGAGGAAGCGGCGCCCGTGAAAGACGATGTCCGGGAGCTCCTTCTTCTCCAGCTCGTAGTAGGAGACCTTGTCGCGCAGCACGTCCTTGATGACCTTCACGCCGGACTCGTTGAGGGTGATCTGGAAGACCTTCTTGCCCTGGATGATGATGTCGTTGAAGTTGATCTCCACGTCCGACATGAGGTTGATGATGTTCGTCAGCGTGATGGGCGTGTTGGTGATGGGCGACCCCGAGAGCAGCAGGAACGGCACCCGGTGCTTGTTCTTGATGACCGTCATCAGCTCGCCCGTGTTGTTGCCGAAGATGTTGTGCGCCTCGTCGATGATAAAGACGGAGTCCTCGTACTTGGACAAACCGTTGTAGTTGATGATGTTGTCGTTGTAGTTGAGCGAATAGAAGCTGGTGGTGGCGTAGATGTGGATGTTCTCGATGACGTAGTCCGTGTTCACGAGGTTCTCGGCGGTGTTGATGTTGTAGTTGAAAATGTTCAGGATGTTGATGTTCGGCACGATAATAAAAACTTTTTTGTACTTGGACACGATCAGGGCGAAGATGAGCGCGATGATGGTCTTCCCGGAGCCCATGATGTGGAAGAGCAGGATGCTCTGCTTTTCCACGAGGATGCGGCGCACCAGGAAGTCCACCGTCGCGATCTGGTGGGGGAGGAGGTTGGGGATCGTGTCCACGTGCTCCTTGAACAGCTTGAGGATGCTGAGGTTCATTTAGAACCCAGATCTTCTATAAATACGTACTCCATGTACTCGTCGCAGAAGTTCGTGTACTTTTTGTTCTTGGAGATAAACCCGTCGATGTCCGAGCCGTAGATCTTGACGTTGAAGTGCGACACGAGGCGCGTGCGGAAGCCGTCGGCGGAGAGCGCGGGGAGCCCGGCCTCGCTGACGTGGTACCCGCGGCGGACGAGCGACGGCATGTGCTTCGCGTGCGTCGAGTCGCTCGGCGCGATGATGGTGTCGAGCGTCAGCCGGAACCGGAAGTCGGGGATCAGCTCGGGCGTGGGCTCCAGCGACAGCCCGTGCAGGTGGTGCTTCGCGTACCACTCCAGCAGCAGCGTCAGGAACGCGCCCCGGAAGTAGTTGGTCCGGATCTTGCTCTCCAGCTCCGCGTTGAGCTTCTTGACGACGTCGTACGAGTTCCCGAGGCAGGGCCGGTTCAGGTTCGGGGAGAAGTGCGTCTTGAAGTGGATGAGCCCGATGCGCCGCATGATGGCGTTGTCCACCTTGTCGAAGACGGGCTTGTAGTTGCTGTCGATGATGATGGTTGAGACGTTGCAGTTGCTGATCTTGTTCGAGAAGCAGGCGCGGCCGACGATGCAGTTCTCGGTGAGCTTCTTCACGTTGTCGGAGCGGATCTTCTTGACGTTGTTGCAGCTGAAGTCCGGCAGCTCGCTGCAGAAGGTGACGCGCTTCAGGTGGATGCTGGACACGTAGGGGTTGGGCCCCTTGTCGAAGGGCTCGACCAGGATGCACTGGCTGGTCTCGGTGAAGAGCCCGTCGAAGACGGACCGGAGCAGCTTCTTGACCGTCGACTTCCCGCTCGAGGTGTCCCCGTAGAAGAAGAAGATGTACGGCTTGTTGACGCCGCACAGGCAGCTGGAGAGCACGCGCTCGAAGACCTCGCGGTTGCCCGCGTTGCCGCCGGTCGGCGGCTGGATGTCGTCCAGCACGGCCCGCAGCTCGGTCACGGCCGGGTCCCCGGCGGGCGTCGGCGCGTACTCGTACCCCGTGGACACGGTGCAGACGAAGTCCTTGCCCTCCTCGCCGCGGTGGAACTCGCGCGTCGCGACGTCGAGGATGCCGTTGTCGAACTGGAGCTTCTCCGGGAAGAGGTCCGTGGCCACGCACGACGTGATCATGTCCTTAAGGTTGTTCTCGATGATGCGCCGGTTGGAGGGCACCAGCACCAGCCCCTCGTCGTCGTCGACCGCGTCCTTCATGGACAGCACCAAGCGCGTGAGGTGGTTGTTGTCGGTCTCGGTCTCCCAGCGCCCGGCGATCCAGGCGATGTACTCCCCGTACTTGTTTTTGTGCACGACGCCCGCCTCCATGATGCGCTCCGAGATCGCGAAGAGCTTGTTCTGCGCGAGCGGCACCGTCTTTACCCGGCAGCTGTTCGGGTTGCCGGCCTTGAAGATGCGGAGGGTGTCTTCCTGCACGGCCACGTGGTGCGGGTGCTTGTGCGACGCCTTGCCGCAGAGCCGGCACGGGAACCGGTAGTCGATGATCAGCGGCGTGCCGGGCAGCGTGTTGGCGTTGAGCCGGTCCAGGTTCGTGATCTCGTTGCCCACGATGGTCTGCAGGCGCACGAGGATCTTGTCGAAGGACATCGACACCGCGCCGGGCGCGGCCGCGCGGTCGGGCGCCGGCGCCTCCGCGTACTCGAAGACGTAGCTGCTCGGCGTCACGTCCACGTAGGTGTATAGGTAGTCGGCCAGGTCTGTCGACGCGGTCATGCGGTGCACGTAGCGGCACTCCGGCGTCTTGCGCGTGCCCACGACGCGCAGCGAGGGGTTGCGCCGGTACACGGCGACGTCGACGGCGCGCATCAGCGGGTTCACGCTCGAGCGGACCTCGCGCGAAAGGAACCGGCGCATGGCCACCAGCGTGCGCACGCTCGTGTACATGTCGGTGAAGATCAGGTGGAAGCTCACCTTCTCCGGGTCGTCGGACAGCGACAGCGAGTACCGCGAGCGCGCGGCCACCAGGAAAGCGCGCTTGCTGCTTCCCGAGACGCTGGCGGCGCAGTGCTTGAACACGAAGTCGGCGAGGAACTTGGTCAGCAGCAGCAGGAACGTCTTGAAGGACTCCGCGAACTGCTCGGCGACGAGCGGCTCGCGCAGGTCGACATCGAAGAAGACGCGCACGCGCGAATTCTCCTCCTCGTTTTTGAGGCACTCGAAGAGCGTGCATTCCGGGCGCGCGCGGATGTACTCCTCGAGCTCCGGCACTAAAAACGATTCGCAGAGGTTGAGATTGCCGCTGGCGCGCTGCTCGCGCGAGACGCCGATCCGTTTCAGCACGAAGATCACTCTATTATTTAGCTCCATTTAAGAAAAAAATAACTTTTCACTAATGGCGGCCGCGGCCGCCGGGCCCGCCGCGCGGGCCTAGTCGAAAGTGAGGCCCCGCCACCACTCGACGGGCTCCAAGTCTTGCAGCGCGAGCAGCTCGTTCACGATCCAGAGCGAGTTGTCCTCGCGAAAAAGCGCCGGATCGCGCGTCGACGGGTGGTACCCGACGACGAGGGTGATCGGGTTCTCGATCTTGGACTTGACGTTCTCGAAGTCCGAGCGGCCCAAGCAGTACAGGAGCCGCACGCGCGAGCAGATGTGGTTAAGCAGCAGCTTCGAGCAGCGCTCCCAGTACAGGGCCTGGCTCTTGGTCTCGCCCACGCGGCAGCTGAGGTAGTAGTTCCACGGGAACACGCCCGGGATGCGGGAGAAGTCGAAGTTGGTGTAGTTCCGGTACCCGTAGTGGCCGGCGATCTTGTTGGCCAGGTTGCGCACCGCGAGCTTGGAGAAGCTGGGCGACTGGAAGGGCACGCCGGTCGCGTCGCGCGGGTACGGGTCGATGCCCATCACGCAGACCGTCTTGTCGTTCAGCGGCTCGCTGAGCTGCCGGAAGATGCGATCGCGCTTCGGCGACGTGTTCTCCGAGAAGATGTATCTCGCCACGTCGCTGAGCGGCTCCGCGATCCGGTCCACCACGTCCTGCCAGTCATGGTGGTACAAGATCTCGTACGGCGGGTGCTGCAGGTACTTTTTCAAGATCATGGGCGAGCTCATTATAGGCCTTCTCTATCCTTTCATTTTCGGCGCGGTCGCCGCCGAGCTGCCCCGCGAACCAAGCGAACGCGAAGGCGCGCAGCGGCTCGCGGTCGTAGCGGAACGTCAGCAGCTGGCGGCAGAAGGGCGCGTGCCGCTCGGCCACGTACACGCGCGGCGCCACGTACCCGCGCCGCGGCGCGAATCGCGCCAGGTCTAGCTCGCGCGCGGCGCGCGGCGCGCCCGGCTCCAGGAAGGGGTTGGCGGTCAGGCGCGCGATCTCCGCGCCGAGCGCCGCCAGCAGCGCGGCCGATCGGAACGCGGCGTCGTCCCCGCCCTCGCGCGCCAGGTGCGGGTTGGCCAGCACTCGCGGCGCGGGCCCGGCGCGCTCGGCCGGGCCCGGCGCGCAGCTCAGCACCGCCAGGACGCTCTTCCAGGCGCGGCTTCCGCGCGGCCGCGTTACCAGGCTGACCACCGTGTGCGCGTCCGCGGCGCCGGCCGGCGGGTCGGCGGCGCCGGCGGTCTCCGCCGAGCAATGTCGCGCGGACGGCGCGGCGCCGAACTCGGCGGCGTCCATGTACTCTTTGTTGGGCTTTAAATACGACGAGCGCAGGTGCGTGTAGCGCAGCGTCAGGTCGTCGTCGACGACGGAGACCGCGTGCGTCGAGTAGAAGCAGTACTCGGCGGCGCGCGCCACCCGGTTCACGAGCGCCGCGAGCGCGTCGCGCTCCGCGCCGATCAGGAAAATCACCTCCGCGATCGGCGAGTCCAGGTTGGGCCCGATCTCGTCGACGGCGGCGGCCCGGAACCGCGCGCCTCGCAGCGCGTACATGGCCGCCGACCTCCCGACGAGCGCGAGTTTCTTCCTGCGCTACGACGAGCGCGGTAACGTCGAACGCGTCTACGCGTTCGAGGAGAACGCCCGGTTCGACGACCTGTCTATTTATCAAGTCGTGAAAACGGCCTACCTGGACGATCCCGAGGTCTCCGCGGCGTTGTTCCCGAGCAAAACGATCTACGACTCCTTCGAGCCAAAAAAACCGCTGGCCGAGACCGGGCCCGCGCGCGCGGACCGGCCGGCGGGCGCCGCGCCCCCGGACCGCGTCGCGCTGTTCGCGCTCCTCTTTAACGCGTTCCGCTCCTGCTCGCCCGACGCGCCCTACTTCTACGCGCGCGCCCCGGGCTAGGCCTTGCAGAACACGTAGACCACGTAGCGCCGCAGCAGCTCCTCGAGGTCCGTACCCTCGAAGTTGACGGCGTCGCGGTTCAACGCAAAGAACTTGCTGGTCGAGGGCCGCGCCTCCAGCTTGGAGACGCCGGCCAGGAACTTGCGGTTGCGCGCGATCACGTCGTAGAAGGTGACGTAGTCGATGGCGCGGAAGCCGTACTCCTCGAAGACGCGGTTCAGGTCGGCGCGGCGCACGATGTACTCCTCCATCGGCCGCTTCATGGTGGTCGGGCTGAAGACGAGCGCCTTCTCGTCGCTGATCTTCTCGATCGAGAGGTAGTTGTCCTCGGCCTGGGTTCGGTGAATGACGAAGCGGCGCTCCTCGGCGAGGGAGGCCACGTAGTCCCCGTCCATGGTGGTGATGAGCACCTTGGCTCCGGGGGCGGCGAGTTCCGCGAGGTTGCGCATGACGGTGCTGTAGTGGAGCGGGTGGAACGAGAAGTGCACGGCGAACTGCCAGTCGATCACGTCGAAGCGGCCCGAGTAGAAGGTCTTGCGGACCTCGTCGAGGTAGGCGTCCGACCGGATGGTGGCCTGCAGGTACGCGAACTTGTAGTACTTGGACTTGCTGCCGGAGTTGAGCTTGTTGTAGCGCGAGTTCGCCTCGGCGATGGCCGCCGGGTCCGGGTCGGTGGCGATCAGCACCGCAGCCTCCGCGTAGAAGTACTTTTCGAGGTCGGCACCGTTCCCGAAATCCACGGCCAGCACTTTCCGCTTGGCGTTGTTGTCCATGAAGGTCTTCGAGCAGTACAGCGAGATGGTCTGGGTCTTGACGAAGTTGGAGAGGATGCCCAGCGGGCCGCGCGTGCGGTTTTGGCTGAAGTAGCTCCCGTCCGGGTTCAGGCGCAGCGCGTCGCGCGCCACGCGCTTGCCGGCCTCGGCCATGACGTCCGGCGCGCCGGTGAGCAGCTCGCCCAGCCGCACGCGCTGGTCCTCCAGGTGCTCCAGGATGACGGCCTCCTGGTTGCCGTAGTAGTTGCGCGAGTAGAGGTACAACATCGTCTTTTCGAGGCGCGGCCGCACGAGCGAGTCGTCGCCCTCGGCCGTCGAAAACTCGCCGACGAACTTGACGGGCACGAGCACGCGCTCGAGCCCGGTGTCGTGCTCGCTCTGCAGGAACTCCAGGCAGTAGATGTTGCCCAAGTAGTTCACGCCGTCCGACAGCACCAGCTTGCCGAACCCGAACTCCTTCGGCGTGCCGTGCGCGTTGCTGTAGCGCTTGAACTCGACGAAGGTGTCGCGGTCGCCCAGGATGATGGGCTCGTTGGACATGTACCGGTACACCACGTTGACGGCCTGGTCCACCGTGTTCACCTTCTTGAGCTTCCAGTCGCAGGGCGCCGCGTGCCGGTAGAAGAGGATCACGCCCTCGCGGTACTCGCGCAGCAGCGTCGCGCACGCGGCGATCAGGTCCCCGTTGGTCGCGTAGGGCCCGTGGTAGCGCTTGACGGCGATCGTGATCCCGCCGCCCAGGTCCGAGAGGCGCTCTTCCACGAAGGCGCGCTCCTCGAGGCGGTCGGGCAGCGCCGGCGTCTGCAGCTTGATGAAGTGCACGACCTTCTCGCCGGACCCCGCGCGCGTCATCTCGCCCATCAGCGACACGGGCTCCGCGAACTTGCGGCGGCCGCGGTACCGGATGAAGTACCCCAGGTGCGCGAAGTGGCAGAAGATGTCCTTGTCGCGCAGCAGCACGTACGTCAGCACCCCGTCCGTCTTCTCCGTCACGTAGAGGTCGGCCGTCTCGAGCGTCTGGAGCTGGTACTTCTTGAGCATGTTGGTCGGCACGGGCGGCCGCGGCCCGCCGCCCTGGACCAGGAACACCGAGTCCGCCGGCGCCAGGAACAGCGCCTGGCAGACCGTGTACAGCGACGCGCGCAGCTCCGCGAAGCTGAAGCCCTCCCGCTCGAGGTGCTCGCGCGAGACGTCGATCTCGAACTCCAGCGTCACGCCGGGCTTGGCCGCGGGGTCGTTGAGCGCGTACAGCAGCGAGTTGTAGTTTTGCGAGCCGTTCCCGATGAAGTACTTAAACTTGGCGTCCACGATTAGGTGCTTGGCGCGCGCGCGGACGAGGTTGACGAACTCCAGCTTGATGTTGCCCGAGTAGTTCCGGTAGTCCGTGAAAGGGTGCGATTCCTCCGTGGAGTGCTTGATGGTGGCCCCCGGGAACGACTTCTCCCACACGGGCGCTTTCCGTTCCCAGTTGGCGTCGTCCAGGCGCTCCACCAGCTGGTAGTTCTTCACGTCGAGCCCGTGCACGTCCTTGACGCTCAGGCGGTTCCGGATCTTCGCGTCCTTGGCCTTCAGCACGTACTGGACGTAGGACTCCTCGACCGTCGCGATGGTGTGCAGCACCGAGACGGCCGACAGCGGCGGGTTGAGCAGGATGAGCTCGACCTCGTTGTGCCGCGCCGCGTCGAAGCGGTTTTCCCGGAACGCGGACTCGAAGTAGTCCACCAGCTCGTCCAGCATCGCGCTCAGCGGCTCGCCCAGCTTATTCTCCATGTCTAAATAATCGCGATGCTCCTGGCGATAATATTAACAACGGTTATAATTTTTCTATTTATCCTCTCGAGAAAAGTGACGGTCGCTCGGGCCGAACCCGCCTATTTATACAACCGGCGCGCCCCGGACCCCGCTCTAGTCCGCCAGGTGGAGTCGCTGCGGGCGCGGCTCGAGGCCGCGGAGGCGTACGGCGCCGCGCAGGAAGCCGTCGTCCGCGAGCTGGAGCTGCGGTTCCTGGCGCTGAGCAGCAAGAAGGCGGCCTACGACGCCAACGCGGCGAAGCTCTCTCCGGTCGTGGACGGGTTCTCGACGGTCGACGTGCTGCGCACCGTCAAGTTCTTCTACCTGCTCGTCAGTAAATTACGTCTTTTATGAAGGCGTAGTCGACGCCCGGACGGCGCTTGACCTGCCTGACGGGCCGGCGCGTCTCGTAGGCGCGCGCGAACGGCTTGAGGACGGCGCTCCCGGTGTCGAAGTCGTCCTCGGCGGCGGCCGCGTCCGCGGCGACGAGCGCCGCGCAAACCGCCGCGCGCTCGGCGGCGATCTGGTCCGGCGTCAGCGGGCGCGCGTCCGCGAGGTGCTCGGAGACCCAGAAGCCGGCGTCCCCCGGCGCGCCGGTCGTCGCGTAGAAGTAGTCCACCATCACGCGGCCGTCGGCGCGCACGAGCCGCTCGCTCGCGGGCGTGCGGCCCAGCAGGCGCCGGTACAGGCACCGCAGGTCGTCGGTGCCCATCGCCCGCTCAAACCTGGTGTTGATCAGCAAGTCGATCTTGGCGTCCATGCTCGATGTACGAGATGACGAACTCCAGGAAGTTCTCGAAGGGCCGGTCGCGGATGACTTCTTCGACCACCTGCGTGGTCAGGACGCGCAGCACCGTCAGCGTCACGTACGCGCGCTTGGAGATGTTGGCCGTGTGGCCGATGACGTCGGCGGTCTGATTTAAGGAAACGGAAATTAGTTTCTTTACGCTGGGGAGCGTCTCCAGCGTGTTGACGTTGTACCAGATGTTGAAGAGGAACGTCACGTTCACGCCGTACGTGCGCAGGTCCTTGATGCGGACGCCGTACCGCTTCATGAACGCGTAGACGCGCGCCTCGTTCAGCAGCCCGAACACGAAGGCGTCGGGCCGCTTCTGGTCGTGCAGCGCCTTGACGGGCCCGTACAGCCGGTCGGCGCGGTCGATGCGGAAGCAGTGGTCGACGCGGTCCTTGCCGCGGAAGGCGATGCGGATCTCGCGCGGGTCCACGGCGATGTGCTTGTTCTGGAGCGTGAGCAGGCCGACCGTCTCGTTGTTCTTGTAGTAGCGCACCTTGCCGGTGCGGATGTAGAAGCTGGTCTCGAGCAGCAGGAACACGGCCAGCTGGTTCTCGACGGTGGCCTTGCGCGAGAAGCGCAGGTTCCGCTCCACGAAGGCGTCGATCTCGTGCTTGACCTTGTGCACCCGGAGAAAAATTTCGTCGCGGCTGTGGTTCCGCTGCTCGACGTGCAGCTTGCCGTAGAAGTACTGCTTGCGGGACTTGGAGTCGTAGCCGATAAAAATGAGTCCTCGCGCGGACTCCTCGAGGGTCTGCTCCACGAACGCCACGTCCGTGAGGTGGGCGGGGATCTTCACGCGCGCCACGACGTCGTAGGTGGGGTTGGAATCCTCCACGCGCCGGGTGCGATCCGCGTCGTAGTAGAGCACGCCCTCGAGGTAAAAGAGAAAACGCTTCATTTAGTAGTCTTTTTACTCCGCCGGGGCGCGGTCGCCATTACCGCGCTCAGACTGCTCTGAGTGACGACGTCGCGGAGTTTATTCACGGCCTTCACGAGCGCCTGCAGGCGCTTGCCGGAGATCTTGCTGAGCGTCATCAGCACCACGATGTTCACGGCGTCGACGGACTTGACCAGCGACTTGACCTGGCAGAGGATCTCCTCCACGGCCTGCATCAGCGTGTCGTCGTCCACGCCGTCGCTGTCGCGCGCCGGGTCCGCGCGCGCCTCGCCGGCCTCGTCGTCGGTGCTCTCGGGGGCCCCGGCCGCCTCCTCGCGCGTGCGCTGGAGAAGCTGGTCCAGCGAAACAAAATCTGCCGCCGGGTTCATTTATATTTATCTATTACTATTCATATTTCAATTTTAGCGTTACCGGGCATCCGGGCGGGCGGTCCCCGGATTCCCTCGCTCGGGCGCGCCCGTCTCCGTGTTAAAAATCCGATGTTAAATGGAAAATAACAAGGAGATTATGCTGCTGGACGTCATCAAGAAGATCAAACGGTACCTGGCCGACGATTCGGTGAAAGAAAAATCCTACGCCGACTTTATCGCGGAGAATAAAAACATCTTCATCTACAACCTGTACAACGTCAACGTCGTCACCGAGGACGACATCAAACTCCTGTACATCACCATCCAGCAGAACCCCGACATCGACGACCCCTCGCTGGTGTCGATCTTCTCGTACATCGGGTACAAGTTCAAGCGCACCATCAACGAGCGGCAGCCGGACGACGCGCCCGTGGCGACCGCCAACGACGAGTTCCGGCACAACTTCTTCAGCTTCTTCTTCACCTACCTGGAGTTCTACGCCAAGCTCAAGACCATGCGCGTGCTCGTCAACCGCGAGAACGAGCCCGGCGACGCCAACGTCAACTACCGCACCAGCGAGCTGGTCTCGTCCTTCCCCGAGCAGCCCACGCGCGTCGTCGAGGTCCCCTTCAACATGCGCGAGATCATCTCTTACGTCTCCAAGAACATCGACCAGCTGCAGTTCTCCAAGAAGTACCTGGACTTCTGCTACCTCTGCCGCATCATCGGCGTGCGCATCTCGAAGAAGAAGTTCAACCTGACCTACGTGATCGAGTACTCGGTGGACAACGTGGTCATCCCCATCTGCGTGACGGACTACCTGGACGTCAAGTACGTCGAGCTCAAGGAGACGGGCGCGCGCTACCGGAACACCTTCCAGATGGAGAACAACCCCAACCTGGCCGTCTGGGGGCAGCTGGTCATCCCGCGCCTGGCCAACGGGACGCTCTACAGCTCGTTCTTCCTCTCGAGCGTCGACCTGGCGCAGTTCTTCACGCGGCTGGTCGTGCGCCCGGACGCCGAGTTCGTCGAGCGCGCCGCCGCGCCGCTGCGCGAAATCGTCGTGCGCGAGCCGGCCTTCTGGCGCGAGACGCAGGAGATCGCCTTCCGCGTCTGCGAGCACCAGGTCAAGATGGACGACATCTTCCGCAACGTGTCGGTCAACTACTTCGAGCAGGTGAACGCCTTCATCAACGACATGATCTACTACGAGGACGGCCTCGCCTACTGCAGCTACTGCCACGTGCACGTGCCCGTCTTCGACCAGGGCGTCGGCAACGTCGCCAAAGACAAGGTCGTCGCCGTCAACTACAACAAGAAAAACATCTTCAACGCCGAGCCCTACAGCTACTTCGTGCAGAGCCAGCGCTTCATCTTCAACATCATCATGTCCTTCGACGCCGTCATGAAGGCGCAGACCTGGTCCATGAAGTACAACATCAACCGCATGCTCATCGACTTCCTCATCCACATCAACGACAAGCGCCACTTCTACGAGAAGCAGTTCGCCAAGGAGATCAAGAACGGCATCTTCTTCCTGCGGCTCTCGGCCAACCTGTTCGACATCCGCATGTCCAGCACCGAGCTCTTCTACACGGCCAAGATCCTCAACCTCAACTACATCATCGCGCTCACCATCACGCTCAACAGCAGCGCGAACTTCTTCCTGGGGTACCTCAAATCCAAGCAGATCTTCCCCGAGACCGACACGCTGGAGGCGCAGTTCAACTACTACATTGCCGTCATCGTCAACCAGTTTTTAGTCAAGACCAAGGTCCTGGATAAATCCGCCGTCAACCACATCCTCTTCTTCACCGACGTCTACGCGTCCATCATGCCCGACGAGATGGTCGCGTACTACCACCGCCTGCGCGCCGAGGTCGCGCGGCTGCTGGTCGTCGAGCGCGCCAAGAACGAGAAGGACTACGAGGTCGAGAACACCACCGAGGTCGCGCCGCTGCGCATCCGCTTCTTCGACGCGCGCGGGTCCGCGATGCCCGTGGCCTTCGCGCACGTCGAGGAGCGCTCGGTGGCCACGCCCTCGGTGCTCCCGTCCCCGGACCGCCCGCAGGACCTCGAGGCCGCCGAGCGCGACTTCGCCTCCATGAGCATCGACAACGTGCTCATCAAGCTCAACAACACCGCCATCGAGACCATCGAGATCTTCTCCACCTACGTGAAGGTCATCCTGGAGAAGAAGCAGACCATCATCTCCATCCAGCGCCTCTTCCTCTACCGGCTGCTGACCTACTTCTCGGGGCCCGAGTTCTACGTCTTCAAGTTCGGCGACCCCTTCCCGTTCAACCAGACGCTGGTCAACGTGCACCACCTCAACCGCAAGATCGACTGCTACAACTTCCTCGTGCGGAGCCTGCTGCCGGACTCCGACATCTTCTTCTACCACTCCCGCGACCTCAACCGGCACCGGCTCGAGTTCGGGTTCTACCTTTTTCTCAGCAAGTTCGTGAAGGTGAAAAAGTGGATAGAACAAAATAAGGAAAAAATCAAGCTGCTTTATTTAGTTAATTTTAACAATTAAATGGCGGACACTTACCAATTATTCGTGCTCGACATCAATGGCATCCCGGAAGCCTTCAATTGGCTGACGACGAACCAAATCGCCTTCACGGAGGTCAAGCCGGCCGAATTCGTCACATCCGCCAAGTACATTTCGACGACCTGCGGCTACCTGTGCTCCGAGCGCACCAAGCGGTCCGTAAACGCGCACCTGGGCCTCTACGAGCGCATTCTGAACGGGAAACCGCAGCAGGTGGCCGACCCCGCCTTCGTGGTGCTGGAGGACCTGGTCACGCCGAGGCCCGACTTCGCGAAGACGCTCCAGCCCATCTGCGACGCCATGAAGGCCAACTCGATCGACATCGTCTACCTGACCACCGACTACTTCTCCCGGGTGAACCAGCCCCCGATCGCGATGGCGGCGGCCCCGGCCTACAAGCTCTACCGCGCCGGCTCCGCGCTCTCGCTCGCCGGCTACGTGATCACGCTCGCCGGCATGAAGAAGGTGCGCGACCACTTCCTGGCCAACCCCGTCACCACCAGCCTCAACGTCGACCTGGACGTCAACGCCGCGCGCGCCCACATAGCCCGCGCCGTCCTGGACCCGGCGCTGGTCAGCATCGACCGCGTGGCCCCCGACATCGAGAACAAGGGCAGCTTCCTCTCGCGCTGGCTGGAGAAGCACTACCCGCGCACCTACAGCATGCTGCACACGCCCGTGCTGTCCCTCTTCGGGAAGATCGACGTCAACATCCTCTCGGCCGTCGTGCTGATCGTGGCCGTGCTCTTCATCATGTTCGGCGTGACCTCCCCGTTCGGCTGGTTCCTGCTAGGGCTTCTCGTCGCCGACGCGTTTTAGGAACTCGCCGCACCAGTGCCCGGCTTCGAAGTAGCCGCTGTACCCCAGCTCGCGGAACATGTCCAGGCCGCACGTCACCGTGCTCGACGCGCCGGCCGCGACGACGTACTCGCAGAACTGCCTGGCGCCCTCGTCCTTCGGCGCGGCCTTCTTGATCATCCAGCCGTCGCCGCGGCCGCGGCGCACGGCCTCCGGCAGCGCGGTCGCCTCGGCGAGGCGCGCCGGCAGGTAGAACGCGCCGAAGTCCACGCATAGGAAGTTGCCGAGCGCCGGGTTTCGGAGCCGGTAGTAGCGGCCGCGCTCGCTCTCCAGCCGCGACTTGGAAGCCACGAGCGGCTGCCAGCTGGCCAGGTTCTTCTTGATGCGCGCGTAGCGCGCCAGCTCCTCCAGCACGCGGTTGCCGCTGATCTGCAGCAGGAACAGCAGCACGCTCAGCAGCAGCACGCCCACGAAGAAGAGAACCGTCGAAACGCGCGCGAAGCGCGCGATTCTGCCGCCCTTCTCGCGGGCGTAAACGAGTTCCACCCCGTTGACGAACAAAGTTGTTTTGTCCGCCATTTGTAACATATAAATGGGGGGCAAAAGCAATTTATACCGCGATCTCATTCTCATGAGCACCGACACCCGGGCCGCCTTTCTGCCGACCGAGATCACGCAGGTCACCAAAAACATCTACCTCGGGGGCTACGATAACGTCAGCAGCGGCGAGTTCCGGCGCCACGGCTTCGCCTACATCCTGAACCTGTCGCAGATGGCGTACCGCGCCGAGGGCGTCAAGGTGATCTCGCTCAACGTCGAAGACAGCCCCAGGCAGAACATCTCGCAGTACTTCAAGCGCTTCAACGCGCTGCTGGATCACTGCGAAAAGAGCGACAAAAAAATCCTGGTGCACTGCGTCGCGGGGGTCAACCGGAGCGGCGCCGCGGTGCTCTCGTACCTCATCTCCAAGAAGCCCGAGGACGTCGACATGCTGATCTACTTCCTCTTCATCTACCACCTGCTCAAGCGCAAGCGCGGGGCCTTCGTCGAGAACGCCGCGTTCCGCGAGCAGATCGTCAGTTACTACGTCGCCTGAATCGCGCGTACACGACGGCGTGGCCGGCGAGCTCGCTGGACGAGGCGATGCGCCGCCGCGCGGCGGTGAAGAGGTCGCAGTCGGAGCCCAGCACGCGGAACTGCACCTTGACGCGCTCGAGAACGTCGTCGAGGTCCTCGCCCGCGGAGAAGCGCATCGGGACGTCGGCGGGGTACTCGCGGTGGCGCACGCTCACGACCCGCTGCATTATTACCAGGCGGAAATATCCTTTTTCAATTTTTGTAGTCTAAAACTCGCGCCGCGCGAGGCTCTTCAGCTTCACCTCCTGCTCCTCCTCCAGCTGCCGCTCGACCGCCTTGCGGAAGCGCACCAGCTTGTCCAGGTTGAAATAGTAGGTGAAGTACCCCGTCCCGATGCGCGGCACCTTGCTGAAGAAGTGGCAGCTGCTGTTGTCCTGGATGCGCTCCGTGCGGTTCTGCAGCGCCGAGTTGATGAACGCCTTGTTGTCGCCGAACGTGGCCTTCTTCAGCGTGCTGATGTTCCCGAACTTGAACTTGTTGATCGACTCGGGCTCGTAGTTGACGCACATGATGCTCGACAGCAGGTCGCAGCACGGGTACAGGTAGTCGAGGCCCTCGCCGTACGTGTTCAGCAGCGACTCGCACAGGTAGGACTTGACCGCCTCGATGCCGAAGATCTCGTACGTGTTCCACGTCCCCGGGATCACGTTGACGTCCAGCAGGTCGAAGATGCCCAGCTCCTTCAGGTTGGCCAGCTCCACCGTCAGCCGGTACTTGGGGCGCGCCACGTTGTGGTCCTCCAGGCACGAGTACTCGTAAATCGGGATCTTGTACTTGCTGATCTTGCCCTTGTTGGCCGCGCCCGGCAGCATCATCATGAACTTGTTGCGGTTGAAGTCCACGGGCTGCGTGAAGCGCAGCGCCAGCTCGATGTCCACGCGGTACTGGTCCAGCACGCGCGTCTCCATCGACCACTCCTTCACCAGGACGCTGAACGACACGAACCGCTCCACGAGGCTCTCCACGACGGGCACGGTCAGCGACTCGCGCTTGACGTATAGCCGGTTGAGCACGATAGACACGCGATACAGGTCGTCGTCGCGGTCGTGGCGGATCGAGATCTCGGGGAAGAGGTCGCCGAGGCACACGAACTCGAAGTTGATCTTGACGGCCTCCAGCTTGCGGTAGTCCTCCGAGATGAGCGTGATGATCTCGGTGCGGTTCTTGCTCAGGCTGGTCAGGTTGTTGAACTCGTTGAAGCCCAGCTTCTTCTTGATGCCGCCGCTCTTCTCGGTCGTGTGGAAGCTCGACAGCGCCTGCTGCGTGAACTTCTCGCTCAGCACCTGCGCGTAGATGATGCCGATGGGGAACCCGCCGCCCAGCGAGTACCGCAGCTTCTCGCGGAAGCGCGCGATCACCAGGTCGAACGTCTCCTGCGTGATGCGGACGCGCGAGGGGTTCAGGTGCGTCAGCATCGCGTACTTGATGTAGTCCACGTCCGTCAGCAGGAAAAAATCGTTCAGGCGGATGTCCTCGACGAACTCCTCGATCATCCCGTACAGCCGGTCGCCGGGCAGCGGCGTCTCCTTCTCGGTCGCGGGCTTGACGAAGACCTTGAAGTTGAACGGGAAGATCAGGTACCGCGCCAGCTTCTGGCCCTGGTTGTAGATGAACCCGTGCTTGAGTTTGTTCCACAGGTCCAGGATCTCCAGGTACCACGTCATCGACTCGCTCGGCACCAGCAGCTCCACCGGCTTGCACACCGAGCCCGCGGTCTTGGTGTAGTTGGCGGCGTACTTCACCAGGTAGTCGTAGTACACGATCTGCCCGTACCCGTCCACCATGACGTCCTCGAGCTTCTTGATGATCTTGCGCGCCAGCGTGCCGGTGCGCGAGGTCTCGCAGACGATGTCGATGGACTGCGACCGCGCGATCAGCATCGTGAAGTAGTACTGCGGCCCCGTCAGGCCCTTGATCAGCGAGTTCAGGATGTAGCCCAGCCCCTCGGGGTCGCGCGAGTCCGGGAGGTAGTACGGCAGCACGCGGCCCAGGACGCGCGTCTCGATGTGCTTCCCGTCCACCTTCTGCTGGCCGTAGGTGCCCAGGATGTACATCAGCTCGGTGGGGTTCATCTTGTAGCCCACGCAGGACATGCGCAGCAGGTTGTTGTCGGGGTCGGACCGCAGCACGCGCTTCATGTAGTCGTCGATGGCCTTGACGTTGTGGTTGGTCAGGTTGATCAGCATGCCGTCCAGCGCCTCCGCCTCCGCGAACTCGCTCAGCGGGATGACCGTCCCGGCCGCGACGTCGTCGAGGTACTCGGCGTACGCGCGCTTGATCGCGTTCAGCTTGGTCACGTTCGCGCGGTACAGCTCGTCGACGAAGTCCAGGTCCGCGCACAGGTTGCGGAACGTCACGCTGAAGCCGTAGATGGTCAGGAAGCGCTTCAGCACGTACGACATCTTGTCGATGAAGCGCACGCCCTCCAGGTTGGACGCGTAGTCCGAGACCAGCCCCGACAGCGACAGGTGCTTCATGGCCACGATGAAGTTGCTGTCGATGTTCTCCGTGGAGATCGAGCCGCGCTCCAGGATGCCCGGGTACGTGATGTCGTACCCGATCAGGAAGCGGAAGATCTCGCGGCCCGAGTAGCGCGCCCGGTCCGCCGGGAACTCGTGCCCGTACCGGCCCAGCAGGTTCAGCACCGCCGCCGCCGACACGTCCTTCATCTGGAACAGGATGTACGCGGCCAGGATCTCGTCCTGGATGGACCCGTACACCGGCAGGCCGCTCACGTCGTGCTTCAGCAGCGTCGTCGGGAACATCAGCACGCTCTGCTCGATGACCGACTTGGGGTTCTGCTCCACGATCATCCACTCCTCGTCGCCGTCGAAGTCCGCGTTCTGCGAGTTCGCGATGCCGGGCGAGATCTTGATCGTGTTCTCGGCCGTCGCGCGGATCGACGACGAGATGACGTTGTAGCGGTGCAGCGACGGCTGCCGCCCGAAGATGATGTTGGAGAACTCCTGCAGGTCGATCTCCACCCAGTCGCCCGGCAGCAGGTGGATCTTGTTCTTGATGAACTTGTTCTTCTTCAGGCTCGTCAGCTGCCGCAGGCTCTTGTTGAAGTAGAACTTGATTTTGTTGGCCTTGAACAGCTCGCGCACGCGGTCGATGGTGAAGGCGTTCACGAAGATCTTCTCGGTCAGCGTCTGGCGCACGTAGTCGGGGATGCCCACCTCCGCCACGCTCAGCGACGAGTCGGGGCCCAGCACGGACCGCGCCGTCTGATCTTTGCGCCGCGCCACGATGTAGCTGCGGATCATGTTGTTTTTGCCGGAGGTGATGTACGACAGGTTGATGTTCGAGGTGTTGGTCACGAGGATCTTGTTGTTGTCGTACTCGATGACCGCCTTCTGGATGGTGTACTCCTCCGCGTTCTGGATGCAGTACTTCACGATCGTGTTCAGCATGTACGTGATCTCGTTGGTCTCCTTGGGGATGCTGTCGACCCAGAAGCTGATGGCCGGTCGGATGATGAGCGGCGGGACCGGGAAGTACTCCTTGTAGAACAGGTTCGCCGGGTTCTGGTGCAGGCCCAGCAGCGGCCAGAAGCGCTTGTGGATGGACGTCAGCTTCTGGTACACGCAGATGTTCGGGATGGCCAGCTCCTCCTGCTTGACCACCAGGCAGACCTTCTTCTTCGAAAACATCACCTTCAGGTAGGGCTGCATGCACTGCGTGTTCCAGCAGGACTTCTTCTTGGACAGGATCTTGTTGCTCAGCTCCTGGATCTTGTAGCCCGGCAGGCTTTCCAGGTTGTCCAGGCTGTACGGGTCGCGCGAGCGCAGGAACCCGCAGCGCAGGCAGATGTACTTCAGCAGCCGCACCACCTCGTTGATATACTCCGGCTTGATGATCACGTTGTCGTAGATGCGCACCTTGCCCCAGTGCCCGAAGCACTCCAGCTCCGTGCTGTTGCACGTCTTGCAGATGTAGCCGTCCATCGCGCCCAGCCGGTTGTCCTTCGTCGTCCCGTAGTCGCCCTCGTTTTTGATGTACTGGATCAGGATGTTGGTCGAGTTGATCTCGTTCTGCGAGTACAGGCTGTAGCGGACGCCCGAAATCGGCTTCATCGCGGCGTCGTATTTCCTATTACAGTCTTTTTTACGTTTTAAATCTCCGATGGAGGAAGAAGACGCCTACGCGTACTGCGACGCGCGCCGCACCGACAGGGACTGCCTGTGCTTGTTCCCGGAGGACGCGGTCCTCCAAATCGGGCACGACACCCTGCTCCCGTACTACTGCTGGTACGAACCGTGCAAGCGGCCGACCGCAAAGCTGACCGAGGTGCTCAAAGACGCGATAAAAAAGTGCAACGTGTCGAATTGCAACGTGGCGGTTGGCGACGTCCGGCTGGTCGACGGGTATTTAGAAATTAATAATACGTGCCTGTCCAGCACGATTTTCCCCGTCGGTTTCCGGACGCGGCAGCTGCGCCAGCGCCTCGCGCTGCCGCTGCTGAGCCCGCCGCTCGTCTTCGCCGGCCTGATCGCCGTCTGCGCGCTCATTGCGATGCGATGACGTTCATCACCTGCCGGTCGTAGACTTCCACGCCCGTTTGCCGGTTGTTCTTGTAGAAGCGCACGTACTTGAGCGGGTGGTCGCGGTGGTACAGGATCTTGCACACCAGCTCCGTGGACAGCATCTTAGACAGCTTGAGGCGCGTCTTCGACTTCGGGTCGTCCTGCATCAGCATGCACTCGATCACGCTCACGTCCGACGGCGTCGGCCGCGAGAACCGCGGGAAGATGCTCGACGCCACCACGTCGATGGACGTCATGCTCATCGGGAACTTGTTGTGCTCGGGCAGCTTGTACGCCGTCAGCAGCATCGGCTCCCCGTAGTCGTCCTTCTTCGGCGCGTAGTTCACCACCGTCTCGTGGAACAGCTGGTACACCGTCGGGTCGCCGTCCACGCGGTTCGTCACCGTGATCACGCTCACCACCTCCCCGAACTGCACGCGCGCGTCGTACTTGTCGAGGGTCTGCGACGAGATCACGGCGAAGGGGTCGCGCAGAATCTCGGTCTTCAGGCAGAAGACCTTCGCCATGTAGTTCACGTTGTAGCTGTTCATGGCGGCTCCAGCGCGCGCGCCCGCCCCGCTACTCTATTTGATGCCGAGGAAGTCGAAGATCTCCTGGAGCAGGAACGCCGCCTTGATCTTTTCGGACTGGAACACCGCCGGGTACGACAGGTCCTTCAGCAGCCAGTACGCGTGGAAATAGTCGTAGCCCTGGTTGTAGAAGTCGAAGCTCAGCACCGTGCACCGCCGCACGCGGTGATTTAGATAAAAGAGTTTTCTTTCATATTCTTTCGCCGCGTCCAGCGTGACGTGCCGGATGGTCAGCGGCCGCCCGTTCAGGCTCAGCAGCCGCATCTCGGTCGAGTAGCTCGGCCGAAAGGGTTGCAGGAACTCCGCGCCCTTGATTACCACGAAGTCTTTGGTCCACTGGTCCGGGAACGGGCAGCGCCACTTCAGGCTGAAGGCGACCGGCTTCAGCACCTCGACCATCTTGTTCTGCAGCCGGTAGTCCTCCAGCATGTCCTCCGTGCGCGGCTCCCCGTCGCGCACCGCGCGGATGTCCGAGATCAGCACCACCGCGCGGTCGCCCAGCTTGGCGCGCAGCCGGTGCAGGTACGCCTCGTTCACGAACCGGGTCACCAGCTCCACGTCCGGCAGTCCCCGCAGCGACGCGTCGTGCTCGCGGCCGTCGATCAGCACCCAGCGCAGCTCGTAGCCCAGCTTCGCGAAGTGGTCGCGCAGGTACCGGATGTGCGTGCCCGGCGCCGACCCGATGTACACCACCGTCGGCGAGCCCGACAGCGTGCCCGCCTTCGACAGCTGGTCCAAAAAGTACAGCTCGCCGAGCAGCAGCTTCAGCTGCCCCTGCGACCGAAAGCGTCGCTGCTCGTAGTCCGCCGAGTACTCTTCCTCGCCCGACAGGTCGGAGAAGAACAGATACGGCTTCGGCATACTGATCGTCCCCGCCATTTAATATCGCGTATTTATTTTTCGTGAAGTTTGTCGGCGTTCCCCAGAATCGCGAGCAGGCGCCGCTCGCGCGCCCCGCGCGACAGGTCCACGCACGTGCTGGGCGGCGGCGGCGGGAGCCGCAGCTCGCGCTCCAGGCGCGTCAGGCTGACCACGAAGTCGTGCACGCGGCCCGTGTCTAGCGACACCGTGCCCGGGGCGTCGGCGTTCGGGCTCAGCGAACGCGAGTCGAGCTCGCGCAGCGCGCCCGTCCCGGCGCGCACCTCGGCCAGCATCTCGAAGCCGCGGGACAGCGGCTCGTAGCAGTACCCGTACCGCTCGAGCTTGTCCTTGCCGCGCAGCGCCAGCGCCAGCAGGAAGTTCAGCGCGCCCTTGACCTCCGCGACGTCGCGCGCCGCCTCCGCCTCGTCGCGCGCCGACACGTACCGCAGAAAGCTCTCGTCGCCCTTAAAAAACAAGTTCAATAGGTACTGTCTGTGATCCATTCAGCTTGGTCAGCACGCCCTGGCAGTCGCGGAACGTGATCGCGCTCCCGTCGTAATTTAGAGCCTGGAGAATTTTCCCGTCGCGGCGCACTTTCAGCGAGGGGCCGTCGCAGAAGAGCTCGGCGTCGCGCACCGGGTCGAGCGTCGCGACGGAGCGACGGCGCCACGGCGCGCCGCGCTCGAAGAAGTACCGCACCTCGTCGCCCAGGAAGACCCACACCAGCACGCAGGCCAGCGCGATCTGGAACAATAGCAGCCCCGCGTACCGCTTCGGCGGGCCCAGGAAGTCGTACGACAGCGACGGCTCCACGAACACGGGGCTGAGGTTCACGACGCTCGGTGCGCTGCTACTCATTATTTAGTTGGATGAAATTGCTCACGCCGATGTTCTTCTTCGCCGAGGAGAAGAGCTCCTTGAATTCCGAGAGCGTGATGCTCTCCTGGATGCCCGTGACCTGGTACTTTTCCAGGGCCTTGCCTTCCATCTTCACGAGCGAGAGGTCGGAGCCGGGCACGCCGTACACGGCGTCCAGCGTCAGCTGGTCGGCGGGATCGTATACGTCGATAAAGTTCGTCTGCAGGTACGTGTTCACCACCGCGCCGGCTTCGTGCCGCGCGTACGTGCCGGTGGTCTCCTCGCGGTCCTCGATCATCACGTCCATCTTGTTCTTCGACCGGAAGACCAGCAGCACCGGCGCGCTGCTCTTGCGGTACACGACCGGGTTCTTGGCGCGGCTGCGCTTCTTGTAGCTGCCCAGCTTGGACACGTCCGTGTTGCCCACCGCCAGAGTGACGACGTCGTTGTCCAGGAAATACTCCTCGACCTGCTGCGCCGTCGCGGTCGTCACGTTCAGGCTCTTGCGCACCGACTCCATCGTCGTCATCGCGAAACCCACCAGCGTCTCGGTCGCCAGCTTCCGCAGCCGGTACTTGCTGGTGTTGCGCGGCACTACCCGGTAGATGCTCAGGAAGGACTTGGGGTACCGCAGCTTGGCGCCCGAGGCAAACAGGCCTTCGTAGTCCTGCCGCGCCAAAAGCGCTTCCACGCAGTCATCTTCGAAGAGGTTTTCGTAAAACGGGTTCATTTAATGGAGTTTATTTTAAACCTTAAATGAATAAAAATACCGGCGCGAACGACTGTTCGAAATCCGCCGCGAATTTCTTCGAGATTCGCGTCGCCAAGGTCGAGAAGCTCCGTCGCGGCTTCTGCAGCTACCCGGCCACCTACCTCGAGCGCTACAAGCACGTCTGCGACGAGGAGTACAACCTCTGGATGACGATGTCGTCCCTCGTGCGCTCTTACTCGGCCGTCGGCTTCCCGGTCGCCGTCGGCACGCGCCGCGGGCAGTACGCGACCACCGTCTACTTCGAGACCTTCCGCGACACGCGCGTCGCCGACCTCTGCCTCGCCGGGACCGACGAGATCGAGCCCGACCTGCTGTTCCAGATCGTGGCCATCTTCTACTCGCTCCACAAGTACGAGGCCGCGGCCAACGAGTACCGCTTCCACGTCGTCGCCATCCCGCGCACGACGGTGCTCGTGCGCGTCAACGACGTCGATTTCTGCCTCGCCACCTCGCGCCTCGTCGTCCTCTCGCCCGAGACCGACCTCTTCGCGGCCCGGCTGCCGCAGTCCTGCTACCTCAACTTCATCAACCGCCGCGCCGACCACCTCTTCCGGCGGCACCTGCGCCCCGCCGAGTACTTCGTCGAGTGGTTCATCGCCAACCACGGCGACATGCTGTCGCGTCCCTTCGTGGACCTGTTCAAGATCAAGAAAAAGAGCGCGGCGACGCGGCGCATCCACGCGCTGACGCGGCCGGGGACGCTCGTCTCCGTCCCGCGCGACGACGCCCTGTTGTTCGGCGTCACCGTCTCGGAGGTGTCCCTCAACGACGTGGTCCGCGTCATGTACTCGCAGGACGGGCAGCTGTTCGAGATCGACGACTTCGACGCCGCCGAGGTCTTCGCGGTCCCGGAGCACTTCGTCAGAACAGGACCGTTTTATCTGGAATTGTGAAACGGCACAGCGAGCGGCGGGTCGGCACGTACCGCAGGCCGCGGTACACGCTGGACGAGAGCAGCAGCATCGAGGCGAAGCGCGGGTCGGAGCGCGACAGCAGGTCGCAGACCTCCTGCGGGGTCGGGATCAGCACGTAGTCGCCCGGCGCGCACGGCACGTCTCGGAGCAGCGAACGCAGCGTGTAAAAGCGCACGTTGAGGAAGCAGAGCGTCCCGCGTTCGATGTTGTCGCAGAAGCGGCACGGCGTGAAGTCATTCATACCGGATCGCGCGGCGCAGGTCGGTCAGGTCGCGCCGCCACAAGTCGATCCCGTCCTGCACGGCGTCCAGCTCCGCCTGTAGCGCGCGCACCTCCTCCAACTTCTTCTGCGCGCCGTTGCCGCCGACCGCGCTGGCGAATATCTCGCGCGCCGCCGCCGTCGCGTCGCGGGTCGCGGCGCTCGGTTCCGGCGGGTGGCTCTCGACGATGCTCGATAGGTTTTCAATTACGGCCTCGCTGGACGCGCCGCTCTCGGCGCGGCGGAGCGCCAGCGCCTCCAGCTCCAGACGCCGGACGCGCGCGCGGCCCTCGCGCCGGAACGCGCGGAAGCACCGCTCGGAGTAGACGCGCAGCGTCTCTTCGAAAAAGCGCTCGAGCAGCGACTCGACGCTCCCGAACTCGACCTCCTCGCCGCCGACGCGCGCCGCGAAGCGCAGCGAGCGCCGGTCGGTCACAGTCGCGTCCAGGTCGGGGTGCCCGGCCACCACGAACCGCACGACGTCGCGCTCGCACTCGTCGCGCGCGGCGACGCCGGCGCCCGCAAGGAAGCGCGAGAAGGCCTCCGTCGAGATCAGCGGGGAGATCTCGCTGATCACCGTCGAGTCGCCGCCCAGCGCCTCGTCGGGGCCGTAGCGCCCGACGAACGCGATCTCGTCGTCGTCCAGCGTCACGTCCCCCTCGAAGTCGCGGTAGTGGGGCTGCGGCGGCTCGGGGTCCGGCCGGCCCGCCAGTCGCTCCTCCAGCCACTCGACGACGTCGGCGATGTGGTAGCTCGGGAGGACGGACCCGTCCGAGTAGACGAAGCCGTTCACCAGCAGCATGGGCACGCAGGGCGTCTCGCGGCGGTAGACGACGCGCATGGCGGACATCGCGCGGCAGTACAGCTGCGACCCCGGCGACGCGTCGGCGCCGAGCCGCCGTCGCGACCCGAAGTTGCCCGTCGGGACCACGAACGGAAAGTTCAGGCCGCCGACGAACGTCGCCCCCAGCCGGACGACCGCCTCCTCGCGGGACCCGGTCGCGGCCGCCAGCGCGTCCACGCGTATCCGGCGGCGCGCGCGCTCCAGCACCGCGCGCTTGAGCGCGGACACCGAGGCGACGTCTCCCGCGAGCAGGTCCGGCGAGCGCTCCGCCAGGAGGCCCTCGCGCTCGCGGCGCAGGTAGGCCGCCAGATCGAACTCCGAGGGATCGGCGGCGTCCGCCGCCGTCTCGTCTTCGTCTTCCTCCTCCCTAGCGCAAGCTCCCCACGGGTCGCGCACCGTCTGGGGCGCGTAGCGCAGCGGCTTCCGGTACATCAGGATCTCGGTCAGCGTCTGGTCCGTCAGCGTCCCGGGGCCCACGATCGCGATCGCGCCCTCGTGGTCCGCGTGGCTTTCCGGCTCGTCGTCCGCGTACAGGTAACGCTTGCAGCAGCGCAGCTTGGGCAGCTCGGCGACGCAGACGCGCGCCAGCATGGTCGGCCAGAAGGCCTCGACGGCCTTGAGCAGGCCCAGCAGCAGCGGCGCGTCGTGCGTGAAGACCACGATCGAGTGGCACAGCGTCGAGTGCTGGTTCCGGCCCGCCAAGTCGACGCCCATGACGCGCGCGATCGCGCGCAAGTCGGCGTTCTCGCGCGCCGCCGCGCGGTCGACCGTCGAGTCCGGGAGGTCGCCCGTGACGGCGTACACGCGCCGGCCGGCGGCGCTGAGCAGCGGCACGTTCTTGGGCTCCCGGATCACGAGCAGCTCGAAGCGCTCGCCGGCGCGCTCGGCGGTCGTCGCCGCCGCCTCGCCGGATACCGGCGCGGTCGCGTCCCCGTCGCGAGCGTCGTCGTCTTCCTCCTCTTCGTCTCCGTCCGAACCGCCGGCGCCCGCGCGCTCGCGGGACCCCTTCTCGCGAACCCGCGCCGGCGACCCGAGAGCCCGAGCCGCCGCGACGTCCGCTTCGACGGTCTCGGCAGCAGCGGCCGTCGCGCTCTGCGGCGACGGCGGCCGCGAAAGCGGGTCGAGATCCGCGGCCGAAAAGAGCCGGCCCGGGATCTCGAATCGCCCGTCCACCGCCACTTTCTCCTGGCTCGTGAAGGTAATGCCGGCGCACTCCACCAGCAGGAAGATGGACACGTGGCACCGGCGAAGGTCGGGTCGCGTTTCGGCGATCGCGTCGGCCACGACGCGCATCAGCTGAAGCTTCTTGACGCGCGCCCCGTTGACCAGCGCCCCTTTCGAGTTGCGCTCGCGCGACACGTACGCCACGCCCAGGCCGTCGAAGCGCGTCCTGCCGTCCGGAACGTACGTCACGGAGAACCGCTTGGTGACGTGCCGCGACCGCAAGAACCACGGCGCCACGTACGGCAGGCGGTCCCCGTTGAAGTGGATGGCGATGCCGCGGCCCAGCTCCGCCAGGTAGAACACGTACTCGCACAGGCGCGAGACCACGTACTCGCGGAGCCCCTCCGCCAACTCTTCGCGCTCCGCGTTCAGGCGCGCGGGGTCCGGCGAGAAGCGCAGGCGGAAGAACCGCGTCCCGAGACGCTCGTCGCGCAGCGGGGAGTCCAGGACGGACTCTTCGACGTCGCCGCCCTCGCGCCGGTACGAGTACGCGAGATCGCCGTCGGACACGTCGAGCTCGAGGCGCTCGGCGAACAGGTGGATCAGCTTCAGGCCGTGCCCGTGCCGGCCCGAGACGCTGCGGCGCGTCACGTAGTTTCCGGAAGTGCGCATCTGGCGCAGCAGGGCCCTCGGAATTACGTGGCCCGGTTCACCGTCCAGCGCGCCGCGCACCGGCACGCGCGAGCGGTTGGCCACGCAGATCGAGACCCCCCGCATGTCGACGTTCACGGCGTCGCTCCCGGTGATGAGGCAGTGGTCGATCGCGTTGGACACGGCTTCGTCGCACAGCTTGGCCGCGCCCGCGTGGTAGCGGATGCGTTTGTTGAAGATGGTGCCGCGGGTGACCGTGCACGTCACGCCCAGGTACTCGGACGGGTTGGCGAGCACGTGCGCCTCGTCGCGCATGGACCGGTACTCGATGTCGGGGTCCGCCGAGCGAGAAAAGGCGCCGGACTCCATGGCCGCCTACCAAATCGTAGAAACAGACTATGTTCTTTCAATATTAAGCCGATCTTTTGAATTGAGAAGCGATTGAAGCGGTTAATGAATAAAAATAATACGCTAGCTAGCGAGCGCGAGGCGCCGCGGAGCGCGCGGACGTCAGGAGTATGGCACCCACCGCCGCGGCAGGTTCTGCTGGCGAGGCCTCGACCGCGCCACGAAATAGCGGCCGGGCGAGGCCGTCGCGTACGTCGCCGCCTGGTAGTAGACGGGACGGTACGCCGTCAGCTGCGAGTTCGCGTAGACGGCGGACATCAGGTCCTGGCCGGCCGCGTACTGGTACGCCGGAACGCACTGGATCGCGACCGGCGTCGCCAGGCGCGTCGCGCACAGCGAGTTTAGCTCCCAGCTCGCGAACAGCCGACCGATGACTTCGAAGTGCCCGATCACCTTGCGCTTTTCGGGGCTCTCGAACTCGATCCCGTTGCAGTCGATCACCAGGAAGACGCACAAGTCGCGCTGGACGTCCTGGCGCGTCCTGAACACGTTGTTGAGCACTTCCCGAGACAGCGCCAGACGCCGCACCCGGGCGCCGTTGACGATGGCGCCTTCCGGCGGCCGGAACCCGACGGCCCGGTACAGGTAGGCCTTCGCTCGTCCCAGGAACCGGCACTCCTTGGCGTCCACGTAGCTGAAGCCGAATTCTTTGGTCAGGCAGCTGACGCGCGCGAACACGGGCGGCTCCGAAACCACGGGCACGCCGTTAAACACGAGGTTTGCGTCGAACCGCATTTCGGCAAGGTAGAACGCGATTTCCTGAAGCCTGGACTCTGCGAAGCCCGCGAGACCCGCGGTGATTTCGCGCTGACAGACGCCGAACGGCTTTCCGGACACGCGGAACGAAAGTCTGAAGAAGCGAGTACCGACGTAAGGATCGATCATCGATGCGTCGACGATCCAGCCTCGGTTTTCGCCATGAGAGCTTTCAGGGCTCTCGGTTGAAGAGCGCCGAGACGCCGGCCGGGACTGGCACAACGCGGGCGCCGACGCGGGACGTGGGTTATTGACTCGCGGCGCCGGGCCGCTGGCGCGGGACGTTGTCGATGCGGTACCGGTGCGAGACGTCGACGACGGGTTACCGGCGCCGGATCGCTGGGCGTCCGGGTTCGCGTTTTCCGCGTTGCCGTCGGTACGCGGCACCGAAGCAACGCTTTCCGCGCCGGCGCCGCTATCGTCGAACGGTCCGGAATCGTTTGTGTAAATGTAGCACTGGGTCCCGTCCGAAACCTCTAGCCGGACGCTTTCGGTGAGCGCGTCTATCGTTTTGAGACCCAGCCCGTAGCGGCCGCACACGTTGCTGCGCGTGTAGTTGCTAGACGTTCCCGGAGACTTCAGGATTTCGTAGGGAATGATCTGCTCCTCGTCGTCCACCTTGCCGTGGATCGGCACCAGGGACGTGTTGGCGACGGAGACGCAGTTCCCTCGAAGCTCGACGTTGACGCACCCCCCGATCAAAATGCAGTGGTCGACGGCGTTGGCCAGCGCCTCCTCGACGAGACGCGCGGCGCCTTCGTGGTACCGGATCGAGATGCCAAAAAGAGTTTCTCGGGACACGAAGTCCGTCGGCCCCACCCGGAGCCGCGCGTCCGCCTGGACGGTGACGGCGGCAGAAAGCGTTCTGTAATTCATGACGCCGATTAGTATTAGACAGCTTATTTTTCAGTTGGCGCGCGTTTAGGATAAAAACTTGATCATGGCGTAGCGGGCGATGAGCATGGCGATCACCAAACGCCCGCTCATCGAGTCCACCGGCATGACCGACGCCACGTAAGAGGCCGCGATCAGGTCCAGCGGCAGCATCCGCGTGGCCACGAACAGGCCGACCTCCCGCAGGGAAGGCCTGGGTTTGGGCCGGGCCGCGACGCTCGCGCCGTCGCGCGCCGTGAACAGCCCCGCCGGGATCTCGAAGCCGCCGTTGACCCGCGTCTTGGCGTGGTCCGAAAACACGATCCCCGGGCACTCGATCACCAGGTAGGCGTTGATGCCGGCGACGTAGGCCATCGGGCTGGACTCCTCCAGGCGGCGCAGGACCGCTCGGGCAGACGACAGGCTGTCGACGCGCACGCCGTTAACCAGCGAATCGCGGCCCAGCGACGCGCTCGATACGTCGGGGTCGCGGTACAGGAACGCGCTGGCCCGCCCCTGGAAGCTGCGGCCTAACCCGGTGCAGTACGTCACGGGGAAGCGCTTGACGGCAATTACCGGCCCCGCGAGGCGCGGCGACGCGCAGCAGACGCGCTCACCGTTGTAGAAGAGGTTGATGTCGCGACCGGCTTCGTACAGGTAGAAGGCCCACTCGATCAGGCGGCTTTTCAGGTAGTCTTCGAGACCTTCCATCACGATGGCGCGCTGGGTCCCGAAGGCGGCGGCCGAGACGGCGAACCGGAGGCGGAAGAATTGATTGCCGGCGCGGAGGTCCCACAGCGGCGAGTCGCTCACAATCTCCTCGTAGTCGTCGTTTCCGTCGGGCTGGTAGGTGTAGCTCGCGCCCCCGTCTGAGACCTCCACGGTAACGTCCTCGCTCAGCAGGTGGATCATTTTCAGCCCCATGCCGTACCGGCCGACGTAGGTGTGGTACCCGTCGTGGCTCGATACGCGAGGTGTACGCAGCAGCGCGCGCGGGATGACGGCGTCGCAAATTCCGAGCTGGCCGTGCACCGGAACGCGGGCCGGGTTGATGACCTCCAGCATGCCGCGACAAAAGTCGACGTAGACGGCCTCCTGAGCGGCCGCCAGACAATGGTCGACGGCATTGGTGACCGCCTCGTCTATCAAGCGCGCGACCCCTCTGTGATAGCGCACGCGGCCGCAAAAGAGCGTATCGCGCACCTCGACGGCGGTCGAGCCCAGGAAAGCGGGCGCGTGACGGAGCACGTAGTCCTCTTCCTCCTCGTCGACGTGGTAATGGGCCGCAAAAGCCATGCCGAATAACTAAGGCGTTTACGCTACCCGGTTATTTTTTCAGTTACGGCTCGCGAGAGCGCGAGGCGAGATCGACGGGATGATAAAAATCAAGTAACCGAGAAGTATAAAAACCCAACCAAACAGAAGTATAAAAATAACGCGACGACGCGATAGCGGAAATCAAAGCGATAAGCGTAGCGCTCGATCGATTAGCGGAAAAACCGCGAGACGGCGTGCCGGTACGTCAGCATCGTGGCGATGAGTTTGCAGCAGTCCTCCATGGTGGGATTGCCGTAGACCATGTAGGCGAAGAACGAGGCGTCGAGCACGGTGTGCAAGCAGCTCCGAACGAAGTTGCGCGAGAACGCGTGACTCAACGGGATTAGCGCCGTCGGAGCTGGAGGCTGGCAAAGACGTTTTAGGTTCTCGGCCGTAAACGGATTTTCCAAGTAGAAAGCCCCGCTCATTTCGCGCTTCTGACTCGATGTGAACGTGACGTTCTCACAGCTGATCGTGAAGAAGAGCCGCACTCCCTTCGCGCCCAGCTGGGGGCAGATTTCCAGCATGCGGCGGTACACTTCGGCCTTGAGCCCCAAGCGATCCACACGCGCGCCGTTAACGATGCCCCCGCTCGGGAACGTCGTCTCCGAATCCGCGGAAATGGCATAGACCGTGGCTTCACCGGTGACATTCTTTGAAGTGCTGGACATGTACTCGTACGTGAAGAACAAGTTGAAGCAGCTGGCGAGCGGATCAGGAAACCCGGGATTGACCTCGACGCCGTTGATGTAAATGGGAACGCATATGAAATTGGACACCAGGTAGAACACGCACTCTTCCACGCGAGACCTCACGTAGCGCTCAAAGTTCTTGCCCATAACAGAGTCGTGAAGATTGAACAAGCTGCCCGTGATCGAGAACCGGAGCTTGAAGAACCGATCGCCGGCGACTGGGTTGACGAAAGGCTGCACGATACTGCCGCTGCCCCAGGAATCGGTTTCGGAATTGTACACGTAGCCGTCCGTCCCATCGCACACTTCCACGCACATCTCTCTGGAGAACAGGCGGATGAGTTTCAGCCCGATCCCGTAACAGCCGGCGACGCAGCCGACGGACCGTCCCGCGCACCGCGGCCGGCTGATCATGTGCCAAGGGACCACGCAGTCCGTACGCCCGACTTTGCCGCGCACGGGCATAGAAGAGGGGTTGGTGATCGACACCGTCATCCCGTCGAGCTCGATGTAGATGGCCTTTTTACAGAGGTTGCGGTTGGTGAGGTTGAGGATGCAATGGTCCATGGCGTTGGCCATGGCTTCGTCGAAGAGGCGCCGCGCGCCGCCGTGGCAAACGAACTTGTCTCCAAAGACGGAAACGTACTCTTCGAGCTCGACGGGCCCCATGTAGGAGTAGACGTTGTGTAGACACTCGTTAACGCACACGTCTCCGTACTCGAGATTTGCCATTTTTATATTTTGCTACCTATTGAGCGACGTTTATTCGAGTTAACTTTTCAATTTTTAAGCTCTTGGCGAACGAACGGCGCCTCAGATCACGGATCTAAAAAAATTAATTCCAGGAGGAGGGCGGCCGCGCGCCGCGCCAGGCCGGCGAAGCGATAAAACGGCGACGAACCGCCCGGCAATGCCGGCGGCGGCGCCTCGGGCTCGGTTTCGGCCGTTTGCTCTTGAGGCGGAAGAAGCTGCGCGAGCGCTTCGTCGAGGCGGCTTCGATGCAGCTCGAAGCGCCCCGCGACCGCCGTCTTGTCGGGGCCCGAAAACTCGATGCCCGGACATTCCAGGATCACGAACACGCGACAGTCGCGGAAGGCCTCGCAGCTCGCCGCGATCGCGCGCAACAGTTTGCGCGCCAGCACGATGCGCGTCACCCTGACGCCGTTCACCAGCGCCCCCACAGCTTCGGACTCGAGCTCCGGCGCAAAATACGCCCAAACCCGCCCTTCGCGCCGAAGGCCGCGCGAATCGACGTAAGCGACCGGTAGATCGCGTATCGCGTTCGCGTTGGCCAGACAGTCCGGAACGTCGCAGGACAACCGTCGTCCCGAGTAGTAGATCGAGACGTCGCGATCGACGGCGCCGAGATAAAAGACGTACTCGCGCAGGCGGGCGACCAGGAACGCCCTGAGGCCGCGCTTCAGCGTTTTATTGTCGATAGAGAACGCCTCGGAGGAGAGCGTCACGCACATGCGAAAGAATTGGTGTCCGAGTCGCGGATCCGGCTCGCAGCCGGGGAAGTGCCGCTCCTCGTCGTTGAGCTCGGTGTCGTACACGTACGTCCTCTTGCCGTCGGACACTTCCATCGACACCTTATCGACGAAAGACCTCACGAGTTTGATGCCGACGCCGTAGCGCCCGGAGCCGATCGCCTCGTACGCGTCCGGCGAGTACGTGACGTTCTGCGTCATCAGGACGTGCGGGATCAGCGTCTGTCGACCGTCCTCGAAGTCCAGCACCGGCACGCGCGACGTGTTGGCCACCGTGAACTCGAACCCGGCCATGTCGACGTAAACGCGGCCGCCGCCGATCATCAGGCAGTGGTCCACCGCGTTCGAGATCAGCTCGTTGAGGATGCGCGCCGCGCCCTCGTAGCATCGCACCTGGCCGAACAGAGTCGTCATCGCGGTCGTTTCCGACGGTATCATGTGCCCGACCCCCGTGACGGGAAAAAACGCGTTCGCGCACGCGCGCGCGTAATCTGGACGCGTCCTCATGGCCGCAGCGTCCTTGACCCGGCATAGTATTTCAATTCATTAGCGTTTTGCGCGCGATTCGCTACTCGCGACCGCTCGAGATAAAAACAGTCGTCGCGCGCGAAACCAGGCAGTACGCCGCGACAAGCGCCGCCAGCTTGCAGCACGACGTCCAGGTCGGGGACCGGAAGCGCAACTTGGCGAGGGCGACGGCTTCGCGGACGACGTTGTCGAGATGTCTCGGACGCGACGGTCGCGGTCCGGACGCCTGCTCGGCGTCGCCTTTGGGCAGCGACGACGGCTCCGCCGCTCTGTGTCGGTTGGCGGCCAGCGACCCGACGAGGCGCGATTCGCCGGACGCCGAATCTTCGGAATCCGAGTCCGAGGCGTCCGAGTCGTCCGTATCCGAGCTGTCGGTGGTGTCCGCCGGCGACGCGGCGCCGACGCCCTCGGGCCTGTAGATCGGCTTCCGGGACATGAAGGCCACGTCCGCGGCCTGGAACATGTCGCGCGGCACGCCGAATATCCCGATGGCGGCGCGCTTGCCGGGGTCCGAGAAGGCGATGTACCGGCAATCGATGACGAGGAACACGCCGACGTCGTCCCGCTCGACGTAGCGGTGGGCCTGGGCGGCGCGGCGCGCGATCGAGTAGGTGAGCCACATCCGGTCGACGGCGGCGCCGTTGACGAGGGCCGAGCTCGACGGGCTGAACACGTCTCGCCGGAAAAGGTACGCGACCCCGCAGCCCATGACGTCGTCGTTGTTCGCGCTCGAGTAGGAAAACAGGAAGTGCTTGATCAGGCACGGGCCGTGGACGAACACGGGGTCGCGCCCGCCGACCAAAGATCCTCGGAAAAAGAGGTCGACGCAGTTCGACGTTCGGTAGAGGTAGAACGCGAGCTCGTCGAGGCGCGTGACGAGGAATTCCTCCAGGCCCAGGCACGCCTCGTCGTCGCTCTGCGCGTCGAGATTAAGGGCCGACACGGTGAAGCTGAGTTGGAAGAACCGGCTGCCGAGACGGTCGTCTACGCGGGGGTACGCGTCGACGCGTTCTTCGGACGCGTCGACGCCGTCTTCGCGGACGGACTTGTACTCGTAGCTCGATCTCCCGTCGGACACGGTCAATTTCAACTCGCCGGCCAGTTCGCGGATCATTTTTAGGCCGACGCCGTACTGGCTGGCGAGAGGCCGGACCTTGCTCTTGACGCCGGAGACGTAAAGCGTCGTCAGCAGGCTTCGCGGCACGACGCACCGGGCGCCGTCGACGAAGCCGTGCACGGGAACGTCGGAGGTGTTGGCCACCGTGAGACGGCCGTCCTCCAGCTCGACGTACACGGACCCGTTCCGGTGCAGGACGCAGTGGGCGACGGCGTTGACGAGAGCCTCGTCCACCAACCGGGCCGCCCCGGCGTGGTACTCTATCACTTCTCCGAAAATCGTGCGACGCCGAACGCGCTCGCAGGGTCCCAGGCAGGCCGCCGCGCTCGCCGGAAGGTAGACGTCGTTATCGATTCTCGAGTAGCGCATCGTTGTTTCTCAGACCAGCGTCGTTGTTAACAGATACCTTTTCAATCTCACATTCAAAAGCCACCGCGGAAACCGTTTGTTCAGAAAAAGAGCGTTAGAAGCCGGCGCGCGCCGGGAAAGTGCTGCCGCGAATCGACGGCGTTACGGCATGTAACGGGTGATCAAGTAGCGAACGGTGAGAGCCGTCAGCACTTTGCCGCACCCCCAGAGACTCGGAATCGATATGGAGGCGTAAGCTAGGATCGCCGCGTCCACGGCAAAGAGCGTGTAGTTTTTGTTGAGCCGTTTCCATAAAGGTTTGTGCTCGATCGGGACGGGCGGCTGAACCTGGCTCGCCGGCACCGCCGCGGGCGCGGGAAGCGACAAGCTTCGGTGCGGCGCCGGGAACGACGGCAAACTGCTGGGTCTGGTCGCGGGTTGCGGGGTGGCCGGCGCCGAGACCGAGGTTTGCCGCCGCCCGTTTCTGGTCGTCGTCGACGGCGCGGGCGCGAACAACGGAACGGGTAGCGCCGGCGTCGCCGCCGGCAGCGGCGGCGGTTGCGCGGCGGCGAGGATCGCCGGGCCGTTGATCACGCAGAGCGGGTCGAGCTCGCGAGCGTGGAACAGCGTGGAGCGCATTTCGAACGTTCCGGTAACGGAGAGTTTGTCGTAAGCGGAGAAGACGACGCCGCCGCAATCCACCAGCAGCACGACCGAGAGCTCGACGTCCGTCAGTTCGGGCCGGACGTCGGCAATGCGGTTGAGCAGCGAGCGGAAGATCGAGATGTGGCGGACGCTGTGCGCGTTGACCAGCGCGTAGCGGTCGTTCGGCAGGCAGAGAGTGTCCATGTCGCGTCGACAGAAGTAGGCGCGGGCGCTTCCGACGACGCGCTTCCCGGTTACCCCGGGGTAGGTCACTAGGAGCTCCTTGCTCAGACAGTAGCGTTCCATCAGCATATCGCCGCGGTACGGCACTTGTTGCCCGTTTAGGTAGACGCGGACATCCTTCTGCATTTCGACGAGGTAGAACACGCACTCCTCGAGAAGAGCGGCTACGTAATCCTCGAGGTTGAGGCACGCTTGCGCCTGGGTGGTGTTGAACGCCTCGCCGGCGATCGAGAAGCTGACCTTAAAGAAGTTGGATCCTAATCGCGCGTCACGTATGGGGGCCGAGTTGACGGTGCCGATCCCCAACGCGCCGTTGCGGCTGGAGTAAATGAAGCTGCAGGTTTCGTCCGAGACCTCGATCCGGATGCGCTTGGCCAGGGCGTTGACGATTTTCAACCCGACGCCGTGGCCGCCGGACACGGCGCGCCCTTCCGAGCGCCCGAGCGTAAACATTTCGGTAATCATGGTCTGGGGGACGATGCAGCGTACGCCGTCGACGGTCCCCTTGATGGTCATCGACGAGGTGTTGATCACCGTCACCTCGTGGCGGCGCACCTCTACGTATACGGAGGCGGCGCGCACGCACGCGCAGTGATCGATGGCGTTTTCGACGACTTCGCGCACCATCCGGCACGCGCCAGTGTGGCAGCGGACGGATCCGCGGAACAGCGTGGGGTGACGTTCCACGTCGGTCGGGCCGACGATCTCGAACACGCTCCTGGCGACGTGGGGACGGACGTGGCAGTACTCGGATGTCATTTTACAGCGGCGCGAGGCGTACCGGCTAACGAGCGAAAGACGTCACATGGACGCTTATAACACGTTATATTTCATTTTCGGGCCGGCGCCCTAGAAGCGAACGACGAGACGGCAGTTAAAAAGATTGCGCAAAACCCAGCAGATCAGTGTGATGGAGAAGGCGACCGACAAGATCCAGCAAAGGTCCGCGATCGCCTCGACGAATATTGCCGCGTCGACCGCCGCGTCTCCTGCGAGGACGATGTCGCGCGGCGGCATGCCGTCCTGCTAGCACAGGTAGATCAAGAGCTTTAAAAAGAAGTACACGAGGATGAGGACGGTTAACACGGCGAGATTGCCCAGCACCAAATCGAAGAGCGACATGGCCACGATACAGACGAATACCAGCGCATCCACGAGCAGCCGGGTGAGGCTGCGGAAGGCGCGCGGGACCTGCGCCAGGAACCCCCTGGTAATGAGAGCGTCGACGAAGCGAGCGTCCACCTTCGCGGAGTTTAGGATGCCTCGCAATCGATACTCGATCAGTCTGGCATCCATTTCGGAAATTCAGCATAGATTTTCTCTTTTCTTCCCCGCGCGTCCGGGCCGCGCGGACGGACGCTCACTCGTACAGCAAGTGAGGCGTGTCGCGGCGGCCCAGGAGGTAAGTGTCCAAGAGCGTCAGCCAGTGCGGGACTTCGCGGTTGGCCAGCGACAGCTTGATCTTGTCGTCGGTCGACATGACGAACATCTTCTTGACGTAGTACAGCGTGAGGAACAGGCCCACGATCGCGGCGATGGCGATCGCCCCGTAGATGTAGTACCGGAAGTCGTTGTTGGAGACCTGGTCGCTGGCGATCTTGTCGGAGGACTTGGTCAGCACGTCGAGGACGGCCTTCATGGCGCAGTTGGCGCTGGCCGTCCCGGCGTTGACGAACTCGAAGTTCATGATGGTCCCCTGCGGCGCCTGGCAGTCCCCCATGTCGATGTCGTTGACGGTGATGGTGCTGTTCAGCACCGAGTCGGCCAGGCACGTTTGCTTGACGTAGGTCTCGAAGTCCTTGACCACGTTGTTGACGTCGGTCTGGATGTTCAGGGCGGCGGTCAGCAGGCTGGGGGCGAAGGCCTTCTGGGCGCTGGTCAAGCCGTCGTACGACTCGGAGACGGCGTCGAGGATGGACTGCACGGAGGCCTTGGCGTCGGCCGAGCACAGGTTCCGGATGTTGACGGCGCAGCCCTTGTTGGTGTGGAAGCGCAGGCTTCCGATGTTGACCTTGCAGTTCGCGGTGGCGGACGCGCTGGCCGTTTGGACGAGCTTGTTCGAGATTTTCTGGTTGATGTTGTTCACCGTCGTCTGAAGACTCGCCGCGGCCCCCATTTAGATGAACGCAATTATCAGGATCACGACGAAGACCAGCAGGAAGTAGGACCGGTTTAGCGGGAACGAGCGCGCGACGTTCTCGCGCACCACGTCGATCTTCTTCGCGCCGGCGTCCTTCAGCGGGTCGTGGCACGAGACCATCAGGCGCGACTTGGGGTCCATCCTGAGGCTCACGATGTCGATGTTGCACCGGTAGATGCTGCACAGCGACAGGTTCCGATAATTCTCGGAGAGGAAGAAGTTGGCGTTCCCGTTAACGCAGTTGGGGTCCCAGCACTCCCGCGGTTCGATGACGCGCGCCGCCACGGTCAGCGTGGCGGCGGACGGGAACGAGCAGCGCATCCGCGCCGACTTGAAGCTCGCCGGCTGCCGCATCAGCACGTCGTCGGCCAGGGCGTCGAACTCGCGCGTGTTCGCGACGCGCAGCGCGTGAATCCAGTCCTCGCAGAGCGGCCGCGTGACGTCCGCGCGGCAGCGCGCGGCCATGAAGTCGTTGACGTCCCGCGAGCCGCGGCCCACCACGGCGGCGGCGATCCACTCGCTGCAGAGCGCGGCGGCGGCCTCGCCGGCGCACCGCGTTTTCATGGTCGCGTCGCAGTAGTCCGACCCGAGCAGGTCGCGCGAGCGCGGGTCGCAGGTCCGCAGCGAGGGGTCCTTCAGGTAGTCGTAATAAGGGCTGGTCTGACCGTCGGCCGTCTCCCAGTAGTAGCCGAGCCGCGGGTCCGCGCAGCAGCGGGCCGGATCCGCCAGGAACGTCCTGCGCCGCACCCGGTACAGGCCCCCGATCTCCTCCGCGAGGTCGAACTCGGGGAGCAGCTTCCGCAGCGCCGGGACCTGGTCGGGCGTCACGTAGCCGACGGGACGGTCCTCGCCGGCGGCCATCGCGTGCAGCGCGTCCAGCATGGCGTAGGCGTTGAGGTCCATCTCGGCCGTGTGGCCCGCGCGCGTCGGCGCGCGCGACGACACGCTAAGGCTAGCGCCCATGGCAATTATTTGTTAATCGCAAAAAGGAATGAAGACGTTGATGAGATCCTTTCCGAGGCGCTCGCGGAACAGCATTCCGAGGATGTTGCTGTCGACGTCCATGACCACCCGCATCTCGAACACGCTGATCTTCTTCTTGAAGCCCTTCAGCTTGGTCAGGGAGCAGATCGGCACGCGGAACGTGTAGTTCTGCAGCTCGTCCGAGCACTCGGTGGTCGAGTACCGCATGACGAAGACGTCCTTGGACCCGGGCGTGCGCAGGATGAGGTTGCAGTCGCCGTCGACGGCTACCGTCAGGAACTGGTAGTTGTTAATGGACTTGATAAAGCCCAGCAGCAGGTCCAGGCTGACGATGGTCCGCGCGCAGCACTTCTCCTCGTATTTGAGGAAGTTGAAGATGTAGAACTTGTCCTGGCCGACGGAGAGCGAGATGGAGGTGTCGGTGCGGTGCTCGCGGTTGCGGTCGCGGATGGTCACGGCGACGACGTGCTCGCCGGACAGCGTCACGCAGCCGTCGCCGGCCGAGAGCGTGACGAGCGAGTCGTGGTGGAAGCTGCTCAGGCAGTTCTTCACCTTGATGACCGGGACGTTGAACACGAAGCCGACGTCGCCGTCGCAGAAGATGTTGGACTGGATGGGGACGATGGACCAGATGTTGACGGCGCCGAGCGAGGAGAAGATGTAGAGCGTGCTGTTGGCCCGGTCCACGTTCAGGGAGATCTCCTCGCTGAACTCGGAAAAAAAGGACACGATTTCCTTCAGTTTGCCGAGTTTTATCCGGAGGCTCATTTGGGTTTTTCCAGAATTATTTGAGGATAAATGAGCGAGGCGGTGCTTCGGTGGGGAAAAGTCTTCGACACCGCCACGGCGGCCGTGGTCGGGTCGGCGCTGGCCGGCACCGGCGTGGACCGCGCGGCGGTGACGGCCAAGGCGCGCCTGCTGCTGGCGCCGGCCAAGCGCGACGCCGCCGCCGCCGCCATCCACGCGACCGTGGAGTCTGGGCTAAAAACCGGCAGCGTGGCGGACGTCAAGCGCCTGCTCGAGCGCCTCCGGCCCTTCGGCGGCTACGTGGCCAGTCGAGAAGAGTTCGAGGACGTGTACTGGACGGCGTACCGGCTCACGCACACGGAGGAGCTTTTCAACATCTGCCAGGGCACGCTGCGCGCCGCGCTGGCCACGCTGATCACCACGATCGTGGTGAACCAGTCCATCATGGCGGCCGACGCGCTGGCCGGCTTCGACGCGTGCGTGACGGCGGGCGGCGGCCGCGCGCCGTGGCAGCAGATGCGTCAGCTGCTGGACGTCAAGTACGCCGTCATCAACCTCCTCCAGTACAAGTTCCTGCCGGTGGTCTTCGCGGACTACGCCAGCGCCGCCGGATACAAGTGCGACGTGCCCATTCGGGCGCTGCCGGACCTGCCCGTGGACTGCGAGTTCACGCGCCACGTCTACCAGCAGCTGGGCCTCGACGGCGTGCCGCTGACCCGCAACTACTCGGAGTTCGTCGCCGGCGTGGACATCCGGCAGCTGCGGCGCTTCACCGACAAGCTGGCCGACTACGGCAAGGGCCACGTGGCGGACGGCCGGGTCAGCTCCCCGACGGCGACCGCCCTGGTAGCGGACCGCGCGCCGGTCGCGGGCCCCGCGTCCGCCGAGGCCGTGCCCATGCTGGACATCACGGAGAAGGACATCCGCAGCTTCGTCATCCTGGACTACCTGTACGCGCTGCGCGTGCTGGCGCACGCGGTCTACCAAAAGGCCAAGCACTCGAGCAAGAAAAACGGGGTCCAGCTGATCGTCAACGCGCCGCTCAAGACGCTGACCGTGCCCGCCGCCCCGGGCAAGCAATGCTAAAAAAAGTCGTCGCCCGAACCCGCCGGCTCAGGCGGCGCAGGGAAGCAGCGCTAAGAGGTCGACGCCGGGCGCCGCTGAGTCGAAGACTCGGGCCCAGCGCTCGTCGTCGGTGAAGTTCTGGCTGAGGACGAAGGGCGGGTGGACGCGCGCCGTCTCGATGCCCTCGCGCAGGTAGCAGTCGGCGATGAACTTGAAGCAGTAGGAGCGGCGCGCCGAGAAGCCGTACCGCTTCCCGGCCGCGTCGAACACGTGCCGCGCGGCGCGGGCCATGACCGCGGGGTCCACGTAGTGATAGACCTTGACCCGGGTCTTGTCGGCGAGGAAGTCGCGCAGGGCGAGCAGCCGGAACCCGGCGGTGTCGAACTCGGCGACGTACTCGGTGTCGTTGTCCAGGCCGGCCGCCGGGTAGGCCGCGCGCTCGCGCGCGATCAGGTCGAGCACGCCGGCGCCCAGGTAGATGCCGGCGTGCTTGTCGCGGGACGGGTTCAGGTAGTTCCGGAGCGAGTAATCGCAGGTGGTGAAGAGGACCGCGCCCGGCACGAGCGCGCGCTCGATCCCGGCGGGCACGGGCGCGCGCGTCGTCGGCGGCTGCGGCGCGTCGACGCTCGTCATGGTCGTTCGCGCTAGTTGACGTCGAGCATCGGCAGGATGGTCAGGTTGCGCGGCGGCTCTATTTGAGTAGAGAGTTTAATGCGGCAGCAGGGCCGCGAGAAAGTGGCGAGGACGTCGCTCAGCGTGGCCTTCTGCACGATCAGGCGGTAGCGCGCCTCGGTGAGGTCGAAACCGCACGTGCTACAGACCATCGGAAACACCATCGCGGACGCAGGCCTCCTCCAGCGGCACGGCGCCCGCCAATTTATGAGCGGCGAAATCCAGGCCCGTCAGCGAGAGTATCGCTCGATTTGAGAAATAAATGTCGTCTTTCAGTTTTAGGTACAGGTCGAGGCGCGCGGCGTCCACCATCACGCGGCCCCGGCGGCGCGCCGACAGCTCGTAGCCCACGAGCCGCAGCGCGTGCGCGATCTGCGGGACGGCGGGCGCGGCCGGCACCGTGGCGGCGTACGCGCGGTACCGCGCGACGGCCGCCGGCGTGAGCGCCGCGTTCTCGGCGGGCCCGACCAGCGCGCGCAGCAGCGCCTCCAGGTACGGCGGCTCGTTCTCCTTGCCGGGCGCGCCGCCGCAGCCCAGACGCCGCGCGTACGCGTCGCGCGCCAGCGCCGAGACGAACTCGCGGTACGTCACGGTCGTGGCCGCGACGTCGGTGTAGTCGTAGCAGCGCTCGTTGAGGCCCAGGTAGAGGTTGACGAACTCGATCACGCGCTCGACGCGGAAGTCGGTGGGCTGCAGCCAGACGCTCTGGCACGCGAGCGAGTCGAAGACGTTCTCGCGCGTGAAAGCGCGGTGCAGCGCGAAGCGCTGGCAGTTCTCGGGCGTGACGGCCAGGCCGCGCAGCCCCGCGAAGTAGTCGCAGCCGTTGACCAGCACCGTCAGCGCGCACAGGTAGAAGGACGTCGGCTCGGGCGCGAAGAGCGAGTACTCGACCGCGTTGTAGAAGCACTTGGGCAGCGGGTCGCCGCTGCAGAAGGCGAGCGTGTCCTGGTCGACGCTGAAGATGGCCGGCCACTCGCCGACGGTCGCGGCGCGGTCGCGCGCGGCGGCGCACATGCGGAACTCGGCGTCGACGCCCTCGCAGTAGCGGATCTCGGCCGCGTCGGCGACGCGCGCCAGCGCGCTTTCCGCGATGCGGCGGAGGTTGTTGCGCTCCCCCAGGAACAGGAAGAAGCTGTTGCGCGAGATGCGGGCGTCGGCGACGGCCAGGTCCATGCCCTCGAGGCCGGCGCGCAGCGTCTCCAGCGCCGCGTTCTGCGCGCGCTTGCGCGCCATGCACGCGCACTTGGCCTCGCGCCGGCGCGCGCGCGTGGCGGCTTTGAGCGCGATCGAGCCGCGGTCGACAAAAAGCGTGAGCTCGAAGCGCCGCGCCAGCGAGCGCACGCGCGTCTCCACGGTCGAGACGATTTCCGGCTCGGAGGAGCACGAGTAGGCGATCGGCACGTACAGGCCCATGTAGTCGACGAACATGCTCTTCCCGCCGTCCGGGTGCGAGAGGCCGAGCAGAGTCCCCCTGCGCTGCAGCAGCGCGCGCAGATTTTTGATCCCCATAAATGGTCAAGCTAATCCTGGTCGGAAAAAGCTACTGCGCGATGTGCAGGTTCGCGCACGCGCTGCTGAACCAGCCGGCGATCACCGACAAGTACGAGCTTCTCTGCGTGAACTCCTTCTCGCTCTTCTCGAAGGAGAATTGCCTGGACCTGATCGGCGCGGACCGCGCCTACGGGGTGCTGACCAACCTGAACAACGATCCCCGGTACAAGAGCGGCGTGATGCTCTTCAAGGAGGAGGGCGACGGCAGCGTCAAGCTGGTCGACCTCACCAAGCAGCTGACGCTCGCCGCGACCTACGGCACGGACTCGGTCTCGATCCCGGAGCTCGTGGCCGCGATCGACTCCGCGTAACGGTCGTAGATCGTTTTGAGGCTCCGGTGCACGGCGTTGCGCCGGTGGTGCGTCGCCAGCAGCTTCGAGGTTAGCTTTGTATTTGATAGTACTTTTTCAATACACCCCTCGGTGACGACGACCTCGGCGTCCACGTTGGTGCGCAGCGCGTCGCGACAGATCCACTCGTAGAGCGAGACGTCGGCGCGCCCGCACACGATGGCCAGCCCCCCGGGCTCCGCGGGGAGCGCGTCGCCGGCCTCGGCGAACTCGCGGCCGAGGCGGCGGTAGCGTCGTCGCACGAAGGCCAGCATGGCCGGGTTGCAGCGCCGGTGGTACACGCGCCCGTCCGCGGCCACGAGCGCCTCGCCGGCCGCGTCGGCCGGGAGCCAGGCCGAGCGCCGCACCACGCAGCGGAAGCCGCGCAGCCGCAGGCCCACCAGCTGCCGCGCCAGGTCCGGCGGGAACTCGAGCGCGACCTCCGCGGGGACGTCGGCGCAGTTCAGCGCGCGCGTGATCCGCCGCGACTGGCGCGCGCAGTAGAAGTCCTTGAGCACCTCGTGCTTGGGCCGCTGCAGGTACGCGCAGACCCCGTTGAATTGCCGCAGCGCTTCCTCGTCCTCGGTGAGCAGGAACTTGGCGAGATGGAAGAGCCCAAACTCCATCCCTAAATAAATGCTGCTGCTGAACCTCGCGGGGCTCGCGCTGCTGCTCGCGCTGCTCTACTTCCTCACCACGCAGCCGCTCAGCAAGATGGACACCGTAATTAAGGATAGGTCTTCTTCTTTGACTTACGCGACGGAGTCGGAGCTGGCGCTGACGCGCGAGCGGCGGCTGCGCGGGCCGCTGTTCCTGTCCGATCAGGTATTTATCGTGGACGACTACTCGCTGTCGCTGCGCGACGATACCGCGGTCGTGACGTACAAGTCCGGACGCTACGTTTACCGCCTCGACGAGGTCGAAAAGCTCGCGCCAATTTTACTATTAAGTAAATGATCTTGCTAAGCAACGGCGTCCGCGTCTTCCTGATGCCGGAGATGCGCAAGGACATCTACGTGGGCATCGCCAACTTCGGCTTCGAGCGCGACATCGACGACGTGCTGGGAATCTCGCACCTGCTGGAGCACATCCTCATCGACTTCGACCACGAGCGCTTCGCCGGGAACGCGACCACCTCGCGCACCTACATGAGCTTCTGGTGCTGCGCGCTGCGCGGCGCGACCTACATGGACGCCGTGCGCACGACCGTGTCCTGGTTCTTCGGCCCCGACGGCCGCCTGCGCACCAACTTCCAGCGCGTCCCCGTGGAGAACTTCGTGCGCGAGCTCGAGAACGAGTACTACTTCCGCTGCGAGAGCTTCCACTGCTTCGACGTGCTCACCTACCTGGGCGGCGGCGACCTCTACAACGGCGGCCGCGCCACCATGCTGCGGGACCTGCCGCGCGTCCGCCGGCTGCTGGGGCGCCGCATGCGCGCCATCAGCGCGCACGGCGTGGTGATCTTCGTGCGCCACATGAACCGCGAGGTCTTCGCGCTGATCGACGCCACCTTCGGCCGCCTGCCGGCCTACCCCGCGCTCATCGGCCCGGACCGCGGCGTTTCCGGCAACAAGATCGTCTTCACGCCGTCGCCGTTCTTCACCGTCTACGTGCGCGTGCCCAACACCATCGAAAACCTCATCGCGCTCTGCTGCGTCTCCTCAGTCTACCTCTTCGTCAACTACGAGACCGTGCTGGGGGAGCTCTACGTGAGCGTGTCCTTCGTCGACGAGGACGGCTACGAGGACTTCGTCAACGACGTCTTCTCGGAGAACCCCGGGAACCGCTTCGACGAGTACGGCGTCGCGAACTTCACGTACGGCGACGACGACCTCATGGCGCTGTACCTCAACTTCCCCTCGGTGCAGCGCGACCTCACGGAGTACGTGTACTACTGCTACCGCCGGCACCGCCAGCTCATCGACGCGCTCTGGCGCGACCTGGCGGCGGCGGCGCGGCGCCGCGACGTGATCATCATCTACCCGAGCTTCGCCGAGCCGCTCTTCAACGCGGTGGACGGTCAGCGGCACCGGCTGCTGCTGGCCGACATCCGGCCCTCGGACCCCGCGCCGGCCGGCGCGCCGCGCCCGGGAGAGGCGGGGGCGCCCGCGGAAGCGGAAGCGGGCGCGCCGATCCTCCCGCCGCGTCTCGCGGACGACGGCGGGCGACCGCTGGCGCGCCGCCGCGCGTGGCCGCGCCGCGCCGCCGCGCGCCAGAGCGTGACGGTCCCGTACCGCCACAGCCACTACCTGGACTACGCGGCGCTGTTCGGCGCGCTGGCCCGCCTCAAGCTGGGCCGCGTCGAGCTGCGCCGCGACGGGCGCGGGCTGAGCCTGCGGCACGACCTGGCGCAGGCCGACCTCGACAAGGTGTTCACGGCGGACGCGTTCGTGCGCTACCGCAACTCCAAGCCCGCGCTGCTGTACATCGATATCTTCCTGGCGTACTTCGCCTCCGGGCGCAGCATCGAGGCCATCCTCAGCAACACGGACGCGCTCTCCTTCATCTCGGCGCGCGACGACAAGATCAACCTCAAGTTCGGCCGTAACAAGGCCTACCGCATCACGACGCGGTCCAGCTTCGTCTGCGGCGTCGTGCGCGGGAAGCGCGTGTCGCAGTGCCTCATCAGCCGCTTCATGTGGGACCTCAAGCGGCTCGGGTACCTGTACAACCTCGAGTGCGTCAAGATCCTGCCGCGCACGTACTACCTGTTCGCCTTCTCGGTGTGCCCCGAGAGCATCCTGCGGTACCTGGCCGCCGCGCTCAAGGGCGAGAAGTTCTGCTTCGTGGTGTCGACGCGCGGCGCCGAGGAGGACTTCTCCGCGCTGAAGAAGCGCACCACGGTGGCGCTCTGACGCGGCGCGCGCTACTCCACAAAGACGCCGGGCGCGATCATGTACACGTACGCGGCCTTGACGAACTTGCGGTGCGACACGCTGAACTCGGCGCCGCGGTACGGGCCGAAGAGCACGCGCATCGCGTACGCGTAGCCGGTCTGGGTCTTGGTGCGCGTGCGGACCTTGAGCCGCAAGTTCAGCGCGCGCAGCGCGGCCGCCAGCGGCTCGTCCAGCGGGCGCTCGCCGCGCTCGTACTCGTTGAGCTGCTCGGCGACGGGGCCGCCGGCCGCGTAGACGCGCAGGTACTCCACCAGCTTGACGAAGCGCGTGGTGGCGATCTCGTAGAGCTGCTCGTCGGGGATGCCGAACCCGGCCAGGTACGCGACGGTGCGCCGCAGCGGGCCGGGGTCGGTGGGGCGCACGTAGAGGTCGTCGGGCAGCGCGAGCCCGAAGTGCCGGAAGTAGATGACGTACTCGTGTAGGAAGTCGTAGTCGATGCGCTTGATGGGCGCCAGCAGCGCGGCGTCGTAGAAGGCCACGTAGGTGCCGGGCGAGACGCGGCCTACGCGGCCCTTGCGCTGCATCATCATGGCGCGCGAGATGAAGCGCTCCTCGCCGCCGAAGGGCTTGGCCACGTACACGCGGCCGCTGTCGTAGACGTAGGCGGCCGTGCGCAGGGTGACGCTGGACTCGAGGTAGGGCGTCGAGAGCACGACCGCGGGCTTGGGCGACGCGTAGATCTCGGCCAGCAGCGCGCCGATGTTGGGCACCTTGCCGTGCACGACGTAGAAGGCCAGCTCGGGGTGCAGCGGTTCCAGGAACCGCGCGTACTGCAGGCACTGGTTGACGGAGGCCAGGAACACCACCACCGACGAGCCGGCCAGCGGCCGCAGCACGCGCAGCGTCTGCGAGATGAGCCGGCGCTCCAGCGCCAGGTACTGGAAGCGCTGCTTGAAGAAGTCGTGCTTGTTGCGCACCGAGAGCGTCTTGATGCCGAAGAGCGTCCCGCCCTCGACGTGCACGAAGGCGGCCTTCGGGAAGAAGGCGCGCAGCGCGGGCTCGTCGTCCTCGAGCGTGGCCGTCATCAGCGTCAGCGCGCGCACGCGCCCGGGGTTCTTGCGCAGCACCGCGATCATGATGTCGGCGATCGAGTCGTGCTCGTGCACCTCGTCCAGCACGACGGCCGAGAACTGCCCGAGCCGCCCGATGACGAGCTTGTTGGTGGCCACGACCAGGCCGTAGCGTCGCGGTCGCGAGTTGGCCAGCGCCGGGTCCATGTTCCCGTAGCCCATCTCCACGGGGGACCCGTCGAAGTCGTCGAAGCCCAGCGACCGCAGCAGCACGCCGGCGTTCATGCGCACGAGCTCGACGCGCGGCAGCGAGAGCGCGACCTTGCGCTCGCGGAACTCGGGCCGGAACGCGTCGTAGCCGTCGAAGCCCCCGAAGAGGTAGTTGAACCACAGCAGCAGCTTGGGCACCTGCGAGGTCTTCCCGACGCCCGTGCCGCCGGTCAGCACTACGACGTCGCCGTCCAGCCAGTGCCGCAGCAGCCGCACCTGCGTCTCGAGGCCGAGGGAGCGGAACGGGACCCGGTCGAAGTCGCGCGCGTTGCCCAGCCGCCCCACGCTCGTGGCCTCGGTGCGCACCGGCGCCGAGAAGATCCCGAGCCGGTTGCCGGCGGCCACCAGCCCGCGCTTGACGGCGAGGCCGAGGTCGGCCAGGCGCAGCCCGCGCCGGCACTGCAGCATCGAGTAGCACTCCAGCGAAACCTTGACGCCGCCGGCCTCGTGGTGGTCCGCGTAAGTGCGCACGGGGACGAAGTCCTCCAGCGGCGCGGCGTCCGCCTCCGGCAGCGCGGTCCGCACCTCCGCGCTGAGCCGGTAGACGCCGCGCGCGCGCACCACGTAGGCGTCCGCCCACCGGTGCTTGTGCACGGGGAAGACCGCCAGCGAAAAAGCGCTCGGGTCGGCGGCGTTGAGCTCCTCGAGCCGCTCCTGCGAGTACTCGTGCGGGAAAACATCGACGTTGTTGGGAAAGGCAAAAAGATCAAGCATATTAAATGGAGAAGTACACGGACCTGGTCATTAACAAAATCCCGGAGTTGAGATTCGCTAATTTATTATACAGTATTTATTCCGTGGTCAACCTGGCCACCCGATTCGACGTCTCGAAATTCTGCACCAACTGCAACACGCTCTTTCTGGAGAAAGTCGACGATTCCGCCACGCGCGAGCGCGTGACCTGTATCCCCCTGGCCGTGCTGCGCGGCCTGGCGGCGCGCCGCGTTATCTCCGCGCCGGCCGACGCGCCCGCGGACGAGCTGGCCGAGAAGGCCGCGCTTTTCGAGGACCTGCGCCGGCGCTTTCCCACGCGCCGCGACCTCTTCGCGCTGAGCACGGAGGTGCCGATCGCGTACTGCTTCAAGCCCTGGCTGCGCGAGAAGGTCTCGCGCGCCGCGGACTTCTCCCAGTACGGCAAGTTCTCGGACGAGTTCAGCGCGCGCGTCTACGACACGGGCGAGAACGAGAAGGTGGTCCCGCTGCCGGACAAGCCCGACTACGAGGCCTGGGTGAGCAACTCCACCGTGGAGTCCTTTATGGCGCCCGCGTGCCACGGCACCGACGTCACCTACGCGGGGCAGTTCAGCCTGGCCTGCCTGGAGGGCGGCTCGGAGGTGGGCGCCTACGAGCGCTTCGAGCGCAACCTGATGCTGCGCGCGGTGATGGTCGAGCGCGTCGCGCGCGCCCAGACGCGCTACGTGGCGATGGGCTTCGCGTACATGAGCCACTGGAAGTGCCTGGTCTACGACCGCCAGGAGGGCAACGTCTTCTTCTACGACTCGGGCGGGTCCGACCCGCGCGACTTCCACCCCTACGACAACTTCTACTTCTACTCCTTTTACCACGGCTTCAATACGAACCGCGCGCTCGAGCCCGCGGCCGCGCTGACCGCCGAGAACGTCGACGTCGACGTGCTCTTCCGCTTCTTCCGAGACGAGTTCGGCGCGCGCTACGGCTGCGTGAACGTCGAGGTGAACCAGCTGCTGCGCTCCGAGTGCGGCATCTTCATCACGGTCTTCATGCTGCTGTGCGTGCTGGAGCCGCCCGCCGGCTTCAAGCGCATCAAGCGCACCTACAACTACTTCCGCTTCGCGGGCGACAAGAAGATCACGATGCTGAAGGAGATCCTCTTCAACCCCGAGCCCTTCGACCCCCGCACGCGCCCCACCGAGACGCGCGGGTTCCGCGAGTTCGTGGCCATGGAGCGGTGGTCCGCCGACACGCTCGCCAAGATATCCAGAAAGGTTTCCGACAGGACTAAATGTCTACTAAATAATAACGCCGCGCCGGAATGAACAGCTTCATCCGACTGGTTTCCCAGAACGTCCGCAAGGGCGTCGCGGAGCTGGCCGCGCCCGAAGGGGAGCTGGCCTACCAGCGCTTCGAGCTGGCCTTCGCCATCCCGGGCTTCTACTACAACAACGGCGGGCTCTTCCGCAAGGCCGAGAACGGGCTTCCGGAGATCTGCAAGTCGCTCCTGATCCTGGAGGACTTCAAGTACGAGTGGCACGTCATCTCCGAGGTCCTCGCCGCGCTCAGCGCCAGCGCGCACGTGCACGACCTCTACTTCGTGCCGGTGGGGTGGCTGCTCGGCGACGAGGACGCGCCCGACCCCTCCCGCCACGTGGTGGTGCGTTTCGGCGTCGTGCACGGCGCGGCGCGGACGGTCGGCGCCGCCAAGCTGCGCGCCGCGCTGGAGCCCGCGCTCGCGGTCTTCGGCATCCGTCACTACGCGCTGCAGCCGCGCGGCACCGAGACGCTGCCGCGGTTCTCCTTCGGCCGCGAGCGGCTGCGCCTGGTTTGCGTGGTGGCCCTCTACCCGTTCGACCCCCGCAAGTCCCTGGCCGTCGTCTACGCGGGCCGGTACCGCGACAGCTACTGCGGGCTCAACTTCGTCTTCCCGCAGAAGGACCTCCCGGCCTTCCTCGAGTACATCGCCGACTACGTGCACGAGCTCCACGTGCTCAACGATCGCGTCTCCGACTTCGAGCGCGTCTCCGTCGCGGTGGGCGACGGCGTCGGCAAGAAGACGCTCCCGCACGCGTTCTTCACCTCGCTCTGCGAGCTGGCGCACCAGATGAAACCGCTGGACGCGGCGGCCGCGGACGACGACGGCAACGCCGCCGCCTACCGCACCTACGTCCCGCGGCAGTACGTCTCGCTGCTGCACCTCCCCTGCGACGTTCCGATCGCCTGCCGGCGCATGGGCGCGCTGGAGGTCGTCACGCACATCGACGGCCGCCGCGCCGACCCGCTGCTGGTTTGCGTAAAGGACCCGTTCCTGCGCGACGCCTCGCTGGACGGGGTCTTCAAAAAGCGCAACGTCCTGCACAAGAACCGCTACACCTACTGCATCCTGGACGCCACCTTCGAGTGCCCGCGGCTGCGGCCCAAATCCCGCGCCAGGTGGAAGGGCAATTACCCGTACGCCACGCGGGCGCTGAATCACATTGTATAAATGGCCACGGTGTCGGAGGTCTTCTCGGTGATCGGCCTGACGCTGCTGATGCTGATCATGGCCTTCGCGGGCCTGATCCTCATCGTGCGGCTCTTCAAGCCGCTCTACCGCGCGCTGATGCTCAACTACGGCACCACGTCGCGCGTCCTGCGCGTCCTGGAGCTCGTCGGCAACCTTTTGGTCCTGCCGGGCAGCGTCGTCCTCTACGCGGCCTACGTGCGAAAACTGAAAGGTAATTAGCCACGAATAAATCATGCCCACTCTCATCGAGACGATCGAGGCGCTGAAGTCCATCTGCGAGTCCAAGACTTACTCGCCGTGCATCAAGGCCGTCCGTTTCTCGGACGACAAGGCGTACTCTTCGCCCAGCAAGCCGTGCACGCGCGTCGAGGTCGAGCTGAAGAATGACAGCATCAGCACGCCCGCCATCCTCATGGACGTCTTCATCACCATCTTCAAGCAGAAGGAGAAGGACGAGTACTTCGCCAAGATCAACCGCGTGGTGCGCGCCAGCCCGCTGCTGCTGGAGTTCTACTCCAAGGTGTTTACCTACATCAAGTCTTCCAACGCCTCGCCGCACCTCAACCGTCTGCAGGCGGACAACATTCAGGACGTGACCTTCCGTGAGGAGTTTTCGTTCTTCATCAACGCGAACCGCATGATCTACTCGCAGTTCGTGGTGCGAGGTCAGCGGCGCTCGCGGCGGCTGCTCGACCACGTTCGCGACGGGAACGCCGTCCGCAACTGCCGCGCGATGATCACCGTCAAGCCGGGCATGCTGTACAGCTCCAACGGCAACTTCAAGGTGCTCTTCAACCTCAACGCGGTCACCGTGGACGCCGTGCAGCGCGAGACTTACGTCGGGCTCGACGGGAACGTCGTCGAGGAGGAGGCGACCGTCAGCGAGTTGGCGGAGCACCTGGTGACCGGGGAGAAAAGGGACGAGAGCGAGGACATCGACCTCTTTAACGCGTAGTAAATGGACAGGCTGAGCGCGGGCCTGGCGGGCGTTTTCGCCTCGAACCCCGACGAGTCCGACCTGGATCTTTTTCTCGACAGCGTCCTATCCGTCATGAAGGACAAAAAGCCGCTCTTCGCGCGCACCGGCACCCTGATCTTCGCGATCGTGGCCGCCGCCATCGTCCTTTTGCTGCTGCTGTATTTAAAATTAGCCTAGGTAACTAAATGGACCAGGCGGAGGGCATCATCCTCAACAACATCAACGCGAAGCTGCTCAAGACCTACCTCATGGGGAAGGTCAACGAGGCCATCGACGAGCTGGTCTGCAAGAAGATCATTTCGAAGAAAAAGACCTCGCAGAAGAAGTACGAGAACAAGATCCCGCTCGACCTGATCAACCGCGACTTCGTCAACAAGTTCAACCTGTCGGGCTACAAGGAGGGCATCCTCATGAGCCTGATTGTCAGCCTCATCGAGAACACCTACTTCGAGCACGGCCGGCTCAAGCGCAGCCTCTGCCAGGAGCTGCCGCTTGTCTCCTACGAGCGCGACATTCTGTGCAGCATCGACGAGGACTCCCCGCTGAACATCGACAGCGGGGACGTCAAGACGCTGGCCAACCGCCTCAAGCTGAACGCCAACTCCTTCACGTACAAGAACATCACCTACGTGCTGGAGCCCAACAAGAACGAGGAGATCATCAACGCGCTGGTCAAGAACGGCGCCATCCGTTTCGAGCAGAAGCTCTCCGTCAAGGATAGCTACTACTCGATCGACGAGGAGCTCCTGCGCCTGCTCAAGGAGCGGTTCTTCCGGCTGCCGCAGGTCAAGGACGGGGTGGCCTCGCGCCTCAAGCTGTACGACTTCTTCACGCGCATCGTGAAGAACGACGACACCAAGATCTACGTCGCGCTCAAGGACGAGAGCGTCGGCATGATGATGGGCGTCCCGACCGTGTACATCGCGCCCTTCCACTACACCAAGCTCAGCATCCTCTCCTCGACCATCTACGAGAACATCGACAAGTACAGCAAGAAGTTCATCCACGAGTTCTACGACAAGATCGCCGAGTACATCAAGGACAAGGACACCGAGAAGGTCAACGTCTCGCGCGTCATCGAGACGCTGACGCTGCCCACGGTAAAAATAGAGTAGAATAAATGGCGTTCGTCGCGGCTATCCTCCTGGCGACCGCGCTGTGCCTCTTTTTCGCGTACCGGGCCGTCCGCGACTTCTTCGTTTAAACTGAAATTATACCCTGCTTTAAGGCGTTGGCGGCAACCAAGATGAACGCTTTGCCGGAACACCTCCGCGCGGCCGTCCTGGCCCTCGTCGACTGCGACTTCGAGTTCGGGCACCTGTGCCCGAACACTCTGGTCTCGCTGCGCGCCGCCGGCATCTACCGGGGGTTCCTGCCGAAATCGGAGTACGAAAGAGTGGTTTACAAGTACGGTCTGGGCTCCATCTTTTTCTTCGAGCCCGAGGACTGCAGCCCCGTCGACCTCATCAACTTCCTGCGCGTGAATCCCGCGGCGGCCGGCGTTAGACCCGTCCCGGACTACATCGATCGATGGCTGTACGAGATCCTTAACTACGGATGCTCGCGGCTGCTCACCTCGCTCCTGCCCCAAAAGGTCTCGGACCGGGCGCTGGTGGCCATCGTCCGCAGGATCGTCGCGCAGTACCGCATCCCCCTCGCGTCGCTGGCCATCCGGAACGTCCGCCTGCTGGAGCTGATGGACGTGGAGCCCCTCGACGGCGCCGCGATCGAGTCCCTGTTCAAGACCAACGAGCGGGAGAAGATCGACGCCATCTACCGCACGCAGCCTATCGAACCGCGTCTGCTCATGAACTTCGCCGCCCGCTACGGAGCGGTGCCCAACAACATGGGCATGCTCTCGCTATCGCTCCGAGACATCAGCCTGGCCGCGAAAGCGACGAGAAGGTTCGCCTTCAAGTTCCAAACCGAACGGTACCTGCCGTGCGACGTGCTGACCCATCCGCGGTTCCTGAAGCTGACGGAGCCCGTCTACCAGCCCCCCGACTTCGTCCATCTCAACCGCTCCACGGCCGTCATGATCCTACGCGACCCGAGCCTGCTCCGCCTGCACAACGTCCGGCGACCGACGTTCACGCGCTTTCTGGTCGAAAACCCCATCGTCGCCGCCACGAACCCCAACGTGGCGCTGAGTTTCATTCCCAAACGGCTGGTCTCCGAGAACCTAGCCGTCTATCTCATCAAGACCTGCACGGAGATCATCACCGCGTTCAAACGCGTCACGTCCAAGATGCTGGAGACGATGCTGTCGGTGCGGCGGTTCTCGATGAGCGCCGTCCGGGGGAAAATCGACGTCGACCAGCTCAAGATCCGCATCTCCGCCATCATGGACGTCTACCGACTCAGCATTGAGGAGGCCATCGAGCTGGACGTCCTCCCGCAGTACACGTGTCGGTACTACTACGACCCCAACTTCATCCCGCAGATCATCGCGGCCCCCATCTCGAAAGAGCTCAAGCACGTGCTCATCCGGTCCTTCCCGGACGAGAAGCTGCACGACAGCATGACGACTAGCATCGGGAAGATGATGCGCGCGATCCAGCTCAGGAGCTACTCGGTCCCCTTCCCGGTGTACGCGCTCGTCGAGCCCGTGCCCGTCAAGATGGAGCTGCCCGAGACCGCGACGGTGCGCGGCGACACGCTGTACACGGAGGGGTACTGCGTGCGCGTCTGCAGTCCCTTCAACAACGAAGCGTACCGCGAGCAGGCCCTGACGGCGTACGTCCGCAGCAACAACGTGCCGCTGCGGTCCGCCACGATGCCGCAGATCGCCGAGGCGGTGATCTTCACGCGGAAGCTGGCCGACGGCAACGTCGAGTGCTCGATGGGCGTCGTGAAGAACTACATTTCGCCGGGCGCCGTCCCGCCCACGGGGGAGGCTAAGTTCCTGTTCTTCTTCATGGACGCCGTCCGGCTGCTGGAGTGCGGGATCGCCGTGTGCTGCCTGGAAAACTGGTACCCGTACAACCACAACCTCCTGGTCGGCTCCGAGAAGCCTATCGTCGCTTCGAAAGACGTGTGCATCGACTGGGGCCGGTACCAGTTCCTGTCGGAGATCGCGTACTGCGACAGCCGCATGGCCACGGTCTTCAACACCAACTGCTACTACCCCGCCTGCTTCGCGTACTGCACTTACGTCGCGCGCTATCTGACGGCCACGTACGTGGCCTACCGGAACGTCTCGCGGTCGAGCGACGGGGCCAACTTCATGCTGACGCTGCTGATCGGCGCGTTCTGCAACGTGACCGGCCTGGAGGAGCGGGAAGCCTTCAGCGACATGAGCGTCGACCGCGCCGTCGCCAGCGGCGACGTCAAGCACCACCTCTTCATCCCGGCGCTGGTCAACATCGCGGCCTACCTGTGCTACCGCCGCCTCGATCGCTTCACGCGCGTCGTGTGGAACGACACGGTCGAGACGGACACGGAAATCACGCCGGTGTCCGTGCGCTCTCCCACCACCGATACGTCGCGCGTCTTCCGCCCGTCGTTCATCTGACGGGCGACCGCTCCGGAACGATCCCGGCGGCCCGGCTCGCCCGATTTTTCTCCTCGCCGCCTCCGGCGCCGCCGTTTCTGCACCTGAAAGAGTGAAATAGTATCTTCGGCTAACCAAGGATGGACTCCGTGGAAGGCGAAGTCAAGCGCGCGCTGCTCAAGTTCGCCGTGTGCAACTTCGACGCCGGCCTGTTGACGCGGGACGAGCTGATCGCGCTGACGGACGTCGGCGCGTGTTGCTCGCCGCTGCCGCCGGAGCTCTACCGTCGCGCCGTCGCGGCGGTCGGGCCGACCGCGATCTTCTACTTCGACCCGCCTTTCGTTTCGAGCCTGGACGTGATCAAGGTCATTCAGGCCATGGACAAGCTCGGCCACGACTTCGCCGACTACATCAACCACCACGAGCGGGACATCATCGACTTCAACTCGCCGATCGTGCTGGTCAAGATCGTGCGCTCGCGCCTGCGACGGGTGGACCTGCGGCTCTACGTCGCGTGCCTGCTGGAAAAGTTCGGGTTCTCCCCGGAGTACCTGGTTTTTCTCAACGCGGCGTGCGCGCCGTTCCTGCCGCGGCCGCTGATCCTGCCCAACCTCGAGGCGCTGCTGCGCGCCAAGACGGCCTCCGACGCGCGCGTGCTGCTGAGCCACGCCTCGGACGTGCGGCCCGAGATGCTGGTGCGCCTGGCCGTGCAGCGCGCCGTGCCGCCGTCGCACGCCAACTTCGCGCTCGTCACCGACCGCGAGGTGGTGCTGGGCGTCCTGCGCAAACTCTCGCAGAGCCGGGTCCGCTTCGACGTGGAGGCCTTCGTCTGCGACGCCGTCAAAAACGACCGCGCGTTCGTGGAGGGGCTGATCCGCGTCACGCGCGAGGCGGGCTTCGCGACGTCGGACTTCCTGGGCGCGGCGGTCGGGTTCGACCGCCTGTACGCCGAGTTCGGCATCCGCGTGTACGCGTTCCTGCGGCAGGAGATGTGCGCCGAAGACCCGCGGCCAGCGACGGTGACGCCGGAGGAGATGGCCTTCATCGCCGAGCACGCGCACTGGTACAGCGGGCAGGCCATCGCCGAGTACCTGCGCGCGGACCCCGCGCTGCGCGCCGAGCACATGGCGCTGTTCGTGGAGCACGCGGACCCCGGCGAGGTCACGGAGGATATGCACCTGAGCGCGCTCGACAAGGAGTACGCGACCTGCGAGTTCCGCGAGATGACCGAGCCCATCTTCCGGCGCATCCTGGAGAAGGGCTACTTCTGCTACAGCCAGATCTTCGAGCTGGCCGGAGACGAGATGGTCAAGCGCCACTGTGACAAGCTCTTCTACGACATCTACGACATCGGGTACTATCCCACGGTCTTTCGCTTGGAGGAGGTGCGGGCCGCCTTCGCCGACAAGTACTACTTCCACGAGAGCTTCCTCTTCAGCGTGCTCAAGTCCGGCGCCGTCAAGCGCCGCCACGCCAAGGAGATGCTGGCGCACACGCCGGCGCCGCCCGTCTGCGAGACCGAGCGGCTGATCCGGCGGCTCAAGCTCGGCGCCTACGGCCGCGCGTTCCGCGACCCCGACAGGCACGTCGTCCGGCCGGCGGCCACCGAGATCCGGACGACGCTGGTCGTGGGCGCGTACGCGTTCGCCGCGGCGGGCTACTTCAAGTTCCGCGACGCCGAGCGCTACGACAGCGCGGAGCGCGAGTTCCGACTGCTGGAGATGATCCGGACGCGGCGGCTGCCGCTGCGCGCCGCCTACCCGGCCGTGTACGCGCTGGTCGTCAGCGCCGAGAACCCCGCCGCGCAGCTGGACCGCGAGTCCGGCTACCAGGCCCTGTACCTGGAGTACCGGCCGACGGTCGCGGCCCCGGCCGACGACAACCTGCTCCGCGTCTTCCACGACCTGGTGGTCTTGCTGGACCACGGCGTCTACTTCCGCACCTTCGACAAGGACTGGCGCCCGCTGTACGCGTCGACGCGCGCCGACGACCGCCTGCTGGAGGAGATCGCCACCTCGTGGACGCACGAGCGCGCCTTCGTCTTCCGCGACCGCATCGCCGACCTGAGCGCGTACACGACGTCCGACGAGCTGCTCCTCAACGGCAACCTGGGCCTGACGCTGATCGACGCGACCTTCCGGCGCGCGCAGCTGCACGCCGTCTGGACGATGCGCTACGCGTTCTTCGCGCTGCTGGCGTACGCGGAGGCGGACGGCGGCGACATGGTCGGCTTCGCGGGGAGCCTCATCGCGATCCTGCGCGGCCTGCGGCCCGCGACCGGCGACTACGACGGCAGCGTGCCCGAGCTGGCGCGCGAGCTGACGCGCTTCTTCGTCTGCCTCAGCGTCGGCTGCGACCGGTCGATGACCGAGATGAACCGGCTCGCGCGCTACGCGCTCCGTTTTTCTGCCGCTCCCGAAACTGAAATAGTACACTAAAAAGGGGGCTATGGCGCACTACTGCCCGCGCCGGCTGCGCCGGGCCGTCCGCAAACTAGCTGCGGCCGACCTGGACCACCGGCGCGTGGGCCGCGAGGCGGCGACGTGGCTCGTCCGCTACGGCGTGTTCAGCCGGCTGCCGGCCGAGCTCTACGGGACGGCGGTGGCCCACGACCTGGCGCTGGTGTCGAACTTCGACCCGCGCGACGTCGACCCGCTCGACCTCGCGTCGCTGCTCGCGCGCCCGGTGCCGCCGGCGGCGCGCCTCGCCGAGCACGCGCGCTACCACCGGCGCACGCTGCTGCGGCTGGGCGCGCGCCGCGTGGCCGAGAACGTGGTGCGGCTGGGCGCGCTGCGCGACGAGGAGGACGTGGAGCTCGCCGTCGCGACGCACGGCATCTCGCGCCTGGACCTGGCCACGATGAGCCCGGAGCTCGTCGCGCGCGGCGCGATCCGCCTCTCGCCGGCCGAGATGGAGGACCTGCTGAACCGCCTGCCGGCCTGCCAGCTCGACGCGCTGTATTGCAGCGTGGAGATCCCGCTCGCCACGCTGTTCAAGCGGCAGGACCGCGCGCCGGCCAACCGATCGCTGCGCCGGCTGCGGTGCGAGCGCACCTGCCGCGACCTCGTGCGCAGCTACCCCGAGTCGCGGGTCATCGACCACATCAACCCCGCCGTCAAGTCGCGGGCGGAATTCGTCCGCTTCGTCGCCGACATGGTGCAGGAGCGCCTGCCGGACTCGTTTCCGAACCTCAACCGGTTCCTGGCGCAGCGCGTGTCGTGCGACTCGCTGCAGCGCCGCTTCGGCGTGTGCTTCTATGGGCTGTTCCACGGGCTGCTGCCGGCGCGCTTTCGCGCGTCGACCGCGTTCGAGGAGTACCCTCGGCGCAACGTCGAGTTCGTCAAGCGGCACATCGCCGTGTACGACGCGCTGAGCCACGAGTTCGCCGCCAGCTTCCGCCAGTACGTGCAGCGCTCGGAGCGCCTCACGCTGCTGCAGGCCTGGCGCATCCAGACGGCCTCGCGCGGCACCTTTCGCCGCGGCAACGCCGCGCGCCCGCCCGAGGACCCGGTCGCCGCCGCGGCCGTGCGGTTTTCGGACCCCTGCTTCATGCGCGCCGTCATGCTCTCGGACGCGCCCGCGAGCGACAAGAAGCGCGCGCTGCTGCTGGCGGCGAACGCGCGCGTCGTCGACATCGGCCGCCTCCGCGGCGGCGCGACCTTGGACGCTCTCTTTATGTACCTGAAGATGCGGCTGTTCAAATGCAAGCACCACCTGATCACGCGAAACCTACGCGCCCGCCTGTCGACGCCGCTGTGCGCCGTCGACGCGCGGCACGCGGTCGCGCTGGCGGACGGCGAGCTGCAGTCCGGCGGGCGGCGCTTCCGCTTGATGCGGCGCGACGACCCGGGCGGCGTCGAAGAAAGCCTGTGCCTGTGCCTGCTCTCCGAGCAGCGCGGCGGCACCGGCAGCCGGCTGCCCGGCGACTGCCGGATGGTGCTCGCCAAGCACCCGCCGGGCGGCGTCCCGCCGGAGGCGTTCGGGCACGACGGGTCCTGCTACGCGCTGGCCTACCGCCCGCACCGCTCGAGCCGGCGGCCCGTCACGGAGCGGACGCTGCTGCGCGGCGCGTACGACCTCGGGGCGCTCGCGCGGCACGGCGTGCTGAGCCCCGGCGTCGGTCCGGCCTGGATCCCGCTCGAGGGCCTGTTCACGGCCGGCGGGCTGGAGGTCCGGCGCCCGCCGCGCGCGCTCCTGTCGTCGCCGACCGCCGCCGAGGCGGCGTTCGCGGACTCGATCTGCGGCGACGGGCTGCGCAGCGCGCGCGGCTTCGTCGCGATCGAGCGCCTGGACTACTACCGGCACCTTCTGGACCCGGAGACGTCCGAGCACGAGCTGGAGTACTTCCCGCTGGCGGCGTTCTTCGACACGATCTTCCGCTACCTGATGAACCTGACGCTGTACCGGCTGACGGCGCTCGGGGATAGCGCCCGCGCGCGCGGGTTCCTGTCCTCGCTGGTGGCGGCCTTCTTCGAGGGCTTCGGCGAGAGCGTGCGATTCGTCGTGCCGAAATCCGTCGACGACGAGTTTTCCCTGTTCGTCTACGAGGGCGGCGTGCCGCTGCGGCAGACGTACGGCGTGTTTCTGCGCGTGTGCCTGATCATCTTAGAGATCCTAAATGGAACTTACTAACATCTACCTGAGCTCGCGGGAAGCGAACGTGCAGCTGCGCTACGCGCCGGAGGACCCGCGGGACCTGACGGCCGACCGCGCCGTGAAGCACTTCCTCGCCGTCCTGGGCCGGTTCCTGCGGCTGGAGGAGTCGCGCTTCGACCTGGTGCTCCGGGAAGGCGCGGACGTCTTCTACTACCGCATGAGCGGGGGGCGCGCGCGCCCGGTGGAGGACCCGCTGCCGGTCGCGCTGGTCGACCGGCGCGCGTACGCGCGCGTGCTGGACGAGCGCGCCGACACGGTCAACTTCGCGCTGGGCCCCGACATGGAGGTGACGGCGTCGGCGCGCGGCAGCTACCGCGTGCGCGCGTTCATCGCTCGAGCGGAGGCGTGACGCGCTCCAGGGAGATGACGCGCGGCGACCCGTCGCGCTCGAGCGCGTTGTGCAGCCCGACGAAGAAGTAGAAGACGTAGTTGACGTCCTTGCTGGACATGACGTTGTTGTCGGTCATGGCCTCGAGCGCGTGCTCGCGGCACTCGAAGCAGGGCATCAGCTCGACGACGTTCCGCACGCGCTGCTTGCAGGCCTCGACGTCGTGGCGGTACTTGTAGATCAGGGCGAAGATCAGCGCCCAGAACCCCCGGCCCCAGTAGCGGGGGTCCATCTATTTAGAACTGAAATTTTAGCGGGGCTAACAAATGGATATAAAGTGCCTGAACTGGTTCGAAAACCTGCGCGAGAAGAAGTTCCTCTACCTGAAAGCCCGCACCTCCGCCCGAGACGCCGTTTTTATCAGATTCGACATCCACAGCTACTCCGTCACGGACGACCCGTCGGCCTCCGCGACCGCGGAGTCGCTCGGCCAGTTCCGCGTGATGCACGCGGAGGAGCGCGTGGTCTACACGCCGGCGGCGGCGCGGCCGCCGACGGAGGAGCGGCGCGAGCTGTTCCTGGTCCGCGAGGCGCTGGAGAGCGAGTACCTGACGGGCTTCCTGCGCGTGAACTGGTTCTTCGTGCGGCACAACGTCGACCCGAGCGGCTGCTACCGCGTGGCCGAGTCGCTGTTGTCGCCCCTCGGCCGGAAGTGCTTCCACTGCCTCGATCCCGGGGCGGCGTTCGCGACGCCGATCCCGCTCTTCCAGGTGCCCAGCAGCTACCTGTTCTTCGACATCGAGTGCCGCGTCGGCAAGAAGTTCCCGTCGGCGTTCTCGGACCCCGTGTCCCACGTGTCCTTCGTGTACGTGGACCGCGAGGGCGCCGAGCGCCGGTTCACGCTGATCAACAGCGACCTGCTGCCGGCGGACGAGCCGCCCCCGAGCGAGGCCGCGTGCGCGCGCGACGTGGACACGGCGCGGCCGCTGACCTTCTGCCCGGAGCTGGTGCTGCTGCGCTTCTGCAAGAGCATCCTGGAGCAGGAGTTCGACTACGTCGTGACGTTCAACGGCCACAACTTCGACATCCGCTACATCCAGGTGCGCCTCCACGTGCTGGCCAAGGAGGAGATCTTCTTCTCGTTGCCGGACGGCTCCGAGCGGGTGCGCCTGGCCATCTACGAGCGCAACCTCAACAACCACCGCAGCCAGTCCGGCGGGCTGGCCAACGTCTCGTACCACATCAACAACAACAACGGCTCGATCTTCTTCGACCTGTACAACTTCATCAAGCGCGAGGAGCGTCTGGAGTGCTACCGGCTGGACGTGGTCTCGAAGAACGCGTTCCGGTGCCACGCGCTCGTCGAGGCGGCGACGCCCGACGGCGCGGCGACGTTCCGCGAGCGCGAGGCGGGCGACGTCGCGCGCGTCTTCCGCGAGGTGCTGACCACGGCCAACTACGTCACCGTAGGCAGCCGCGTGCACCGCATCGCGGCCAAGAGCGAGACGGGCGAGGCGGGGTTCCGCGTGACGGTCGCGCCGGCGCCGGGGGCCGAGTACGCGGTCGGGAGCACGCACCTGCTGGCCTTCGGAAAGGACGACATCGACCTGCAGCGCCTGTACGGCGACTACCGCCTCGCCACGGCGGAGACGATCGCGGCCTACTGCCTCCACGACGCCTCGCTCTGCAAGTACATCTGGCACTACTACAGCGTGGACTGCAAGATCGGGGCCGGCGCCTCGGCGTACCTGCTGCCGCAGTACCTGTCGCTCGAGTACAAGTCCAGCACGCTGATCAAGGGGCCGACGCTGCGCATCCTGCTGGAGAACCGCATTGCGCTGCTGCGGCGCGGGAAGCCGCGCGCGCACCATTACGTGGGCGGCAAGGTCTTCGCGCCCGCGAACAAGGTATTCTCCAGCAACGTCATCGTCTTCGACTACAACAGCCTGTACCCGAACGTGTGCATGTACGCCAACCTGTCCCCGGAGACGCTGATGTTCGTGCTGGTGAACCGGAACCGGCTGGACCGGGAGCTGCACGCGTCGGAACTGCGGCGCCTCTACCCCTTCCCGGACTACGTGCACGTCGAGACCTCGACGGCGGAGCCGAACGCCTACAACGAGGTCTCGGTCTACTCGCGCCGCCGGGAGGGCCTGATCCCCAAGCTGCTGGCCAACTTCATCGCGAAGCGCAAGGACTACAAGGCGCGCTCGAAACGCGCGGGCTCCGTCGTCGAGGCGAAGCTGTTCGACTCCATGCAGTACGTGTACAAGATCGTCGCGAACTCCGTCTATGGGCTGATGGGGTTCCGCAACAACGCGCTGTTCTCGAAGAACTCGGCCAAGTCGTGCACGGCCATCGGGCGCGCTATGATCGAGTACCTGGACGAGGTGCTGAACGGGAGCTCGATCATCGACAACGTGCTGTACCTGGGCCGCACGCCGGAGAACATCTTCTCGGGCGAGCTGCTGCACGACAAGGCGGTCCCCCTCGCGGCGGGCCTGGAGGACGAGGTGGTGTTCCGCAGCGTGTACGGCGACACGGACTCGATCTTCCTGGAGATCAACCGCCGCGACGTCGGGACGACGCTGCGCCTCGCGCGGGCCATGGAAGAGATCATCAACGACCGCGTGCTCTTCGGGACGTTCCGCGTGGAGTTCGAGGCGGTGTACAAGAACCTCATCATCCAGTCGAAGAAAAAGTACACGACGACCAAGTACCCGGCGGGATTCCGCGAGGGGGACGTGCCGATCCTGGTGAACAAAGGCACCAGCGAGACGCGGCGCGACATCTGCGCGTTCCACAAGGAGCTGGTAAACCGCTACAAGACCAAACTCATCGACCTGCTGGAGCAGGGCCGCTCGTCGGCCGAGGTCTCCCGGCTGATCCTGCGGGACCTGGAGACGTTCTTCGAGGAAGACTTTCGCCGCCCGCAGGACACCGAGCGGTTTTTGATCTCGCGCATGCATCACAACAACTACAAGCGCCCCGACAACCCCAACTTCGCGCTGATCAACGCGTTCAACGCCGAGCACGAGGACAAGATTGAGATCGGTGAGCGGTACCACTACCTGTACGTCTGCGACGCCGAGCGGCCGTGGACGTTCAACCCCACCGATATAAAAAGTTACGAGCGCGTGTACCGCGGCCGGCTACCCGACGGCTCGCGGATCTTCCTGGAAATCTACTACCGCCGCGTGGCGACGGAGGTCGTGAACCTGATCGACGACCGCCCGCTGGCGATCGACTTCTTCAAGCGCGTCTTCGGGTCGCGCCCCCTGTTCTCGAGCTGACCGCTGCCGTCGCCGCCGAGCAGTTGTTGTCATTGTCGTCAGGCGAGGACGACGTCCTTTTTCTCCAAGCCCAGCTTGCGCATGAGGAATTCGACGGCCGGGGTGAACGCGGTGGTCACCGAGACGCCCGGCAGGTAGAACATGAGCAGCGCCAGGACCGGGTCGCGGTTGGTGTACTGCAGGATAGCGCTCATGTTGGCCAGCGTCTCGTAGTCGATGAGCGGGGTGAAGTTGTGGGAACTCGGCGGCAGGTTGCGGTTGAACTCGTACAGGCTGATGCGGCAGTACCGCACGCCGCCGTGGTCGTAGTCGGGGTCGAGGAAGTTGCGCTCCTCGGTCTTCCAGAAGATGGGTTTGTAGTCGCCGCCGTACAGCAGGTACTTGGCCACGGCGACGTGCGTGTCGCGGTTGGCGTAGAAACTGCTCATGAGCCCGTGCTTGTCGGAGTCGAAGATCTCGTCCGTGTAGTAGAACAGGATGTTGTAGACCGGGATCGCCGCGAGCAGCAGGAAGGAGATGAATTCCGAGGTGGGCAGCTGCTGGAACCGCTTGTAGAACTCGACGAAGTGGCCGCGGAAGTTGCCCAGCGCGACGGCGTCGGTGTTGATCCGGTCGACGTACGGCGACCTGGGCGTCTTGTCGAGGGAGAGCATGAAGCCCAGCTTCTTCAGCAGCTGGAGCGTGATCGGGTGGTAGTTGGTCAAATTGAGCGTCGCGTAGCTGCTGTACCACATCATGGTCTCCGGGATCCAGCCTCTCGAGTACGGGTGGAACAGCGCCGTGTACTTGAGCAGCGGCTGGTAGTCCTTGGTGTGGAACGTTTCCTGGTCGCGCACGCGCCGCTGCATGTTCTCGACGGGTCCGGGGGCGGCCGGTCCCGCGGGCGGGTTTTGCGGATCTTGCGGCGGTTGAGGCGGCAGCTGGGGCGGCGGACGCCGCGGTCTGGGCGGCAGCGGCGGCTTGCGCACCGGATGCTCGGGATCCTGGCTTTGCCGCGGGTCGGCATCGTAGCAAATTTTCTGAGCCGGTCGCCGGTTCGACGCGTCTTCGGCCGACGGCCCGGGAAAGCGGGCGGGCGGCGGAGGCGCGGTATCCGACGACGACGCGGCGGGTTTCTTGTCGTTGGTCAACAGGCGGGGTAGCGGCCTGATCAAATTTGATTCTGCCGCCGATCGGGGCGGATATAGGGCCAAGATCGCGCTTCGGCGGCTCGGCTGAGCCGCTTCGATTTTCGGAAGGCGCGGTTGCGGAGGCGAGTTCGCGCGAGGCGCGGGCACGGGCTGGTTCGGCTGATCTCTGGCGCGAGGCGCCGGCACGGGCTGGTTCGGCTGATCTCTGGCGCGAGGCGCCGGCACGGGCTGGTTCGGCGGGTTCGCGCGCGGAGCGGGCACGGGCTGGTTCGGCGGGTTCGCGCGCGGAGCGGGCACGGGCTGGTTCGGCGGGTTCGCGCGAGGCGCGGGCACGGGCTGGTTCGGCGGGTTCGCGCGAGGCGCGGGCACGGGCTGATTCGGCGGGTTCGCGCGAGGCGCGGGCACGGGCTGGTTCGGCGGGTTCGCGCGAGGCGCGGGCACGGGCTGGTTCGGCGGGTTCGCGCGAGGCGCGGGCACGGGCGGGGTTCTTGCGCGAGGCGCGGGCACGGGCGGGGTTCTTGCGCGGGGCGCGGGGACGGGCGGCTGATCTCTGGCGCGAGGCGCCGGCACGGGAGGCTGCGGCGGAATTCTCCGAGGCGTGGGCACGGGCGGCTGATCTCTCGCGCGGGGCGCCGGCACGGGCGGCTGATTAGGAGGGTTGGCGCGAGGCGCGGGCACGGGCGGCTGATTAGGAGGGTTGGCGCGAGGCGCGGGCACGGGCGGCTGATTAGGAGGGTTGGCGCGAGGCGCGGGCACGGGCGGCTGATTAGGAGGGTTGGCGCGAGGCGCGGGCACGGGCGGCTGATTAGGAGGGTTCGCGCGAGGCGCGGGCACGGGCGGCTGATCTCTGGCGCGAGGCGCGGGCACGGGCGGGGTTTTTGCGCGAGGCGCGGGCACGGGCGACGGCGTTCTCGCGCGACGAGGAGCCGCGACCGGCAAGTTGTCGCGACGGGGCGCCGGAATGGGTGGCGGCGTTCTGGCGCGCCTGCCGACCGGCCGAGCTTGCCTGCTTTGCGGGAGCGGGGCGGGTCGGGGCGGATTTTTTTTAAGCGACGGTATCGGCCGGTTACCGGTTCTAGGAGCCGGGACGGGCTGACCGGCGGCCGAGATCGGGCCCGGATCGATCGGGTCGAGCGAGCGATCGTCGCGACCCGTCGCGGGGTCGAGCGACGATCTTCGAGAAGAGCGCGGTCGCTTTTCGAGCTCGTGGGGCGCGGCGGCGCGTTTAGCGGCGCCGCTGCCGCGGCCGGACGGCGCCGTGACGCGGAACACGCGACGCGAGCGTTCGGGCATGGCTTTACGAGCGGCCGTGATGGATGATCCGAGCGATGAAGTCCTTTTCGCGGGTGGTGAAGTTGGTAGTTTTGACGAGGTACTCGCTGACCTCGTCGAAGTTCTCTTGCAGGAAGGTGCGGAACAGCGGGATGGTGTTGAACGTGGAGCTGTTGACGATCGTTCGCGCGGTCTGCTGGACGGAGGTCCTGTCCGACTTAGTAACGCTCAACAAAAACGTGCTTAAATCTTCAACCCTCTGGAGCCGGCAGATGACCGCGGCCGGCAGATCTTCGTCGTCGGCGAGAACGAGGCCGAGGTTGGCTAGGCGACCAAAAATGTGATATTTAATTAGACTTAAACTAAAGAGGTCGGGCCGTCCGGCGACGTCTATTTTCTCCAGCGGAACGAACCTCCCGCGGTCAATCACGCGGCGATCCTCGGTGTTGAGCGCCACGTAGGTGTTGTACTCCTTGATGAAATAGTCGTTCTCGGGCGAGTGGATCCTGCACCCCAGGTCGTTCCGGATGAAGAACAGGTCGATGTCGCCGCGCGCGTACACCATCTCGGAGAACACCGACTCGTTGACCTTGACGTCGTCGAACTCGAGACGCTCTTCCGGCGGCGACCGGAACAGGTCCTCGTAGTCGACGTCGGCGAAGTACTTGGGGTCGATCTTGGCCACCACGCGGAACAGGTCGTCGTAGAAGGAGTTGGCGCTGGTGAAGGTTTTCCCGTCGATGAAGTTTTTTTTGTAGAAGCTCACGAAGTAGTTCTTCCAGTCGCTGTCCTCGTAGTCGATGATCTTGAGGATGTCCCCGGGGACGTCGTAGATCAGCTCCAGCATCAGGTTGCGCACGTTGGGGTCCCCGTCGAACAGGTACACCGCCTTGAGCATGTTCTTGTTCACGCGCCCTAGCTTCAGCTGGTCGTAGATGAAGCTCATCAGCTTCTCGTAGAAGCTCTGCGCGCGCGCGGACATCACGTAGCGCGCGTCGTCGAAGGGGTTGCCCCGCAGCCACAACCAGTAGCTGGTGCTGACCGTGCCGGGGAAGATGACCTCGCGGAACGACTCCGTGAGGTCGCTGGAGACCAGGTGGCCCGTCCGCTGGTACACGTCGTACAGGCTCTGGTCGTCGTTGTCGGCGAACGCCTCCCCGGAGTCCCGCTTCGAGAGGTACGCCCAGGCCAGCAGCCGGACGACCTCCGGCTCCCGGACCTTAAGGAACGTGGCCTCCTTGAAAAGCCGCGCGTAAATCAGGTCGATGCTGCGCAGCGGCTCTCCGCGGTGAAAGAGCGGGTTCAGGCCGAGGTCGTACGAGATCGGGATCAGGTCGCGCATCAGCCGGCGCAGCGGCAGGAAGGCGAGGAACACCGAGTCGTTGAGCAGCTCGTAGCCCAGCGTCTTGTAGCGCTCGATCGCGTCGGCGAAAATCTGCCGGTTGTCCACGACGGTTTTCACGAACAAAACGGCCACGTTGACCAGTTTTCTTTTTACCAGGCTATAAATAGCGTCGCAGCCTGCAAAGTGCAGGAAAACGTAAAAGTTCGCGTTCGAGACCGCGTCTTTCGTCAGCACGGTGTCCGGGTAGCTCAGCAGCAGGTACTTGAGCGCCAGCACGTGGTTAAGTGAAAAGTTATCGATCTTGCTCTCGAAGTCCGAGCGCAGGAAGTCGAGGTCGTTGGCCAGCGTGCGCGGCAGGTACTTGCGTCGTACGATCTCCATGGACAAGGAGGCGCTGCGCAAGCTCGTGGGAGACAACGAGAAGTTCGAGGAGCTCTACGCGTGGTCGCGTGACACGTCCGATATTTATTATTTGCGAAACATCGTCAACTCCAAGGTCAACATCGAGGAGACGAAGTTCTCCCCGATCAACAACGTCGGCATCGAGTACAGCAAGGACGCGAAGAACCGCCTGTCGTACCGCAACAAGGCCATCATCCCCTCGCGGGACAAGCGCTACCACGCGCTGACGACGGCCATCGAGAAGACGAACGGCAAGGACCGGGACCTGCTGCGCTACTTCCTGTACGGGCTCAAGTGCCTCGACGCCGGCGTCGAGTACGACCTCGAGAAGCTGCAGGATTACGACTACGACAAGTACTTCAGCGTGCTCAGCGACAAGAGCAACACGCCCTGCATCTACTGCCGCTCCACCAACACCGTGCCGGTGATCGCGCAGACGCGCGCCGCCGACGAGGAGGCCACCGTCAAGTACGTGTGCAAGAACTGCGGCAAGAACTTCTCGCCGCCAAAGTTCAAGTACAGAAATGAAAAACAATGCGCCTAGGGGCATCACGGCAAAATGTTCCACAGCTACGCCACGCGCCGCGCGCTCCTGGCGCTCCTGGACGCCTTCTCGGGCCTGGAAAACGAGTACGCCCTGCCGGAGGGCGACGCGGACTCGACGCCCATGGAGGAGGCCTTCAGGGAGCTGTGCCGCACGGACGCGCTGGAGCTCTTTCGCGCGGGCCTGTACCCGCGCCGGCTGCCGGACGCGCTGTACGACGCCGTGGTCCGCGAGGATCCGTGCCGCGTGGCGCTGTTCCGGCCCGCGGCCGTGCGCTTCGAGGACTTGGTGGCCGCCGTGTGCGTCGAGCGCGACACGTCGCGGCTCGCCGAGCACGTGCGGTACTACCAGCACTGGCTCGCGGAAGTCGACAGCCCGCTGCTGCTGGCGCGGTGCCTGCCGCACTTTCGGCTGCTGGACGACGACGTGGAGTTCTTGCAGGCGCGGCACGGCCTGCGCCTGATCGACCTCTGCCGGCTCGGCGGGTGCGGCGTGCTGCGCGAGACGAGCTTCCTGCTGGACGCGCGGGAGATCTCGGAGCTGCTGGCCGAGGACGCCGGCCAGGCGGGCGCCCTGTACCGGCACCAGTACGTGGCGCCGAACTCGCTGTCGGCGAACTGGCGCGCGCTCGGCATCCCGCCCGTCAACGAGGGCCTCGCCGACTCGACGGACCCGGTGGTGGCCGCGGAGGCGCTGGAGGCGCTGTGCTCGCGCGGCGACGCGGAAGGCTTGTTCCTGCTGCTGGAACATCTCGCGCCGCGCGTGGCCGGCGGGGACTACTTTACGCTAAGGGCCAGTCGGCTGATCGCCGGCTCGGCGCCGCCGAGCGTGCTCGGCGTCCTCGCGGGCTACGTGCGCGAGTACCTGCCGGACCGGGACTGGGGAGCGCTGAGCAACGTGCTGCTGGGCGAGCGCCGCCGCCTGATGGAGGCGGACCTGCTCGACGCGCGCACCCTGAGCGTGGCCTGCCACTACCCGGACCGGTACGCGGACGACCTGGAGGCGATCGGGCGGCGGGTGCTGGCGGCGGAGCGGTACGACCTATTCCACGTCGTCGCGCCCGCGCTGCCGGACTGCTTCCACACCGAGGAGGTGTACGCGGCGACGATCGAGGCGCTGGCGGCCGCCGGGCAGCGGGCCGACCTGTCGCGGTTCCGGTTCCTGACGCGCGCCCTGATGCTGCGCGGCGCGGCGCTCGGGCACGACGTCGCCGAGTTCCTGGGCCCGCTGAGCGTCGAGGAGGTGTCGAGTCACCCGGAGCTGCTGTTCCGCGACGCCGCCTGCCTGTCGCTCCCGGGGCTGTTCAACCGGTTCCCGCAGCTGATCGCCGACTTCGTCGCTCGGCTGGGCTTCAACTTCGAGATCATGGCGCGGGCGATCTTCGCGCGGCCGCTGACCTACGAGGCCGCCTCGCGGATGATCCTCGCCTACGCCGACTACAGCGCGCTGGACGCCGAGGACCGCCTGGAGGAGTTTAGGGACCACGCGCGGCGCCTGGACCGCTGCGTGTGGGAGCACCGGCACAGCTTCAGGACGCTGCGGCCGCCGGCCGACGGCAAGCGCTCGTCGGGTTCGTCCTCGAGGCCCTGCACGCCGAAGCGGAGCCGGGCTTCGGCGATGTCGGTCTCCGGCAGGTCGAGCGTCTCGTCGAGCGACGCCTCGATTAGCGAGGCGACGATCGCGGACGACAGCGACGCCGACGATGAAAACGAAGACGACGACGCGTTCTTGCCGGAGCCCGCGAAGCCGCGGCTCTGCCCGACGCGCCGCGGGCTCGCCGCGGGCCTGGCGACCCACCGGCCCGAGGACGTCGAGGACCTGGCCAACCGCCTGTTCGACCTGGGGAACCTGGCCGCGCACGGGCTCCTCTACCCGGACGCGTCGGTGTTCGGCGACGCGCTGCCGACGGACGGGATCGTCGACGGCCGGTACGCGTTCCCGGCGGGCTTCGCGGCGCCGCGTCGCGCGGCGATGGGGGCGCTGCGGCCCGAGGGCTACGTGCGCTTCTGCCGGCTGGCCGAGCGCTACGCGCGGCGGGGGCGCGACGCGGCCCACGACAACCTGCTGTCGTTCGCGGGGCTGCTGGCGGCGTACGTCGTCAGCGCGGCGGTGACGGCGGCGACGCTGGGGCTGCTGCCGTCGGCCGACGAGGCGCGGCTCTTCCTGCAGATGGCCTGCATGTACCTGCTGTCCGGCGCCGGCACGATCGACTCGGTGGTGCCGGTGCCGGACGCCGCGGTGGTCGAAATACGCAACTACGCCGACGCGGGCGGCGGACCCCTCGCGCGGACCGCGGAACTGGCGCTGGGCGCGTCGTCCATAATTATCAATCACCCAAAATTTCACTAGTGAAAAAAAAATTCCGTACATAAAATGAACAATAGGGAATTGATAAATCGCTACTTGGGCAAGACGGCGGACCAGCCGATCTACTACGCCCTTTTCCACAAGGTTGGGAAGATCAAGCAGATCCTGAACTTCGATTTAAACGTCTTTCTGAAGCTGCTGCTGAAAAACCGCGACCGGTTTCTGCGCGAGAACAAGCAGCCTACCGCGGAGATCAAGCGGCGGCTGACGCACTACTTCACCAAGCAGCACCGCGTCCGCAAGGTGGGAAAGATCCTGTCGATCGTGGAGTTCCAGCACGTCATCGTCACGACCTTCACGCGCGTGCTGGGCGTCCTGACGATCGACAACCGGCGCGTCTCCAAGATGTACTCGTCGACCGCGATCCTGGACTACGCCGCGCACGAGGACTACGTGGAGGCGATGCTGCGCTCGTACCGGGTCACCGACGGCGCGGGCCCGCCCAAGGGCCGCAACAAGGTGTCGGACCTGGTGGGCTACGTGATCTCGATGCTGAAGGAGTACCTCAAGCGGCACAACAAGTCGGCGTTCTGTCACGGGTCGTACTCGCTGCACCTGCTGAACCCGGCCATCGAGTACGGGGACATCGACATGCTGCAGACGAACTCGCGCACGTTCCTGATCAACCTGGCCTTCCTCATCTACTGCAACACGGGCCGCGTGACCACGATGATGAAGATCCCGTACCTGCTCAACTACATCGTGATGTTCGACGAGGAGCAAGCGCACATCGTCGACAGCTTCCAGGTCAGCCAGGAGATCTTCGACCGCATCCCGAAGATCCTGATCAACGACATCTACATCATCGACCCGTGCGTGCAGCTCCTCAACGGGATCAAGATGTTCTCGCAGGTGGACCGCCTCGACGACCTGCACACCAAGTTCGAGAAGCTGCGCGCGCGCTTCTGCACGCTGCTGGAGTACGTCCTCTACGACTACGACATGCGGATCGGCGAGGGTTCCGGCGCCGGCGCGCTGCGGCGGTCGCGCTTCGCGTACTCGGAGCGCGTGGCGACGGTGGAGGCCGGCGCGCTGGGCGAGGACCTGTCGCCGGCGCGCTGGGTGGCGTTCATGGACAACGCGGCGCTGGACGCGCGCATCGGCGCGTCGACGCGCCAGGCGGCGGACTTCGGGCCGGTGACCAACTCGCGCTTCCTGGAGGAGGACGGGTGCCTGTACGGGTACTTCTCGAACACGCTGCTGCTGACGCCCGACGGGGCGCCGCACCCCGTGAGCTGCAACGCGCTCGCAGCGCACTTCCTCATGTACTTCGTCATGACGGGCGCCCCGTGCAAGCCCCAGCTGGCGTGCCTGCTCAACAGCCTGGTGGTGCCCGAGGCGCGCGAGTTCACGCTGGTGCCGCGCGACAAGAAGCTGGGCGACCACGTGATCCTCAGCATCGACCACGACGTTTTTATTGACTTTTGACCATGTTGGCGCCGATGTTCCGCACGTCCTCGAAGGCGGAGCGCAGATAGCCGCTGTCCATGAACTTGAGCGGCGGCATGGGCGCGCGCAGAGGCTCGGCCGTCGGGCGCATCGGGCAGGCCGGCGGCGCCGCGCGCGCGGGGCCCTCGAGCTCGCGGGACCGCGCGCAGGGCGAGCGCGGGGGCTCGAGCGGCGGGGCGCAGGGCGACGTCGGGGCCGGGCTAGGCGCCCGCCGGACGGCCATCACGGGGACGTCGGCGAGGTAAACGTATTTCAACACGAGCACTTGCCTCCCGTTCACGTCGGTGATAAAAGGTTCTCTTTTGACCTCGGGAACCATTTATATGGCGTGAAATTGAAACTGTAGTGCGCGTTCATCGACATGATCGGTAAGGCGCGCGCGCACACACGATGCGGTCGATGCCACGGCAGCGGGGTCGTCGGAGACCGGCCTCTCGCCAGCTCGAGCAGCCGCCCGCCCGGACCGGGCGCCGCGACGCTACGGGCTCGCCAGTCCTCGACCGTCCCGAGAACGGCAACGACAGCAGCGACGAGCCGAGCGCCGCGCCTCCGACCGCGCGCGAGGCCGAGGCTGAGACCGAAGTCGAAACCAAAAATGGAGTCGAAGCTGAAGCCGAACTCGAGGCCGCCGCGGCGGTCGTTCCAGAATCCAGCGACGTGAGCGCGAGCATGCTGGGCATGTCCCCGGACGAGCTGGGGCGCATCTTTTGGTGGTCCGAGTACCTGCTGCGCGTGTGCGAGGTCGGCACCGTCGGCGAGGCGAGCGTCGCCGCGGTGCGCCAGCAGACGTACAAGCTGATGCTGCTGCTGGCGCCCAACCACCGCAGCATGTTCGCCTCGGGGCTCTACGGGCCGCGCGGCGGCCCCCTGCCGTGCCGGCTGCCGCTGCTGGAGTGGCTCTGCAACGAGCAGGAAGTCGAGGACTGGCTAAGCGGGACGGACTGCGACTTCATCGTCACTCACAAGCTGGACGGCGTATCCGTCGTGCTGGTGGTCGGTACCGGCGGCCAGCGGCGGCTGTACGCGCGCGGCACCGTCAGCCACGGTCAGGACATCACCCACCTGCTCCCGTCGGTGACCAACCTCCCGCGGTTCTCGCGTCCGCCGTCGCAGATGGTCGTGCGCGGCGACCTGCTGCTAATCGCGGAAGCCGGCGTCTCGGCGGGCGCGCGCTCGGCGCAGCTGGCGCGCGCCGTGTGCGGCGGCGAGGTGGTTCCCGGCCTGCGGTTCGTCGCGCACGGGATGCCGGGGTCGGACCTCCCTCCCGTGCAGCAGATGGCCACGCTCTTCGTCCGCGGCATCGAGACGGTGGGCTACTCGTTCGTGCGCCGCGGGGACATGTCCTCGCGGCTCCTGCAGCACCACATGGAGATGGTGCGCGCTCGTCTCCCGCCGTACGACCTGGAGGGGCTGGTGGTGTGCTGCAACGTCGACGGCGGCGAGCGGGCGTTCGCGCTCTCGCCGCATAACTGAAAAGATATCATCGGAACGTGAAATCGCGGCCAGAGGCCGGCGCACCCATGACGGCGGCGCTCATTTACTGCCGGATCTCCACCGACCGCCAGACGACGCTGCTGGCCCAGGAGGACGCGTGCCGCGCGTACTGCGGCCGGCGCGGCCTGGTGGTGCGCAAGGTCGTCAGCGAGATCGTGACGGCGTACTCGGGGCGGCACCTGGCCGAGCAGCGCATCGAGGTGCCGCGCGGCGTGCGGCACGTCATCTGCTACGACGTCAGCCGCATGGGCCGCCTCAGCGACGACGCGGCGTTCGTGCGCGAGCACCTGGCGCGCGGCGTGCAGTTCCACTTCGTCAGCGAGAACATCGTCTCGCGCGCGGCCGACGACGCGGGCTTCCGCGAGGTGCAGCAGCGCCTGCGCCTCGCGCAGCACGAGTCCGAGCAGCTCTCCAACCGCATCCGCAACGGCAAGATGGTCAAGGACAGCAAGATCCGGTCGCTGCTGGCGCTGATCCACGGCGGCGCCAACGACAACCTGATCCGGAACTTCGTGCTGCGCAACTTCAACCGCGTCGTCGTGGACAGCCTGGTGGGCCTGCCGGAGTTCGAGCTCTGCGCGCGCCTGAACCGCTACCGTCTGTACTGCAGCCGCCGCTGGACGCCGGCCTCGCTCCGGCGGTTCTGCGAACGCCCGGCCGCCGGGGCCGGCGCCACCGAGCTGTTGAGCGCCTCCCTGTCCGAATTAAAATTTTAAAGAATTTTTGTTACTAAATGGAGACCGACCCTCTGTTGGGACCGGATTCCGAGTCCTCTGGCGCGTCGTCCTCGCTGCCGGTGGTGCCCGGCATGTCCGCGGACCCGGATTCGGCCGCCGCCGCGCGAAGCGCCACACCGGTGTTGGCGGCGGCGGCGCCCGTCCTGCCGGCCACGATCGTCCAGACGGAGCCCGTGCCGCCGGGCCCGCCCTGCAGCTCGACGTCCGCGGACCCCATGTGCAAGCAGATGAGCGCGTTCCTGACGATGGCGTACAAGGACCGCAGCCTCAAGAGCTTCGCGCGGTCGATGAACTTCCGGGCGCTGTACCGGATCTTCGTCAGGCCGGAGTCGCCGAGCTTTACTTTCAACATCAACGGGCCGTTCCCGGCCACGCGCGTCAATCGCAACCACGTGTTCGTGAGCGCCCGGACGGTCAGCGTCGTCTTCCGGCCGGCGAGCATGAGCGTCCAGCTGAAGCAAAATGAAAACGTACTGACCAGTTTTGTGATTTCGGCCACCGTGAACAACACCAAGACCACCTCGCAGGGCGTCGACTTCACGCCCGAGCTCGGCAAACGCTACATCCGGCTCACTATCAACTCTCGCACGATCACGTTCAACTTCGCCGGCCACTACGTGCTGGTGGGCTCGACCCCGTTCACGCCCAAGCCGCACCAGAAGATCATCTACTACGACGAGAAAGACAAGTTTTTGACGGAGATGACGTTCGAGGATGCTTAGGCTGATCCGCGACCACGTGTTCGGCGCGGCGCCGATCGCGCCGCGCCACGCGGCCGAGGCGCGCGCGATGCTGGCGGTCGACGGCCGGGCGCGCGCGCTGGCCGAGCTGGGCGAAGAGGCGTCGTCGTACCTGGAGGCGCTGCTGCGCGAGAAGTCGTCGGACGCGGCCGGCGCGGACGCCTCCGAGGCGCTAGCCGCGTTCGCGGAGCGGCTCCCGGACGCGCTGGCCGCGGCGGCGGCGCTGTTCCCGCTGCTGCGGCGCGAGGAGGTTCTGCGCGTGCTGCGGGACCGCGCGCGCCGGCTCCTGTTCCGCGCCGAGATTTTGGCCGCGACGACGGCGAGCCTGGCCGCGTCCGCGACGGAGGGCGACTTCGTGGCGGGGTACCGCCGCCTGTGCGCGTTCGCCGGCGGGGACGACGACCTCGAGCGCCTGAACGCGCACGTGTGCCACCGGCTGCTGACCGCGGGCGCCGCGCCGGGCGCGCTCGAGTCGCTGCAGCGCTGGTGCTTCCTGCGCGGCGCGCAGCCGGAGCTGTACGGCGACCTGGCCGCGCGGCTGCGCGCGAGCCTCAAGGACGGCGCCGAGCCGCTGCTCCGCGGCGAGCCGCCGCGCTTCGCGGCGGCGACCGCGGACGTGTTCTACCTGCTGTTCGAGGCGGCGCCGCGCCGGGCGTCGGAGCTGCTGGCGCGCCAGCGCGACCGCGAGGGCCGCGGGTTCCGCGCGGCGCTGGCGGACGCGGTCGACGACGCCGTGCGGGCCGACGGGGACCTGCCGAGCGGGTTCTTCGAGGCGGCGCTCGGCGGGCGCGCCGACGCCGACTTCGCGCGCGCGGTGCGCGCGCGCCTGCTGACGCGCGTGCTGACGCGCCCGGACCACTCGCTCCGCCGGGCCGAGAACCGGTGCCTGGAGGCGCTGCGTCCGGCGCTGCCCTTCGCCGACTACCTGTTCTGCCTGGGCGCGGCCAACGCGGCCGTCAAGAGCGGCGACTCCATCTCGGTGCCGGCGAGCTACTGCCCGGTGGTGTCGACCGGGGCGGCGCGCGCTCGCGCCGCCGCCGGCGCGACGGCCGCCGCTGACGAGCGCGCGAACCCGCCGCGCGTGGCGCGACGGAGCCGGGTCACGTTGATGTTCGGCTACGCGGAGCTGGAGGCGGTGTTCGGGGATCGCTCCTACGCGGTGGTGTGCAACTCGCTGCAGATGCTAGTGCTGATCCGGGCGGCGATCCGGCGCCTGGACCTCGAGGAGCTGGCGACGGACCTGGCGTGCGACCTCAAATTACTGAAATTTAATGTGCGGTGTATCGTCAACGCCGGACTACTCAACGCGTCGAGGAACGCCGTCTCGCTGAACCGGAGCTTTTCCTCTTCGGCACAGCGTCTCGACTTCCTCGATGGCTGCCGCCCCCGACTTCGTGTCCCTCGTTCCCAACATGGACCCTAGCCGCGTGACGCTCAAGCGCGGCTACGACGCGGCGCGCGCCGAAAACGTCTTCAACCTGTTCTTTTTCGAGGACGTCCCGCTGACGGATTTGATCTGGGCGATCGAGATGGACTGCGGGCACGAGTGGCTGACCGCCGCCAACCTCGACAAGTGCTTCGGGGTGCGCCGCTTCGTGCTGGCCGCGCCGCTGCACGCGCTGCTGCTGGCCTACCCGCGCCTGGGCGACCGCCTGGAAGACGTGTACTACCGCATGCTGGGCGAGGACTGCCCGGAGCTGTACGCGACCGTGTTCCGCAACGTGACGGAGTACTCGCCGTACTGCGACGTGTTCCTGGAAAAGACGGTCGGCTGCCTCGACGTGTTCCCCTTCGGGCGCGCCGAGTACTCGCGCCGCATAGCCGAAGGCTGGTACACGCTGAAGTACGCGAAACACATCGAGCGCGACCTGTTCGTGACGAACTGGCGCAACGTCGTTAACCCGTCGACGTCGCGGTTCATGAAGATGGACCGCGGCGAAGCGGCGCTCATGGCCGCGAACCTGGACTTCGCGCTGTCGGCCAACGTCTGCGAGACCAAGCTGCGGAACCTGTACCGCCAGCTGGTCCGCCACGACCAGGACGCGGTGGCGTTCCTGCAGCTGCTGTCGCGCACGGGCCTGCTGCCGCACCTGGTCGTCTCGGCCGGGCACCGCACCGTGAGCTACCACGACTCGTTCGCGCCGACGCGGCTGACCCTGGACGCGCGCAACGTGAGCCTGTACACGCTCGACGTGGCGGCGCGCGTGGCGATGATGCCGCGGCTCGGAATCGCGTTCGAGCTGGTGAACTTCAAGCCGCGCGTCGTCATCGCGAACCTCGCGTCCGCGAGCTCGATGTCCTTCGACCGCACGGTGTACAGCCCCGAGCAGGACGCGTTTTACAAATTCAAGGTCCAGGGCGAGGACGCCTCGTTCAACCGCGAGATCAGCCTGCTAAAAATGATCGAGCAGAAGGCGCGCTCGCTCGAGCTGCGCAGCGAGTACCCGCGCGTCCGGAACTGCTTCGTGACGGACCGCAAGCTGGTGCTGCCCTCCGGCGAGCACTCGGCAAACTACGGCTTCATCTACGAAGCGCCTACGCAGTACTTCAACCACGTAATGAGCTCGACGTGCGACGCGGCGGACACGCGCGCGGGGCTCCTGCGCGCGTGCCACGACCTGGGCCGGTTCTTTACGATGGGCTTGGTGTTCCCGTACCTGTGCCCAACGTTCCACGGGCGCGCGTCATGCTGGGAGCCGATGCGGTATCTGCATACTACCGGCGTCATCGGCGACGCGATGCTCGACCGCGACGAGTGCCCGAGCATCTGCGCGACGGGCCTGCGCGACGTCGGCGAGTGCGCGTTCTACCAGGAGCTCTTCGGGGCGCGGTACCTCGGCGCCACCAAGACGGCGACTGGCAACCTGCGCTTCTTTTCGCACCTCGTCTCGTACCCGGTGCTGATCATGCTGATCTTCGCTCGCACGTGCGGCGCGGGTCTAAGCGTCGACGACGCCGCCGAGTTCATGCGGGAAGTTTTCCGCGCGCTGTGCGAGGGGCTGCGGGTGAGCTTCGAAGAGGCGTTCCCGGAGGACGCGGCGTTCGGGCAGGTGGCCGACGAGCTCGTCTGCCTGAGCACCGAGCGCTACCTGCTCCTCGACGACCCGGGCTACCCTTTCGACTACCGGTCGGCGTCCAATTTGATGTGCTACGGCTACGGCGGGCGGTATCGGTACGGCCCGCACATCAGCACGCCGCTGCTGAACCTGGTAAAGCTCGGCTTCAGACTAATTGAAATAGTATCCGCTAACCTTTATGGTCATGAGCATCAGAGTAAGGCGCTGGGTCCCGGTCTGCGCGTTTAGCTACGATGCGCGCGACGACGCGTGCGTCTTCTGCCTCAGAAAAATCGACCAATCTTGTTTGAAGGATGACTGCTTACGAGGAGAGCGCCACTGCGGTCTCGTTTTCTGCAATAATTCTCACTGTTTTCATTATCATTGTGCTGGTTCATTTGATGCTTGCGTGCTGTGCGGCGCTCGTCTCCAAGTACTGCCCTAGATTTGCCCCTGGCCTCGGCCTCGACGGCGACTATGGACGTTTCGACCTTGGAGGACATCGAGCGCTTGTCTCCGTTTAACAAGTCCGGTTACAAGCGCGTTTCCGCGGACTGCCTATGCGGAAACTCGTGCTTCGTCAAGCTGGCGGAGATCAAGCAGATGCCGCGCCACGCGGTGACGCTGCGCGGCGCAAACCAGGAGTGCGTGCACCGCAACGGGCTGAAGTTCTCGCTCTACGAGATCCTCTACTCGGCGTTCTACTACAACCGGTCCTACTACCAGTACGTGCGCCCGGCGTTCGTGCTCGGCGCGGCGCGCGCGGCCGTCCGCTCCGGCCAGCGGGCGCGCGCGGTGCACTACCCGACCGGCTCGTACGACCTAAAACTCGACCTGATCTTCCCCACGCTGCAGCGCCGCCTCCATGTCATCGTAGGCCTGCGCGTCAAGGACTACTGGCGTCCCGTATTCGTGCTGGAAAGCGCGGCGGGCGACGAAAACGCCGACCCGAACGCGCGCGACGCGTCGCCGCCGGTGGTGGCGTCACCCGAAACCAACACGTTAGTACCGCTGAGCCAGGCTCCCACGACAAAAAAAATTGTGGGCCGGTCCAGCCTGCGATCCCGCGCGTCGACCGTCGGCGCGTCGCCGCCGGCGAGACGTCGCCACGAAAGCTCCCCGTAAGGCCGGACAACCGCTTTGCTCACCGCTTCGACGGCGGCCGCCGTTTTTCTCTTTCCCTCGCTCGCTTCGCTCGCGTCCCAACTACCCGCAAACCAGCGATTCGATCGGTCGCCGTTTTTCTCTTTCCCTCGCCCGCTTCGCTCGCGTCCCAACTACCCGCAAACCAGCGATTCGATCGGTCGCCGTTTTTCTCTTTCCCTCGCCCGCTTCGCTCGCGTCCCAACTACCCGCAAACCAGCGATTCGATCGGTCGCCGTTTTTCCTTCCCTCGCTCGCTTAGCGCTCGCGTCCCATCGAATCAGCGATTCGATCGGCCGCGGTCGTCGTCTTCCGCGACGAAAAAGAGAAGAAAAAGAAGGAGGCGTGTTTTTACGACACGCACCACACGGCCAAATCGCGTTCGCGCGACCCGCGCCGCACCATCGAGAAGAGGACCGTGTAGTCGTTGGGCAGCCGGTCGAAGATGACCAGATCCGTCACGAAATCGAGATCGAGATGAAGCCCCTTTTTTCTGTTCGCCGAGACGATGACGGCGGGCCGCTTCTGCACGATCGACCGCGCACCCTTGTGCGTGCAGTCCGAGTCGATGATGTAGACCTCCTGGCCGAGGTCGCGCAGCATCCTGGCGACGCGCATCATGGACATGACGTCGTAGTTCTCGTTGGTGATGAAGAGGCGCCGCGAGGGGTCGACCATCAGAGTTCGCTCGAGGATGTGGCGCACGATGATGGAGGGCGTGTCGCGGCAGAGGCGCCCGCGGAACGGGGCCTCGCAGACGACGAAGGCGTTGTCGAGCCAGACGTCGGCCTTGCAGCACGGGCAGGTGGACCTCGCGATGAGCCAGGTGAAGGCGCACGGGGTGCACATGGACTTGCGGCAGCAGCCGACGATGAGCCGCGGCCGCACGTCGGTGTCCATACAGATGACGCAGTCGGCGTCTTGGGCGATGGACTCGACGAGGTACTTGCGGCGCTCAACGAGCGCCGGCGTGGCGCCGCGCACGGCGACGCTGAACTCGACCGGAAAGATGATGCGCGGGATCAGGTCCTCCAGGGAGCCGACGTTGGAGGCCGGCATGACGGACCGGATGACGTCCATGGACTTGTTGTGCAGGCCCAGGAAGAAACGGTCGCCGCTGGAGAGCGCGCTGAAGGAGCTGGAGGCCATCGAGAAGTGCACCGTGGTGACCTCGCGGTGCTTCCAGCACTCGCGCGCGATGATCTCCTCGCGCGTAGAGACGACCGTCAGGAACGGCATCGCGAACGGGAGCTCCCGCATGCGCTCGTAGACGGAGGCGATCAGGTGGTTCCGCGACTTGAGCTCGAGGTACTCGATGTTGCGGACGCACGGCTCAACAACCCAGGTGAAGAGGTTGCGCACGGCGGCGGAAAAGTTGCTCAGGCACTGGACGTTGTCGAAGACCAGGCGGTGGAAGGTCACGCCGACGTTAGTTTCGGCGAAGCGCGAAAACAGCTTGTCGGGCACCAAGATGACGTCGCAGTAAACGTTGGCCATGGAGCGCACGCGCTTGACCTCGAAGAAGGTCAGCATGTCTACGGAACGCAAGAGCGAGCTCCAACTGCTCATGAACTGCCAGGGCGCGACGATGACGGTGGCCGGCACGAAGTTAAAGACGGGCGAGATGGCGCTAAAGTAGGAGTTGCTCGTGACAAAAACTCCCAGCCGGCTGGTATCCGAGATGCGATTGCACGCGACCAGCCCCAAAATAACATGGTTTTTACCCGATCCCGGGGGGTTGCACAGAACGCCGACGCGCGTGCACATGCGGTACTTCCCGAGATACTGGGGCTTGTTCTCGATGTGGCAGCAACGGTAGATCTCGGCCAGCTGGTATCCGTAAAAGCAGAGGTCGATGGGCAACGGCATGCGCTCGCGCCGGCTGGAGTCCGTGAGACGGAAGTCGCCGAAGCACGTCTGCACGCTGTCCATCGCGACGTCCGGCTCGTCGCCGTTGTTGTTGCTGCCGGCGGCGGCCGAGACGGCCACGTTGACCGGGTACGCCCGTTGCAGACGCTCGCCGGAGTACGCGAGGCCGCACGCGACGCGGACGGACGGCTGTCGACGACGCCGGCCGGCCTCGACGGTGACCTCGATTTCGTTTTCGTCGTCGCCAGACAGCTCCATCGCGTCGGTGCCCGATAAAGGACGGCTGCTGGTCGCCATTGCTAAAGCTCGGTAATATTTCAACTTAATTCGAGCCGCGAAACAGAAAAACGAGCCAGATAATATCAGACCCTTTTAAAATGTCGTCGCCGCCACCCAGCAGCGTATCGCCGACAGGCAACGTTCTCGAGGATGGCGACAGCAGCTTTCTGATGCTGGCCATACTGATCGTGTGCATCGTGTTGCTGATCATGTCCTTGTGCCTCCTGTTTGAGCTGGTTTACATCATTAGGAAACGCAAGTTTCACTGCCCGATCGGCCCGGAAAAAATCTTCATTCCCGCGTCCTCCCCGCCGGCCATGGCCATGATCAGCTTAGATACGTAACTTTGACGGCCTGCGTTTTATTGATGCCAACGATCAGGTTGGTGACCGATTCGATTTCTCTTTTTTTCTGGGCGCTCTCTCCTTTGAGCACGACGACCATCTCGTTCAGGGACGAGACGCTCCCGCACTGCCGGACGGACCCGTTTCTGGACGCGAGAATTAGATGCCCGTACCGCAGCCCCATCATCGACGCGACTTCGCGCATGACCTCGCACTCGACGCCCTCGACGTCGAGGTACGTACGGACTTCCTGATACATGCGCGAGTCGACGTAGAGCATGCAGACCGCGGCTTTATCGAGCACGACGGCGAGATTGCCGAGGCACGTGTTGTGCTCGGAGATCTCCGACGCGGCGAGCGGCAAGAGCTCCGCCTTGCTGGAGCGCTCCACTACAAAGACGCGATCGGGACAGATGAAGCTTCGACAGAAGGGACACGCCGGCTTGGTAGCGTAGACTTTAGCCAGACAGTCCGAGCAGACGGCCTGGAAGCAGCACGCGAGAATGACGCAGCGCGGGCGCCGCTTGAGGGTGCAGATCGGGCACTCGACAAGATGGCTCTCGATGTCGGAGAGCCGCGCTTCCGGGACCTTCAGGTGCCCCAGGATCTTTTTTTTGGTGGAAAAATTGCCGTAACGCACGGGCACCGGCGGCGAGAAGGCGGTGACGACCTCGACGCCGCGCACGCGGCGGATATCGACAGGACAGCGGAGGTCGATGTTGATGAGGTCGTCCTCGCAGCAGACCACGATGTCGGCCTCGATGCCGAGGCCGATGTCGGCCACTTCGGCGATGACGTTGCGCGAGGGCCAGAAGCTGCGCCCGCCGTAGTACCGCGACGTGACGACGTACTGCGGGAAGCTAGTGACGACCCACGTAAAGTTGGCTTCGACGAGCGTGTCGCCCGTCCTCGGCATGGACATGATCATTATCTCCTGAGGCTGGTAGTAGAACACTCGCCGAAACCGGTTGCCGCGCGCGACGTCGGCGAAGCGCCGGTAGTCACAGTACGTCACAAATAAGAAGTCGAGCGGCTCGAAGTCGCACGTGGCCTGGCAGTCGTAGACGGAAAATTTGGCCCCGGGCCAGACGGCCGCGACGGCGTTGATCCAGCGTGGAAGGTGTCGGATGAGCGTGAAGACCACGTTGGCCTTGAGCTGGCGCCGCATCACGACGAGGTTAACGGTCCCGGACCGCGTCCCGATGCTGCCGGGATTATCGGGGTTTTCGCGGTTGTGCTTGGCCAGCGATACGGCGGCCGTCTTCTTCCCGCTGTTGGGGCGGTTTCCGAGCACGGCCACGTGCGTCTTGAACATGAGGCCGGTACGCGACACGAACGAGTTCTCCAGGAAACAGCATTTGGCTAGCGTGATGCGCTGGTAGCGATAAAGACTCAGGGGGTTGTTTTCAGGCTGCTCGAGCTCGGCGTCCAGCTCCGTTAAACAGCGCACGTCCATAACGACGGTAGCCAAAGAGGCGCCTAGTTTGTCAATTTTCAAAAGTGAAATAAGAATCTGCATTTCGAATCGCCCCGAGATGCGGCCCGCGGTTTTCTTCACGTTGGCGTTGTTCGTCGCGCTGCGAACTCTCGGCGCAACCGAGCCGCGCGAGCCCGGGCTCACCGACGAGATGTGTTTCGGGAAGCGTTCCATTTACCACCTGCCGCCGCAGGATACCGGCCGCCGGGACTTCGTCGGTCCGACCGACCGGCTCGACTTGACGGAGATGGGCTGCAACTTCGTGAAGCGCACTTTAGATAAAGCTCCGTGGTCGAACTACTCGGAAGATCTTCGAAATCAACTCGAAGAACTTTGTCAGTTACAGAAAGAAAACGACGAAAACAACATTGAAGCGAGTGTCGTCATTGTGTTTAACGGCCCTAGTTCAAATGTAAGCTCAAAATTTAACAATTGCATGTCGGATTTACCGTATGGATTTAGCGGCTGGATTGGAAGCGACAACCAGGGAGCAACACTAATAGCTAACTCTTCGATCAATCTCGAGTCCTCTAACTTTAGCTCTGTTTACGGCTGCTTGGCAAATCTCACCGGATTGCCACGGTACGACAGCCGCAACAAAACCTGCAACTTAACAATCGACCAGGTCATAACAAATTTGACAATCCCTCAGCATTACGTCAACTTAACCGCTAGAGCTCGACTAGACGGCCCATCTTCTACAGACTACTTTTGGTGCCAAGTAACGAACGGCAACTGCAGCGATATTATAAATCGCGTTTGTTCAAATTCCCGTCAATCGATTCTCGGCACTGGAATGCAGAACACGCGCCCGAAGAATCCAAACGACAAAGAGGAAGCCGAACGCGCGTATTGCGGGGACAAGGGCTGCGATCACTGGACGGCTAAGGCGCGGGTACGACGATCGGATCGCGAAAATAGCGGAAACGGCAAAAAGACGCCGCCTAAAAAAGGGCCGTTTCAAAAAATTAAACAGCTTTTTGGCGGGCCTGGCTCGTCGAGCAGTAGCTTGGTTCCTCCGAACGGCGACCGCGCTCAAGTCGGCGTCGACGGTGTTTTTCACCCGGACGGTCGCGGCGGTCCAGTCGTCGTGGGCATAGGAGCCGATACGCTCGGTGCGGCTGGCGGCGATATTCTCGGCGGTATGAGACAACAGTTACCCTCCATCCCGACAGATAAAGGTTTGGGGCAGACCGTTGATTCATTAAACAAGAGAGAAGGTTCCAATTTGCCGCCGCCTGTCGATTTACCTTTGCAGGACAAGTTGGAAGGCCTCACTAAAATCGGAGGGATGATATTGGGAGGCAAAGAAATGTTCGTAAAAGATCCGGGCACGCCTAATGAACGGATCGTATTTTTAGGACCTGAACAATACCCGGTACCCGATCAGCATCTGGGCCCAGATCGGTATGCGGGACCTTTGGGCGACATCTACACGCGCCCGCACCGCAAACCTCCGTCGAGTCCGTCGCAGTCTTTCGGTTCAGGAGGAGGTCGGCATCAGCTACCGAGTTTGACGGGACCCGATTCTCACGTCCGCGGCGGTTCACGAAATCCGTTTCCGGTTTCTCGACCGGGATGGGAAAATCCGTACGAAGATATGCCAGGAATGTACGATGAGGTCGGATTTAACAGGCATCATTATCCGGTACAGGTAACCGACTCATACCAAGATCCTAGAGACGCTGTTCAGCAACGTCGTGGCGGAGGAACGTATCGATCGCCTTACGGAACGTCTGACGTCAGAACAGGCGATGAATATTCGTTCGCCGGACCGCCTGGCACTGCAACTGGACGCCGTCGAAGTTCAAATCAGGGCGCCGTAGGAAACAGCGGTTACGATCTCCCGGGCTGGGATAGCCGTCAGCGACCCCTGCCTGAAGGCAGGGGTTCCCATACGTACGAAGAAATAGGTGGCGGCGACGGTGGGTACAGTCTGGTCGGCGGCGGCAGAGGCGGTCCAATACTTCGAGGTCCGTTTCCGGACTCGAATATTTACGAAGAGATCGGTAGCGACAGAGGCGGCCCGCGTCGCGAGTCTCGCGTTTACGAAGAGGTAGGCGGCGGAGACGGCGTGTACAGTTTAGCAGGTGGCATCGGCGGCAGAGGCGGCCCGCGTCGCGAGTCTCGCGTTTACGAAGAGGTAGGCGGCGGAGACGGCGTGTACAGTTTAGCCGGCGGCGCCGGCGGAGGCGCTCCGTTACTCAGAGGCCCGCGGCCGGATTCTCACATTTACCAAGAAGTTGGTCACGGACCTCCGTCGCCGGAATCGACTCCCCCGCCGTTACCGCCTCGTAAAAAGAACGGTCTTAATGTAAGAACTGGTTTTAGACCGCAATCGCAAGGCCGCCCTGGTGAGACACCAGATCAATCTTCTAGATCTCGTCATATTTTTGGTTCGCCCGGATCGCCGTCGAGCAGCTCGAGTAGCAGCGGCGGCCGCCGATCCGGTACGCCGCCGATAGCACCGCCTCGTCGATCCAGGTGCCGCCGATCTGCCGTTAGTTACTCGCTGCTGTGCGGCGTATCTTCGGCCACTAGCTCATCGGGCTACCGGCCTCCGCCGTACAACCCAGACTATAGAGCCCCGCATCAAACAGATAGTCGCTTTGATCAACTCCATAGAGGCAACCGCGATCAGCACTTTCTAGGCGGCGCGTTCGTCGGCTCGATGCTGTCGTTCGAGCACCAGACAACTATTACAAAGATCCGAAACGGCGATTACAATACCGGCGACCGTGCACAGGACGTGTCGGCGGCCGTCGGAGATCTGCTCAACCGTGTCGGCTCGATGGTGTCCGGAACCGGCATGATGATCGGTAGTCCCCACGTGATGATCGCCGGCCTCGCCGGCCAGGCCATGGCCGGCCTCATCGACCTCGGAATGATCATCCGAGCTCTGATCACCGGCGAGCACGTAAAGCCACCGCCTGATCCGATCGCCGAAATGTACTCGACGTACGCCAAATACATGTCCTCTAACGAGGCCGGTGCGCGCCTGTGCCTGTTACCGGACTCACGGTTAACGGTTACGGTCGCGTACCGACACCGCGGCACCGATACAGAAGCGGGCGAGAAATCATTGCTTCATGCGTCAGACACCGTTCCGAGCATCGTTCAGTATCTATCGACAGATTTGGCGGATTATACCGCTCAGGTAGAAGTTATCTGTCCGCGTGGCACGTTGCGACTATTACAAGGCGACATTTCTCAGTACATCCTGCAAGACTACGCGGGTACGGATCAAGCCAAGCACTATTACATTAACGCAATGAAAATGGTTTCGTCGTTCCCAAACGCTACTCTGACGTGCGGATCCGAAGAAGGGCTTTATTTCGTGCCGTACAAACCTGATCCTTCTGATTTTCAATTGCTGGACCGAACCGGCATAGGTGAGCCAGATTCGCTCCGAAAGCTACCGTCTAACGTGTGCGACTTGTTTCCTTTTAAGCGGTTCTATTTCTTGACGAGCGGGTGCGAATACAATCGAGGTCAGGTCGCAATGAGCCACACGACGTGCTCGGTCCTATTGCGGCGATCGCTGTGGGATGAAAAACATCAACGTTGGTTTGCGCCGGACCCGTTTGCGCACCCGGGCAGCGACGTTAAGGTCTTTACCTTTAGCAGGTACGATTTTCCGGAAGTACCGCTCAAACCGAACGAGATCCCGGGACACGACGACTACTGCACGGTCCGCAACGGGCAGATTTGCTACTTCTCTGAGCCCATGGTCCTGGACGACCAGTACACGTGCCGTCCGCGCTCGCGGCGCCTGTACGTCGAGATCGCGCCGATCGGTTCGACGGGATTTTACACGGCTTTCGTTTTGACTTGCCCGTGGCTGTCGACTCCGGTTGTGCAGCCGCCCTGGGCACCGGTGACGCGCGTGAACGTGGGCCAAAGCTACACCAGCGCCATGTTTGCCTTTTCGGCAGCTGGAACAGCCGCTTACTTGTATTGCCAGCACAACACGGATAAACGGCTCAAATCCGACATGGTGGTCCTTTCGGCGAAATCTCCGGACGACAAAAAGACGAAGTTTGACACCAACACTTGGTGCGACGTTAAAACGCAGCAGGGATCAACGTTTCTAGTCGACAAGTTTCAATCTCGCTTTTACAAGGCGTCCAAGACATGCACTACCAGCACCATGTTTAAGAGAAATATGATAGACTGGGGATATAACAACAATTGGCTCTACGTTACGTATCCGCCAGCCGTCACGCTCGACGCAGTGGTCAAAGTAATCAAACAACCGCGAGTGATCCTATCCGAATACGCGAGCCCGGCCGACTTGAACGAGGGCATGTTAGAACGCGTTGGCAAATACTACCCGGGGAGTCTGTATCTAACTTACGACGTGACGGGTTTGGAGGAAGGCTACATGGTAAATAAACACTTCTTTTGGGAAAACGCCAAGAAACACTTGCGAACGTACAGTTCTCTAGCCGTCATGATTTTTGCGTGCGAAGTGCGAAACGGCCGGTATGTTAAAAAGGACTGGGAAACAATAGACGATGTGGTGTACTTTCCATTTGACGATGGATGGGGCAGTGACGGCTACTACTTTTTTCCCACGTGGAAAAACCTTTGCCAGGCTAACATCAGCATCGCTGACCGGCGTCTGCACGTTACGTGCAAATCTTACTCGATCAAAATAGGCATCAAACAGCGCCAGCTATGCGTCTCGCTGACAACATCGATCGACCATTGCAACGGCGATGCGAGCGTAGCTCGACGAGGTTATTTGCGTCAAGAAGCCGTAAACGGTTTCAGCAGAAATTACGGTTACAATTATAATTTAGGAAGTTCGAGCGCACACTTTCAACACCTGTACTGCTTTTCGCCCTCGATGTACCTGGACAGAATTATCATGCCGAAGGTTCAAATTTGCCGCAGCTTCGTCATGCTCTTCTACCAGGATCTGGAAATCGAGTCCGAGCATTTCACGCCTCCGCCCTACCCGACGACGCAGTTCCTCTCGCCGAACGATACGATCATTCCGGCTAGCATGTACCGCACGGTACTGGAGTTAAAGGATCTCTTGGACGAGCTGATGGACTATTCTCGCAACCCGCTCATTCGCGAGATCAACAATTTCGCCCAATTCCTCACTGACGGCGGCCGCCAGATCGCGCGCGTGACGGTCGACGGCGACCTGCTTGAGACGTCCTACTTGGCCCGGCAAGAGCTGATCGCTCAGCTGGAGGACGCGATCCGCGCTAAGCTGGTCGAGCTGGTCGATCTCATCATCGACAGGAACGAGGCTCGCGCTCGACAGCGCGCCGAGGAGCACAGCGTGCAGGAGTGCTGCATTCTGGATCCGGCGACCAACACGTCATCCAAGACCTTTCCTGACGGCTACTACCTGTGCGGCAACTACAGCGACTTCATTATAGATTACGGCGGCGTTCGATACCTCATCATAAACGACACGCTCGAGCCGGAAGGCTACGTCCTGTACGCGGAAGAAACGCCGACGACGTGCCTCGATATGATGTATTATCTCATAACGAACGATAAAGAACGGGCCGAGTTGGAGGAACTGCTATCCAAGCTGCTAATCGAGGACGCTATCCAAACATTGTTCGATGAATACGACCGCAATTTTACCGAGATCATCGAAAACTTTTACAACGAGACGATGAACGAGACGGACGGCGGCCACGGGGACTACGACGACACGCCGGAAACTGGCGGAGGATACGTAGGCGTTGCTGTGGGCGTCAGCGTATCGTGCGTGTTGCTAGGCCTAGCGGTGCTCTTACTGCTGGTCGTCTACGTCTACCGGCGACGGATCGGTGTGTACTCTGTCGAGGTCGCCGCCCGGTTTACAAACAAATCCGAAAACGACACGGTCTCGTTACTGCGATTAGTCGAGTAGCGCCTTTAAAACGACGTATCCGTCTCTCTTTTTATTCCTTTTAACGAGCGATCGTTTTTGAGGACCCAACGCGATCCTCTAGTTTGACGATCCCCGGAACTGAAACAACAGTCAGCTTTTCGACCCACTGTCAGCATGTCGTGCGCGGCGCGGCACAAAGCTCTAGCGGCGTTTACGGCTTTGGCGGCGCTGCTGGCCACCGTTGCCGGATCTATAGAGGACCGAATATGCTTCAGCAAACGATCGATTTACCACTCAAACGGGCTCGGCGCAAAGGGCCGAGCGCACCAGGAGGCGCTGGACAGAAAAGTGGATGGCTTCGTTCGCGAGTTTCTGGGGGGGCTTCCCTGGGACGAATATTTAACAAATGTCACCAATGAACTTCAATGGTTATGCGAGAACACCACGGATCCAGACCCACGAGATGGCGGCGTGCTTTCTTTTTCGTCGGCCGCTAACGATTCTGTTATATCGTGTCTAAACGCGTCAGGCGACTTTCCGCCTCCACGAGACCGTATGTATTATGGCTCCGGCGGCGGCTTTACCGTCGCTATCAATGGTAGCAACAGTGAAAAGGAACTGAAGTGCATGCTTGGTTCAACAAGTGGTTATCTCATTCATAGTAGTTTTAATCACTCTTGCGACTTAACGCTTCTTAACGCTCGCGATAATCTAACCGTCCCTGAAGGCTACATTATGAATTTAACCGATAAGCATTTAGACGTCGCATCGGGTATCAGCTACTTTTGGTGTAGGATTAATCAAACGGACAATGAATGTCGCGACGAAGAACACATATTAGCTTTGCGTTCCAGATTAAGCGTTTACGGAACCGTGGCTGGTTCTAAAAATAAACCCAAAACGTTGCAAAACAGCAGCGAAAGCGTTGAGGACGTCGACGTCATGAACATGTACTGCAAAACTCACTGCCCACCCTCGATCACGTTATTGCGTACTCGGCGTAGCGACGACAAAAACCCCAAACTTCCTCCAGGCCCGTTCTCCAAAATCGTGCAAAGCGTCACCGGGGATCCGGGATCCTCAAGTGATTCCGATTCGAGCGGGGGCGGCCGGATACGCATTCCTCCGGGGACCGATATGGTTCAATTTGGCCCTTCCGGGCCAAAGAACGGTGCGTTTGGCGTTTCGTCGCGCGACCTGGACAAGGCTAGCGGCAAACTAGCCGATAATCTCAAAAAGATGTTTCCACACATCCCGACGGATACCGGCATTGAAGATTTAACACAAATTGGACGCGGATTCGACCCCGGAACTTTACCCGGTGGTCAAATTATGGGACAAGGACTTGGTGACAAGTTAACCAATATCGGAAGTCGAGCTTCCGCGGCTCAATCCCTCGGCCACGACGTATCTGTCAGGTCAAGAGCCGGTCCGTCTGGCGCTCCGCACCCTGGTGGTAGAGGCGATGGCGGTGCGAGACCGCGCCCTGGATCGTCTCACATCTCGGTTCCAACGAGCGGCCCGGGGCGCGGAAGAGGTGCCGGATCCGGAGGCCGAGGTGCCGGCCGGGGCTCTTGGTTACCTCCGCCCCAGCCGGGATCGAGCTCGGACTCGGATTCTTCTAGCGATATGCCCGTCTTCGCGCCGCCTCCGCAACGGCCTCCGCCGCAGGTGCCTCCTGCAAGGTTTCCTCCTCAACAGTTTCCTCCGCGAGGTGGCGGCTTTCGAGGCGGGTTTCGCGGTGGATCGAGCTCGTCAGACACGGGCTACGATACTAGCGAGGGAATGGACGGACAAGGGGCCGTTAATCGACGAAGGTTTCTTCCTCCCGCGAGAAACCTCTACGAACGCCATAATAGACCTCCAACACCAGTTAATCCTCAATCCCCTTACGGTTCATCGTCGGATTCCGACAGTCCATATACAGGTCCCGGCGATGAATCGGGGCCTGTATCTAGAGCGCCGGGTTTTGAAAACGATGGAAGACGCAGACATTATTGGCTCCCGCCTCCAAGATCATTGTCGTCTAGCTCTTCTGGCGACGAAATTACCGGCGCTGTCGGGTACGATCCCGGTTCAGATTCGGATGTAGAGTCAAAGTTCGGGCTCAATCTTGATACTGGCAGCGGTCCCGTGCGGCCCGACGAGCGACGCCATCAAAAAGAAAGACGCAGAGGTTTCGGTCAACGCGACCGAAGCGATAGCAGTAGTAGCGATAGTGACAGCGATACCCCGTCAAAGGATCGTAGCCGACGGCGGTGTCGGCGCTCGCTGGAAGACGATGCGCTAATCTGTGGAATAGCGTCTGGCGTATCGGATAACAATCCGGGCGGCCGTTCCGGGGATCGGCTTCAAGAAAGGTTTAAAAAGGCGCAGAAGCAGCAGCGCGGTCAAGCGGCGGCGCTAGGCGCCGCGTTTACGAGCGTATCGCTATCCACCTCGCACACGTATACCGTCGAGCGCCTTTACCGAGGCGATTTCTCTACGGGCGATAGAGGCGCCGACATCGCCAACGTCGTCAGCGAGTCGCTGAACAAGCTGGGTTCCTCGGTGGCGGGTGCCGGCATGATGTCCGGCAACGCCAAGGTCATGGCAGTCGGGCTGGTCGGGCAGTCGATCGGCGGGCTAATCGATATCGGGCTGGCCATCTACGAGCTGGTCTCCGGGAACCGCCAGGAGCCCGACCCCGACCCGGTGGCGGAGCTGTACTCGACGTACGCGCAGTACGTAGCGACGTACGAGGCCGGGGCGCGCCTGTGCCTGCTGCCGGACTCGCGGCTCTCGGTGACGGTCGCGTACCGGCACCGCGGCATGGACGCGGAGGCGGGAGAGAAGTCGCTGCCGCACGCGTCCGACACGCCGCCGAGCGTGATAAAATATTTGCGCACCGACCTCGCCGGGTACACGGCGCGCGTGCAGGTGGCGTGCCCGCGCGGGACGCTGCGTCTGATGCAGGGCGACATTCGCCAATACCTGCTGCAGTTTGTCGAGGGCGACGATAACGTCAAACACTACTTTATCAACGCGGTCGCGATGGTTTCCGATTACGCGAACGCTACGCTCACGTGCGGAATCGAAGAAGGGCTTTACTTTGTGCCTTACGAACCGGACCCTTCGGAATTCCAGCTGCTGGATAGAGCGGGTATCGGCGAGCCGGAAGATCTTCGGCGGCTCCCGTCCAACGTGTGCGACCTGTTCCCTTTTAAGCGATTTTATTTTTTGACGAGCGGGTGCGAGTACGACAAAGGGCAGGTCGCGATGACTTACACGACATGCTCGGTCTTGCTGCGTCGGTCGCTGTGGGACGAGAAAAACCGGCGCTGGTTTTTGCCGGACCCGTTCGCGCACCCGGGCAGCGACGTCAAGGTCTTCACCTTCGCCAAGTACGACTTCTGGGACGCGACACTGAAACCCAACGAAACCCCGGGACACGACGATTACTGCACGGTGCGCGACAGCCAGATCTGTTACTTTTCCGAGCCCATGGTCTTAGACGATCAGTATACCTGCCATCCGCGCTCGCGGCGCCTGTACGTCGAGATCGCGCCGTTTAAGACGACGGGCGTGTACTCGGCGATCGTGATCACCTGCCCGTGGCTGTCAACGCCGACCGTTTTGCCGCCTTGGGCGCCGGTAACGCGCATCAACGTCGGCAAAGGCTACACAAGTGCTATGTTTTCATTCATGAAAACAGAACAGACAGCCAGTATCTACTGCCAGCATAACACCAACGAGCGGATGAAGTCCGACCTTATCACGGTAACGTCTCGCGTCCCTGGAAACGCTAAAAAAGACATCGGATGGTTCGACACTCGCGATGGCGACGACGCCGAGCGTATACGAACGATTTTAGGTGAACAGTTTCCAAAACTTGCAAAAACGTGCGTTCCAAACTCGCATTATATCACGGAACTTAATAAGCAGCATTGGTCTCCCAGCAAATACGAGCTACCCAAAGAACTGAAAGAGAAATGCAAGGTGAGTCTGGTTAAGCGCGAGCGAATTGTAATCGCCGAGTACGCCGATCCGGCGGACCTCGATGCAGCCGTCATCGACCGCGTGGGTAAGTACTATCCTGGCGCCATTTCGACAACATACGACGTGACTCAACTGGAAGACGGGTACGTAGTAAACAAGCACCTCTTCTGGTCCAATGCCGATTTGGGATTGCGAACCTACAACGCGCTGATGGTCTCGGTGTTCGCGTGCTCAATTCGCGGCAATCGCTACCTGGAACGAAAATGGGACTTGATTGACGAGATGATATATTATCCACTGAAAACAAACAACTGGGGCAAGGACGGACTGTATACGTTTTCGTCGTTTAAAAGTTTGTGCGACGCGACCATAAAGATCCGCAACCGACAACTGGAGGTGTCTTGCAAGTCGTATAGCGTCCCCATTTTGCTGAAGGGCAGGCAACTGTGCGTCTCTGTGACGACGTCCATCAACCACTGCAACGGTGACAACGTCGCTGCAACGCGAGGTTGCACGCTTGAAGAATCGGAACTAGGGGCCATACCGAAACCCGGCACGCCGTCCTCTAAAATGTACCGTCCGGGATCTTACCCGCAATACTATTGCTACGCCAGCGGAAACAACGCGAACGTTTGGCGACTTCCCTATTACCACGTCTGTCGTTCTTTCGTCCTCATCTACTATCACGATTTAGAAATCGAGTCGCAGTACTTCTCACCGCCGCCCTACCCGTTGGCTAGGTTCTTCTCGCCGGGTGACGTGATCATTCCGAGCGCCCTGTACGCGCTGGTTCTGGAACTGAAATCGGCGGTGGCTTCCCTCGCCGATTACACGCAAAATCCGCTCATTAGAGAAATCAACGCCATTTCTGCCTATCTCACGCATGGAGGACGTCAGATCACGCGCGTCTTTGTAGATGGAGAAATGCTGGCCGCGTCGTACGAGGCTCGCGAGGAAAGAATTGAACAACTCGAAGACGAGATCCGCTCGACGCTCGTGCGGATCGTAGACTATATCTCCGATCAAGAAGAGGTCCGCCGCCGACAACAGTCTGCGGAGCACAACCGAATGCAATGTTGCTTATTAAACGCAGTGGAGCGTACGTCCTCCGAGGTCTACTCGGACGCTAGATACACGTGTCCTGACTACGAAGATTTTATTTTGATAGATCACGCTGATAATGAGACGCGCTACCTCATGGTGAACAATAGCTTGGGCCTAGAATCGGCGTACGTGTACTGGAACGAAACCCAGGTGAGCTGCACGGAATTGGTGGCCGTGATGTTAACCGGCCCGGAAGATATTCGCGACCTTGAAAATAGCATCGATCGAACTTTAATTGAAGAGGCTATGGACAGGATATTTGAGGAATACGACAAAAACGTCACAGATATCATTATGCACTATCTTAACGAAACGCGCAATCACTCGGGGTACGGACCAGAGTACGGCGATGGCATGAATTTAGACGACGTATACGATAACTATGGAGAGGAGGATGAGAGCTACGATGAAGACGGATACGACAACGATGGCTACGACGATTATGAAGAGGAAGACGATAGCGGGACTTTGCCAGACGTTCCGACGTCAACTATCTTATCTGTAACGCTTGTTCCGATTGCGCTATTGGCGATAGCGACGCTAATGTTCTTGTGTTACTGGCGAGTCACTCGAACGGGCTTTTACCGAGTCAAGCCCCGGTCGAATAAGACGCTTAGAACCCGCGTATTAGACTTTTACGACAAAGCCTGCGGCGCAGCTCCAATCGTCGGAACCCCTTCGACGGTCGCCCTGCTTTCCGATGATCAGACCGATTGATGCTAATGCACGTCAACCGCAAATCGCGTTTATTCGATTGCCCAGAATTACACCTTTGCTTCGCTTTTTCTAAAATGAAATAACAGTCATGATTTGGACCCGCCGCGGGTAAGTGTACGCGCGCGATGGCCGAAACGGTAACTTCGGCGCATCGCTCGTGTACGTTTACAGCGGTTACTGCATTAATGCTTGTTTGTATCGGGACGACAAGCGCGACGCTCGACGATCAGTTATGCTTTTCAAAACATTCCATTTATCACACGCCTTTCACTCTCGGACACGTGCGGAGTCATCGGCAGGATAAAGATATGATTGACGGTATGGTTAGAAGTTACGTAAACCGCAGCCTAGGCGAGTTTCCGTGGAACGATTGGTTTAATGATATACAAAATCAGATACAAGATATGTGCTTGACTTTTCAAAACTCTGACCATTCAAACACGGAGAATGGTTTTATGATGGTATTTGGAAACGGTCCCGGAAGTAAAGCTGCTGAAACGTGCCTTAAATCCGGATCTGGAAGCTCTAACATTTTTTCGTATAATGGACAAGGCGGAAATTTAATTGTTGCAATGAACGCGACAAACAACGATACAGATACATTATTAAGTAACTCGACTATTTCGTGCCTTCACAACATATCCGAAGGCGCCGTGTACGATAGCGACAAAAAGCCGTGTCCGATTTCTTTACAGGATCGTGAAAACTTGACTCTACCTAACAGCTTTTATTCGAATGTAAGCTCCGCTCGTCTTGACCTCAACTCGAGCATCGATTATTTTTGGTGTCGTATTAACGGCACAGGAGGAGAATGCACGGACTTGTTTTTTGAAATAAGTAACCGATCTCGTCAAATGATCTATCTGTTCGGTCACGGAAACGTGTCGGACGACGTACACTTCGGATTAGGAAACGATTCTGACCGAAACGTCATGCGCTTGTACTGCGGCGGCCATTGTCCGATGCCAAACGCCAGAGCTCGGTTACGTCGCGCCGACGACGAAGGAAACGGCGATAAAAAGAAAAAAGAGGGCCCATTCAAAAAATTATTCGGTAGGCTTACAGGCAATAAACATGTAATTCCTCCAGGCGCAACTCGTGTACAGCTGGGAGCAGATGGAAGATCCGACTTTCCCGAACCCGGACAGCCGGTCAGTGTATCTGGCATCGGTGGCCCAGGACTAGACGACACTAGACAAAGGTTACTAGAAGGTTTGGGTCAAAACGCCCCGAGATTGCCTGTAGGTAATCTTCCGGACATGATGAACAAACTTCAACTCGGGCCACAAAATCTACCGCCACCGCTTTTACCACCTTTTAAAGATAAATTTCAATCTATGCAAGGAGTTGGAAGCCAAATTATATACGCCGACTTAAACCTGCCGGGAGGTGGGCGCGAGGAAGTCGTATACGCCGATTTAAACTTACCTGGAAGCGGTGCTCGCGGTGGTACCCGACCTAAGGCCGGCTCGCGACCTCCTCTTCCACCATCTGGCGGCCGTGACGGTAATCGACATCGCCGACCGCACGGCAGCCCAGGCCGTGAAGGTGGTGGTGCCGAAGATACGCTTTATGCCGACATTCAATCAGGAGGTCCGGGAAGACGAGGTGGCGCTCAAAGAAAACCGTTGCCGCCTATTCCATCTAAACCCAAAGATCCATTGTACGCCGAGGTTCAAAAAAAGCCGCGTAGCAGGCCTCTGCCGCCGCCGAGAAGCGGTCACCGCGATTCGTCTTCGTCCGATTCGGATTTCGAGGAAATACCTGTAAGAACGAGCGGCGGGCAATGGGTTTCCGGAAGCGGCGGCAGAAGCAACGCGGGTTCCAGGTCACGCCTCCCCTCGGGAAATAATGATTTTGAATATCCTCCTCAGCGAACTGGCAGCGGGCGTTGGGTCTCCGGAAGCGGCGGCAGAAGCGGCGCGGGATCCAGATCGCGCTTTCCCTCCGATAGCGGAAGCGATGACGATTTTGAAGAAATACCCAAAAGGACCGGCAGCGGGCGTTGGGTATCCGGAAGCGGCGGCAGAAGCGGCGCGGGATCCAGATCGCGCCTTCCCTCCGATAGCGGAAGCGATGACGATTTTGAAGAAATGCCTATAAAAACGAGTAGCGGCTGGGTCTCCGGAAGCGGCGGCAGAAGCGGCACAAATTCTAGATCCCGTTTTCCCTCGGACGGGAGCGATAACGACTTTGAATATCCGCCTGTCAAAAACTCAGACGGATCGTGGAGCGATGGTAGTCCCTTCGACATGAATGTTGATACGGGTACCAAGGTTAGGCTCGGATCGCCTTCGCCAAAAAATCCTCCTGGCGTTGTTCCTAGAAAAAAGCCACCGCCGCCGCCGCCTCCAAAGCGAGGCGGAGGCGGTTCGTCGCCCGAGAGTCAAGGTCGACGCCGTTGCCGTCGCTCGTTAACCGGGACCCAGCTGATTTGCGGCATGACTGGCGCGCCTGCACCGGTGTCCACCAATGCCGCATCCCGCGACGGTCGCCTCGACGACAAGATGCTACAAATGGGCAGAAAACAGCAGTCGATGCTAGGCGGCGCGTTTCTGAGCGCTACATTGTCTTCGTCTCACCAGTCGACAATAGACCGTATTCACCGCGGCGATTTTTCGGGTCCCGATCACGCGGCTAACGTTGCCAACGTTGTATCCGAAGTCCTGAACAAAGTGGGATCGGCCGTCACCGGCGCCGGCATGATGACCGGGAACATCCCGGCCATGGTGGCCGGTCTGACCGGTCAAGTGCTGGGCGGGCTGATAGATATCGGCCTCACGATCGAGGCGCTCATTTCGGGCCGAAACGAAGTCGCGAAACCCGACCCGGTGGCGGAGCTGTACTCGACGTACGCGCGGTACGTGGCCTCCCACGAGGCCGGGGCGCGCCTGTGCCTGCTGCCGGACTCTCGTCTCTCGGTGACGGTCGCGTACCGGCACCGCGGCATGGACGCGGAGGCGGGCGAGAAGTCGCTGCCGCACGCGTCCGACACGCCGCCGAGCGTGGTGCAGTACCTGCGCACCGGCCTCGCCGGGTACACGGCGCGCGTGGAGGTGACGTGTCCGCGCGGGACGCTGCGTCTGCTGCAGGGCGACATTAATCATTACATCCTTCGATCCTTCGAAGCGAACGATAACACCAAGCACTACTTCATCAACGCGGTCGCGATGGTCTCTTCTTTCCCGAACGCCACGCTCACGTGTGGGATCGAAGAAGGGCTTTATTTTGTGCCGTACGACCCTGATCCTTCTGATTTTCAGCTACTGGATCGAACCGGTATTGGTGAACCCGACTCGCTCAGGAAGCTCCCGTCAGACGTGTGCGACAGATTTCCCTTCAAGCGATTCTACTTTCTAACGAGCGGGTGCGAGTACGATAAGGGCCAGGTCGCGATGACTTACACGACGTGCTCGGTCCTGCTGAGGCAATCGCTGTGGGACGACAAGCACCGGCGCTGGTTCGCGCCGGATCCGTTCGCGCACCCGGGCAGCGACGTCAAGGTCTTTACGTTCGCCCGGTACGATTTTCCAGAAGTGCCGCTCAAACCGAACGAAATCCCTGGACACGACGACTACTGCTCAGTACGCGATCAGCCTATCTGTTATTTTACTGAGCCCATGGTCTTGGACGATCAATATACCTGTCATCCGCGCTCGCGGCGCCTCTACGTCGAGATCGCACCGACCACGCAGTCTGGCGTATACACGGCAATCGTGATCACCTGCCCGTGGCTCTCGACGCCCGTGGTGATCCCGAGCTTCGCGCCTGTCACGCGCGTCAATGTGGGCGCCGGATACACGACCGCTATGTTTTCGTTCAAAGCATCAGGCGTTCGAGCTAACATTTATTGCCAGCACAATACCAACGAGCGGATGAAATCCGACCTCATCACTGTTAGCTCCGTAATTCCTCTCAAAGACAAGCCAGAAGGCTATCTCGACATTTACAATCAAACAGAAAAAAATAAAATAATTGATTCGTTTCAAAGCCTGTTTATGATGTACCTTTCAAAAAAATGCGTAACTATCGAAGAAATGAAAAGTTTTCTCAACAAGCATAGCACTACATACGGACATAATCATTTACCGTGGCCGCAAGGGACCTACCTTGAAAGCACGCTGCGCATCGTCAAAAAGGAGCGTGTAGTCATCGCGGAAAATATTGACAATGCTGACCTGAACGTTCGTTTCGTCGAGCGCGTCGGTACGTACTACCCAGGCGGTCTCAGTCTTGAGTATGATGTATCGTGGCTGGAAGATGGGTACCACGTTAACAAGCAATTCTTTTGGAAGAACGCTGAACTGGGTCGCAGAACGTACAGCGCCCTTTCAGTAGTGATATTTCCATGCAACGTACGCGCGGGTCACTATATTACTAACCTGTTAGATGTAACAGTAATAGACCATTTAGTTTATAACGCGATCGATGACGGTACCGGAAGCGGTCGCGAATTTCCGTTTAGGTCAACGACTAAAGAGTGCGAAGCTTCTATCTCGATAAAAGACCGCCTGCTAACCGTAGTGTGCAAGGCTTACTCTATACGCATCGGCATTTGGTCGCGCGAGCTGTGCGTGGCACTGACCACATCCGTCAATCACTGCAACTCCGACGAAGAAGCCGTCATGAAAAGCGGTTATGGTAGACGCGAGGCGCTTAGCAACGACTACGTCGGTCTTTTAGATTATATGCCTTGGCTCACTTACCCCCGGTATCCGCATCTCTTCTGCTACGGCCCGTCTTACTACCCTGCCTATATATCTGTGCCGAAGGTCCATGTTTGTCACACCCTCTCGACAATTTTCCATCACGAGCTAGAGATCGAGTCCCAGCACTTCTCGCCGCCGCCCTACCCGCTGTCAAAGTTCTTCTCGCCCGACGACGTGATCATCCCGGCCGAGCTGTACGCGGCAGTGCTGAAGCTGAAGGAGTCTCTGAGCCTCCTGATGGAGTACACGCGAAACCCGCTGATCAAGGAAATCAACACGTTCGCCAAGTACCTATCTGACGAGGGACGCCAGATCGCGCGCGTGATCGTCGACGGGCAGATGCTGGCGACGTCTTACCTGGCGCGCGAAGAGATGATCGCGATCCTCGAGGAGCAGATCCACGAGAGGCTTATCGAGCTGGTCGAGCTCATCATCGATCGGAACTTGGCGCTGAAGCGCAAGCACGCCGAAGAGCACAGCGAAATGGAGTGCTGCATTCTCGACCCGGTCGCTAAAACCTCTAAGAAAGCGTTTGATGACGGATTCTATCTCTGTGCCGGCTACGAATCGTTCGTGTATTTGGATCCTGACGAGGGCACGCGCTACCTGATGGTCAACGATTCCGTCGAGCTCGAGGACGGTTACATTTGGATGAACGAGTCGGTGGTGAGCTGCGTGGAGCTGATTATGCTGATGGTCGGCGAAGGAGACGAACGCGACGAGATCGAGGAGCAGCTTAGTAAAATCCTGATCGAAGAGGCCGTCGAAACGCTCTTCAAAGAATACGATCACAATCTGACGTTGTCTATTATGACTTACCTGAACCTGACCAACGCTACTACCTGGGACAACGCCACCGAAGACCTCGTCAGAACGGGAGGCGGGCTTCCAGGCCCGACGCCTACCGTTGGAGTCGAGCCCGGGCCCGACCCGGGCGACGAAGGCGGCAGCGGGTTACATATCGCGCCGGTCGTCGTACTGGCGCTGCTAGTGACGCTGGTTTTCGCCGCCTTCGTTGCCTGGTGGTACCGCAAGCGCATGGGCGTGTACAGCGTCGAGGCGATCGCGAAGCTCAGGGCGCGCTACAGCGGCAACAGCGTCTCGATGACGCGGCTGATCGGGACCGATCAGTGCGAGACTTGACGACCGCATCCGCGGTCCCGTCCGCTTTTTTATTTCCCTTTTTCTCTCCGCTTGTTGGAATGGGTGCTCGAAAACCGTCGGTTTAAACGGCATCAACGCGCGACGCCGCGGCCGCATAACTGAAAGAGCCCCGCCGACTATAAATGTTTTTCACTTCACGGCGGACCGTGCGGGCGAAAGCGGTCGAGACGGTCCCGGGGTCGCTGCACGGGCTGGCGTCCAGCCACTGCTCGACGCTCGACTGCTTCTCCAACATGATCTCCTGCACGCGGCGCAGCCTGAAGATCGTCTCGTACTGCTGCAACCTGTCGTCGACGCCGGAGGGGCGCGCGCTGATCGAGCGGCTGCTGCGGCTGGCCGAGACGGCGCGCGTGACGGTGCTGACGGACGCCAGCTCGGCCGACGTGGACTCGCGGCTGGTGGGTGTCGGGCGCCTGCGGTACCTGAAGTGCGACTTCTCCCGGCTGGGCTGCACGCTGGAGTCCAGCTTCTGGATCTCGGACGACCGCCGGTTCTATCTGGGCAGCGCCTCGCTGACCGGCGGGTCGCTGTGCCTCGTCAAGGAGGCCGGCGTGTACGTGGAAGACAGTCGTCTGGCGAGCGACCTGGCGCGGCGCTTCGGCGACTACCTGGCGCTGGCGCGGCGCGGCGCGCGGCGCTGCTGCCGCTGCCTGTGCCTGCGGCACAGCCGCTTTTCCGCGCGCAAGCGCTGGATGGGCTGCTTCCTCTCCGACACGCCGCTCCGCGTGCTCGGCGCGCCGCGCACCGGCGACGAGGAGGCGCTAGTGGCCGCGATCGGCGCCGCCGGGACACGCCTCGACATCGAGCTCATGAACTACGTGCCCGTGTACTCGGACGCGAGCTTCTGCCAGGCGCTGCACGGCGCGCTCCTGGCGGCCATCGTGGGCCGGCGCGTGCGCGTGCGCGTGCTGGTCGGGCAGTGGCGCCACACCGCGCCCGCGACGCTCGCGTTCCTGCGCACGCTGCTGCCGCTGAACCACGGGCCGTTCGCCGTGGCCGTGCGCGCGTTCCGGTTTCCGAGCGGCGGCGACTCGCTCTGCGACGTCAACAGCGCGCGCTTCCTGGTCGCCGACGCGCGGCACGTTCACGTCTCGAACGGGCACCTGGCCGCCGACCGCTTCGACGCGCGCGTCTCGGCCAGCTTCAACGCCGAGCACGTCGAGCTGGCCAACGCCTTCCAAGCGATCTTCGACCGCGACTGGACCTCGCGCTACGCGCGCGACCTGGACGCGAAATAGGGCCGCGTCGACTAAATTGAATTCCGAAGCCGTACTACTAAACATCAAAAAATGTTCCACCAGCTGAAAGTCCTCCTGGCGCGCTCCGGCGCCTGCCTGCTCGACGCCGAGCCGGGCGGCGGCGACTCGCTCGAGAGCGTCACCTCGATGATCCGCGTCAACGGCGATCTGGTGGTCTCGATCAAGACGCGCCACGGCCCTTTTTGTCTCTCCGCCGAAAACCTCGAGCGGTACCAGCGCCTGTACGGCGACTGCTCCGTGCGGGTGGTCGACGCCGTGCAGCGCCCGCCGCCCTCGGAGCGCGACCTGCGCACCATGCGGCTGCGCGGCGAGGACGTCCCGCGCCGGCACTTCGCGCCCTCGCACGGCGACTGCCTGGCCAAGATCCTGGCGCGCCGCGCGAGCGAGCAGGGCCTGGCCGAGCTAGCGGCCGCGCTGGCCGAGCCGCGCGCGCCGGACGCGCTGGCCGGCGCGGCCGCGGCCAACCAGTGGCTGGCCCGGCACGGCCTGGAGCGTTTCCGCGTGGTCAACTACAAGGACGCGGCCGCGCTCGCGGCTCGCCCGCAGGCCACCGTCGTCGACGACATGCGCATCCGCAACCTGGGCTACTACGCGATCTGGGTGCGCGACGTGCGCGTCTACGCGCGCCCCGAGATGGACATCGACTACGGGGTGAGCCTGGCCGACCTGTGCGACCTGCGGCACTGGGGGCCCGTCGACCTGGAAGAGCCGCGCGCGCGCGCCGTCCCGGTCGTGTGCTTCCAGACGATGGTCCACGGCCGCGAGCCCGTGGCGGTCGCGACGTACCCGGGCGGGCGCGCGTACTTCGACTCGTCGTGCGGGAAGCGCGTCACGGAGTTCCTGCTGGAGTGTCTGGCCGAACGCTTTGACGCCGAGGACCGGCGCCGCGAGGAAGACGGGGACGACGAGCCGGAGACGGGCGGCGCCGCGGCGGGGGGCGACACCGTGATCCTGGCCGGCTACCACTCGAGCTTCTTCGACGCGCCGCTGCTGCGACGGCGCGCGAGCGACGGGCGCTGGGTCGCCGCCGTCGGCGACGACGCCGGCCCGACGCTGATCTACCGCGGGCGGCACCGCGTGCTCGTGCGCGACCTGGGCCTCTTCAACCCGTCTTTCTCGCCGGACGCCTTCGTCCGCTGCTGGGCGCGCGCCGAACGCGGGCGCCTGGACGACCGCTACCTGCGCACGCGCGCCGACCTCGAGCGCTACCGCGACCAGATCCTCGCCTACCTCTCGGAAAGCTGCTACTACCTCCACTGCGCCGCGCTGGCGCAGAGCGCCGCGCTGGCCGAGGCGTTCGGGCGGCCGGACCCGCTGCGGTGCCCGTCGCTGTTCGACGCCTTCTACGAGCACCTGATCGCGCGCGCCGCGCAGGTGCCGGCGCTCGCACCGACGCGGTGCTCGCACCCGGACCTGGCGGACCTGCTGGAGCGCGCCGCGCGCCGGGACGGCGCGCGCGTGCAGGTCGAGGGCGCCTACACCGCGGCGGAGCGCGAGCTGGACCTGCGACCCGCGGCCTTGCGCGTGCTGGCGCGCGAGTACCCGGTGGGCTACCCCTACTGCACCGCGGCGCCGGACCTCGCGGGCCGGCTGTCGCTGGTGCGCTGCCGCGTGGAGGCCAAGCCGCAGAACCGGTTCCCGGTGCTCGCGGCGGACGGCGGCGAGGGCGTCTACACGTCCGCGGAGGTCGAGTACGCGGTGCGCGTCCTGGACTGCCGCGTCGAGGTGCTCGAGGCGCTGGAGTGGCCCGGCCGCGCGCCGATCTTCCGCGAGGCGCTGGAGGCGTTCGCGGAGCGCGTCGCGTCGCCGGCCGGCGACCGGGCCGCGCACGAGTTCCTCTTCCGCGAGGTGGTCGCGAACGACTCGGGCGCGCTGTTGGGCGCGCCGTTCGGCTGCCGCCGGCAGCGCGGGCCGCGCTTGGGCCACTACGCGGCGTTCGCGCGCGGGTACGCGCGCGTCGCCGCGCACGAGCTCATGCGGCGCCTGGACAACGAGTACTGTCCGCGCGTGGTGAGCAGCTACACCTCCTCGCGCGTCTTCGTCCGGCCGAGCTGCTTCGGCGCCGCCTCGCGGAAGGCGCTCGAGATTCACGAATAACAAATAACGATGTCCCCGGAGAGCGACGCCGCGGAGGAGTGCCTGCGCCGCGAGAGCGACGGCGACAAGAGGACCATCCTCGGGAACCGGCTCTACTTCGACAACGTGTACAGCAGCCTCCGCCCGTCGGACTTCTACCCGACCAAGGAGCAGATGGTCGAGTACTTCCGCAAGAACTTCACGCGCAACTCGCTGATCAAGCTCACGCGCACCAGCGCGCTCAACCCCTCGTACCTGCAGCTCCGCGACGACCACTTCGAGATGGCCAACGAGAACGACTTCTACCACCTCTCCACGGGTGGCTTCGGGATCGTGTTCCGGCTGCACCAGTACGTGGTCAAGTTCATGTACGACTTCTCGGAGCGCGCGCCCGACGGCGAGTACGGGCTGGCGTCCGAGTACGCCATCCCCTGCTTCCTCTACAAGAACCTGGCGGGCGACGAGCGGGAGCTGCTGGTGCGCGCGCTGGCCATGGGCATGAACTACGACATCTCGTTCCTGCACCGCGTGTACAAGACGACCGTGTACCTGCTGCTGCTGCTCTACCGCGTGCTGCACGAAAAGGAGGTGAACGCCGAGTACACGATGCGCGAGATCGTCACGATCTTCAACGCGAAGAAGTACAAGCTCGGCTTCGTGCGGCTGGTCTCGCACTTCTACCCGCTCTTCGTGCGCTCCAACGTCAACGTCATCAACCGCCTCAACTACATGATCAACTACTTCGAGAACGAGAAGCGCGCCAACCAGCGGTACTCGCGCGGCAACATCATCGTGTTCCCGCTCGCGCGCTTCTCGGCCGACAAGATCAACGAGCGCAACTGCGCCGAGCACGGCTTCGCGTCGCTAGGCGAGTACGTGCGCTTTTTCTTCCTGCAGATCAGCCTGCTGTACGTCAAGATCTACGAGCTCCCGGTGACCAACTTCGTGCACATGGACCTCAAGCCCGACAACATCCTCATCTTCGACAGCGACCGCCAGCTGCGCGTGACGCTGGCGGACGGCGCGCGCTTCGCCTTCGACGAGCCCATCCGCTGCTGCCTGAACGACTTCGACTTCTCGCACATCGACCAGATGCCCAACGTCCGCGTGCTGCGCGGCAAGCACAACGCGCACCACAACTGGTTCTACGACTTCCACTTCCTGGCGCACATGATCCTGTACATCTACCCGACGCTGCCGCAGCTGGACCCCGACCTGGTGCGCGGCCTGCAGGAATTCGTGTTCTTCTGCAACCACAGCACCTGCGAGAAGTTCCGCCTGCTGGTGCAGAAGCCGTACCAGATCTCCTTCCTGGCCAACTTCGTGCGCGGAGACCTGTTCGCTAAGTGGCGCCGCGACGACCCGGCCGCAGCGGCGGTGGCGGCCGGAAACCCGAGCCGTTAAATGGGCCCGGGGCCGCTCTTCGATCTGGTCGTGGCTAACTACCTGCGCCGCCTGGCGCTGTACGCCGGCGTGGCGCGCTCCGACTGCGCCATCCACGTCGGCGAGATCCGCGGGCGGCTGGGCGGCAACTGCCGCGTCCGCCTCGTCAACAAGTGCAACAGCAACGCGGCCGTGAGCTTCGCGCTGCTGCTGGAGTCGCTCGAAGAAGTGCTGGACCTGGCGGCGCCGGCCGACAAGCGCGCGATCGGCCGGAGCCTGGGCGTGGACTTCGACACCTTTCGCTCGCGGACCACCGACCTCGAGCGGCGGTGCCGCGCCGAGGCGGACCTGCGCAACGACCTCGACGTGCAGACGATTCACCTGGGCGAGTGCGACTCACCGGTCCCGCTGGAGTTCCAGTTCGTGAACTCGGGCTCGGCCGTGGCCAACTGCGGGCTGGCGGCCGTGTTCCGCGCGCTGTCGGCGCGCGCGACGAGCGCGCCCGTCGAGGCGCGCGTCCCCGTGGGGCGCGCCGACCGCTGGCTGGCGGCCGGCGCGCTCCTCGCGATCGCCGCGTGCCTCGCGATCGTCGCGCTGCTGCGCACGACCGTCACGCTGCGGTACCGCTACGCGACCTACCTGGACGGACGAATAAAAGGTTAAACGCGAGCTGTTAAAGTAGCGGCCGAGTTCACATAATAAATGAAGAGAGAAGACAATGGAAAGCGGTACTCGGAAAAAGATGGGTCCCGCGCAGTTGACCATAATCGCTGTGCTGATTCTTGCGGGCTGCAAGACGTTGACCGCGATTAAGGAGTCGATTACGTTAGACGAATGCTACGCCGATATGTTTTATTGCCGACATAATTATGGGAGGCGTAAACACGATAAGCTAGACGCGGTCGTCGAATGGCTGGACGTAGTTATACTACCGGTTTTAGGCGGTTTCGATATAGTTCTCGGAAATGAGGAGCGCGAATTAGCAGCCGCGTTAGCGGAAGCAGCAAGGAACTCTGCTCAATTTGAAGTGGTGGGAGGCGGTGGACCAGTCATACCGGTTGAATCTGGCGCTGAAATTGTTACCGAGATTGGAGTGGAAGGTCCAAATCTGGGTGTGTACGTTCCGACGGGTGGGGGGGCTTCTAGTCAATCAAACTTTATTGATGTGTTAGACGGCATCATCAGCGATTTTGGTAGAAACGGTGTACAAGACATAGATTTACCTCCTAGATTGCAACATTTTTTACACGAATTAAGCGAAAATGGAGAATCATTTGAGACCTTAGCTGAAGATGTCGACGTGTTTACGCCATTCTCCATGGAGGGGCCGACTGAAATGATAAACGGCGGTTTTCCAGATATTCCCCCAATGCATGAACATAGAATGATTAATGAGCTTTTAGAGACATATCGCTTATTTTTACAGGATAGAGTCGAATTTATTAATTTAGATGAACAGTTGTATATGAGCTTGCGAGAATTAGCCGATACTTCGCGCGTCGATACGTTTTACGGACGAATGAGCGAGCTTACTCAGCAAATGATAAGACACGTAGGCCGAATGCGAAACATCATGAGCTCAAAATTAATGAAAGAATACGTTCAACGAGTCGGATCCGGAAATAAATTTCCATTGCCAAAACTTCCAACTAGTTTGGCTGATCGATATTTAACCGGTGCTGACATGTCAGAGGACATCTCATCTTCTTTGTCAGAATCGTCTCCCGACAGCGATAGCGAGTTAAATGAGGGCGTTCCTGATGTAAATCAGCAAGGTAGAGATTCTGTTATAAAGTTCATGCCTAAAGATCCTAACGATCCTTTGGAGGGTGGATCGAAAGACGTATATGTATCCGGCGGCCAGCAAGGAGCTGACAAAGAGCTTACACAAGGTTTGGAGCAGGAACCAGATATTGAGGGAAAAGAATCAGATTACGACGAATACGAGTACGATGTAAAAGTAAAAAGGCGTAGAACCGAATCGGACGAGGACCAGGACTTTTTTAACGCGCCAGACGAAGAAACGGATACAGACGGCGAATTGGCGCCGGACTCTGACCACGGCAGCGAATCCAGTCAAGGTACTGATGACGAAAACCCAGGCTCTAAATCGGGACCTTCTGAGAAAAGTGATCTGTTCGGCAATTCAAGAGCGCATGACGTTAACTCTGATCGTCAAGATAGACCTTTGTGTTGCCAGGTATCATCACACGGACAACACGATAATAACGACAACAATGCGCGCGATCCGCCCATCAATGGTCGAGACCGCGGCCAGCACCCAGACGGGCTCTTTGAGCACATCGGTGGGCCCAGAGCGAGACTTATCCGCAACCTGCGCGAGATCGAAATAAGAGCGTCCTAAATTCATGGTGCAATGTAAACTACAATATTAACTTAGAAAATTTTAAATTTGTTGATAATTGACAGCGTACTTAATTTGTTCGTTTAAAGATGATTATTTGACTGAGTGTAATACCAAGATACTTATAATCTCATAGCCTCATAGCCTTACTGTGATAACTTTAGAAATAGTTAAACTTTGCTTTTATGAAAACATGCCATTACCTAAAGCAAAGTAGATAAACTCGAGATTGAATTCTAAGCCTCGAGTTACCGAATCATCGATGTAACGATGCGAAGCGGCGTCGCTACAACAGATCGTTGAGACTAACTTTAATTAATTCAATATGTGTTTTGCGCTGCTTCGAAGATTTGCTTCAGTGACTATTTTTTTGATTAGTTTTCGCGTTTCTTATACGATTAAATCTCACATCAGTTTAGAAGAATGCAAAGCTGATTTATATTACTGTAAGCATAACTACGGCAGGAAGGCCCATTCGCTTCTTGACGATATATTTAAATGGCTCACGGTACTGCTGGCACCTGCAACTGGAGGATTGGGCATTGCAGTCGAAGGACTACAAAATGAACTAGCAGTAGCGATACAAAACGCCGGCGCAGAAATAGAATTGTTCGATGACGGGCCCGAAGAAGTTCTGCTTGATGTAGCCGGAAATGAAGAAGTAGTTTTTGGACTCGGCGTTCAAGCTCCAGAAGTGAACGTAGAATTACCTGGAAGATTAAATGGGCCTGAAGGTTTACAACAACTAGTCGACAACGTTCAAGATTTATTAGGTGCGGTAGATGATGGGGAAGTTGAAGGCATAGAATTGCCTCCGGGTATACGGCGCGTCTTTCATCATTTTGATGCAGTTGATTCAGATGTAGAAGACTTACCGGGCGATGTAGTATCGCATCTGCCTAGAACAGGTAGTAGCACCGACGCAATAAATCCTGAATCAACGCACATAAACCTTCCCCTTCGTTTAGTTAATCAAATGAGAGATAGCTATAGCAAATTCTTTAGCCTATACGGTCAATATGGAAGACGCAGTCAGGAATTATTTAGCATTGTTCAAGCAGATGCTACCGATCCAATAATTGATGTTTATTTGGACATCTTGCAAACTTTAGAAAGCGGTATGGCTAAATATCTTGCTAACATGAAGCACATTATGCATACAAAAATATTTAATGAGTACATGACTAGCATAGGGGGTCCTGGTTTTGAGTTACCAGCCATCCCACCTAGAACAGCAGAAGTACTTGGAATACTCGATCCTGGAGAAGTAAATAACGTGGGTACACTGGTTGGTGAAACCGATCAAATTCCAGAACAAGGATCAGTACGAGTTTTTCCTGAGGACCCAAACGATCCTTTAGAAGGGAGATCTGGAGATATCTTTGTTAGTGGAGACAGAAACCGTGCAGGAGCGCCTCTAGAAATTGATTCTGATTCGTCGTCGTCGTCGTCGTCGTCGTCGTCGTCGTCGTCGTCGTCGTCGTCGTCGTCGTCGTCGTCGTCGTCGTCGTCGTCGTCGTCGTCGTCGTCGTCGTCGTCGTCGTCGTCGTTGCCGCGCTCTGAATTATCTGATCCAGGACAATCCGAAGGACAAGGTGAAGACTATCAAAGCAATGCAGAAGATTTCGGGCGAAGCAATTCCGACACCGACCAAGTCGTTCCCGACATCGCGCAAGGCGATTCCGACACCGACCAAGTCGTTCCCGACACCGCGCAAGGCGATTCCGACACCGCGCAAGGCGATTCCGACACCGACCAAGTCGTTCCCGACACCGCGCAAGGCGATTCCGACACCGCGCAAGGCAATTCCGACACCGCGCAAGCTGACCCCGATAATGAAGGCTCTGATTCAGGGTATGACGATTACGAGTACGAAGCACCGGCTAAAAAACGCAAACTCGACCCTAACCAAGATTCAGATTACGATCAAGACTTTTATCGAGAGCCGTCACCTGGCAGTTCGTCTGATTCTGACGTGTCGTCGGACGATCAACCTAATGACGAATCGGCCGATGCAGATCTCGAATTAAAAAGCGGCAGCCGCCAAAGATCTAGCTCCGGACTTGACGGCATTCAAGTGCCTCTTCATCGTCAACGCAACTTGACGAGGCCGCGAGTCGGTTTTCAGACGCCAAATTGCCGGCAGACAAAGCATAACCGGCAAGATTCCAGATCTTCAGAGCGCAGTGCGCGTGTCAGTTTATCAGAACGAAAGCGATGTAATAATAATCGTATACAACTACCAGGCCATCGTAGTAACAAGACAGGTGATAGCGGTAGTTCCAGCCCAATTAGATTACCGACTCGCGGACCCCGTTTGAATGCGACTACGCGGCCAAGACGGCCACCCAGAAGCTTGTTATTGAACGGCTTGCTTTACGCCGCTAGTTAGCTCGCACCAACTCGATCATACATTTGTCGTTTGTATGCTGCGCTAACAAGAGTAGATAGATAGCTTTGCTTCGTTTTGCTTAATAAACTGTCCCGTGTAACTAACAAATGAATAAGTAAGGCTAAATGGACGGCACTCTCACAAATGGGTCCCCGGCGAATAACGCTGATCGTTGTATTGACGCTATTAACTTTTGAAACGTCTCGCGCTATAAAGGAATCTATTACGTACGAAGAATGTCGACGCGATCCGCAATATTGTAAATACAATTACGGAAGAGAAAAACACGGAACTTTGAACCAAATACTTGCTTGGTTATTACTTCTTCTATCGCCACCTCTCGGGGCCGCGAATATCGTGTTAGGAAACGCTGAGCGCGAACTAGCTGTTGCAGCGCTTGATCTAGGTATCGAAGCTGGTATGGAAACAATTGTTGGTGGCGGACAACCCATCAGCCTACCAAACGTCGAAGCAGAAATCGTGGAAGACTTGCTAGTTCCAGTTCCGCGCGTGGATGCAGAAGTTCCTGCTGGCAATGGTGGCCCGGCAGGATCGTCTAGCGTTTTAGACGCGCTTGAACAACTTATTCAAGACATTAGAAACGAAGATGATTTTAGAGATTTTAATTTGCCGCCTAGAGTACAAGATTTTTTTGAAGACCTTGACCAGGTTGGTAACTTATTTGAAGATCTCGGAGGCGATTTTGAGCAAGATTTGCCAACTGACTCTGGCTCGATTTCAGAAGCTGTTGATCCGCACCCGGAAGGCGGTCCTAGCATTATGCATAGAATAACTTCAAGCTTAATAGACTCGTATAATCGATTTCGAGGCTACCAGCAAGGTTTTCGAATGATTACTCAAATAGCTGAAGAATCAAATTTAGGAGGAGTGAGCGAACACGTGTTACGAGAGAGATTAGAAGAGCTTGGACACAAAATGAGCAACGAAATCAATCGAATGCATCGGTTACTATCATCAAGCGAATTAAAAACTTATTTAGAAAGCTTAGAAAGCGATTTTAAAGTTCCGAGACTTGACGAGAATGTAAAGGAAGTGCTTACGGAAGCAAATAAAAAATACGGTACTGTTCGAGTGGTTTCCGGAGATCCAAACGATCCTCTAGAGGGAGGATCTCACGATATTTTTGCGAGACGCGGTAATCAGCCCAACCCTGAATCAACAGGCATAGAAACGAGTGACAGTTTAAATACCGAATCTGATTCTGCACCTAATCAAAGTCAGGACTCGGATTCTAACTCTGAAGCGGAATCGGATCCTGAAGGTAAGTCCAGTTCAAAATCTAGCTCGCGATCCAATTCTCAATCCAAATCTGGTTCGCAATCGCGATCCCGTTCTCGTTCCCGTTCTCGGTCGCGTTCTAGAGGTAAAGCAAGCGACTCGGATCAAGACGAGGATATCGAAACTCCTGCAAAACGTCGAAAGTTAGACTCTGGCTCGGAGTCAACGTCTGAATCTGAAAGCGAGGATTCGAATCAAAAGAGTGATGATCAAGGCTCGTTTCGGGGTAATCGCCGTCGTCGCCACGTAATGATAATAAGCCGGTATAGCGGTTAACCTGCACCGTCCTGTAGACTCAAACGCTTCGCTGATTCTCTTAATTTTATTTGTATTACGCCAATAAACGCTTTTTTAAACGCATCAACTATGATTCGCGAAAGATTGAATTCAGAGTCCGTATACCAGGAGCTCCTTCGAACGGTGCTATTCTCTGCTCTTTTCCCTCGTTAAAACGAAAAGCCGGTTGCCGTTCACATTATGTCACGCTTTGCGCCGTTGAGACGTCGTGCACTTAATCGATAATCGCCGTTCCGGTCTCGCCATGCGCGTCGTCACGCTGGCCGAGTCGATGGCCGTCGCGATATACCGCTCGACCCAGAACTACTTAAACTTCACAGGAGAAGCGCTCTCGACGCGAGTCGAAACAGAAAAGCAGCTGCACTGGATGGAATTGACGGCGCTGTCCGACGTCGTCGAGGACGTCCTCTCCCGCCGCAGCTACGCTTCGCTGGGTTTGGTCGACCGCGTGGCCGCCAACCTGGTAGCGAGCGATCTTTTTCCGCTGGGCGTGCGCGAGCGGCTCGGCGCCGTCGGCTTAGTCATGACGCACGCGCCGCGCCCGCGAGCAGCGCGTCCCGTTTCCAGCCTCACCGAACTGTCGACGATCAAAGCGAGACAGCCGGCTCGACCGGTCCGCTGTCGCACGGATTCCTCCGATCTTCGAGAGACGTGTCCGGAAGCGACGGCCAAAATCGCGTCGCGACTCCGCGACAACCTGCGCCGGCTCGCCCATCAAAAAGCGGTGTGCGAAGCCCGTATCAAAGAATTTTACCGCTTGCGCGAAACCGCTCGAGACGACCGCTCGCTCGCGTCCCGAGCCAAGGCGGAATCCGCGCGCACGTCGATGCGGCTGTCGCTGTCCCGCCTGTGCTGCATCTCCAAGCGCGTCATCAACATCGTCCGTTCCCGCCACCTGTCCCAGCTGCTGGACGACGTGAGCCCGACCTGCCAGCGCGTCGGCGAGATCCTCGAAGAGATGGCCGACAACTTGACCGCCAACTACGTCGTCGTCTGACGCCCGCGCCAACTCGGCGCCGCTTACCCGATCGCCCCCCGAAATGAACGCCAGCTTCCGAAACGAACAAAATGGAAATTTTAATCAGATTGCTTCTGCAAGATGTCCAGATTCGACAAAACTATTATCATGTCTGATAGGGAGATCATTGCCATTAGACAGCGGGATAATCATCCAACGTTAGAGGAGATAAATAAATACGGGTTCCCGCTGAACATCCCCGTAAAGGACAAGGTCATTATCATGACCTCAGGCCGCGACTCCGAGTCCCGCCGACACCATGGAAGAGAGCGATCCTTTTAGGGTCCTCGGGGTCGACTACCGGATAACGAAGGAAGGTCTCAAAGCCGTGTATAAATCGCTATGCTTGAAATTCCATCCGGACAAGAATCCGGACGGAGAAGAAACGTTCAAAAAAGTACAAAAAGCCTACGCTGCTATAGTTAATGGGTACAGCTTCGCCCTCAACCTCACACTGAACGAGGTGTATACCGGGTGCGTGATTAAGTTCAACGTGGGTCATAAATCTTATAGATTGTCATTACTTCCAGGGGTGCGGGATGACTGTCCGATAATCAAAATGGTAGGCGAACGTGTTTGCGTATTTCGGGTGCGTGTAGTACGGGATATGATTTATTCGCGTCGGGATCGTGATATTTTGGGGACTTTCGACGTTTCGTTTAGAAACGCCGTCTGCGGGTTTTCTAGAGTGATCAATCTTCCGGGTAACAGGATACTCACTTTGGCCGTCAGGCCGTTCCAACTCTTTTCGGAGCCGAAGCTCGTGCTGTCTCGCCAGGGGTTCTGCTACGGCGGGAAATCCGGCGACGCCGTCATCTCGTTTAACGTGGTGATCGATCCGATCTACACGCGGCCGGAGAACGTTCAAATTTTGGCGAGAACGCTCGACTTCGTTTCAAAAAAGCACTGTATCGACTTTTCGAGGTCGGAAGACACTTCTGCACTGTGAAGGAGGCGGGCGCCGCAGCGTCCGTTTTTAAAAAAAGCCTGCGCGATAGTAGCGGCCGGCGACTATCGATGTAAGCTATCTGCATCCACTTGAAAAAATGTTTGTTCCGGGCAAATTCTTACTTCGGTCCGTGGCGGACGGCTTTCTGCCGGACGCACTTCGCCCATTTTATTTCACGGCTCGCGGCTCGTCCTCTAAAGCGGCCGCGCGGCTCACACAAAGGTTCTTCGTTTCAAATCTTCCGTTCATTTCACGGTTCGTCATTTCAACATTTTATTCCGTTGTTCTCAGCCGGGTCGTTTTTTCCGGGGTGCCGCCTTGCCCGGTCGGCAGCCTGGCGCCCGGCACCTCTGCCTCGCGGTTCGATGTTGAAGACGGCCATCGCATGCGCGCTCGCTGCTTCCCGCTTAGCGGTCGTCCGAGTAACGCTTGTGGGAAACGTAAAATTAATCTCGATATTAACGAGACGACATTTTAAAAAAGCAACTCGGGATGGGTTGAGAAAGGCGATCGCGTTCAACCTAATAATACTAAACGACTAACATTTAGCTTTCGTACTACCTAGTAGACTAGACGCAACTAACGGTTCGATACTAACCAACCCCAGTTTTTTTAAAAACGTTGCTCCGTTGCTTTGATGCATCACCGTTTGTTCGAGCGGCATGTGGAAAGTAACTTTAACGATCGTTTCGGTGCTTCTTTTAAATCAGACAACGGCCATCCAAGAGTCTATCACTCAACAACAATGCGATGATGACCCTTGGTACTGCACAAACAATTACGCACGTCGTCATACTTGGTTCGACGATTTCGTTGATTGGTTCATGGCTATCGTGGATCCGATTATGAGCGTGGATGTGCTAATAGGTCAAGAATTAGAAGACTTGGCATCCGCAGCGTCACTTATCGTAAAGTTAGAAAAGGAATTAGCGACCGGCCTCGAGCGTAACGGCTACAATGCTGCTTCAGCCGGTCCTAGAGCCAATGAACTAATGAAGGAAGCGATGACAAATTTTGCTCAAGGAAACCCTTCTCCTGGAGAAGCTGGTCGGTATTTGGATCGCGTTGTTGGGTTAGTAGATAGAAAATCAAAAATTCAGGACAGATTAAACTTTCCGCATCGGGGAGGCGTGAGTGGTCGCAGCAATGTTCCAGTTAATCTTGAAGATGTGGACACACCTGGCACAGAAGATTTGGACGAACAGTTCGGAAACCACTTGCTACAACTATCTCAGCATAAGCACAGTTTAGAAAACATGCGTGGCGATTTTCAAAATAGGTTACGTCACTTAACTCATCCAGATTTATTAGAAGACGCTAGAAGAAAGCTTGATGATGTGACTGGTAATTTGGAAAAAGCTAAAAAACTGATTCAGCAACTCAGCAAACATCCGGGAGCTGTCAACTTTTATAATCAAAGGGCTAACGCAGCCGGATTACCGCAACTCGAAGTAAGAGCTCGCTCACGGAGTCCCCCTGGACCGAGAGGGGCCGGATCCGCCCCTAGCTCTAGAGCTCGATCTCTATCTAGACAGCGTCTAGCGGCAAATGGACGAGATAGGGGTCGGGGTCGGGGCCGTGGTCGCGGTCGAGGCAGAGGTGACTACAACTAGAAACATGTCGCGCACCTGCCGGTAGATGAATCGCGCGCCGTAGTTTTATCGCGCCAAAAGTGCTAGCTAATTCATAAGCCTATTTAAAAGTTCGTTTACGCCGTAGCTTACTAAGCGGCTCCGGTAAGGAAGCCGACCGGTTCGGATTTTTATCGCTCGCTAAATAAATTTGCATGCAATGCAGTGCAACGCCGATTAGCTTTTTCCAAAAATGGAATTTTTAATCGAGATTTTTGACACGCGGCAGCGCCATGTTCAAACTACCGTGCCTCATTCAGGTGGGCAATATCGGCCGGCTTCGCGCCTTCGGCTACGACGAGCTGATCGACTTCGGCGTCCTGAACAGCGACTGGATCCTGAACGAGCGCGACAACGTCATCACCATCCAGAACGTCTACCCGACCTGCGATCCGCGCTTCTGCGACGTCGAGGAGTACATCTACCTGTGTCTCGGCAACTCGGTCATCATCAACACGCGGTACGTCAACTTCCGCAGCGTCGACTTTTTCGTGACGAGCACCTTCTGCGGGGAAACCACGTTCTACCGCCTCTACAACAACAAAGTGCTGGCGCACAATCGGTACCCCATCCTGTACTTCCCGCTGGCGCTGGAGCCCGAGGAGCACAAGCACATCTCCCCGGTGAGCTCGTCGATGGCCGCGTTCGTCCGCGTCATGACGCCGGACTTCTCGTTCGTGGTGAGTAACTGCCGCCGCTACCGGGAGGATTTCGGCCTGGAGGATTTTCTGGGCGTCAACTACCGCGGCGTCTGCATGGTGAGCGGCGTGCCGTCGTACCCCCGCGTCTCGCACGAGTACTTCCAGGCGTCGGATCCGTGGTGCCTCTACGTGGCCGAGGACGGGCGCAAGGTCAGGGAGATCCGGATACGCTGCATGGATCACGTCGCGCGCGCCCGCGCGGTCGAGGAGTACCGCGGCGACCTGGTGATGCTGCTGCCGAGCTTCCGCTTCCTGATCGTCGTGAAGCTGAAAACTTAAGTGTGAACGTCTTGGATGAGAAAACCACTTACCTTTTATACCGGCCGCCGCTCGCCGACCTTCGCGCCCCGCCGCTCGCCGCGCGCTCCCGCCGGCTCGCGCGTCGCCATGTACCACCTGCTGCCGGTGGAGCTGCTGCAAAAGGTTTTTCTTTACCTGGAGGATCGAGATCTTATCGCTTGCGCCTGCGTCTGCCGGAGCTGGTCGTCCGCGCTCGACGGCTACTTCTGGCGGCGCCGGTTCAGGGACGCCTTCTGCTTCGAGCCGGACGCCGACGTCGACTTCCGGTCGGCGTACCTGGACTTCCCGCGCGATGCGAACCTGGTGCCGGAGCTGCTGCGCGAGTCGCGGTGCGTCAAGATCCGCATCGACCTGGTCGACGCCGGGTACCACCCGTGCTTCCTCGTCAGGCGTCCCGCGATCCGCGTTGTCGACCAGGTGCCGCGGCACCAGTTCTCCATCTCGTACTATTACTTATCGGTATCGATCCTGTCGTCCGCCGGCAAGGCGCTGGACCGAGTGGTGCGCTCCTTCTTTCCGTCCAGTCGCGGCGTGCTGGACTACGAGTTCCGGGACTACGGCGAGAGCGTGAGGTACGTCGACGTCCGGAAAATGTGCTCGCAGCGCTACGGCCGGCTATCGCTGTCTCTGGACGTCCGCTTCCGCGGGCCGCGGACGTCGTCCGGACCGGCGAAGACAACGTCGTCGTCGGCACAGCACCTTTCCCGCCGTCGCGCTCTTCCCGATGCAGCCGCCGATAAAGTGAAATAGGAGCGAGGATATGAGGACTCGCCATGAGCGTTCCCTTCAACTCGGACGCCTGGTCCGTGACGACCATCGACAACGCCTGCTTCTACCACCAGCGCGTCGACGTGTCCAACGTGCCCCGCGGCGGGACGATCGTCGTCACGGCCGTGTACGCGAGATACGCCAACCGCGCCAACGTGCGCTATCATCTGCTGGGGCGGCTGCTGGGAGAGGACCTGGGGGTGCTGGACGCCAAGCACGTCAGCTACGCCAACGTGCGCCGATTCGGAGCCGGGAAGTACCTGGTCTCTATGCGCTTCGAGCTATCGCTGATCAGCAGGTACGTCGACTTGATTTACCACGGCGACGACGTAGCGGGCGTGCGGTGCTTGGTCGTGAACGAGGCGTCCGAAGAATGAAAATCTAAGCAGTATATGGTAGTGGTTGTATTCGGCGCCGTCTCCTAGCCGACTCGTTGCGAGGTCCACATAAGAACTGTTCAGCGTTCGATATCGTCGGCATCATGACTAAGAAAGCTAACGGTTCGAGCAAGACGAAAACTCCCGGGTCGAAGGTGCAGGCTCCTAAATCTTCATCCAAGCCGCCGAAGCCCAAGGAAAAAAAGTCGCCTCCTACTTGTACTAAAATCGTCATCATGACCTAGCGAAGCCGCGATCGCTGGCCGGAATCGGCTTCGAAGGTAAAATGTTGATCCTCGGTACCGACTCGAAATGCAAGCCTCGTTCCAAACTAATTCTGCGTTAATTAATCAATCAACCAACTAAACTAATTAAGTAACTAGTTATGCCATGTATGCACACTTATTAACCACGATCGGTTTCAACAGCAGGGTTCCACCGAGCGCGGCGGGCTATGTTCTGCGGTCTGACAGGTGATCGGCGGGCCGGCTGCCAACGAGTCATCTCGCGAACAGAAAGGCGCGCGGTCGATGGGCCGCGCGCGCACTTGAGGGCACTGGCGCTGCAGCACCGGGTCCGTACGTTCCTAGCTTTGCTTAGCGCCCCTCCCTAAATTGAAACTCCAATTAATTTATAATTGTCCGCAGACCTCCGCTACGCGTCGCGAAGTTATGTCCGAGAAGCAGGTAACCGAAAACGCCAACAGTGCGATCGTCGTTTCTTCGGAAACCGTCGACCAGATCGCGAAGGTGATTATGAAAGCCATAGCGAAGGCTTTAGGGCCTTCCGCCTCCTGCCACCCCGTCCCCGCTTCCTAATCTTGCTTTTTATCCTATGCGCAGCATCAGCTTTTCACGTATAATAAATAGTGTAAAGTAAGTCAGTCTGAACACGCTTATCGACATGTCTAACGGTCAACCCGGTCCCCCTGCCTTGTCCGCGTTACACGACGAGGGCGAGCTGATGGACCTGTGCGTGTCTCTAATCCGCACCTTCAAGAGCCAGGCCCGGCGATTCGGCAACGGCGAGGCCGTTCCCCGGCAGGCCTTCGTGTCCGCCGTGAAATCTTCGCTGTGGGGCGCGTTCTCCGACGACGCCAATCGCCAGCAGTTCGACAACTTTTTCTCTCAGCTCGACAAAGACGACTTTACGTTCGAAGAGTTCGTCACGCTGCTGGCCGTCACCGTCGCGCGCTACACCGGGCTAGTCGCCTCCGTCGACATCGAGCCCGTGCCGGAACCTCCCGCGCCGTGCCCGTACCCCGACGCTCCCTCCATCTGCAACATCATCGGCTCGACCGGCCAGATCTGCCGCGTCGAACGACTGGACGGCGCGCGGCCCGGCTTGAGACCCTCGGGCCAGATGAGCAATAACATCACGTACTTCGCGCCCGCCTCCTGGCCGCCCGCTCCGTGCGTCGCGCCTGTTCCCTGGTCCCCGGCCTGGCCCACGGCTCCCTGCGTCGTCGTGGTGCCGTGCCCGCAGCCTCCCTTCTTCCGCCCCGTCGGTCCCGAAGTGCCTCCTCCCGTGCCCGAAGCGCCTCTGCCTCCCACGCTCCCCGTGCCGCCCGCGCCTCCAGTACCCCCCGTACCCGAGGTCCCTCCTCCAGAAACGCCGCTCCCGCCTCCTCCCGCGCCAGAAACGCCTCTTCCCGGACCCGAGGTGCCCCCTCCCGCGCCCGAGGCCGCGCGTTCCGTGACCATCCCTATCCCTCCCATTCCCACGCCATCACCCGGCCCACCCCCCGTGCCTCCCTCCGCGCCCGAGCTGGCCAACCTGACCAACCTCTTCGCGCGGTTCCCGCAGGGCAACCTGCTGTAAACGGCGCGTTTGCACGCGCGTAACAAAAAAGATAAAACACGCTCAACAAAGTGAAGTTTTAACAAAGAAATGAGTTTTCAGAGATGTTCGTGTATCGCCTCCTCCGGCGCTTCAACCGCCGCCTCTGGCGGTCGATCGCGCGCGGCCGCGTGACGTCCGCGCGGCGCGCGGTCCGGGAGGCGACGCACCACCTCGGGTCGCGGTTCCGGCTGTACCGCCGCAACCGCGACCTGCGCATGACGGACGACGTGTCCGGGGACGCGGACCCGCTGGGGATGACGCGCCGGTGCGTGGCGCGCCTGCAGATCCTGATCTGCGTCTCGGCGAACCCGGAGGCGGAGGTCTCGATCCGCACGTCGCCCGAGGAGCGCGTGACGCTGATCTTCCGGCCCGGCACCGTCGCGGTCGTCAACGCAGCGTTCCGCCGCACGGTGTTCGGGCTGGCGACCTGGGCCGTGTCCGACGTCTTCGGCTGCGACAACTCGATCCCGTTCGACCTCGCGTACGAGTCGCGCGCCGTCTTCTCGGCGTGCGCGTCCGTCATGCGCGACGGGGCCGTCAACTTCTGCGTCCACATCCTCGCCTCGCTGACCGACGACTCGTACTACCGTTTCCTGCATCTGCACGAGACGATCCTCCACTACGTGATCGACGAACGCGACGCGGACGACGAGGAGCTCGACGCCGAGGCGCCGGCAGACGACGTCCGTCTGTCGCGGGTGCGCGCGACCGTGCTGGACGTCGGCTACTCGTACCGCGCCCGCCTGTCGCGCGTGCGCACGGTCGCGCAGGTGCTGCGGACGGGCCTGCGCAAGCTGGTGATGCCGGCGCCCGTGCCGCGCGGGCCTCGCCTGCGCATCGGGCACCTGCGCGAGATCCTCGCCTCGCACTATCCGCTCTGCTTCGAAAACTACCCCGCGGACGTCGACATCGCTAGCGGCGGCGCCCGCTTCGACGTGCACCTGATCTACGGGCGTCTGGGCGGATTGTAGCGGGCGCGAGGCCCGACGATCTTTTTCTATCTTTTTCTTTCTTTTTCGGTCGCGACCAAAAGTGAAAAGTAAATGACTAACTGTTATCTCGAGACATGTTAGCGACGGCATACTTCCTCTACCTCACGTGGACCTTCCTCGTGCGCGGGTACAAGAAGGACGCCGAGTTTAAAAACGAGGTGATAGAGGCCGTGTTCGTTAGCAGCGCGGTTCTGGACCTGGTTTTTCTCGCTCGGACCTTCGCGTGGCGCCGTCCCTAAACTCGACGACTCCCCTTTTCTCCGCGATGACGCGACTGAGCGAGTTCGCGCACAATTTCCTGAGGCGGATCGGTTTTCGCCGGCGCGACTCGTGCGGCCAGGCCACGATCGCCCAGCCGCACGAGGCCGAGATGCGCCTCCTGGCGAAGCACCTCTCCGAGCGGCCGCTGGCCGGCCCCGACCTGATCGCCTGCTACGCCGACCGCCACCGCGGGCGGCACCTCTATTTCGCGAAGCAGCAGCGCTGCTGCCTGCGCGTCGGCGATCTCAGCAGCACCTTCTACGGCGACCTGGAGCACCAGATGGAGGACTGGGCCTACCTCTACCTGCCGCGCCCCCAGCGCCTGGCGGTGCTCGGCTCGATCAACAACATCTTGGGAACGGTGAACAGCATCCGCCAGATGGAGAACTGGCAGCAGCTCGTGATCCTGGTCTCGGAGTTCGGCACCGTCTTCGCCGCCGACTGCCAGGAGGTCCACGTGCTAGCGAGCTCGCTGGAGCAGTTCCTGCGCGACGGGGTGCTCAACCTGGGCCGCGAATTCTACACGCGCCAGGAGTCCCGCCGCACGATGCGCGAGTACATGATGGAGCCCGCCGTGTACCGCGCGCACCGCCTGATGATGGCGCAGGCCGACGACTGCGTCAACGCCGACCTGGGCTCCGTCTCGGACCTGCTGTGCTCGTCCTCGGACCTGCCCAACGCCATGCTGTGCGCGGTGCGACGTCCGCCCTCGCGGCTGAGCGAAGAGCTGACCCAGGAGCTGACCCGCTACCTGCGTCGCGCGAACGCCTTCCGGATCCGCCCGCGCGTCACCCTCGACGCCTCGTCCTTCGGCGGCCTCGCTCCCGCGACGGCGACGGCGTCGCTGGACCTGCGCGGCGAGGCCCGCCGCCAGCGGCGTCGCAAGCCGTGCGGGCTCGCCGTCGACGCCGTATCGGAGACCGGCGTGCGCGCCGCCGGCGGCGGGAGCAAGGACGCGTCCCCGGCGCCCATGATGCGGTCGTGGCGCAGCGCCGGCCAGAGCCGCCCGGCCAGCCGCGCGCCCAGCGCGTCGCCGAGCCTGGCGATCAGTATGGCGATCAGCGTCGCCACCGACTCGCGCTGCGGCGAGTCGTGCTGCGCGGAAGACCGCGGAGGCGGCGACGGCGACAGCGGCGGCGACGCCGTCGTCTGCGATCCCGCGCCGCGCGGCGCCGAGTCGCTGGTCTCGCTGGACATGGATCTCCCGACCGGCGTCGACCAGAAGACTGAAATTAAATGCCGGTATCTAGCTCCCAGGGAAGATTATTCGCCATGCTGCTCGCTTTGCTGGCCGCGTTTTTCTTGGCCGTTCGGATCTTAACTCCGCCTCCCCGAACCACGGCCGTCTACTCCCTGGTCTCGTTCTGCTGGCACCCGACCGCCCGCTGGCGCCCGATGGTGCGCTGCGTCGAGCGCTTCGACGCGAACCTCGTTCACCTGCCCCTCATGCTGGTCCTCGAGACCGGCGAGGTGCGCCACTTGCGCCAGCCCGGCAGCGTGACGGTCATCGCGAGCATGTCCGTGCGGTCCGCCGCGGCCGTCTTGCTGCGCGCGCTGACCGTCTCCGCGGCCTTCGCGCTCGGCGTGCTGGCGCGCATCGTCGTGCGCAGCCTGATCCGCGCCGTGGAGATCTTGGTGCGGTAGCCGCCCGAAAAGTGAAATCCGAACGTTCTCGATCAAAAACGACGCCCTGCCTATCGACGCGCGGGCGTGCGCGACGGGATGCTGGAGGCCGAGCGCGGCGACGCCGGGTACTTCACCGACGGCGACGACGTGGACGACGGCAGCGACCCGGACGAGGACGGCGCGGCCGACCCGTTCGAGCACTCCATCGTCGAGTACGACCGGTTTCCGCCGCTGAGCGGGATCCGGCACGACTTGCTGTGCGTCTCCATCACGCTGGGCCCCGAGACGCGCGAGACGCTGTACCTTCGCTTCCTGAACGCGCTCGGCGCGGTCGAGACCATCATGCGCGTGATCCCCGTCTCGGCGCTGGAGGAGCCCTTCGCGTACGAGCACCAAATCGTGCTGTCCCGGGAGTACTTCTCGCGCTACGCCGCCATGGATATGATGGCGTGCTCGAGCCCCGACGCGCCAGATCCCTGCGCGTACATTTTTTCGGCCGCCGGCATCGACGCGATCAACGCCTTCACCGCCTCCGCGCGCGACCCGGAAGAGGAGCCGACCGCGACGTACCAGTTCTTCGTCTAGCGCGGCGAGCGCACCCGTTTTTATCCACTGACGCACCCGAACCGAGTTGTTTCAAAGTGAAAATCGAGGAACGATGCGTTAGTTAGCCGTCATGGTTGTTTCTACGCTCGATCCGCGGAAGTGGGGGTTCGGTGCCGCGGTCGCCGCCGGTCTGGCGGCTCTCGCCGTGGGCGCCGGCCTGATGCTGGCCGGCTGGAATCGAGGCGCGTTCAAGGACTCACGTCGACGCCGTCGCCAATCCTGGCGGCTGACGAGCGACGATCGCCGGCCGGCGATCGCCGGCGACAACTCGCCGGAAAACGACGTCTCTTTGTCGTCGCCTTCCATCTTCGAGCGCTGCCTGCCTTTTGCGGACCTCCGCGGCGTCGCGTGCCGGTTTCCGGCGGCGTGCTTCTCGCCAGCAGCGGAAGCGGGCGACGAATGCTTTCGCTTGTGCTCCCTGAGCGTCGACGAAGACGAGCCGGGGCCCTTGTCTTCGCTGCTGGCGCGGCGCCGTCGCCGCAGACGACTCATCGGTTGCCGAAGTTCTCTGGACGTGGAAATCGGCCGCTCCGTCTGCGAGCTCGGCGACGAGACGCTGGCGCGCGTCTCGTCGCTCGCGTCGACCTAAGCAGGCCGAATTGTCGGACCTCGAAACCGAAGCTGAAAATGAATCCGAAAACTTAGATCGTGCATCTATACAACGCCGCGCGTCATGAGTCGTCCTACGCGGTTCACGTTCGCAATGCTATGGAGCCTCCTCTTTTTGCTGCTCGTCTATCTTTACATGAAGTACTCGGAGCGACGTACCGTTCCGTCACACACGGGCTCCGGCGCCTGCGGGCGTCATAACGGCATGTTCGGGTGCTCCACGTACTCGGGTGGCCGGGTAGAAGTGATCACGTTCGGTAGCGGCGTGCTAACTGTCGTCACCTTCGCCGACGGCGCCGATGCCATCGACTCGGATCTGGTCACCGTCACGATCGGTAAAGATGGCGCGTCTCCGAAAAGCTATCAAATCCGGCAATTGACCTGCTCCATTTCCTACGCCGTGAGCGTCTCGACGACTCTGTCCATCTTTGGAGTAAACGAGACGAACGTGGTCGGTGAGGCGCCCAACGGGGTGTGCGTCTTCATCTGTCCGAACGAAGCGACGGCGAAGAACGTGCTCGGAGCGATGGCGCGCGATTCCGGATCGGAGGTGGTGTTCCGGTTTCACCGTAGCTAAACGCTTTTACCAACCTTTCTCCTGTCTCTCTTTTTCTTGTTTGTTTACTCAAAACAAAGCTGAAATCCTAGTGCATTAAGTAAGTCATGCGTTTAGTTTTACAGATGGAGAAGATCGCGCTGCCGCCGCTCGTCTACCCGAGCTGCGGCAAAAGCGGCTTTGATCGCGAACCAAGAAGGGTAAGGCGGGAAGAAGATGACACCGCTAGGCGGCGCGCGGCTATCGTCGCGATCACGATCACGCTCACTGCGTTGTTCATCATTGCAATGTTTATCTATGCGCTCGGCACGTACGCTTTTATGCAGTTTATGTGGTCATTTCTGTCACTCGGGCAGTTCCCTCTTTCTGGAAGCGATTCGCAAGACGACGGCATTAAAACTAACGTTGGCGTCGGTGAAGATTCGGCCTCGATCTACGTAAAGTCCGAAGGCGGCACCGTTAACATCCGTCTCATTGTCGGCGGCCCGAAAAACACTGATCGAAACTACGATCCCGGCGGCGGCGAGGAGGATGACGATCAGGACGTTGACGAAAGGCCTCGACAGCCTCCGTGGTGCAAGTCATCCAACTGCGACACTCCGCCTGAGTTTCCTCTCGATCCGCCTCCCGAACCGCCTCCTAAGCGCGCCGATTCCACGACCAACGTTCCGACGGACCGAGCGCCCAGCCTGCCACCCGAGCCTGTTGATCACGCGACCCACGTTCCGACTCATCAAACGCCTAACCGTCCTCCTGATACAACACGCCATGCGACAACTGCGCCTGCAACACCGGCGACGTCTGACGCGCCCGTCCATATGGAACCGGACTACTTGCCAGTTCCTGATCCTTGGTTGCGTTCTCGCAAATCCGATTACAACGATGAAGATTATGATTATTTTGATCACCAAGTCATTACTGTAATAGGTAGCGGAAACGATACACGGGGTAATAACGATACACAAAGCAATATCGGTGTCGAGGAATACGAAGATAGCGACAGTCACGAAACGTACGACAACGATTATTTCTCTACTGAAACGCCTATGTTGGCCTATTCGGTACCGGACTCCGTTCAACAACCGCTGTGTTTGATGTATCCGTCTTCTACGTCACTAAAGGACATGGGTCACAAACACGTGGGCGTACTCATGAGCTGGATTAAGTCGCCAGTGCCGGGAACCGCGGTGACGGTCGCAATCAAGCTCCCCCACGGTAGCGATAAAATCATTTCCGTATTCGGCCAGTTTCCGGTGTTCGGCCGATCTTCAGCTGTCCAGGTGACAGTCGGCCATACTTCGGACCCTGTTGGCGGCATGGAGGTAGACGTCTCGTGGCCTCGCGGCTTTGGAGGCAAGGGTCTACTGCGCATTAAATTTATATCCTGTCAAAGCAGTTATTTACTTAGCTACTGCGTAGCGGCGCTTACCGATGGCAGCTAAAAGCAGAAATATAAGAAAAATACAACAACACAAAAATGAAACGTTAGCTAAGCTAAAGCTTTGGTGAGCTCAGAACTCTTTTTTCCCCCGTCGATGGAGCCCCCCGCGCCTTGCCCGTGGTCGGCGCGGATCCCCGAGGAGGTGCTTTCTATGGTCTTGGACCGCTTGTCGGTCGAAGACTTGCTAGCCTGCCGGGCGGTCTGCCGTCGCTGGATGGCGGCGGCGGACCGCGACCGGCACTGGCGACGCGTGTTCCGTCGCCGCTTTCGCTTCGACCCGCAAACCCGGGCGCCGTACAAGCGGATCTGCTTGGAAGCGCCGGTCGGCAAGAACGTGATGCCGTCCGAGCTGCGCGGTCGGCGGGTGCTGGTGTGCCGTTTGGACCTCCTGCAGCTGGGGTTCGACAAGCTGCTTCTGGACGAGGGTCTGCCGTGCTTTTTCATCACGGACGCGTGCTGCGCGTCCGGCGAGGAGCGGGGCGCTTACAGCTTGCTCATGGAATTCTTGGACGCCGAGGGCGAGGAGATCGACACGCACGTCGAGATGTCTAACTCCCGCCTGGACCGCCGCGTCGTCTACGTCGCGCGGCTGAACCGCGCGGCGCGCTACGTCGACATCTCGCGGAGCGCCGCCTTCGGCAGCAGCTTCGCGATCTGCGTGCGCTTCGTCGAGCGCCGCGAACCGGCGAGCGCATCCTGCTCGCGCGCCTCCTGACCCCGCCTCTTTTTCTCCTTTTTCGCCGCAGACGCCGCAAACGTGAAAAATGATACACCGTCGTTAACCTGCTATGGAGGATCTGCCGCACGACGCGCTACTCCAAGTGTTCGCCCGTCTCGAAGACCGCGACCTGTGCGCGTGTCGAGCGACGTGCTCGCGGTGGCGCGACGCCGCCGACACCGAGAGCCTGTGGAAGACGCGCTTCAACGCACGCTTCGGGTTCTGTCTGGCGGGCTCGGGCGCCCGTCACCGCGAGGCCTACCGGGCGTTCCCGTGGGGCAATCTCGTTCCCGCCTCGCTGCGCGGCGTGCGGCAGATCGAGCTGGTATTGGACCTGGTGACGCTGGGGTGTCACCCGGAGATCCTGGAGCGCGCGCCGGCCTTCGAAGTGACCGACCGGCTGAACGAGCCCGTCAAGGCCGCTGCCTTCCAGTCGATGTCCCTGACGCTGCTGTCGGTGACCAACCGTCCCATCGCCCGCTGCGAGGACTCGTCGGTGGGGTTTTGCAAGCAGCTGTCGCACCACGTCATCTCGAACTACCTGGAGCCGCCCCGCTCGGTGGCGCTCTCGCGGTACTCGACGCTGGGCGGCCAGGTGACGCTGCGCATCCTGCCGCGCGGGGCGTCGACGGTCGCGGCCGACGCCGCCGCCCGACAGTGAAAAGTAAAGCTGCGATAAGCTCGATCGAGAGGCCGCCGACATGAACGCGCTGCCCGTCGAGCTGCTGCAGGAGGCGCTCTCCTTCCTGAACGACCGCGACCTGTGCGCGTGCCGCGGCGCGTGCCGCGCCTGGCGCGACGCCGTCGACGCCGAGTGCTTCTGGGTGCGGCGGTTCCGGGCCCGGTTCGGGTTCCAACTGACGCTGCGCCGCAACGAGACGTGCCGAGAAATCTACCAGCGCTTCCCGCTCTACCGGAACCTGGTCCCGATCAGCTGCCGCGGCTTCTGCAACATCGACACGCAGCTGGACCTCGTCCGGCTGGGCTGCCACCGCGACATCTTGGCGCGGATGCCGAGCCTCCGCATCCGCGACGAGTGCCGCGCCGGCGGCGAAGTCGCGTACTACAACCTGACCGTCACGCTGATCTCGTCGACCGGCCGCCGCCTGGCCTATCACAAAGAAAGCTTCTACACCTTCTCGGGGTGTCGCGTCGTGCACGAGTTCTCCGGGTACTCGTGCGCGCCGCGCTACGTCACCATCAACCGGTTTTGTCCTTCAGGGGGGTCGCTGGAACTACGCATCTTGCCGCGCGGGCCCCGCATCGGCGTCGGGCCCGCCGCGGCACCCGATGCCGAGTCCGACCGCGTGTGCGCTCACGGCGAGGCGCCCGCGGAACCCGGCCCGCGGCGCTGGCGCCGACGCGCGCGCCATGATTGAAAAATCATCCAACTTTTTATCGGCAAACGAGCGCGTGTTCTCGCCGGAATCGCGCTTTGCAGTATCGCCGTTGCCGCCGCCATGGACACGCTGCCGCCCGAACTCCTCGAGAAAGTCTTCTCCTTTCTGGAGGACCGGGACCTGTGCGCGTGCCGCGGCACGCGGCGCGCCTGGCTCGAGATCATCGACGCGGGGCCCACGTGGATCCGGCGGTTCAAGCAGCGCTTCGGGTTCTGGCCCGCGGAGCCCGCGCTCCAGGACTCGGTGCGCGAGGTGTACCAGCGCTTCCCGGCCGGCCGGAACCTGCTGCCCGCGCCCTACCGCAACCAGAAAAACGTCAACTACGACTTCGACCTCTTCGCGATGGGGTGCCACCCGTGCGTCATGCGGCGGCGGCCCACCATCGCGATCTCGGACCAGTGCCACGCCGACAGCGACATGACCTACTACCACCTGATCCTGGAGTTCCTCACCGAGACGGGCGAGCTGGTCCGCCGCCACCGCGAGGACTCGGTGGGCTGCCACAGCCACAAGGTCTCGTACCGGCTCGCGGGCTACGGCAAGGTCGTGCGCTACGTGTGCGTGTGCCGCTACTCCGAGTACGAGGGCCTCGAAGTCCGCGTGCACACGCGGACGGACCGCCGACGCGCCAAAACCATCGTTGAAAAATAATGTCAGACTTGACGTCGCCGCTGCCTCCCGCGGACGAAATCACCATGGACGCGCTGCCGCCCGAAGTGGTCTGCCACGTTTTCGTTTTTCTGGACGACCGGGACCTGGCGGCCTGCCGCGCGACGTGCCGCGCCTGGCGCGACGCCGCGGACGCCGACTACCTGTGGACGGCGCGGTTCAGGCAACGCTTCGGGTTCCTGCCGCCGCCCGGCGTCGACCGCCGCGCGGCCTACTGCCGCTTCCCGCACGGACGGAACGCGCTGCCGCTCGAACTCCGGAGCGCGCGCGCCGTCGACGCGGTCCTCGACCTGCGCGCGCTGGGGTGCCACCCGGCCGTGCTCGAACGCTGCCCCGACATCGCGGTGTCCAGCTACTACGCGAACCCCCGGCGCATGGTGCAGTACGACATGCGCGTGATCCTGCTCTCGCGCGGCATGACGCGCGTCACCCGCAGCCGGCGCGTCTCGTTCGCGCCCGAGACCGGCGAGTTCCGCCACGAGTTCTCCGGGTACTCGGAGCCCGTCTACTTCGTGGAGCTGAGCCGGTACTCCGACGCGAACGACACGCTGGACCTGCGCATCGCGCCGCGCGCGAGCGGCGCGGCCCCGGCGAGATCAGCGGCCGCGACGGCCGCGCTGGCGGCGGCGCCCAACGTTGAAATAAAAACCATCGGATACTCGTTGCACACGCGAACGCTCGACCCCGGCGAGATCGACAATGCCGCCCGTCGACGCGACTACCGCCGAGGACTTGCCCCACGACTTCCTGCTCGACGCGATGATGCTGCTGGGCGATGAGGACCTGCGCGCGTGCCGCGCGACGTGCTCGCGGTGGCGGCTGATCCTGGCCTCTTCGTACTTCTGGGCGCGTCGCTGCCGGCTGCGCTTCGGCTTCGTGCCGGCCGCGCCGCGCGGCGAGCCCAAGCTCGACCTGGGACGCCTCTACGCGCGCTTCCCCGCCGGCAATCTCGTGCCGGAGGAGTACCGCCGCCGCGGCGCCCTCATGGTCAAGCTCGACCTGGCGATGATCGGCTGCCACCCCGCCGTGATGAGCCGCTTGCCGCGCATCAAGCTGGCCGACAACGTCGCGGTCGTCCGCCAGGAAGGCCGCCTGGCCTACCAGCTCATGATTATCCTGCGCGCTAGCGACGGGCGCCCGCTCGACCTGTACACCACCGGGTTCGTCGAAGCGACCGTCGTCTCCGTCCGGCACGCGTTCCCGCGGACGACGTGCGCGGTGGCGTCCGTCGACATCTTTCGGGACGTCATCGGCGACGGCGAGCTGGATCTGCGGCTCGCGTTCCGCGACGTCGAGTCGGACGCCGACGCCGGCGGCAGCGGCGGGCCCGGTGCCGAACAGGCGCCCGAGCCCGTCGGCGACGCCGGCGACGATTCAAACTCGGACTCTGACAGCGATTCAGACTCCGATGATGAATCCGAACACGACGCCGACGACGAACGCAATGACACCGACGACGAACCTGACGCCGTCGACGGACCCGGCGATCTACAGGTCGAGCGGGCGCCGGACGAGCCGGCCCAACAATGAATTTTTATCCCCATTTAGATCGGTACCATGGATTGCTCCGCTAGCATCTGCGATCTGCCGTCCGAAATCCTAACCCATATCTTTCTAAGCCTGCCGGACATCGACCTGTGCGCGTGCAACGCGACGTGCCGCGCGTGGCGCGATGTCGTTTCGGCGGCCGGCTTTTGGAGCCGACGCTTTCGCTCGCGGTTCGGGTTCGCGCCGCCGCCGGACGTCGACGCGCGCGAAGTTTACACAGAGTTCCCCCACGACATCGACGTTTTCCCGAAAAACCTCCGAAGGGCCTGCAGTTTTACCGTCAAGCTGACGATGAAGAGCTTGGGGTGTCACGCCTGCCTGCTCGATCGTCAGCCGATTATCACCGTTATCGACAGGCTCATCGACTGCTGCCGCGTGCGCTTAAACTACGGGTTTAAGGTGGTGCTGCTCGACGGCAAAAACGGCGTAGTCGACCAAATGATCACCAAGAGCTTCAACACGCAGATGGCGGGCAGCGTGTGCTACGAGTTCCGCAGTTACGAGCCGACGGTCACAGCTATCGAAATCTCTCGCGAGAGTAGCCACGCCGGCACGTGTCAGCTACGCTTAAGCTTCTAAATGTTCGAAGGGCCGTAAAAGCTGAAACAATATCCGGAAATATTTGACCATGAGTTACCTTTCACTTCAGGGGCCAGTGCCGGTGTCCCGACCGCGCCCGAAACCGGGCCCGAGCTCGGGTTTGGGCCCGAATTCGAATTCAAGTGTTGCCTTGGATTTCGGAGGGCGCGGCGGCTTTGATGGACCGTACGGGTCTGGCAAGAGCGAGCTGCCCGCCACACCCGGTAGCCCCAGTGGTTTGAGCACGAGCGAACCAACTCCTGGACCTAGCGGCTTACCCCAAAAGTCAAAAAAAATGCCGTTTCAGTCGCCAAATAACGATTCAGATATGAGCGACGGCGACCTTTACGAAGATGTCGAAACGCGACCGCCGTGCTCGCTGCCGGGCGCTTCAGAACGCCGCGGACGATCGGCGACGCTCTCGCCTTGCGGCGGGAGCGCTGGCGACGATGGTTTTGACGAAGACGAATACGTCCGAGAATGGTATCGCGGAACCGATAGCACGTTTACACACTGCGCGCGCGTTTTTCGCAACACAGCTTTCTTTTATTGCCCTTCGAAAGGAGCGGTGCATAGCTGGATCAGACGCCGCGGAAAGTACTTTGTGTCTTTCATAGTGCTGATCGTTATCCTGCTGATTTGTTGGCTTTTGGCCAAGTATACTTCGCCCAGCCCGACCGGCCTCCCGAACGTCGATGTTACATCAAACCACAACAACGAGTACGAAGATGATGAGCACAATGGCAATCACGACGGTCGTGTACATCATGGGCCTCACGAATACGGAGATCCTAATACTGAAACATCAAAAGGGGATCGTTCTTATGACACAGAATACGATTATTATGAAGATTATGGTCATTTTGATCACGATCATCATGGTGCTAGGCGCTCGAATCGCTCTGATTGCGATTACGATGTCGGAACTGTTCATCACGGTTACGCATCGGTAGGTCGCTATGCTTCAACCTTGTGCGAACTAATAGCCTATAACATTACGCGACCCAACGGCTCCTGTTCCTCCGTATGCGTTCTTCACTGCTTCCATTTGACGGCAAAAGAGTACATCGATATTTACCTGGAGAATTTGGCTATGCAAGTGGGGTGTAAAAATAACATTGACGGAAATTTTTCAGACAGCGAAAATTATTTTGGCGCACTGACGTTTTGGTTTAACATTACGAGCATTCAGCATGTAAATCTCACGTTTAAAGGCGACTCTGGCAACGTTTCGCTACACATCTATCCGCTAAACAAAACCGATCACCAAGAATTAATCGTTCTGTATAAAAACGAAACTGGAAACAACACGTATGCTAATTTCAGCGTTGATAGCATCTACAGCAATGCTCGCAACGTCCTGATGTTCTCGTGCAATTCGACGGAAGCGATCGTTCATTACGTTTGCGGAACGGGCGGCATGACCGGCATGACCGGAATTCATCACACGCGACAAACGTGGACACACGTTAACGTCACAGGTTTATCGTGTAATAACACTATCGAGGGCACTGAACATGTTGCCAATCACAATACTTGTTCCTAAACTAGATAGCAAAGGCTTTTTGTTAAAGCACTTAAAGCTTTAAAACACTAAAACGTATAAAATAAAATTGAAATTAAAGCCGAACATACTTTCGATGCATCGATAGATCATCTATCTTCGATATCTACTCTACCACTACGATGGTTTCCAACAACACCTTTACCCCAGTTACCTCGAGCGCCAATCTGAGCGTTTTGGCCTGCATGGGAGATGAAAAGGCGTTTCGGGAAGCAATCGAAGAATGCGAACTGCAGGATGAGATGGCCTGGCAAATGACGCGCGTTCTTCTAACCCTTGCTATTTTGCTGGCCTTGCTAGCGTGGCTTTGCCCAGCCGCTTGTTGAAAATGTAAGCAGCCAATCGTGGCGCGGATTATCTTCTTCAGCGCCGTCCAAAACAACCGCGATGCACCGTCGACCGACGCCGCGCCAGGCGTGCGACTTGTCGCCCGTGACACGGTACGTCGAAGTAATAACTTCTGAAGAGATAAATAATCGAAACAACGAAATCGCGGAGCGCGCTCAGCTCGTCGCCGTTATTATTACGTCCGCTCTGATCGTCACATTTGTTTCTATCGCTCTAACGCTGCACTACTTTTTTAATGTCAACTAATTTCCGAATTATCCATATGTGTCTAAACTTTTAACATCTAACGTCTTACCGCTTTTTCTTTAACGCTTTAAAGCACCGCTAGCTTCAACCGCGATTTGCATCGTTCGTCGCCGCGCTCAGAAAATGAATTAGTAGACTCCTATTGTGGTAGCGTCAAAACATCGGCGTTCGCCATGGTAGCCATTAAACACCCGTCGATTCTGCTGGGCGAAAAAAAGCCCGTTCAAGACGATCAGCCTAAGGGCCAAGGTAAAACCGATCACCGTTCGAAACCTTGTTTAGTTCATCAGGAATGGCAGGAAGCGCGCAAGCGAGCTCAGGAAGAAGACCGCGAGCTTGCCGTCATGAGGTGCGTCTTTGTCACGGCCGTCGTCATCGCCATCACTCTCATGTGGCTCATGGTCCTGTTTTTAATCTCCAAGATGTCGAGCGGCGGCCAGTCGACAGACGACTCGCGACCTGCGCCGCCGCGCGATTGCATTTTCGGCGACTATAACCACGTACCGCCGGGCCCCAACGATGCCGACGCCGAAGGCTGCACCGTGATAGGCAGCATTTCAGCGAACGTAAACGATACCAACGGAATGCCCATCTTGGCGGTGGTCGCGTATTGGAACTCGACGACGGGACGAGAAATTCCGTGCACGATCGACCTAGTTACCTTAACGGGTCACACGAGTAGCATCCGAGTCTCTAACCAAGGAAACACGAACTCGATGAGCGTTTTTGCGATGAACCGCACTTGCTTCGGTAGCTACCGGAGCGTATCAATGACGTGCTCTGTACCGTCTCCAGGAGAGATGATGATCGTGGCTTGCAACGGCTCGAGGTCGCTCCTCCTGTTTGAACTAAATAACATGGTAGCGAACACGATGAGTATTTTGACAATGTACTACAGCTAAGATCAAACCATGCCGCTTTATCGCCGCCCAAAGCTTTCGAAACGTTGAAAAACTAGTGTCCTTGAACCGAGACCGCACTTCTTTGTTACAGCGATTTTTTGCGCTGAAGCAGTGCCATGCAAACGCTGCTAGAAACCCTGCTGCCTGCCCTGTACGCTACCGGCGAGTTGGTCTACGTTCTCTACGATCGCTACGTATTGCGGTCGCCCTCGCTCGCTTTGCTTCGCGACGCCGGTCTGCTGACTCGGGACTTCGAGTGCCTGGCTCCGGCGGCGGCCGCGTTAACCGCCGACTTCGGCGAAGAGTTCTTCCCGCTGGGTCTGGACGCGCTGGGCCCGGACGGCGATTACTGCTGCATCGTCTTGCGTAACAGAAGTCTCGACTATACCTCGGATCCGGTGGCCGACGATAGCCAGCTCTTGCCGGACCTCTATTGCACGGACTCGGAAATTTTCTGCCTGGACGCCGACTCGCTTCCCGGACCCCCGGACGCGATCTTCGCTCCCGGCTCCACCGACGATCTTGACGAGTGGTTCTCGAACCCGGTCGACGCCCGTCGCGAAAATCTGTCCGGCATGACGCGGAAGCGGCGGCGGCAAGCTACTCCGCCCTCGACAGCTGACGCCTCGGCGATCCACGACAACGTCGCCTCCGGGTCGCAGGACGACGTTGAGTCGATGGATACCGGCTCCGCGCCGACCTCGTCCGGGACCGACGCCATGGATCTCGCGGCCGAGCTACCGCCTCCTGCGGAGTCGGACTTATCTCAATCGATTCTCGACACTCTCCGAGAAGTAGAAGCCCTGGCCGAGGTGGCCGTGCAAGCGCCGCTCACGCCTCCAGCGAACGAGGCTGCCGCCGAGCTCGAAAGCTTTTCCGATCTGGACGACCTGGAAGAGGGACTGAACATGCCGGGCGAGATCATCGATCCGGTGGATTTGATCGCCGCGCCGAGCGACGCCGAGGCGTACGCCGGCGAGGATGCGGGGGCTCGGAACGCGGAAGAAACCGTCGCGGATCGTGACGTCGTGCCGGCACCCGACTCGTCGACTCGTCCGGCGAGCTGTCTCGAAACGGCGTCCGCCGCTGTCTCGCGCCGTCGCGGACGTCAGCGCGCTCGTCGCGTCGCGCGGTCGGCGCGCGCCCAATCTATCGGGCGCAGGCTTTCGATCGATCTGCGAATGGAGTTTAACGACGTCGCCCGCGCGTCGCGACGCGCAACTATCACCGATAGCGCCAGGAGGCAGGTGGCGACGCGCGCTTCGACTGCTGCCGCCGCCGCTTCGACGAGCGGTCGATTTTCGGACACCGAAGACCATTGCGTCGCCATCACGATACGGCTTCCTCGTTGCGGCGCCAACAACAGCCCGGAAACCGCAGACAGGCGTCGCGCCGGCGCGCGTCGCGCGCGGCGGCGCCGGCGCCGCCTCGAGGCGGTCGGCGACTTAGCGGCGCGTTTCGCGCTCTGCCTGGCTCGCTACACCGAGGACTGCAGCAGTAGCAATACCAGCGAGGAGGAGGAAGTTTCCGAGATCGCTTCCGGGATCATGGCGCGCAGCTTGCCGCGCTGAGCAACGGCAGCGCCTTAATCACCGCTGCCACCTCGTTCTCTCTTTTTCTTTTTTGCCGCTTGGCTTGGGACGCGTTAAATGCAGAAAATGGGTATCGGCACGACTGAATGAAAAAAGAGTGCAGTCTTACCAGTTTACCAGCTAGAGAGTCTTGAGGAACCCGAGTGCTGCCATGCCGTTGATATCCCTCGTTTGGAGGGCGGTCAGCCATTCCACGGCGTCGCGACTTCTTTGCCGAGCCCCCGGGTCCGTATTCGAGGACTACCGTCTCGAAGCCAACGTCTATCGGACGGCCGTCTTTGCCGCCGTCGCGGCCTCGCGGCCGCGATCGTCTTCTTCCTCGTCGTCCGACACTGAAGAAAATTGGCTCCGAGGCCGCCGCGTCGGTCGCGGAGAAACCGCCGACGGGCCGGGAGCGTCCGCGGCGACGTGCGACCACCGTTTCGGTGAGCGCCCGACGCGTCGGCGTCGGCGTCGCGAGTCCTTGCAAGACGAAATCAAAGACGAGGTTTGGGGAGAAGATCCGACCTGGTCCGGAGGGTCCGAGAACGACTCCGACCTCGAAATCAATACGGATCTCGAATCGGACGGAGAATCGGACGCGGTGTGTGGACCGACGTTCGCTGGCGCCGCTCGTGTTTTTCGCGCGCTCGTGTCGTGCGACGATGTCGTCAACGCCTCTCTCGAGGAGTTCGTCGCCGCTCCCGGCGGCCGCTCCTGCCGGATCGCGCCCGTCATGCCGCCAGCCTACCTCGCGCGATACCGCTTTTCGCCGCGCATCTTGGCGCAAAGGCGGGAAAGCTCGCCTGTCGCTTTGTGGGTCATGATTTCCGACGTGTGGATGCTCGGGGTGCGCGAGCCGCGCGTACTGATCCGCTTTCTGGACGGAGCCGGAGTCTGCGTCCGCGAGGTGGCCGTCGGCCGCAACCCGCGGGAGCAAGTCTCCGACCCGACCGCGCCGCGATGCTGGACCCGCGTTCGAATCGAGATCTCCCCTCGGCAATTTCTGGACGTCAGCGCTCTGGATATCGTCTACGTGTGTGAGGACACCTATTCGGTCGAGGTCCGGTGCTCGCTCGTCGACGTTCAGTCGCCGGAAGAGTCGGTGCCGCTCATCGGCGGGTCGCTCGGCGATCGACTCGTGCGTATCGTCGTTCATTAGCTTCCGCCGAACGCGAGACGGGTGTCTGACCTACATCTTCGCTTGAAGCGATGTGAAGCTTTTAGTTTTTATTTTATCCGACCGGCGAAATGAAATTAGAGTGCTGCTAAGCGTCCGTTATGGCATCTCGCGAAGACAGCGGGCGCGAGCCGCCGGCGGCCGCGGAGCGCGACTCCGCCTCGACCGCGCCGCCTACCGAAAATCTTGACTCGGACGTCGATCTCGACTCCGACTCGGACCTGCTGTGGTCGGACGGCTCGCTGAGCTTGTCGTCGGACGAATCGCTCGACGACGCCAGCTCGCTCGCCAGATGGGCCGCGAGCATCATCGGCTTCGACGGCACGACCGAGCAGGACCGCACTCTTGCGCAAGCCTGGGATAACGCGCTTATTAACCAGCGTCCGGCAGGCCAAGACGCCGATGGCGCGCAGCCGAACGCGATGTTGACGTACGACGAAATCAGGCTGATTACTGAGGAAGCGGACGCGGCGGCCGACGCCTGGATTGCGGGCGGCGATCACACGCCCGAGCACGTAGTCGCGGCCGCGCGCGAAGCAGCCGTTGCCGCGACGCGAGCCGCCGCGGACGCGTATCGGTTGGGACACATGCTGGCGGCCGCCGAGGCGGAGTCTGCGGCCGTCGGCGCCGCCGGCGCTCGGTCCATCGCCGCGGCGCAGGTAGCAGAAGCCATTCTGCGCACGCGGCTGATCAACGGTCTCGTTCCCGAAGCCGCTTTGTCGGCCGCCGCGATCGCCGGCTCGCTGGAGGCCGCCCGTCGATCCGACAACGCCGAGATGTTGCGGATGCTGGGCAGCGCTCGGTACGCGGCGAGCGCTGCCGTGCGCCTCGGCGTCGTCGTCGACGCGGCCCGGTTTACGCGCCGCGCCGACGCGTTCGTAACGGAGGTGTCGTCCGCGCGAGCCCGCCGCAATATGTTCGAGCGTCGAGGGCACTACGGAAACCTGCTGCGCGACGCGGTTCTCGGAATCGACCCGTACGCGTCGGACAATGACGACAACGCGGACGCGTTCGACCCAGACCCGCCGCCGCCGCCTGGCTTTCCGGAGCTCGTGCCCGAAATAGAAAGATGTTTCGTGTTCGATTCGGGAACGCGTACGATCGGGGCCAGACCATCGGGAGCGCCTATAGGATCTCGACAACCCCTCATCATCGAGATCACGCGAGAGTCGCTGGATTCCGAGGCGCGGTTCGACGCGCGCGATCGCGAATACGGGCGGCGCGGCAGGCGGCGCGTCGAGCGCCAGCGCCGAGCGATGGATCGGCGCATGTATTCGCTCACGAGGATCGGCGAGAGGCCTCAAAGCGCGCGCTCCCGGCGGCGGCAACGGCGACGCGCTCGCGCAACCGCGGCCGCGGATTCCGCCGCGATCTCCGGCGACCCGTCTCCGCAAACAACGCGCGCGCGATCGCCGCCGCGGCCGCACGTTGTCGTCTGCGACGCGTGGCGCCGCGGTCGCACCCCGCCGACGATCGACATCGAGTTGCTGGACGCATCCGGGCGCATCCTGCTGACGCGCCGTCTCGGCGGCCGCGGCTGCGCGGGCGCGAGCCGCGCGCGGTGCGCGGAGCTGGTCGCGCAAATACACGGTTCTTGCTTCGATGCGCCCGCCACGCCGGACCCGCGCTGGCCCGTGGCCGAGACGCTGCGGATCACGCGGACGCCCGCGCCGGCAGCCGAGCGCGCGGCCGCCGCGGCCGCCGCCTCCGCGTCCGCTTCCTTCGCCGCGCCCGCTCCGGCCTCTTCTCCGTCTTCGGCCGCATCTTCCGCCGCCGCCCCCGCGCGCCCGCGCGCGCGCTCCCCGCCGGCCTTCGCGTGCTACGTCGTGCCGCGCCGCCGCCCCGCGCTGCGCGCCGCGCTCGAGGCCGCGCTCTCGCCGGCCGCCGCGCCCGGGTCCGCCGCGGCCGGGCTCCCGCTCGCGCGCCTGCGGCTGCCGCGGCCGCCGCGCGCGCCTTCTTCGTCTTCCTCTTCCTCTGCTCCCTCGCGCGCGCTCTCGTCTTCCGCGGCCGCGCCGGCCGCCGCTCGCCGCTCCCGCTCTCGCTCGTCTTCCTCGTCTTCCTCCTCGCGCTCGTCGTCGTCGTCGTCGCTCTCGACCTCGTCCTCGGGATCGCCCGGCCGCTCGCCGCCGCGCTCCCCCTCGAACCCGGCTTCCTCCTCCTCCTCCTCGCTGCCGTCCTTCTCCTTCTCGCTCTCCTCCTTCGCGCCGATCTCGCCCGCGCGCCGCCTCCTCCTCGCCGTCGACGCCGACGCCGCCGCCGTCGTCGCCGCCGCTTCCGACGCGTCCGCCGCCGTCGCCGCGGCCGCGCCGGCGGCCGCGCGCCGCGACCGCGACCGGCTTCGCGCCCGTTCTCGCTCTCGTTCTCGATCCCGCTCCCCGCTCTAGCGCGACGAGAAGCGAAGAGGTTCCGCGTTCCGGTCGCCTCCGCCGGACCGCCTTCTCACGTTCGCTCCTCCTTTTTTTCTTAAAACCCCCTCCGTTCGCTCGCTTAGCGTCGCTCGCCTCCGTTCCGCCGCTAGCGCCTCTCGCCCGCGATCTCGTCGCTCGCTCGGCGCCTCCTCCCTCCGCCTTCCCGTCCTCGCTCGCGGGAAAAGGGAACCGAGGAGAGGCGCGCGCGACCGCCTCCCGCGCCTTCGCCTCCGTTCGCCCGGCGTCGCTCGCTCGGCGCCTCCTCCCTCCGCCTTCCCGTCCTCGCTCGCGGGAAAAGGGAACCGAGGAGAGGCGCGCGCGACCGCCTCCCGCGCCTTCGCCTCCGTTCGCCCGGCGTCGCTCGCTCGGCGCCTCCTCCCTCCGCCTTCCCGTCCTCGCTCGCGGGAAAAGGGAACCGAGGAGAGGCGTGCGATGCTCGCGAGCTCGTAACGATGCGGCTGCACGCCGAACAAAAAAGAAAGAAGAAAAATAGACGCGAGCGACGCCAGCGCGCTCACGGAAAATAGTTCAGCCAGTTCTCGCCGGCTGCGGCGGCCCACGCGCCGGCAGATCCGGCCTGTAGCGCGAGCGAAACCCACTCGACGCGGTCTCGAGAGTCGTTAATTATCTCGGCGCTTAACGCGAACGTCTCGGCGTAAGAAAGCATCGAGGCGCGAAGGGTGATGGCGGCTCGCGCGAAGCCCTCGACGAGTTTTGCGCGCGCTAAGCTCGAACGTCGCGGCTGCCGCATGGTTTCGGCGCGAGCTCGGACCTGCCGGGCTTCGGCTCTAGGTTCTGCCGGACAAGCCTAGCGCCATCGCGCGCGGCTAGCTAAATCCAACCTCCTTTTTAAACGTTAGCGAAGGACGCTAGCCCATCGAGTCGCCTTCGTGACGGACGCGTGCGCGGCCGCGGGAGAGAACGCGCGCCGAGAAGCATTTGATGCGTAAGCCGGAGCCCTCGTTACCTCGCTCTAAAAGAGCGTCGCGTCGTAAAAAAAAGCGACCGATTCTGCGGCGTCCGGAGGCCCTTAGAAATAGGCTCAAATTTAGCCTCCGGAAAGAGAGGGAGAAAAGGTTTTTTTACAGGCTATAAATTTCATAAAGAATACTGTGGGTGCATAGAAATAAGAGTGTGAAAAATTAA